AATGCAATCGTTCATGGAGAAGATGGGTGGACGTCCGTTCACCATGACTGTCGTGAGCGCAGAAGGAAGTACCGAGACTCCTCAAGGTACCCAAGGGGCTCCTGCTCAGGAGCAAAGTCAAGTATCGCCTCTGGCAGCATCGGTTGCGGCTCCAATGCCAACGCCTTCGCCGTCAGCGCCGACTGCTGCGCCTACCTTGGCTTCTGTAAGCAATAGCTTCAGTGCTGGCTCTGGTGGTGGTAGTGCTGAACCACAACTCAACGTTGCCTCGGCTGCGTTGTACTCCAAAGCCCAAGCAGAGAAGCAGGCTAACGCTGTAGCGGTCCAAGACCGTGAGAACAATAGCCAGCTTCAAACTAACGTGGGGTCGATTACCGACTACTTGAAACAACAGTTGGAAATGCAGACCAAGATGGCTACGTCGCTGGATAACATCGACAAGAACATCCAACACTTGGTTGAGTCCGAACCTGCTCAAGGTCAGGCTCCTGCTGAGAAACAAGCACAAGCGCCACAAGGTAACACCGCATCACGACCTGCCGAAGTCGCTGTTCGCAGCACTCCGATCAGCCTGAGACGTATGAAGGCATAAACGGAGAGGGGGCAACCCCTCTCCTTTCTTTTGAGGTCAGTCTATGGCTACCGCCACACAGATTAAAGACACAGACTGGATCAGACAATCGTTTATGTTGCCCCGAAAGGCCATTGCGAATGCGGACTCGATTCGACGCACGTTAACCGATGCTCGATTCAAGTTCACAGACACACGCCTGGGTGGTAACTTTGCGATTAACCCTCCTCCCCAGTTCACTCGCTATGCAGACTTGGTGGTTCCGAGTTTGTACAGTGGGTCAACCGGACAGGGTCGCTACTACAGTGAGGCCATTGACGACAACGCACAATTGATCCATATGCGTTTTGGTGTCCCGGAGTTTAACTCCCTCACTAACTTCTTCTTCAACTTCTACAACCCACAGGCTGCTACCCTTGCACGTACGGGTCGGGCTAACCCCCTGTCCTTCGCATTGGGTAAGTTGTTCGGTACAGTAATCACCTTGCCTCTCCAGTTGTTAATCACTGGCGGTGCAGCGTTGAGCTTCTTCTTAGGTCGTCCTACGTCGAAGTACTACTACCTCAAGCCTGCCATGCCATTGTACTGGAACGCAGTGAATACCATCGCCAACGGTATCGCTGTAAACATGGGTCTCACCCCACGTACCTTCCAGGACGATGAAAAGAAATCCATGCCGGGTACTTTAGAGAACACGGCAGAAGCGTCGAGAACTTACCACGCATTCAACCCAGGCATCTGGCACGAATCAGGTCAGATCGACGTCTATTCGTTGGCAACCAATGCTCAGCGTCTGGCAAACGATCAACGAGCGAAGATGGAGGAGATCCTTGAGACCCGAGAGTCTCCAGCGGCTATCCGATCAGCCATCTTGCAATACCGTGAGAAACCACAGATCAACGACAGTCGTGTCTTCAAGGACTTTGAGTCTTACCTGTCAGCCTATCAAGGGTTGAACAAGAAGGACGCAGAGACCGACGACGGTAGTGCCGAGAAGACGGGTGATACACGAACCTATGAGAAGTCGCTGTTGGACTTTATGGAACGTGAGCACAACGACGGTGGTCAATGGGTCACCTTCAACGTAGAACACACTGGTACCGCAGCAGAGAGCTTCCAAAGTTCTACCCGTGAGTCAGACATCTCGTCTAAACTTAACGGTCTGTCTGCTACTGGTCGTTCTGCACGTTTCTCCACCGCTGATGGTCAAACTGGTATCAACCCAATCGATAGCGTTATGTCGATGGTTGGTAGCTTTATCGACGGTGCATTGGACTCTATTAAGCTGTCAGGCTTGATGGCGTTCTCTGGTATGGCGATTGCTGACATTCCAAAGATGTGGGAATCCTCCTCGGCTCAACTGCCACGGATGGACTACACCATTAAGCTGCGGACTCCGTACGGGAACAAGTTCTCTCGGTTCTGTGACCTGATGGTTCCACTGTCGATGCTGTTGGCTGCTGCTCTGCCAATCTCCACGGGTAAGCAATCCTACACCGCTCCGTTCCTTTGCGAACTCTACTCCAAAGGTCGTGCGCAAACACGTCTTGGTATTGTTGAGTCGTTGAGCATCACCCGTGGTACGGGTAACTTGGGTTGGACGCAAGACCAGGAACCTCTGGGTATTGACGTGACCTTCTCTGTGGTAGACCTGTCTTCTATCATGCACATGCCAATCAACGCAGGGTTCTCCTTGAACGATGCGGTGGCAACTGGTCTGGGTGTGGGTACTGCACTGTTGGGTGGCGGTGGCGTTAAGTCACTGGCTGCTGGTGCGTCGATGATTGCAGGTACTGACTTCGCTAAGGGTGTGTTCTCTGAAGACACCATGTTCTCCGACTATCTGGCTATCCTGTCGAGTATGTCTCTCACTGAGCAGACGTACACGTATCAGAAGCTCAGGGTCAACTTGGCGAAACAAATGGGCTCGATGAATACCTGGTTCTCGAAGTCTCACTTTGCCAACTGGTTCATGAACACCACGCCTGCGCGGTTGTTCTCTGGATTCGCAATTGGTACAGGGCTTGGATGACGGCATAGAGGGAGGCCACCAGGCCTCCCCTTATGCTCAGTCGAACTTGGCCAGTGGATACCACTGTTTTAAGAACGAGGTCAAAGCTGCTGACCGGTACGTCGGTGCAATCATGATCGGAAGCTTGTAGGCTTCCATGCGACCCAACAACACCACAGCGTGTGTCGAGGCGTACGTGAACATCTCAAGGTTATCCACCACAGCACCGTTGCGGGTGTAGTTCGCCCAATTAGGGTCGATGTGGTTTAAGACCTCTAGCAGCTCCGTAGCGCGCTGATCGTACTGAGCCGGTGTGGTATTGTCCGCGAACTTGTAAAACATCAGGATACGCTTGCAGGCGTCTGGTAGCGTGCCTAGCACACCCCCTGGCGTCAACGTGTCACCCATCTTCTTCAAAGCATCGATGTTGCTCGTCAGAACAGCTACTGGGTAGTTGGTTCGGTAGGCGTAGTAACCCACAGACTTGTCACTGGTGGACTTGATTGCTTCATCCAACAGATCAGTAGCACCAGACCTGATCGCGTAGTCAATGATGGTGGATGCCATCGCTGCTTCTGCTGCCAAGTCAAAGACGTTGAACACATCGGACTTACCAGTTAACTCTTTAGCCAAACGAGCCAAACCAGTAGCATCATCGAGATTACCCGACATGTACATCTTCACACCAGTCTGGGTAGCCCCCATAATGGAGCTGACTGTTTCCTTCGACACCCCAAACTTGTCAAAGGTTTCAAACATGGTGTTCTGCATCCCACCAGTTAGGGTCTTGATTAAACCACCCGAACCTAAGGACTTACCGATACGCAACAACGCATCAGTCTTAGACAACTTGCCCGACGCAGCATTGGTCACATCTTTAATGATGGACTTCAACGCACCAGGGTTTTTCCTCAATGTCGCAGCAGCATCGGCACTGAAGTTCTTCAGAATGTCCGGCAACTGGTTGAGGGTAGTGTTCGCTTTCTGTTTGTAGTGGTCAACCGTGAGGAGAGCATCCACCGGTCCAGACTTAAACAGGGAAGACGCTACTTTATTCGCAGACATACTGAGCCCCCCACGAGACAAAAAAAAAAGAAGGGACCGAAGCCCCTTCTTTTCGTGTTAACGCTTCCTGAGGAATTCACGGATCTCAGTGAGGTCCGTTACTAACCGTCCAGGATTCTTTGGGGCAACGACCTTACAGTTTCCTGAGTCCGGGTCCCCATAGTAATAGTAGTGCGTTAACGGCTCGCAACTGTCCATGAACAGCTTGAACAACTTAGGGTTTTGTGTCACCTTCGCAAGGAGCCCTAAGCGCATGTGGTAATCGAAGTCGTGGTTGAGCACCATGTGGGTACGGCTTAACTCCACACCCCTTCGTTTGGCTTCGATACCCCAGAGAGTTCGAAACTCTTCGAATCGCTTTACCTCGCCGGTCGCTTTGTTTTCTTCGCCGACTTTGAGGTAGTAGTGCAATCCTTCTGCCGATTGAAAGTACCCAAGGATCGGATGCTTAATCGGTGTCTGTGCAAAGTTGGTGAGCAGTCTCCCCAACTCCGTGCGTCCTTTTGTATAAACGTTACAGTGAGTAACGCCGTCCATCATTGGATTTGGTTCCATTACGTTCTCTTTCTGTTTCGGCATACAGCCGCCCACACGGAGCGGCCATAACTACTGCTTATTACCCAAGCTTGGATCGATTGCTTCCAGCGCTCTAACCAGACTTTCGACGGTGGGCCCAGCATGCTTCACTGGGATTCGGGATTCATCATCGGCTGGTTGTTCAGCTTCCGACAAATGGATGATGGTAGAGTACTCGGTCTTAAGACCTGTTCGCCACTCAAACTCTAACGTCATCTTTACACGCAAAGGATTTAGAAATCGCAACGCCTTCTCAAAGACCCCCCACGTCATGGTTGGGCGCAAGAGTTCCTTAGAAAGGTTCCCTCGGGCTGATGACATGTCGCGTGGGTTCTGTGGGATACGATTTCGTGGGTCCTTCAAATAACGCAACATGTTCCGGTTCCAAACGTTCTTGTTAAACGTCTGGTCAGCCATGATGCGTCGAAACAACTTACTCAGGGTGCCGCTGGCTTCGTCGACCGCTTTGTTCTTCGAGTCGAGTATCCGAGTGAGATCCTTGTTTTGCATACAGTTGGGCCTCAATTAGTGCTAGGGTAACCGCCTCGGTTTCACCCATCAAGTGAGTGAACTGGCGAACGTAGTAGTCAACGTTCCCTTTTGTATCGGCACTCTCGGATAGCAGCGCTTTCTGGAGTGTCTCCAGTTGAAGCTGGATTGCATTATAAACCTCCGCAGGCTTAAGTTGATGTCCGTTGTCAGTGGTCAGGTAATCGTCTAAGAGAGCTACCCGCATGTTCACAGGAAGATTCCTGCTGCGTTGTAGCTTCTCAGTGACGACCAACCTTTCTCGGACTAGACGTGATGCTTCGTTCAGAAGAACGAGTAGCGCATACATGTTCGGGTGAGCAACCTCAAGTGTGACCCTGAGCCCGACCAATGGTGTGTACCGATGCAATACCTTCTCATCTACCAGTTTGAGCAGAGACAGACAGTAGGTGACGTCCACTTCAAGGATGTCATCTGTAGTGTGCTTAGCTTTGACGGCCTGAATACGGTCTTGCATAGTAACTTCTTTGGGTCCACTGAACAAGTTTCTCAGACGACGTTCACTGGAATAATATACATTTGTAATATTTTTGATCAGGGTGCGGAACATGGCTCAAGACCTTATGACGGATGACGACATCCTGCGGTTTACTCAAGGACAGCGCAGGAAGTTGGAGGCCCACCTATTACAGAACGGGTGGCCTCAGGATGCCGATGGACAAACTCAGTTGATGAGTCTCTGGAACGACATGGATCGTCAGGCGTTGGGCAACAAGCGAATCGGTGTCGAGCAGAAAGCTTCCGAAGCCGACCGGATGATCGCTACGGTGATTGCCGACGTTGCGAAACGTTTTGGTGCTCAAGTTCCTTTCGCTCAAGGCGAAGGTGGCTTGGTCATCGACCACAATCCGCCAGATGGTGCGGAAATGTTGCCACGCATCAGCACTGTTCCTGGTGAGATGGACATTGGTATCGAGACTCAAAACTTCAACGACTTTGTCAAGAAGTTCGAAACCGAATAATGCCATAGTATCATCATACTCTGTAATTTCTGACTTGGGCATAAGGGGAGGCTCAGGCCTCCCTCTATGCTGTCAGTTCACTGGACAGAAGAACTTCAAGTCCAGTAGGTGCATGTCAACAAAGAGCTTGGCAGAACCTTCCACCAGCTCAAACGGAGACACCACACCGTAACCTTCGATGGTAATGTCTTTCTCAGTAAAGTCCTTTACAAAGGACATCGCTGGGGCAAACACGGTAACTGTCGGCGCACTTACCTTCTCGAAGTTCTTAGACTGCACACCCAGCCAGTAGTTGTAGTCGTAGAGGATATAAGCCGAGTACTCAGCATTGAGCATGGTCGGAGTAATTTCCTCAGGACGATACCACACCGCTTCCATCTTGGCCCGGTTGTTCACAAACACCGAGATGCTGGTCAGGTAGGCATCTTGTTCCTGTTGGGTTAGCGCGTATGGCCAGAAGTTGACTGTCAGGATCAAGTCACCCACGTGTGGCGAGTTTACCTGTTGGTCACCTAGCTCATCGAACAGCGTAGTCAGGATCAGACACATGTTGGTAGCCAAGGCTCCACGCAGAGTGTCTTTGTCCCGCTTGGCGTACTGCTCTTTGAATGCGGCGTTAGTGACCAGTCCCTCAGTGTACTTCTCAAAGTCGTCTGAGAGGCGCTTCCAATACGACGGCTGCATCATCAACTTAGCAGCATCGGGGTTACAACGAGCCAGACTTGGGATACGAGTATCCAGCAGGGCGTCTAGCTCAACGAGGACGTTCTGGTCATTGTCACTCATTCAGGTTCTCCCTCAGCCAACTTTTGGAGTTCCTCAGCCGACACGCCCAAAGCTTTCTGGAGGTCAGTCATGTCGATCAACAGCGTAGCCTTCAACCACGGATAAAGACTAATGAACTTCTTGAGGTTTTCCTTGGAAGACATGCGCTCCAAGGTTTCGTCACCAATCGGTGCGTCTATCTCAATGCTGGCTTCGTAGACAATCGAGTAGGCTCGACTCAAACGCTCTACGATATCGGCCCACTGTTCATCATCAACGTGGAATGCTAAGTCCTGAGTCACCAAGAACAGGAAGTCTGTCAGAACCTCCTCATCCCGAATGTGTTCCCAGAGAGCAGCCACCTGAGTATCACTGGCAACCTGATTCAACCGCACGTCGTTTTGAACGAAAAAAAGAAACTCGACGACTTGCAGCTTTTGTTTGTCATCCAACATTGCCTCATACCGACGGCGAACGATGGAGGTGAAAAGATCCAGTAATGCTTGCATGTTACTTGTCCAGTGTGTTGTCCAGGTGGATGGTCTTGAGCAACACGGACAGTGTAGTCACAGACTTCACTTTGGTGCCAAACTGAGACAGGTACTCAAGGTTCACAGTACCCGTGTCAATGATAGACCGGTTCATGGCGTTGAACGCCTTGGAGTCACCACCCCGGAACTTAATCAGCTCGGTAATGGTTGAATCCAATCCCTGAGCAAACAACACCTGGAGTTCTGGGAAGGAGATCTTCGAGCCCTTGGAAGGACCAGTCGATTGTCCCGACAACTCGTCGATGTGTTTGTTGTTCTCAGGAATGGTGGACTTACTTTCCAGCAACTGGACCTGACGACGCAACGGCAGATCGATCACGAGATACTTTACAGGCGTCTGGTAGAGCTGACCGGTGGTAGGGTCAGTCAAGAGAAGGTGTTCGAAGAATTCGTGTCCCAACTCTTTAGCAATCGCCAAGTTGCGCTGTAGGTCCAGTTTGTACTTACCCAGGTTCGGTACGTTGATAGTGAGAGTTTCCTCACCCGAGTCGAGCCTGTCGATGAAAGCACCGAATGCTTTATCAGACATTGCCGCAAGGCTAGTCCGATAGAACTCAGTGTTCGGGCTTCCCGGCAAGATCTTGTCAATGTAGCGCAAGATCATATCGGTTGCAGCTTTGCGGTTTGCCATGATTGCAGTCCTGATTCTTAATACCCATAGAATCAGAGTGTCAGAGCGAACTTCAAGTAAGAAACACCATGGGTCCACGCTGTTTGTGCAAACGTCGAGGTCACTGAATCGGTGTGGTTCGTACGGGAAGCAAACTCCACCGCATGAGTCACATGCTTGAACGAGTGGTCCAAGGCTTCCAATGCCAACTCAGGATCACGAGGCAAACGCACACTGCTAAACGGCAAACGACGACGGTGGATTACCGATGTCATAGCGTTGATGAAAGCTGGATCGCCCATGAAGTGAACCGCAGCACCTACACGAGGTTCTTCCGGGTCCCAACCTAGGTCTTCCAGCAATTTGAGGACGGTGTTCTCGATGTAGGTCATCTCACCGGTGAAGCGTGGGCAGTAGACCATCAAGTGAACGATGGAGTACATCCCTTGGGTGCAATGACGCACGTCAGAAGAAGGTTGAGGTTCACCACCGCGAGTGATGCTCTCAGTCTCACCGTCCCGACTGAAACCCGCATCGCCAGTTCCCCGAGTGATGGAGATTGACTCGATACTGCAAAGACGCCTGTAGCCTCCGTTGGCTAGGTCTTGTACGTGATAGTCAACCCCTGGGTGGGGATTAATGGGCAGGTGGAGAATCGCCTGCAATGCTGAATAGTCCATAACTCATTTCCAAGCGGGGAGTCCGTACGTAACAATCGTTTGGACTACGTGTTTATTGAAGAGGCGCATCCACTCTTTCTCGCTGACATCGTCCATCAAGCACTCACGTTCTTGAATGGTCGGTACAGGCAACAGCCCGAGTTGCATACGCAGGTAACGGTTCATATGGATGAGCGCATCAGCCTGCACTGGGGTCGGTTGATAGTGAGCAACAAACTTGGTAGCGCAATCGGGACTACGTTTGTTAATGGAGGATACGACTGAGTTGTAAAGGGAATTCATTTTAACACCTGTAAAGTAATGGACACATGGTCTTATATAGTTCCTCCACTCATTAAAGAATTACTACGTACAAAAAAATAACCCAGTCGAAACCGGGTTATTAAAGGGGCGGTGCTCAGCCGCGTTGAATCGTTTTCTCCAACTCCATGATCTCTAACATGAGAGGTTCATAGCGGAGATTCAGTCGATCACCGATTGTAAGCAGGCGGTCAACTTGGTGTCTGTGTAAGATCTCGCGGCGGATCTGTCCTTCAAGTTCAAGTTTGATTTGACCCGTGAACTGCCAGAGCCAGATCATCACCGCGAGGTTGTGTTGCAGTGCACCCATGAAGAACATCTTGAAGAGAACCTCCAAGTGTTCGTCAGTTACGATGCAGTCTTCTTCTTTGTCACGCACGATGTCTAGCAATCGCTTGATGCGATGGAACTGAGCTTGCATCTTGCGAGCTTCTTGCACTTTACCGACAATCAAGACTTTTGCAGCATAGACTTTAGCAGACATTCTTAGTTCTCCGTAGAACCTGAGTTTAGATTAGTGTGCGACGTTGAGTACGTCCCAGACTTTGTGGTGCTCCCAATCACGGTAGGTTTCCACACGGTCAGCCATTGGCATGTTCTCACCGTTCAGTTTGTTACCTACAGCGTTGCGGCTCAGTACCAGTTGGTTGTTCATGAACTCGATGGCACAGAGGTTGGTAGCGACACCATCGATCAAACCAACTACCGTTTCCCATTCGCCTTCGTGGCCGAACAGGGCAACGTGAGTCAGGCGGATGGGGCGCCGGGTTGCAGCGTCGATCACCAGGCCTTTTTCAGCCAGGATAGTTTCGATGATCGAAGTGTTACGCAGACGCAGAGTGTCGATTTTGTTTTCCATGGTGTCTCTCCTTGAGGTTTGTTTTTATGCTTTCGCTTTGTTGTCCCACGATTGGTAAAGCTTGATGGTCTTGGTGCGACCTTCAATAGCTTCGAGCCGACGCGCCTGATCACGCTTGATGCAGCTCAAGTCGGAGTTCAGGGAGTTCAGGTAAATGCGGGCCATCTCGTTATGTTCCGGTTGATCTTCGCGATTCACGCGATCGATCTCGTCAACAATGTCGTTGTACTTCACATTCTCCGCCACGACCAAGCGGTTATGTTCTTCTTGAGCCTGATCGATCAGGTTCAGGTCTTCTTGCCACACAGCTTCGTTGATCAGTTTCCAGAAGTGATTCATCACGCTTTCCTTAACGTCGGCTTTTGATCATATCGAGATTGGTGAGTCCTTCGAGGAACACCGTGGTTTCGGTTGCGGCAGTGATAGGTGCTGCCACCGCAAAGGAACCTTTACTTGGGTCGCGATAAATCGTGTGGGTACGAATGATCGTACCACGAGGAAGCACCATGGCGTAGGTAGTGGTATCGCCAGCTTCTTCCAATACAACCCAAAGACTTGATTGTGCCATTGCTACATTCCTTCTTAGGAAGTGAGTTTAGAAATCTCAGCGTTCAGCCGAGTTTGTTCATCCATTACTTGATTGTAGTGGATGGTCACGCGGTGCATGCACTCCATCGTTTTACGGACGAAGTGTTGGGTACGTTTCTGACCCGCTATCGCCTTATCGATATCGCTACCGATTTTATTGATGACAGCAGTCCAGTAAGCAATCCGCAGTTGATCCATTTCGGCTATCGCGCAGATGACGATCTGGAGGCAGGTCCTCATGTCTTCTTCGGTGTAGTGTAGCTCACGTGGAAGACCGGCAACCTTCTCTAACAACTTCCTGATCCGTTTGATCTTTTGGTGATCTTGAATCAGGATTTCATGATTCTGTTGAACTTGGTTAGCAAGTTGTTTCACTTGGGCTAAGCTCATGGTCATTTCCTTCTGAGGACAAATAGATTAGATGAAAGGGATTTGGTATCCTATTCACTGGAGTAATATGTATCTGAGATTTTTTTAATTGGACTTTGACGGCATAAAAGCCTAGGGGTCCGAAAACCCCTAGGACTCAGTGTCGCTTGAAGATGAAGGCTTGGTAGTTGCTACCGTCCCACCAGATCCACTGGCCAGACGACTTGTCCCGCTTGATGAACTTCCAACGTTTCCCAGTGCGACGACTTATCCCACCGTTCCACATTATCTTCTCATCAACCCACAGGGCACCCACGATCAACAGACCCATCGCCACTAGGGCGAGTAAGACTGATGCTGACATTTGGGCTGCCCCCAGAAGTCCCTCCAGGGAAATCTCCATGCCTTGCTCTCCGTGACGCAATGGTCAGCAACCAGTTCAGGAGCTTCCCACCACGCTTGTTCGTTTGCTCGAGGTTGGCGATTCGATCAGCCGTCACTACATCAAAGGTCCGATCGTACAATTTCTGACGTGGACTGCGAAAGTCCATTACGCAGCCTTCTTGGCAGGTTTGTACCAGTAAGGTACGTACTCGCCTTTAGCCATGCGCAGCAGATCGAGAGTGGACAAGAAGTTCTTCGGGTTCTTGTTCTCTTCGAAGTCCCAGTAACCACGAGTGTCCAGGATCTCGTCCCAGTCGTAGCCCAGTTCTTTGATCTTGAGGTACAGGTCTTTCGGGTCCATCAGGTAGCCACGGGCTTGGATGAAGCCGAGGTTTTCCATCTGGCACATTTCAGACGTGATTTCCATTGCTCGTTGCAAACGAGGGTTATCACGGATCTTGCCACGGACTGTAGTGCGCTGCATGGTGACGTCAGGACACAGTTCCATGTAGTACGCACGGTCGTGACCGCCGATCCCGTACTTGAAGAACTTGCAGTAGTTGAACTCAGTGAGGCCAACCAGCAAACCTTCGCGCTGGGAGTAGATCACTTCGAACGGCATGCCGGTAGGACCAGACTTGGCCCGCAGGTTCTGAATGACCAGCAGGTTCAGGTCGGTATCACCTTTCAGATCGTCGTCAGGACCAGCAGGGAACTCTGGACCTTTGGTGGTCTGGTTCTGGAGTACCGAAACGCTGTTGCAGTACCAGAGGTTGTTGGTGAGGAAGGTGAACTTCTCGGGAACGTTCTTGAAGACCGTCTTGCCTTTGAGGTGAGCCAGCTTCTTCGGATCTGGTGCGTACTGATCGAGCTGGTGTTTGTCACCGGCGTGAGCAGTTGCGATCACGAGGTTGTTGGCACCGGCAGTCAGGTTTGGCATCTGCATCAACATCTGCGTCTTCGCAGCAGCAGAGCGCAGGGCGTCGGTGTTAGCAGCCGAGTCGCCGATCTCGTTCTTGTCGTAAATGCCTTCGACCGAGTCGGTGATGAACATACTGAGGGAGTCGATTTCGAACAGGTGCGGGAAGATGCACTTGATGAACTCGTCTTTGTTGTCGATGAACGGAGTCGTCTTGAGCAGCGACTTCTGTTCTTTCTTCTTCATGTTCGACATGTCGCGGAACTTGTCGAACCACTTGTTGCCCGAGATCATGGTCGAGTCGGTCAACAGCAGACGCTTCTCTTCGGCCAGGTCGATGCCCATCAGCTCTGGGAACTGCATGGCCAACTGGTACAGGCGCTCCAACGTCATCGAAGTTTCGGTGTCGTAGAAGTTGGCACGTGCCCAGTAACGAGCCATGATCCGCAGAATCATGAAGTGAGCAATCAGGGACTTACCCATGTTGCCGCGACCAGCAATACCAGTGAAGGATGCCAAGCCGCCGCAAAGAATCATTTCCCCATGCTTGCCTTTGTAGTAGCGCCCAGTGGGGATATCGAACAGGCAGCCCAAGTTATAGATGGGGCGCAGACGCGGGGCCTGTTCGAAAAAGTCGTCTAATTCCATGCGTTGAACTCACTGAGATAGATGGATGGATACTTTGAACTCACTAGATAGGTCCTAGGAGTTTAATTTTATGTGTCTTTGCTCTAACTTGAGCTTTCCCTATTTACAGGATGGAAACCATGCAGATCTCCCTTGAACAACAGGCCAGCGTCCTGTCGATGGAAGCTTTCAACCTGCGAGCGTCTCTGACGGCCTTAACCAAGGTCTTCCCAGCGTACGCTCGTGGTATCAGCGACACCATTCAATCGTACCTGGCTAATGACCAGCAAACCATTCCACTGGTTCGTGTAAAGATCAAAACCAAGATCGCACACAATATCGATTACAGCGCACACCGAAAAACTGTGATCTACGGACCACAAGGTTTGAAGGTGACTTATCTTGAGTATCTCGAGGCAATCGAAGCGTCGGTAGACATCGCCAAACACGTCCACGACAACCAACTGGTTCCGTTCAATGGTTGGGTGACCAAGCTGTTGGGTAGCCCAGAGGAACTGGGTAGCATCAACCTCAAAGACATCCTCAAGATGGACGAGTCCGATCTGGACAAAGCCAAGGGTCGCTTGGAGCGTTGCGTTAACCGTTCCAACTCCCAGACCTCTCACGAATACGGCAAGCTGGTTAAACAGAACGCCGAGTGGGATCTGATCCTCGAGAAGACCAACGCCCTGATCGTCACCTACCAAGCAGTGGACCGTAAGAAGCTGCTGGATGAAGTCGAGCTGTTGAACGAACAACTCCTGCGTTTGGCTGAGCGCATGAAAGAAGACCCGGACACCTACAAGGCTTCTGGTGTAACCATCTCCGAACTGGCCAAACGTTGCCTGCTGATGGCTCGCTTCGTTGAGTTCTATTCGATCACCGGCTTCCTGTTGACCGAGCTGTCCTCCACTGTACAAAGCTCCTTCGACGCCATCGAGCGTCTGTAAGCGTCATAAAGACTGACTCCCCAGGATCACCTTGGGGAGTCAGTCTGTTATGCTGGGAGTTATGCTAAACCCAGTTTTGCCGTTTGCATCACAACACGGGCATCGTCCAGCATTTGCTTGACATCGTCGTATTGCAACCACTTCGGCATTTGTTCCACTACCTTCAACGAGCACGCATCGAGTGATCCTGTTGCGACTGTTTCGTCCAGGTTACAACCGCCCCAAATCGTTCGAGACAGTAGTGCCGGGATTTCAAGAGCTTCTGAGGAAGACGACAAAGCCATCTTCTCATTCAGCACTTCCAGCTCTTGCAGTTCGTTGTGGGTAAGGTGCTTGAGACCGGCGAAGAGACTAACTGCAAACAGCAGTCTCTTACCGTACCGAGGCAACCCCACCCGAAGAAGACGGAGCAGCAAACGCCGGTTAAGACCGGCCACCGTCTTCGTAAGGGAGGTAATAGGGTTCATAGGTCATTCTCTTCAACTGGTCAGTAGACAGATGTTGGAATAGATGCCAGCCCAGATCCCGATGTCATCATCCGTCTTGATGATGGTAGCGTAACGGAAGGCCGTATCGCTTTCACGCCATGTGATCAGGTACACCCGTGGATTGTTTCCTGCCAGCGCAGACAAAGTATTGCGGTTGGCAATGTCCAGCCCTAAGGTGATTGGCAATTTGAACTGGCCCGACTTCGCACCTGTGTGGTATGGAGCCTCAATCTCAATGCGCTTGAGCGCACTGTTGATCGTAGACCGGAGTTTCGTAACAGACTTATTCTTCTTGACTTCCGTCTCGTAGAACAGATCAGTGATCTCATGGTGGACGAAGGTCTGGCCAACAGGCACGCAGATGGCTTTATCGCTGATGAAATCAAGAAGCATGTTTTCCATGACGGCCATGGACTGCATGACACGGAAAGCAATGCGCGGAGGTTTCAGGTCTTTGGTCAACTGGAGAGCAGACTCACCAGGCATGAACAGGTCCATCTTCCCCCAGTTTTTGCAATGGAGGAACTGGTCACCATACTTATCCAGCTCAGCGTAAACTTTACCGCCTAAGACGTTGTTCAGACGCCCCACCACCATGCTATTGAAACCGCCGGTGTCGAGAGAGTCTTGATACTTCGTCAACATCTCCATTACTGGGTCACGTTCCTTGAGGAACAGAACCGAGAACGAAGCATCGCTGATCTTCTTCCCACAGAAGTCGTCTTCCGACCCGTGGTCGCCCAAGTAGTAAACCACACGTCCGTCAGGCGCAACCTGAGTTCCACCCACATTGGTATTGAAGTACCAGTACGGGAGAGAGAACATGCGATTGTACGTGGACTTGACTGCCCAATAACCTTTGGCGTCAGTGAAGAAGACGTCGCGCACTTTCAACTGTTTCTTACCAGCGTTAATTGCGCCGCCAGCCAGATAGTCTACAGTGTCATTACCGAGATCGTTGGAATGTCCACGAACCCAACGAGTGTAGATCTGTGTACCACGCGATTGCAGAACATCAACCGCAGCAACGATCTGTTGCCACAACTCTTTGTTCGCAACAGGAGTCTGGTCAGGTCTGCACCAGTTGTTGGTCTGCCATTTCCGAGACCAGTTCAGCAAACCATTCAAGGCGTACTTACTGTCAGGGATCAGCATGACCGACGCCACCTTCTCCTGAATAGCCACTTGTAAGGCTTCCAGAAGCGCCGAGGTTTCTGCTTCGTTGTTTGTCGATTCGGGAATCAACGATCCATACCCCGAGACATAACGTAGGGGTGTAACCGTCTTGATTTGAATCTCGTCGTACCGCTCAACCTCTGGATCACGGTCGGTCGGTTTGTAGTTAAAGAAGGCCATCCCAGGCTGACCTTCGTCTGGGTCGATATACCCAAAGTTAGTAACCAGAGCAGGTGCACCGGTCCCTTGCTTCGACTTCTCAGTCGTGTAGATGTAACCATGAATGGCCCACCCACCAATGCCACGCGACGGCTTGCAGCCACCGTCGGTGTAGATAACGGCATGCACCGCTTGGTCAACGTTACTCATTGGTCCCTACCCAAAATTGGCTTTACTCAAGAGATTACTGTTTCGAGTAATCACTTACTTCCGGCCAGGTCTGCGGCTACGCTCAAATTCTAGGCTCGCTTGGGTGTCGACTAAGCGCTGCTCAAGAACTGACTGAGTTGCTTTTGCCGATGCCAAGTCCACTTCTAATTGATGAGCTTGTCCACGGTTGATTTCATACTTACCCACCAGCTCCGCATGGGTAGTGGTGAGTTGTTCGTATTTGGCAGTAGTCTCCCGACTTTCCCGCAACAGACGATCGTACAAGCGTGAGTACTCTTCTGCCGTGCGAGCGTTACCGATGGTCAAAAGAAGAAGAACCAACGATGACGCTAACAAGGTCACGATACTTTTGTTGCTACGAACTGCGAGTTGGAAGTCCTTGTTCCTGAAGAACACTTCCCTCAGAAAAGGCCACAGTTTCAAAAGAAACTTAAAAAGAAGGACAGTATTCCCGATCATCTTGGTTTGCTCCGTTCAAACCCCAAGAATGGTATAGGTAATTTACTTTACTTACACCCTCCCCTCGAAGAGGTTTCTATGTATAGTCTCAAAGCGTTTATGATCTACGCGCCGTTGGCTGACAACGCAGTAGATGTGATTGCGCCCTTAGGGGAGCTGTCCACCCACTGTCGTACTTTCTCGAAAGAGAAGGGTCAGTACATCAGCAGCGATTACAAAGACTCGAAGCTCATCAGCTTTGTGAGTCAGAACATCGCCACCAACGGCACAAAGACCTTGGTCAAAGTTCCAGCCGCACATTCTAACGCTGCTCTGAACTTAGGTCAATGGATTTATGCAAAAGCCATTGCCAGTGAAATCCGTGATGACCGTGATGCACTCACTGTAGCACTGAACACCGCATTCGGTGGTCTGCTCACTGACCTGACTTTCGGTGAGATCGTCAGTGACGGTGTGCGTTGGATGCCAGAGTGGGTCACCTACTCCTTGGCCGGTCAACCCGAGAACCGGGTACGGATCTGGTTTGCTGATGACTCGATGCGTCGTCAGTACGACGAATACGAAATCGCATTCGTTGCCCCCATTGCTACCCTCGACGATTTCTTCCGTGACCCCAATGAGGTCAAGGCACTCGTTGATGCGTACAAGTTGGAAACGGCGTTGGCAAAAGGTGATGCGGTCAAGGACCGTAAACCAGAAACCGTCATGCTCAACCGTGTGTACAAGTACTACGCACAGAAGGCTCCGTTTATCACCCTCGACACCAACTGGTTGGTAATCGTTTGGGGTCCAGCGGGTAACAACCCCGATATCATCAAACAAGAACTGGCTAAATGGATTCTGGCCAACTCACAACATACCGAAGAAGAATGGATGGATATCTTCCCCGATATCTTCACTTCGACGGAGTTCATCATCACCCCTTTTTGGGATAACATCGCAATCGAACAGAAAGCGATCCTGTCCGGTGTCTACTCGCCAACTATGTTGCTGACTGACATTCGTGCAAAGTCCCTCAAGACCATCAAGGGTAAGAACTACACCACGGCCCACATTGACCAGAACTTGGTCCAGACGGCGTTCCAATACGCATCGTTGTGTGCATCCGTTTGCGGTGGTCCATACAACCGTGGTGGGGTGAAACGTTTCGACGACCAATGGCCTGACTACATCAGTGTGGCATACGACTCGCTCGATGCTGGCCGTATGAAGTTGGCGACTCAGAACTGGTTGACCTTCATGGTTGCGATGTTGATCCAGGCTGAGAAGGCTACGTTGTTCTCTGACTTGCCTCAGGGGATGGCTCGTGTAACCCGTGATGGTATCGTCTACATCGGTTCGACCCACGAAGACATTCTGTATCTGGTGGTCACCAAGTACTCGATGCTCGACATCTGAGGTGAGTTATGGCTGGAGTAACCCCACCTCTGTTAACCAGGGGTCGATACACCCTCATCACGCCCTTCACGGCGCTCCCTACGTCGCTCTATAACTGTGCGGCTATCCGTACCATGCAGGAGTGTCAAATCCACGGTGAGGACGTCTTAAACGACATCTACATCAAAGCGGGTTTGACCAAGGCTGACTACGACCGGGACTCCAAAGCAGGTTCAAAGATCGTTACCCTGTTGTCTGATGACTCGGTGCCGATCTATGTGCCAGACTCCTACATCGAGTCGTATCCGAACTATGACGCTGTACCGTATTCTCACACGGTGCTGTCGATTGACTTGGGTGCACTCCCTGACTACGTGAGTCTGGCTAACCTGCAACTGGAAATCTCTGCACTCACTTCTGATGTGGTGGGTAAAGAGTCCAAGGTTGCTGTACACCGTGGTGCGTCCACTGGTCTGGTTACTCCAGAACAGCATGAAGTGGCAGAGGTTGCTCGTGTTGCTGCTATCAAGCGTCGTACTACTTACCGGGCGGAGAACGTGCGCCTGGAGCGGGAGAAGACGGCACTGCTCGAACAGAACCAAGTACTGATGGATCTGCTCAAAGCAAACGGTCTGATGTAAGACAGCATAGAGGGAGGCCCAAAGGCCTCCCCTTATGCCGTTCAGATGTTGTATCGGAACACGGTGATCCAGCGACTGTAGGCGATTTCATCCGCAAACAGAAGCTCATGTAACTGCGCCGTAAAGACTTCATCAGTAGCATCTTGCAAAGTCCGGGTTAGGAACTTCTCAATATCTTTCCGACGAGCCTCACGACGGTTGTTCTGGATCGGGTACAACACCAGAATGAACTGGACGGCCAGGGTGGTTTGAATGTCCACAGGGCGTGGATCATCATCACTGAAGGTCCGCATGAAGAGGTCGTGTGCCGTCTCCAGTTGGTTCTTCACTGTTGCAGGAGTCGGGAACAAAGCCCGGACACCACCCTCGGTGAAGTGATGCAGAAGAGCATTGACCAAGTTGGGCAGAGTGAACGGCTCCAACAGCTTTGCGTTCACAGCGAACTCGAGATCCTTGTGGGCAAGGAACAAGTCGGCCATCACTCGGCGGTAAGCTTTGTGTTCCCGGACCATTACAGTCCGTTCAACGCGTTCGTGGAGGAATTCACTCATGAGATCGTAATCTCCCAACGGAGGTCTTGTTCAACCCAGCGCGAGAACCACCCCAGACAGTTAGCATTGAGGTTTGCACCATCAAAACCAAACGCTGCGGTGGCACTCCCCATTTTGCCGTTAAAGATGCAGACTGCAAAGCGATCCCACTCAGCCTCCGAACAAGGAAGAACCTTGATACCATCCAGCGGTGTTGGGGAGAAGCAGTAGTTAAACGCCTCCACAATATCGCATTCGGCAATCGAACAGATTACCCCGTTACGTTTAGGGAGATAGAACAGAGGTACGCCACTGATCAGCTCGTGTTGCTCAAGCTTAAAGTCGCCTACCTCGGTAATAACTCCCAATGAATGTAGATCGCTCATCATCACGCCACCTTAAACGTCGTTGGAACCGGGTTCATCTTCCTCTTCTTCTTCTTCGTCTCCATCAGTGTTTCCATCGTCACCGTCGGAGCCGTCGCCTTCATCACCTTGGCCATCACCGGCGTCTCCCTCACCACCGTCGCCAGCGCCCTCGGAGCCACCGTCATCGCCGCCAAGATCGTCAGCACCAGTATCATCACCAGTGCCATCGCCTTCACCCGCGCCGTCCGCGCCCGTATCGCCGCCTGAGGTGTCGCCAGCTTGGTCACCGTCTGCTGCGCCACCGGCCGAGCCGTCGTCGTATCCACCATCACCGGAACCCTCTCCGCCTTCACCACCTTCACCGCCCTCGCCTTCTGGCAGGCCGGTACCTGGCTCGTTCACGCCTTCAGGACGTGGGTTCTTGTCATCCTCGGTCAGGACGAGTTGACCATCAGCCATGGATTGCTCCATCGACTTGACGATCATGTTCTTGGCTTCACCAACGGCGACAGGATCGCCGATACCAGCCAGAGGAACACCACGGTCACGCAGCAACTCTACAGCCGCCAAGATCTCGTTCATTTCTTTGATTGCTTTGAGGACCAGGGGTTGGCCCATGGCGTCACCCGCGCCTTCGTCGCCGTCTTCTGCGGAAACGATTGGTGCGGAGTCAGTCTGATCGACAGCTTTCGGACCCATGGCAGCCAGTTGAGCGAAAACGGCTACGAGTTCACCGGCTTCCTGAGCACCCCGTACAAACAGAGATTGAATAAGGTTCATCAGTGTTACCTTTACAGTTGGTTACAAAGAGTGCCGCACCGCCCAAACCTTGGGTGGTAATGAGCGGCGTTTGACGCTACTACACCCTATATGGGAGACGAGCTTATCAAACCATACGGCACCCAAACCTACTGAATTGTAACGTGCTGATTGTATCGGGCTGGAAGTGTAACGTTGCTTGGGTCCATCACCAGAACCTCAGCATTGGTGAAAGAACCGTGACTAACGGCGTAGTGAGAGATCATAAAGACTTGACTGAAACCTTTGGTCTCAACCAGATCCTTTACGAACAACATCACGTTCGCTTTGTGAGTCTCATCGAAGAAGTGACCCAACTCATCGAGGAACAGTGGGAACTGATCCAGCCGTTTGTACAGCATCGCAACCAACATGAAGGCAAAGTCAATCATCTCCTTCTGACCCATGGAAGTCTTCATTACGTCAGGAGTAGGCCGCTCACCTTTCACAGAAACAGGGAAGCGATAATCCAACTCACCAGAGGACTCACCACACGGCAACACCTCCAAGCTGTAGGTCCACACGTTGTCAGTGACAGCGTTAATGTCTTTGGCCCACGACTTGATGAAGCCGATCATCTGTTCAGCAATGATACCGTCCTTAGGAGACAGTTCATCTGCGATAGCCTTAAAGATCTCGTGACGGGTTTGTGCATCAGCCCGAGAGATCTCCAAGTCGCTCAACAGATCCTCAATGGTCTTACGCTCACTGAGTTTGCTGTTCAGGAAGGCCAGACGAGATTGGTTAGTGCGGGTGATCTCTTGGATAGTGTCATCCCGAAGCTCCACCACGTAGTCCTTGAACGCCTCTTCCTTCTTCTGCGAACCTGCTTCCAGTTGACGCCCCAAGTCTTCCAACTGCGACGACTTCTGAACAATCACCTGCACTTCATCGTAATCACGACCCAACTTAATCAACTGCTCAGTAAGGGCCGCGATCTTGTCAGAGTTCTGATCAATACGAGATTGCAACTCACCTTGACCGTTGGACTTCTTCATGGCCTCAACAGAGAGCTTGAGTTGTTCCAGACGACGGTTAGCCATCTCCCATTCAGAGTACGTCTCAGCATCCCGAGAGAATGCGTTGAACTTACGAATCCAACCTTTAGGGTCATTGTTGATCCCGTCGTGTTGGAGCATGTCGTCCCAGAACGTACCCATGGTTGGGTTGTTAGCCACCAGCGCACGATAACGCTGATAGAAGTTGGAGAACTCCCCAGCCTCTTCCAGATACTTCTCACACACCTCCAGATCCAACAACGAGTCTTTTAGGCGTGCTTGGTACTGAGCCAAGTTTGCCTCTGCTGCCCGACGGATCTGCTCAGTGTTACCCGGCAGCCACTTGTGCTCGCAGTTGGGACATTCGTTGTGGTTAACCGTGGAGATATGTTCGAGGATGGATTCCTCTTTGGCGACCCGGTTCTGAAAGCCCTCAATTTCCTTTTTAAGGCTGGTTCGAGTATCCCGGTTGCCTTGTACCCGTTGCATGTTGAAACGCTTGTCAGAGTTGTCTGGGATGTCCCTGAACACCTCGGTGACTTGCTCTCGTGCATTGTTGATGGCTTGGTTCAACGCAAGTCCATCTACCCCAACGATTTGCGGGTACTCAGTCATGCAACCGCGCAGGTACTCCGTCTTGCGGGTCAGGGAAGCCATTTCAATTTCAGCTTCTTCCAAAGAACCCACACCACCAGACTCTACAGCGGCTTTCAAACGTTGCAAGTCTTCCAGAGACTCAGTGGTCCATTGGATCGAATGCTTGACCAGCTCTTGCTCTTTCTGGATAGAGGTCAGGCGATCTTTGGCATGTTCCAACGAATGGAACTTACCAGCCACTGGATTACCCATATCCAAGATACGAGCAGCCATTCGACATTCCCAATCCAACATTTGCTGGATACGAGACTCGCCACCTGACAGATTACGGTTGGAACGGTTCAGGTACAGGATCTCCAGTTCTTGTTGGAGTTCCTCAGCCTCAGCAGCCCAAGCAACATAATCGTCACCCAAGGCCCGCAACTTGTTGGTCTCTGTCACCATCCGGTCAGCCAGACCTTTGGAGTAACCCAAAGCGTCACGAGCAGAACGAGACATGTCGTTGAAGTAACCGACCACGAACGAGAAGTCAGTGTCGCACAACAACGTGAACCATTTGCGACGTTCCGAAGTCGACATCTGCGAGAACTTGATTTGTCCTGTGATCAGTTCATGAATGTCATCGTCGTAACCAAACTCGATCATCGCCAATTCACGACTGACGCTTTGAGTGCCACCCGGATTGAGTTCTTCCCCGTCTTTAACAAACGAGTGCTTACCAGCTTTGGTCTTGAAATTGGAACTGATGACGTAGATGGAACCTTTGTGCTCCCACTTGGTTTCCTTGCTACCACCAGTCAAATAGTCTTTCGAGTCTGCCGGTAGCGGCGAGATCTCGTTCACGATAGAACTCTTACCGCTGCCGTTAGTGCCCAGAATCAACTGGTACATCTGAGTCGGCTTAAACACGATGTGACGGATATTGGCTACCAGCATCAGCCGAATACATCCATCAATGGTCATCTCTAACAATCGCATCCGTTTAGCCCCATCAAAAATTTACTCCACATACTCTAAAGACCCCGTGTGATAATTAACTTATCCTCTGAATGCCCCTTACGGATTAAGACAATGGACGCTACTTGCTTCAAGATCGTCTCCATTGGGATTGTGGCAGAGAATAAGTCCATGGTGAACATGGATGGAAGCTGGAACCACGAGGTAGATGTAACTCCCATTGAAAGCATGAGCATGCTTGATGGGGAGATCAAGTCCAACCCAACCCAAGTAGAGAACAAAGGTGTCGATCGCACCGGCAAACAGTTCGGTAACTCGACCATCGTTGACCAAACAGTCAAAGCTACATGGTTGCCGCTCGGTACCAACCGAGTGACTTCCCCTGACGTTCGTCGTGGTGAGCGTGTGTACCTCTGGCAGGCCGCTGACGACGATAAATACTACTGGACCATCTCTGGTCTGGATGATGACAAACGTCGCTTAGAAACGGTTGTCTTCGCGTTTAACGGCAGTCCTACCGAGGGAGGCCTGAACCTCGATAACTGTTATTACTTCGAAGTCTCCACCCACAACAAAACCATCACACTGGAAACCAGTACGGCTAACGGTGAGTCACACAACTACACCATCCAGATCAACGCGGCTGAGTCGGTCATCACGATTCAAGACGACGCTGGTAACTACTTCCAGTTGGATAGTGAAGAACACAAACTGATTCTCCAGAACCAAGACCAGTCACACGTGATCTTGGACAAGACCCGTATCAGCATCAAGGCGCTCGATGAGATCGCTTTAGATGTGGGGGCGACTCAGGTCTCTCTTACTCCGGCTGGGACTATCTGGAAAACTCCAACCTTCAAGGGGTCTAGCTAATGGGTGGTATTTCTCGAGTAGGTGTCAACTCCGCAGGTGGTGTCATCCAGGGGCCAGGAGAACCGACGTTCACCTTAGATGGTGCGGTGGTATCCGTTCTCAACGATGACGTCGCAGGACACGGCGTAGGCTCTCACGCAGGCCCTAAAATGGTGGAGGGGTCAGCGTGGATGAGTTGGAATGGTGTTCCGGTAGTTCGGGCTGGTAATAAAGCCTCGTGTGGTCACGAAGCAGACGGACATCCGACGTGGGACATTGAATGACAGCATAAGGGGAGGCTCTGGGCCTCCCTCTATGCCGGTTACAGGTCTGAACCAATTTTCAAGAAGTAAGCCTTCGAGTAACGGTTCGGGTAGTGACGATCTTGGGTCGGGTCGATAGAAACCCCTTCGGTCCAGTGAGTGGTCTCGAAGTTGTACTCAGGACGTCGGTTAGAACTCCCTGCCAGTACGTAGGTGTCGCCTTCACGCACAACCCAATAGGACATCAGCTCACCTTTGTCAATCACCACAGGCCAGAAAGGACGAGTCTTGGTGAAGTAACGGTCTGGGGTCTTGGAGACTTCCAGTTGCTCACGATCCACATAGATGTCGTTGTTGTTGATCACGACGAGGAAGGTTTGCGAAAGGGTGAACAGTTTGGTGATGACGTCATTGCTAAAGAACTCTTCCAGAGCAATCTGGTCGTAGTTCCCGTTCTTGATAGTCATCAGTGGACGAATCGACTCGAGGTTGATTCGCTTCTGTGCATGGAAGTACCACTCGACGAACACTTGGTTACGCAGATCGACAGAGAAGCTTTTCTCACCGATACGTTTCAGTGCTCGACCCCAAGGTAGTAAGAAGCCCATAAAGGACAACATCACCGTCTTGTCGCTAAGGTCTTCCTCCACCGTGATGATGGTGTTGATCAGCAAGGAAGGATCACTACCGCCTGCTGCAATCATCTCAGTAGTAATCGGAATAGTCTTCACACCACCCACTGCTGAGAAGTTCAGGATGCCGACATGGTTGTCGTTACAGATCCGACCAGTCCTTCCGCCTTCTGGAATGTAGTTGGCTTCTGAGTCGTAGTCCACTCTGTGCAGTAACCCGTTAACTTCAACCAGACAGTTGTCATGGAAGTCTTTTGGTGACACGCCTTCACGCCACAGACGCAGGTCGTGTGCATCCGAGATCAGGTAGTCGTTACCATAAGCAACCCCTGGTGGCACCGGAGCCAAACTGTAACCAGCAGCAATGGCGTCACGGTAGGTCACGTACTTCGGATTGATCTTGGGTACAGTCGTTGAGGTGGGTAGAGACTCATTCCCCAAACCTGCCAGCCACTGTTTAAGGGTGGTTCCTGGCATCACTTTGGTAATGCGACTGCGGACTTCATTGAGGTCCAAAGACAGGGGTTCTTCGTAGAGAGGAGAACTCAATACGAGGATTAAGTGGGAGTAGTCCGTCCAGAGTTTGAAGACGTCCATATCCGCCAAGTCTACTTGGGCCCAGCGACCCGTACGACCGCGCGTTCTGGCCAGCGTATAAAGGAGTGTGTACATGGGCAAAATCTCTTGGAAGCCGGACCAGAGGCCGGGCAATAGTATGGTGCGTATTCTTTTACAGGCAACTATAACATTCGCTGTTTTCTGAGGAGTCAACGGTATGGCCGCGACCTATACTTACCCATTTGACCCCACCGGTTCCGCGACTACGAACGCCGTTGCTAACGAGCGGCACGTACTGTCACCCCCGGCGTGGACAGACTTTTACTTCATCGTTCCGAAGTTTGCACCTTACTTTCGGGACTCGCTCCGGGTAATCCATCGTCCTTCCGGCAAGCTGTTGGTCGAAGGGCAAGATTACCACTGCACCCACTACTTCCACGCAGCGTCTCATGGCGTGGCTCGTCGGGTGTATGGTTCGATCACGTTCTTGGACAAGACCCTCACCGGTGTTGCCGAGATCAGCTATCAGACCATCGGTGGCGACTGGATTCTGGATGCTTCGGCTGACCTCACCCGTCTGACCAACACCCAGCTCAACCCGCGCATCACTACTTGGGAACAAGTGGTCGACGTGCCGTATCAATTCCCACCGATCGATCACGAGTGGAACCTCGAAGACCTCAAGGGCGTTGAAGCCATCCTCCCGATCCTGGAAGAGATGACCGAAGCGATCCGTGAGTCTGCTGGTAGCGACTTCGCGCTTCACATCAACGACAAGAACAACCCTCACAACGTCACCAAGGCGCAAGTAGGGTTGGACCAAGTTCAGAACTTCCCATTGGCGAACATCTCCGAGGCGCAACAAGCCACGGTGAACACTCGCTACATGACGCCTGTTCGCACCAAGAACTTTGTCGACTTCTACGTTGTACCGTTGCTCGACGCCCACAAGAACGATCTGAACAACCCGCACTCCACTACTAAGGCACAAGTCGGCCTGGGTAGCGTCCAGAACTACGGCATGGCAACTCAAGCCGAAGCCGAAGCTGGTTTGGTAGCTAACAAATACATGACCCCGCTGCAAACTAAGCAGGCGATTGAAGCGTTGGCGAATGCGGGACTTGCGACCCACATTGCAGACAAGTCGAACCCTCACGGAACCACGAAGGCTCAGGTTGGTCTGGCTCTGGTAGAAAACTTCCCATTGGCTACCGCTGCGGAGGCACAAGCTGCTTCTCGTAACGATCGCTACATGACTCCGTTGACTACTGCTTCGGCAATCAACACGTTGGTTGGCGAGTCTCTGACTCTGCACATCAATGCCACCAACAACCCACACATGGTTAACAAAACCCAAGTGGGTCTGGGAAGTGTACTGAACTACGGGATTGCTGCGGAAGCTGATGCTGCTGCCGGTACTCGTAACGACTTGTACATGACCCCGTTGATGACCAAGAAGGCTATCGAGTCTCTGGCCACTGGTTCCATCGCATCTCACTTGGCTGACGACCAAAACCCCCACGCCACTACCAAAGCTCAAGTAGGTTTGGGTAGCGTGCAGAACTTCCCAATCGCTAACGTGACGGAAGCTCAACAGGGTACGTCGAACATTCGCTATATGACCCCACTGTTGGTGGCCGCTGCGATTGAAGCCCGCGTTGGTGAGTCTGGTGTGGCTGCTCACATCAGTGACTACAACAACCCACACAGAGTGACTGCTGCACAAGTAGGTGCTCCAACTACCGCTGCGATGAACACTGCGCTGCTGAGTAAGCTGGATGCAACTGCCCAAGCTAAAGACTCTGCTTTGCTGGCTGGTCAAACTGTAGATCAGATCATCGCTGCTGCTGGTGGTGTGAAAGCACCTGACTCGGCTAAACTCGATGGCAAAACCTACAGCGAAGTACTCGCCGCTGCTGCCCTCCAGAAAGCTCCTGACAGCGCCAAGCTCGACGGTAAGACTCTGGCCGAAGTGATCGCACAAGCGAACGCCGATGTTGGCAAGCAGGACGTCGCTGTCCAGTACATCTTCGAAGAGGTGTCTAACGACGCCGAAACGTGGGTGCGGTTGGGTCAAACCGGGTACACGCCTGAACAGTCCGTTACTGACGTGGTCTTGATGATCAGCGGTGCAACCCGTACTGACGGTACGCCGGAAGCAGCCAGCACGGTAATTGTTCGAATGGCGTCCCACGGTGGTTCTGGTGCTGCTGTCAACATCACCTCATCGGCCACTCCTTCGTACTCGTTGATTCGTCAGCAAATGCCAAACGCCACTGCTGCATTGTGGTTGAAAACGGCAGTAGGTTGCGGCCCTGTAAGTGTCACAGTACTGTCTGGTAAAGAGTTCTGGACCTACGACGTGGAAGCAGACAACGACATTGCAGCCCCTGTGGGTGGTGGCGTTACCATTCCTGTCAATAGCTACGCATCGTCCGGTCTCGTCCCACTGACTGCGGTGAATGAACAGGTCACGATCGGTGCCGGTACCGCTAAGTTCTACCGCCTGAACTCATTGGTTCCTGACATCACCAAGGTCAACGTCCCTGGTGCCAAAGTCGAGGTGCGGGTACTGGACCAAGTGGTTGGTTCTTCGACTAACGGTCGTTGGATTGACTCTGAGGCTCTGATCTTGACGTCGATTGCTACTGCAACCGCCAGTGACCAGCGCGTGTGGCTCAACAACCTCTCCGACAGTGCACTCACCGTGTACGTCCGTGTGGAGATTCCTCAATTCTAAGGTGAACCATGGCTAACCTGTCGTTAAGCGTTGAACCGGGGTACTACCTCGAAGCGCAACATGCCAATTGGGTACTCAGCTCTGAAGTTGACTTCATCAGCTTTGCACTCAACGGTGCACAACCTGCCCTGTCGAAGTACATCGCTTACGACACCCTGAATCCTGCTAACCCATTTATCGCCGTTACGGAAGACGGCACTGGGCGAGTGGTGTACGACGGTGGGTTTCCTAAGTTCTACAACACCTTCGCTCCTGCGGCTGGACTTGATCCATTGTTCAGCCTAGAGTTCCGAGGGACCACCGCTGGTAACACGTCGGGTACGAACTTTTTCTACTACGACATGTTCTGTGATACCAAGGTGACCATCGCAGCCGGTGACAAGCTGGTATACGACATCTGGACTAACGATGCTAACGCTCGTGTCGGTCTGGATGGCGTTACCGCCAATGACCCAGCGACATTCCGTTACGCTTTGCGTGACTGGATCGATCAGACCAACCGTATCAAGGATCAGAACGGTTTGGGTTGTCACCCCGCTACGGACCTTTCGGCTTACGCGTTGAACAAGTGGTATCACCGCGAGTTTGACCTCACTCTGTGTGCCGGTTACCGCTTCGATAAGTGGTCATTGGCTTACGAGGGTGAGAAGGCCGGTACGTTCTACACCCGGTTCAAAGAGGTGTACATCCTGGACAAGAACGGGAAGGTGAAAGCCACCCTGTTCAAGGACAAGATCCTGATCGCCAACTCTGCAAACATTGAGGGTGGTGCATCGGGGTATACGAACATCTCCAAGACTATCTACGATCCACGTTCTCACCTGAACGCTGCTTTCAAGTATCTGTTCAACGCCATCCGTTGGGTGTCGAAGACTTCGATGTTGGAGGCAGGGGTCAAGAAGATCCTGATCTTGGGTGACTCCTCTGGTGCGTCGAACTACAAGGTCAAAGGTACGGCTTCCACTGACTTCTTTACCAGTTTGACCAACCTCTGTACGGCGGTTGGTTTTACTCCCACGTTTAAAGACGTGACGGACTACGCTGGTGGGTTGTTGAATGCTACCTTGGCTGAGATGAACCAGTACGACTGTGTGTTGCTGATGGGCTCACAGAGCGGTACAGGTGCACTGATCACCACGTCGATGATTCAGGACATCCAGACCTACCGGCAACAAGGCGGTGGGATTATCATGATCACTGACCATGGTAACGATGTTCCCAACATCGGTGCTGCTTACCCACCAAGTACGAGTACTGCGTTCTTCCACATGGTGAACGCCGTAGCAGTCAACTTCGGTGCATGGTTCTCGGGTAACTTCGACCGAGTACCAGTGAACGTTGGGTTCCTTCGCACCAACTACGGGGATCACCCTCTGTACGATGGCATGGAGAATACCGAGTCTATTGCTGCGGGCGGTTCTGAATCCAAGGTGATCATCACCAACCCTCCACAGTATCGAGATCCTGTTCCTCCCATCGACATCTCTAAGCAAGGGGTGAATACGGTCAAGGTCATGGCTTTGTTGAAAAACGGCACCATGGAGGCTTACAGCTTTGTCTATGTGATTGCCACTGGACAGTTGCTCAAGTTCCTTGATCCTGATGGCGTAGAGATCAACGCCCTGCCTGCCTCGTTCTCCTCTAAGGTGGACTTCAACGTTGAGGTAGTGGGTGCTGGTCTGGGTACGATTCAAGGGGACATCCAGCTCAACGGTAAAACGGTGGGTAAGTTGGCCTACAGTGATTCTGAGGGGAGTTCGCAAGCGTGGATGGCAGGTGGTTCTAACCAACTGTTCGTTAACAAAGGCGACGTCTTTACCGCTCGGATTACCAGTCCGTTCCAGTTCACGCGTAACTTGCCTGTCAATCGGTATCAGCCTAACCTCACGGGTTTGGTCACGGTGCCTGCGGTGGTGAAAGCCATGCGTGCTGATGGGTTCGGAACCACTGAGCACAACAAAGTGGTGAACGCTGGCATTCGTCAGATGAACTTGGAGTACTCGCATCTTCAATACTTGCCTAAGGGTGACTACGCACGGGACATCATCCAGTTGCGTTCATTCTTTGGTAGCCAGTTGGAGAAGCCAGGACAACAGGTTTACATCTACCAGACGTTGGCTCAAGCCCAAGAAGCAATGGGGCGGTTGACTCCTCCTTCGGCTCGGGACGTGTTCAATACCTGGGACCGCTTCACCAACAACGAGTACTTCGTTGGCGGTGTGGGGGCTACGGGCGATGCCGCTGCTTGGCAGTGGAACGATGCGTTAGGTGCTGCGGTGCAACCGTTGAACACGGCAACGTGGAACGGCTTCATCTCTCCTGACGTGGTGGACAACTACGAACTGGATGTGGTGATCAAGTCGGACAACGCGGACGATGACTCCAACGGTCTGGTGTTGGCGTTGAATCGCGATGGTGGAATCAACCACCGTTTGATCGTAGCGTTGAACCAAGGGGGTAACTCTCCTGCGGCTTCTCACTCGATCGGGATCTACAGTGGCGCAACTACCCAACACCTGGTCTTGAATGACTTCGCTGGACGTAAGTCCAACGCAGCGTTCCCAACTGATGGTGGATGGCGTGGGAAGTTCAGCCGTGTGAAAGTTACGCGGTCAGGCAACTACTTCAAAGTGTTGGCCAGTCAGTGGAACTCGCTTATCTTGGACCCTGCGTCCTTGATGGAATTGACACTGAACGACACCGCACTGCAAGCACAGTTCAAAGGGGCTAAGCCCTGGGGTTTCATCAACCTCTCGCAAGCACAGTCCTACTTCACCCTGCGCGGCTATAAAGGCGGTCCTCTGAAGGACGTAGTGGTGGTTGGTGCGACTGGCGCTGTGTATTACTACACCAACGGGGGTTGGGCTTTGATTCCCGGTACGACTGCTAAGGATGTCTTCGGATACCCTCGCAAGCTTACGAACCCAGAAACTGGTGCGTCGTTCATGGTTAACGCGAACGGCACGATCACCGCACTTTGATAAACAGGAAAGGTTATGGGCACTATCATTGTTAAGTACCCGGAAGACCCGACGGGGATCAACCCCAACAACCTGGTCATCAACGAGCCTCACGATCTTGGAGCAGGGCGCAATCGCGCCTTTGTTCCTAACTACGGTTCCTACTACACGGAGTCGATGATCGTTACTGAGCTTGCGACCGGGCGGGTCCTCAAGAAGGGCGAGCACTACATCGCTGCACAGTTGCAACAAGAAGCCACGCTGGCGATGGACAAAGAGATTTGTGCCGTTGTTGTCATCACTGACCCAAGCGTGCAAAACCAACTGCTGTTCACTTACCAAGTTGTTGGTGGTGTGTTCAGTACGTCGGTCTCTGCGTTGCAGAAAATGATCGAAGACCTCGATCTGGACGAACGGGCTGTTGAGTGGGGCGCCATCATTGGTAAGCCTACCGCATTCCCACCTGCTCCTCACCTTCACGATATCGGCGACCTGTACGGTTTCGAATACCTCGTGGAAGCGTTGGATGCTCTGCGTAATGCTATCCTGATCGGCGACGAAGCCGCGCACGATGAATTGCGTCAGTACATCCAGTACGAGGATGGTCTCCTGCGTGCGTCGATTGCTGAGCTGAAAGGCCAGTTCGATGCTCACGCGCAGGACAAGAACAACCCGCACGGTACAACCAAAGCTCAGGTCGGACTCGGTTCGGTCGAGAACTACGGTATTGCTACCACCGCCGAGGCTCAGGCAGGCACTTCCAACGCGAAGTACATGACTCCTCTGCGTACTGCCGAAGCGATTGCTCAGCAAGCGTTGATTCCTCTGAACGCACACATTGCTGACAAGAACAACCCTCACCAAACCACCAAAGCCCAAGTTGGCTTAGGTAGTGTGGAGAACTACGGGGTTGCGACTACAGCAGAAGCACAAGCGGGTGTGAGTGACGTCAAGTACATGACGCCTTTGAAAACCAAAGACGCCATTGCCCAACAAGCGCTCATCCCACTCAACGCTCACATCAACGATAAGAATAACCCCCACCAGACTACCAAAGCTCAGGTAGGGTTAGGCTCCGTTGAGAACTTTGCGTTGGCGACCACTGCGGAAGCCCAGGCGGGGACTTCGAACCTTAAGTACATGACACCTTTGCTCACTGCTCAGGCGATTGCACAGCAGGCTCTGATTCCCCTCAACAACCACATCGCGGATAAAAGCAACCCACACCAAACCACGAAGGCACAGGTTGGGTTGAGCGATGTAGACAACTTCGCAACGGCAACTACCGCAGAAGCTCAGGCTGGCGTTCTGAACACCAAGTTCATGACTCCCCTGCGGACCAAAGAAGCCATCGCCTTCCAAGTGGGTAACGCGCTGACTGCTCACTTGAACGACATGAACAACCCTCACAACACGACTAAAGCGCAAGTCGGTCTGAGTCTGATTCCTAACTCGATCACTCGTAGTCGGGCAACCAACTCTGACGGTTCGTTGCTTACTGCCGGGGGTATGTACGACCACGTCAACTCAGCAGACCACGATGCACGCTATGCACCGAAGAACACTGCGGGTGTAGATTGCTCTGTTCACTGGAACGGTAGTGGTGTGTACGTTTGGGGTGGTGGTGCTTGGCGTCAGGTATGGCCTGCTCAGTGGGCTGCGTAAAAGTTTAGTGTAGATGACAATGGTATAGATTTTCTATACGTGGGTGAAAAGAAATGGGTAATGTGAGTGGCTCTTTATTTGGCTGTATCACAGAGTCTACCCTACAGGTAGACGACATCCTTAGTAGTCCTTACCCCTATGAGCAACAGCTTGTAAAGATTCTCACAGGGGACATTGTCATTGACGCTATGAGTGTTTCAGATGTCTTGGAACACTCAGACAAGGTCATCAAGATTGAAGGGATCGAGAAACTCAATCGATCCCTGTACCAAGCTTGCAAAGACCTAGCAGAGGTTATGGAACATGATGGGCCTATTACTTGCCATCTGTTCCTGTCTCCTGCTGGGGGTAAGAGCTTTCCTTGGCACGATGATCCCGACGACGTGTACCTGTACATGGTCGAGGGTGCTAAAACTATGGCTGTGGGCAACGAAGTCCATAAGCTGACCAAGTGGGACCATCTCTTCATTCCACGAGGCACGCAACATAGAGCTGTGAACTATCACGCCTCGAAGATGCTAAGCTTTGGGTTGGAGCGATTCATTGCTGAGAAGCTCTGATGACCAAAACTATTTACGTCAAAACCACCGGTACCTGTAACCTTGCGTGCAAGCATTGCTTCACCAACGGCAAGAACGGTGATCGTACCCAATTTGATCCAGTGCAGTTCGGTGACTGGATTGAAGAGTACATGTCCAAACACCCTAAAGGGACCGAGTACCACCTCGAGTTCCATGGTGGTGAACCCTTCCTTGTTCCACTCCCTAAGCTGATCCAGCTCGCGGATCGTTTTTATGACCGTGACGGGGTGTCGATGTGCGCCAACAGCAACTTGACGTTTAAGTTGACTGAGGAACTCATCGCCTTTATTAAGCATTACTTCTACGGACACATTGGCACCAGTTGGGACCACTGGATTCGTTGGGGTAATCAAAAACAGTTTGACCTTTGGCGGTCGAACTTGAAAACCTTGCGTGAGCGTGATGTCTGCATCTATCTCAAGGTGTCGGTGAGTCGTGAGTTGATCAAGACCACACCGGACTGGTTCTTGGACCAGATCGAAAGCTTTGGGGTAACTGAGGTTTCGTTGGAGCGTCTAACGATGGACGGCAGTGCCAACGAGAACTTGGACATCTTCCCTAACAACGAGGAACAGGACAACTGGTACCTCGAGCTGTACAAGCGATACAAGCAACGCAAACTCAACTTCAAGATCCGAACCCTCGACATCCTTGAGCAGAAGCTTAAGTACAACGTGGTGAAGGTGGACACCAACTGTCGCAACTGTGAACAGAATCTGGTGACCATCAACTCTAACGGGACTTTGGGTGGTTGTCCGAACGTGGCCTCTGCAAGACAGCATGCTCGTTTGGAAGAAGGGGCTGATGCGTTTCTCTCCTCGGATGCTCGGGTAGAAGAGATCGCTAAGGAATTGACTTGGGGTGATGGTTGCTTGAACTGTGACGTGTTCGACTTATGCGGTGGGGATTGCCATCGCTTGCCTTGGCAGAAGGGTCGCTGTGGTGGCCTTAAGAACACGCTGAGGTATTTGTCGGGCCGTTCCACACAATCCAATTTGATCCTGAAGGTGTGAAATGACGGACATTACAAGACAGATGGTCGCTGACCAAGCGAACGCTGTGATTCGAGGGAACGCCAACGCCGGTATCTCGTGGGGGACGAACAGCTTCCCTGCTGGTGCCCTGGCTGGTTGGTTTGGTGGGTCGACTGCGGGTAACCCCGTAGCCCTCAGTGCTGGTAGCATTGCTGCTGGCAACCTTTCGGCATCGAACGTGTCAGCGGTACTGCGTAACTTCACCAACCAGTTTGCTGCGATTCGTCGTACGCGGATTGTGGTTTATTACGCTAAGAACTGGGGTGAGGATTACATCTACTCCGGTGTTGATGTGCGCGTGGACTCTACGGCTATTGCCTATACGGCGTATCCTGCTGGCAGTCCCGGTAACAACGCAGCACTCCCTGGCTTGGCGGCAGGGGCCACTGCCTCGTGGGGTAATATGGCGGCGTGTATCAACAACCTGTGGGCACAGTACAACGAGATGTGTCGTAACACCACGTTGACACTGACCAACACCATCTGTCACTCGAGCTGCCACGACAACTGTCACTGCAACCGTGGGCGTCGTTAAGGAGTCCTCAATGTCTGAAGAAAAACCTCTGGTCCAAGTTGAGGTCACTGCTCCGATTCCTCTGGACGTGCTCAAGCGCAAGTTCAAAGAGAACATCGAGTTCGTTATCGACTACGATGCGAGCAAGCTTAAGGGTAAGGTGTTGATCACCTACCTGAGCAACCTCAAGATCAAGTGTCGCCTGAAACTGACTGACCAGTCTGTTGCACTGGCGTTGGTGGAAGAGTACCTGAACATTCCGGTACTGGTCGATATGTCAGACCTTGAAGACTTGGCGATGGACATTCTGTTGGCCTACACAGGCAAGCCGAACCGCATCGCTGTGGACCTGTCTGACTTCTTCGTTCGTAACAAGGAAGCACTGGACCGTTGGGTACGTCGTCTGTACTCCATTCCTCTGTACGCTTTGTGGTCGATGGAGCAGTACAAGTCCGAGGTAGAGAAATTCCCAGTGGACGAGGAAGATACCATTGCTGGTGTCAACTTCGTGATGCTGATCGCTCACCCTGACTTTGCCGTCTTCATGGAAAACGTTCAAGAGGACCAATACACTTGGTGCCCAACGTTCTTCAAGGAGTACGTGTTCCAGGGTAGCAACCTCTTCAACTTCTTTGCTGACGAGCGCAACCCGTTCTTCGTGGGACTTCTGGCCATCCAGAGTCCTGAAATGTTTAACGAGATCGCACCGAAAGTCCAAAAGGCTTACGACGATTCCGTGGCCCTCATGAAAGGTATCGAGCATGTACCATCTCTTTAACTCGGTGTATGTAGACCTCGAGCGCCGCATCAACCGCACGGTCGACAACATCACCATCTCGCCGTACATTGGTCTGGAGTATTTCCCAGGCCAGAACGAAACTGCTGGTCGTCAGATCGGTTACGCCAAGACCATGGAATCGGTTGAACCCGAAGTCCTGATCGGCTGGTTCAAAGAAGCCATGCTGTCCAAAGAGAAGACCTTCATCTTCTGCGACGGCACCACCTACATGCGGTTGTACTCCATGTTGGTGAAAGCGGTACTGCCCAAGGTGGACCTCGAAACCTTCAAGTGGATCTGGCTCTGCAAGAAGGCAACCTTCAACACTTCGTTGACCAACTGGAAACAGCCTGGCAACAACGTGCTGGATGGTTTGGAGATCACCACCGAAACCGTCGAGATGATGTTCAACCTCGACGACCCTCATCAAGAGGCCTTCACTGCACTGCTCGCCGGTAACGACGATGTAGTCTCACTGGAGTGGCATATCCTGCGTCTGGCGGCTATCGGTTACGTGGGCATCGTTCCTAAGCGTCTGAAACACATCCTGCGTCGTATCGCTCTGGCGAACACTCATGATGCACTCGATGTTTGGGGTCGTGTGATCACTGATCCTGAACACTGGGAATACGCTGGCGCTGACCGTGACACCCTGCTCGATGCTCCTAGTGTGTTCCAAGGTGCACTGAACCTTCACTTTACCAACAACCCGATCTTCTTGAAGCCTGGGCTGTTCGTGAAGCATCCTCAAGATGCGTGGCTCTGCAACCTGCTGGAAGAACTGCACCCGTTGCTCGAGCGTGTAGGTGAGGGTCCAACTGCCAAGCGTACGTTGAAGATCCTGAGCTTCCTGCGAGACCTCAACCCGCTGTCCGATCCAGGTAAGTGTCTGGAACGCTGCCGTGACTTCTTTGTTGGTATTGATCGGCTGGCCATGCCAAACCGTGACTCCAGCAAGTACGACGAAAACCTGATCCGTTATATCCTCAGTCGTGACCAGGCAGATCTGGCACGCATGTTTGAAGGGGCAACTTGGTGAATTTAATCCCGGTGGTAGACGTACTAGCGGACAAGAAAGGCGCAACGAAAGAAGCACACCTGATCTTGTTCGAGAAGTGTAACCTGCGTTGTTCGTTCTGCCACCAGGACCACGATTCAACCGTAGGTTTGGATGCGGATGAGATCATGCGTAAAGGGATCAGGCTCGTTGAGTCCTCAGACCTTGAAGCACCGATCGTTATCAACATCACTGGCGGCGAGTTGTTTACCGACGACATCGAAGACTGGATGTTTGGGTACTACCTGTCCTTGGGTGAGTACCTGCTGCAAAACTTCAAACGCGCTAAGATTGTCTACGGGACGAACTTGGTGTACGAGAAGGTATGGCGTGTCGAGCGACTGATGACCATGTTGAGCGCTCATAGCTCTCCTAGTCAAGGGGTTAGCTTGTCGACGTCATACGACCCCGCAGGCCGGTTCAATCCAGCACAGCGGGAATTGTTCTTCAAGAACTTGGAACGGGTTGGCCTTTGGGTTGACACGGTAAACGTGGTAATCACTAAACAGAACATCGACGTCTTCCTGAACGACCGTGAGGGCGTTGAGGTGAAAGATCTGGCGTACGACTACGATCTGTATTTTGATCATTACATACCAAGCGAAAGATATGAAGAGCACCAACCTACTGAGTCACAGATCCGTCAACTCTATTTGAAGCTGGCGAAGAAGTATCCTCTCTCGTATCCCATTGCCTCCTGGAAAAACCAGCAGTTCAATGAGACGACTTGTCGTTCCACCAAGATCATCAACAAAGATGGTGTGGTGACTACGTGCTGGTCGGAAGCGGGGAAGGATGCGATCCTTGACGAAGGTGAAGGGTTGGTTGCTAAACAATCGGCGGAAGAACGGTTTATCGAACATTACGGGTGTTTGTCGTGTGAGTATTACCAACGCTGCGGTTTGCGTTGTTTCCTCCACCACAGCTTTATCGAAGGCTCTTCCACAGAGTGTGAGATCAAGCTCCTGTTCGACGAAATCTTGTAGCCCAGGGCCGGTGGATAAAACCACCGGCTTTGTGCCGTCACTAAGGGGTTAGTATGGATCTCATTATAAAGCCAACCGTGAAATGTAACTTCAAGTGCACGTTCTGTTCGAGCACGCACTTGTCAGAAGAACCGAAAGACATTGTCGAGTTGGCTGATATCGAAGCCTTCTTGAAGCGTTACCCCGACACCCGGACCATCATCGTTAACGGTGGTGATCCATTGATGATGCCACCCAAGTACTACTGGGACATGATCGAGATCCTAGACCGTTTGGACATGGACACTGTCATCTCCTTTACCACGAACCTGTGGGCGTTCTACAAGAAACCTGAACTGTGGGCTCCGTTGTTTAAGCTGGATCGGATTGGTGTCAACACCTCGTTCCAGTACGGCGACAAACGTCTCAAGGGAGACGGTACTCCTCTGACTGAGGATGAGTTCATTGCGATCTCTGATCTGTTCTTGGAGAAGGTTGGGTATCGTCCAGACTTCATTGCGGTGATTGACCAAGACAACGTTGACACGGTCATCCCGACGGTAGAGTTGGCTAAGCGCCTAGGTCTGGAGGCGAAGATCAACTACGTCTCTGCATCTGGTCCTGAGGTTGTGAATCGCGGTGTGGTAATGGGGAGCATCAACAACTTCTACACTCAAGCTGACATGTACGAACAATACATCAAGATCTACGACGCAGGTCTGATGGAGTGGGAGTACAACACCAAGCAGATGTCTCGTCGCTTGAAGTTTGGTAACACGACTTGTCCTTTGGCCCGGTCCTGCGATGAAGGCATCCGTGCGTTACAACCTGGGCAGACGTACTTCTCTTGTGGTAGTTTCGGGGATGATGGCGAATACCCGATTGACTTCCAGAAAGAGATGGCGGGTGAGTTCTTCACGCCTTTGCAAGTCGTTCCTGAATTGGATTCGATGAAAGATGCGTGCTACACCTGCCCGATGTTCAGCATCTGTAATGGATGTCGTAAGACTGTGGCTGACACTAAACGCTTTGGACTCACGGAGTACCACTGCAAGAAGATGAAGTCACTTGCTCCACGCATCATCGAGATCAACGGCATGACGGGGTTGTTGGAACCCACCCCTTACGTTGATGAATCCGTCCAGATCATTGCAAGGGGCTAACATGGCCGCACTCACCGAAGAGCAGGCGTTCCTCCATATCCAGACCATCCTGCGTGACGAGATCGGTTACCTTCAACGTCAATATGCGCAACGTGGTCTTCAATACAACCCAATCGACATGGCCGAGTTCGAGAAACAGGTTCGTGAAAAGTTGGTTGATATCTTACTTGAATGTGGCGGGGTAGCTGTATGACTCACGAAGTAAAAGACAATGTTCACCTGATCCATGGATTGATTGACACTCAGACCGGTGCCGACCCAATCTGCGTCTACATCGACAAGGAAAGCTTGGTCGACATGTTGGAGGACATCGTTCACAACGTGGTGACAGTGCGTTACTGGATCAGCAGTAATCCGCTGAAGACTGTGGAGGAAGCAGACATGCAAACCCTCGAACAGGTCAACGGTTATCTGGATGCTGAGATCCAACATCGTTACTCAGACATCACCGGTTACTTGTGGACCGATGAACACTTCAAGGTGGGTGGTCATGACCTGATCCCAATCTTTGAAGAGGCCGAAGAGAAGTACCTCCTACTGGAAATCACGGTCCATGAAAAGTCCGATTAACCTCAGTCTCAACCTGACCTACTACTGTAACTTCAAGTGTGAGTTCTGTTACCTCACGCCTGAACAGTTGCGAGATCGTCAACGTCTGCCTCTGGACATTCTGGAGCAGCAGCTAGACAAGGTCCTGGAGCAATACGACGTACATCACGTAGACATCTACGGTGGTGAGGTCATGGTGTTGCCGAAGGACTATCTGTTCCAAGTGCGTGACATCCTTCATGCTCGAGGCATCGACGACCTGGTGTTGATCACTAACGGGTCTGTCCTCAACGAAGTAACCTCGTGTATGGACTTCGACCTGAGCATCTCCTACGACCTCACAGCGCGTGAGAGAAGCGATTGGGTACTGGGCAACATCTTTATGCTCGATCGTCCCTTCTCGATGCTTACGCTGGCTTCTAGGAAGTTCCTGGACACGGTTACGCCTGACGACTACGTTCAAGAGCTGAACATGCTCAATGGGATGAAGTGTGCAGAGATCAAACCGTACTCTTCAAACCAAGCCAACCAACAAAGCGTGAGTTACAAAGAGTTCGAGGACTTCGTTTGGGCTGTGATCAATCACCCTGATCGACAGTTCTACTTCGAGAACCGCACGCAAGTCAAAGAGGCGGCAGAAGGTAAGCGTAACGCTTATAGTGACGATCACCTGTACATCACACCGAAGGGTGAGTTTGCAGTGCTCGAGTTCGATCACAACGACCATGAGTTCTTCTTAAGGATGGACTCCCTCCATGACTACCGTAACTGGTGTCAGGTCGAACGATTCCGTGTGGAGGGCAACCTGTTCTGCGGTGCGTGCCCTTACAAAGGAGGCTGCCTGTCGGAACACTTACGCGACGTGAAGTCCTTGGACAACTCCTGTAATGGATTCCGAGGACTCCTAGACAGGTGGGTAGAACATGCAGGTTCAACATAGGCAGCGTTTGGAAATCACCCTCGATATCTTTCGGGGGTGTGGTCATCACTGTGTCGGGTGTATGATCGACAAACAGTTGGGTGGTGAGGTCAGCGACATTCCTGAACTACTCCAACTGATTGAGGAAATGACAGCCGTGGGTTACGTCGCCTTTGACTTAGGTGTCGGACCTACTGACTACATGTCCTCTGACAACGTTCAAGACGTGATGGGCAATGAGACCTTCCAAGCGATGGCTCAACTGTTCCATCAGGTTACGTTCAACGCAGCGTTCTTGGAAAAGGATCTGGAGAAGTACGAAGCGATGTGCCAAGACATTGATCTGGCGTGTCCTGGTAAACCGATCCGCTTCCTGATCCCTGCTGCACCGACCTTCTTTAAGAACGAGAAGTTCGGCAACATGATCGTGCAGAAGCTCGAACACATCAAGGCCACGTTCCAATCAGCGTTCCTCAATGAGGCAGGCTTTGTGGTGACGTGTAACCATGAAACGATGGACGAGAACTTTGACGCTAACATGCGCAATGGATTTGATGTTGAGTTCCCTGTGGACAAAGACGACATCTTAAACATTCCGTATGGTCGTACCAAGAACCTTGACCTGATGGTGGGTCAACGGGTCAAGCGGGTCTCGCACCAGATCAGTGAGTTCTATGCAGGACTGGAAGGGGAAGACGAGCGTCGCAAGAACCCAGATTTGCACTACGACACAGGCACGATGGTTAACCTGTTGTACACTGGTGGAAAGCTGTACTGGGTTCCCTTCCTTAAAGACGACTGTCCGTTCATACACGACGAGTTTGTCGTTCCGAGGCCCTGGACTATGGATAACCTTCTGCGCGTGCGTAACAGCGCTATGGAGCGTTCTGTGGAGTATCTCCAAGGCACCGAGTGTCTGAACTGTGTGCACTTCGCCAGTTGCATGGAGAAAGGCATCAGTACCATCATGCAGAAGCTTTCGATTCGCGATTGCCTAGTGGGGTTGTGATGTTTGCGCTCAGGATTTCCAAATCGTTTAACCTCTCCTTAGAAATCCTTAAGGGGTGCGGGTTCAGTTGCCCTGGGTGTACAGTTGAGAAGAACTTTGCTCCCATGGAAATCCCAGAAGCAGACGCTCAGGCTCTGTTGGCTCTCGTGGATGAATTGAAAGCTGATGACTTCCGACTGTTGGAATTGAAGTTAGGTCCCACTGACATCACCAGCTCTGACAACGGCTTTGCAGCAATGCAACACCCGTTCGTTAAAGAGATGGCGTTACGGTACAAAGCTTTGAACATCAGCCACCCCATGCTTCATGATCGTGGGTTTGTGGAACTGGCTCAGTTGATTGATGAACTGATCCCAGGTAAAAAGCTCAGCGTCGGTGTTCCAATGACGTTGAAGAATATACAGAACCCGAAATATATGGCGCTGGTTAAACAGCACATCGCGTTGTTCAAAAGTCTGCTTAAGAAAGTCGACTTCAACCGTGTGTATGCAACCTTCAACGTGATCGAAGACAACTTGGAGAACCTGTCCGTAGAGAGTTACGAGCAGGCACACCAGATGGATTTAGGTGACGTTGGGATTGTGGTGGAGTTTCCTTTCGCCCACTCTCGCCAAGGGATGGATAACTTGCTGGTGTTGGACAGATTCCGTCGGGACCTGTACCACTTCACCGAGTTCATTAAAGAACGGGCTAACACTAAAAGCTTTCGACCACTGCAACCTGCTGTGTTGAGCGGGATTGAGTTCACGTACCGGGCTGGGTCTTTGTACTCTACTCCGGTGCTGGTTGAGAACTTGCCGATCTTCCATCCTGATTTCGAGTTACCCAAACCTTGGAGCGCATCTGAACTGATGTCGTTCTTGGAGAATCGTTACTACGATAACCTCATCGAGTTTGCAGACCACCCTGAGTGTGGGAACTGCTGCTTCCTCGACAACTGTGCTCGTGGTGATGTTCACCGCATCATGAAGCTGGTAGGACGTGACACCTGTCTGACTGGCACTAAGAACCGCTGGGACTTGATCCTAGTAGAGGATGGCCTGAATGATTAACCCAAACGATTGCTTTGCGATCATGGATCACATACCGGTTCCAGAAGAAATGGAACTGTGGTGCATGTGTCAACCTGACAAAACCACTGTGGACGATGATCGCATTGTCGATTACGTTTGGGACGTTCTGCTCCCCGCTCTGCGTAGCCTGCCAAACCATCCGATGGACTTGGCTAACATCCGACCGTGTGCTTACCACGTCAATCTGTCCACCAACGGAGTAACGCCCCACAATCACTTACCGCACGCTTTAACGACGGTGCTGTACGTGACAGACGCTGATGGCGCTCTCGTCGTAGAACCGTGTTCTGAGAAGCCTCACAAGGTGTATCCGCGCCGTGGTCGCATGGTAGTGATGCACGGTTCAACTATGCATGGTGTTGAGCCTTCCTTCGACGAACAATTCCGCATCTCACTGGTCGTTAGCTATGAATTCCCAACCACATAAGCAGTACCAAGAGCTGTACCAGATGGTGGTCACCGACCACACCGATGACTTCTCTCTGATGGAGTTCGTTGAAGACGACGAACTGTTGGAGAATGCCAAGAACTACTTCCGTAAGGCTGAGTTCCCTCTGGTGTATCCGGCGAAGTCGATGGCCGTGGCTGTGATCTACGCCTTGCTGCTTGAAGAAACCTACGCCATCAATCCGTTTGACTCGTTGCGAGACTTGGATCTGTTCTTAGGACAGGACCAATACTTCCACGTTTATGACGAACATCCAGAAGAGTACGATGCCTTGCTCGAATGGGTACTCAGTCACGAGAACTGGAAGGAGATGGGTTGGGCTCCGAAGACTGTGGAATACTTCCGACTGGAGTGTACCGCAGAAGGCATTCAGGAAGTCATGGAGAAACTTGGATGAACATCATTCAACCGTGGGAAACACCAATCGGTCACTCGAACTTTGGTCAGTGTCTGGACCTCACTGCTTTGAAAGACGAGATCGGTGCACTGGCGTTGATGTCTGATCAAGAGGACGGTGGACAGCGTTACGTCAACGACTACGACACCTTCCCCAACATCGTACACCTGTTGCGTGACATCATCGACCACGAAGTCAAAGACTACATCAAGAAGATGTGGGACTACGGGTTGGGTGAGTTCCGCCGTGAGACCAATGCGAAGTGGATTCCACCGGGAGAGGGCTTGTACCCGCACTACCATCCTGGCTCCCAAGTGTCGGCGATCTTCTACCCTGAGGACTCTCCTTCTGGCTTGGCGATGTTTGACCCTCGTGGTAATGCGTGTCGTGGCTATCCCAAACAGATCCGTAACCGTTACATGGCTCCGCACCTGATCTCTCCGGCAGCAGGTGATCTGTGGATCTTCCCTTCGTTCGTACAACACAGCGTCTCCTACGTGAAAGAGGATACGCGGCTTTCTATGTTGTGTGAATACTACTTCTCTGACGAGCGCTAACCATGCAACTTATCCAACCGTGGAACACGTCGATCCTCAAGGTCAACTTGGCCGACATCGTAAACCTCGAGGAGATCTCTCAAGAAATCCTCAACCTGCACTGCATCGCTCCGCAGGAATCGAAGACTGCGTACAAGGTGACTCCAGAAGAGTTCCCTGCTCTGTGCGACTTCCGTGATCGGGTTGTTACGAACCTGGTGAAGGAATACCTCAAGAAGACCATGGACTACGACTTGACCGACTTCACTGTCGACACGTTCGGTAAGTGGTTTGAAGCAGGTACTGATCTGGGTGCTCACGTTCATGGTAGTACCGGAGTCACTTCCGTGTTCTATCCTGCCGACTACGAGTCGGGTATGACCATCTACGATCCACGTGGTAACGCTTCTCGTGGCTACCCGCGTGAGATTCGTGACTCGTATTTCTCGCCGTACTACCACGCTCCAAAAGCCGGTGATCTGCTGATCTTCCCTGGCTACTTGCAGCACTACGTTCCGACTGTAAAGGACGCACTGCGTCTGTCGTTGATCAACGACTACATGTTCAAGAGCGTCTAATAAGGGGAGGGCTTCGGCCCTCCTTTTATGCCGTCAATCTTATGTAGACTTTCATTCCTCAAGGGGATGCCTTATGTATCAAGTAACCGATCGTAGTGAGATCAAAAAGACCCAACAGAAGCTTAAAGACCGTGGCTTCTACACTGGCATCGTTGACGGGATCTGGGGTCCCCTGTCGCAAGCAGCACTGGAAGCCTCTCAAGGTGAGAAGGTGGTGAGTCCTGCCTTTGACACCACCCGGATTATCTGGGCAACCAAGGTGTCCAAAGAGTTCATCCTGAAAGTGCGTGACATTGCCAAGAAGCTCCAGATGCCTACCGAAGGCGCTAACTGGCTGATGGCGTGCATGGCTTTCGAAACCGGTGAGACCTTCTCCCCAACCATTAAGAACGGTGCTGGTGCTCCGTACTACGGTCTAATTCAGTTCGGTGCTGCTGCTGCCAAAGATGCTGGCACTACTCTTGACGCTCTGCTCAAGATGACTGCTGAGCAACAGCTCGACTACGTGTACGCCTTCTTCAAACCGTACACCGGTAAGCTCAAGACCCTGAGCGACATCTATATGCGCATTCTTTGGCCTGCTGCTGTCGGCAAGCCAGAAGACTACGTGATCTTCGATCAGCAGGTCCGTCCTACTGCGTATGTTCAGAACAAAGGTCTGGACATCAACAAGGATGGTAAAGTCACCAAGGCGGAGTGCGCAGCCAAGGTCCAAGAAAAATACGTGCGTGGACAAAAGTTCATCGCTTAAGGAAAAGTCATGGGTGCATTAGCGAGTTACTTCCCTGCGATGGAGGAGGTCGAACAAGACTTCCTTAACGCCGGGTTACTGGTAGAAAGTCGTGTTGCTTCGGAACGTGCTGACGATGACGTAACTGAACTGGGCGAGATCCATGCTACCTTAGAAGCTTTGGCTGTTTCGATGGAAGCAACTCTGGAGGCCGATCCTTGGACTCCTGTCTTCATCAATCACGCACTAGATTCCTTCGGTCGCCGCACTGGCTTGAAGCTCCCTGTGGCGTCGTTGGAAGATGCTACTGTCACCATTTCGATGGAGAGCATTGGTGGCGCTATCAAGGCCATCTGGGATGCCATCGTCAAGGCAGTGAAAGCAGCTCTTAAAGCGGTGGCTGACTTCTTCCGTCGGATCTATGAACTGGTTGCTGGTAAGCGCAAGAAGATCGAAGCAGGTTTTGCTAAGGCCAAGAAAGAAGGTGACTCCACGCCTTCCAAGCTGGCTGACACCAACAACCTGTCGAAGGTCGCTGACGCAGAGATCGAAGCTTTCAAGAAGAAGCTCAAGACCCCTGAGTTGGTTAAGTGTCGCAAAGACCAATTGGTTGCACTGACTCCAGCGGCAGCCACAGTGATCGACCGGGCTAACATCTTGGATGGCAACCAAACCATCCCTAGAGAAGAGATCACCCACGGTGGTGAGGTCATCACCCTGGTGCGCCGTGAAGACGTCAAGCGCGCCAAATACGTCAAGCTCTGCCAAGCAGGTAATGACTTCATCGCTCACGCCAGTGTTGCCGGTATCTCGTTGGCTGGTCTGAAAGAGCATCGCTGTGAGATCAGTATCGCTGACGTTACCGAAGTGGTCTGGGAGTGTCTGTACCGAGGTAAAGAGATCCGCGAAGTAGGTAACAACACTTCGACAGCGGTTCAGGAAATCTCGAGACTGGCTATTGCAAAGCTGAAAGGATACTTCGCTAAGGATCGCAAGAACAATCCTGGCGACTTCCATTTCAGTAGCCAAAGCGACGCTATGAATGCTGAGGTGTTGGCCAAATTCGAAGCGATTCGCAACGAGTTCAAAAGGATCACCGGTAAGGATGGTTGGATTCCTGCTGGTCGACGTGTGGTTAAGTTCCTGGAACCCAAGAACGTTTATCACTTGTTCCCTGAGTCCAATGCGATGCCCGAGCTTGCCAAGTTCACCGAGAACGAAGTCTTGCTGAACATCCCAACTTGGTCTGAAGCCAAGAAGGCCTCTGATGGTGTAACCTCGCTGTTGATCCTCAACACGCAGAAGGACATCATCACCGTCATCAACATCGGCTTTGACCGAGCGTTGGATGAATGGAACGCAGCCATCAAGTGGGTTGGTGAACAAGGGTATGGCGACAAGACCCCAGTAGTCACCAAGTACTTCACGGACTACTGCAAGCTGTTCTTCACTGATATCCAAACTCAGTACAACCGTTTCCTGCGCTCACAACTGGCAATGGAAGGTACGGCGATTCAATGGGCTAACGTTCTGTCTGGCACCATGGCTCGTTTGGCTGATGCCAAATCTCTCGTTGAGGAAATTGCTTAACGGCATAAAGGGAGGGCCGAAGCCCTCCCGTTTATGCCCCTGAACTTCCGAGGAGCATCTTGACGAATTCCCATCCAGCCGAGAATACGCCACTAAGCGTCTCTTTATCCCAGGTCCCGAGTTCGGTATCCCAAGAAGTGATTACACCAATCACCACCATGGCCAACCCACTCACGACACCAACTGTTTTGAGTACGTTCCCCCCACGGGATGAGCTTGATTCAACCCCTTCTAAGTTACCGATGTCCATGGTCAGGATAGCGATTTGGACAGCGTCTTCCATCGCTACGATCTTCTCCATAACCCCTGAACCTGTATCGGTCAAAGCGACTTGTTTATCCTGAGGCAAGTGGAAGTTGCAGATCTGTGCAACCATACTGCCCCATGAATAGGTTCCAAGGGTTTGATTCCCGATGGTCCCCAGAGCACCTCCGATGTTCATTTCGCTTTCCCCTTTTCTGCGATGCGTGCTTGCGTGTCGGCAATCCACTGATTCAGATCGATAGTACGGATGTTACACGAACTGACGTTAGACGTCTGGCGCATGTAAAGTAGCCCTAGTACTTTCAACCGTTCTTCTACCGATAGCTTCAAGAACGCTTCCTTTGAAGGAGGCGGCTCGACTGAACTTAAAACCAACAGCTCACTTGGAGGAATCAGAAGCCTCTCTCTTTCCTCGTACACCGTTGTTGTAAGACTCCCACATGCCGTCAACGACAGCAGCGGAAACCCGATCAATAACAGCGGATGAACCACGGCTTTCAACAGGCGCTTCTTGAAGCAAAGTGGTAACTTCATGTTGCACCTTTTCTATTGCGACCGCTTGTTTAACGGCTAGCTCTCCCTGTGCCTTACCGTGTCCACTTGCGGTGTTGGTATCGATCTTGGTCTGTTCCCTCAAACCATCGATCTCGCCCGACAATCGCTCCCGAGTTTGCTTTAGTTCCTTGACCTCTTTACGGGCCTCGGTTAGGTTCTTTTCGGTCTGTGTATGTTTCCAATACAGACCACCCAAAACTATTACAACCAAGAGTCCTTGAAGGACATACTTCTTGAGAAACTCACCAATGATCAACATATCACACCACCTCTGCGCAACCAATCGATTAGCGACAGAATCTTGTAGTACCCTACCGCAATAGCGTCAGTGGAGTGTTCGTCCAGATCTTCGATTCTCTTCCCTGATTCGTTACGGTAGTTAGGCAACCGCAAGATCCCTTGCTGTACCTCTACTTTATTCTTGCTTTTACCAGGTACCCCGACCGCAATCTTGGCAGAGGGAGGGTCAACTGTATCGAGGCGCATGTTGATGTCGTAGTTCAGCAGTGCTCGACGAATGAACACTTTGCACTCGACTAATGCCTCGAAGGCTTGAGGGAATCGCCCTAAGAAAGGGGATTCGCAGATCACGCCGTGGGGACACCAAAAACGGAGCCAGTTAATCAGCTCTATTTCGTGGGAATGAAGCTTTGCCCAGCGAGGACCGTGAGTGTCGATGACGTCAGGGTACTGTCGACTGTTCCTTTCCCCACGCAGGGTGTTTGCATCTCGCAAGATGACCTCCCCTGTGAAGAGGTCAAGGTCTTGTACCGCAGTACCCAAGGTATCAGTCCCTGGGTCGATCGAGTTGACACGAAAGTATCGACTCTGCTCTGGGATAAACAACATAACCGTTAACCGTTGTTGGCACTCACGTAGTTGGAGTCAGACAACAGAGGTTCGGTAGCACCCAGTTCGATGTCCTGAGTGAAGCCCTTGTTGGTGAACGCCACGGAGTGGTGGGTGGTAATGAAGCTGGCAATCTGTGCGCAAATCACTTCCTTCATGTTGAAGGTGGTGTTGCCCGGACCTTGAACCTGTGCGTTTCTATCTACACCAGATACCATGCCGATTTCAGAAATTACAGCGTAGGCTTCGTTGTCGTAAAGAATACGGCAAGCGTTGATCAGTTCCATCACGTCTTCGGCAGTGAACACGAGAGTGAGGATCTGAGAGGTCGACAGGTAGTCGCCGGAGGTGGTGATCACACCGGTGTTCGACATGGCTGGCGGCTGAGGGTTCAGGTTGGCCAGAGTCGGTACGTAGTCTTCGGTTTCTTTCTGAGAACCGTTGACGATGGTGTGGGTAATCGCTGGCGCAGTGTTGGCCATCGAGATACGCTTGAGGTAGTACGCGAAGTAGTTCACGCCACCAATGTTGACCAGCTTACGCAGACCGTAACGCTGACGGGCCACAGGGTCAAGGTCGTTGTCGACACGACGCAGGACGAAAGGCAGTTGACGATACAACGCAGCGTCCCAAGCACGGTGAGGAATCGGACTGGTGTATTGAGCACCATCAGCACCTACCATGTTCTTGTGGCCACCGTTACCGATACAGTAGTACTGCATCGCAGGGCGTTCAGCGTCACCGAGTTTCTCGTCAACGAGAATACCGTGCTTCTCGTTCAGGGTGCTGTGTTCCAGAATGGTTGGTTTCTGGCCCAGCAGCAAAGAGGTTTGCAGCGATGAACCCCAGATGCTCCGGGTGATAGTCTTCATAGATGAGTTCCTGTGGATAGTTGCTAGGCCAAGCGTACGTAAGCCAATACACAATATACGGCGGCATAGCGGGCTCCCGAAGGAGCCCCTACACTTTAGGCATCCATCAGGGTGACATTACCCACGTTGCGAGTTGCAGCGAGGTAATCCAACTGACCACCATTCGGGTCCACAATCTTGATGAAGAAGCTACCGCCACCATTCGCTTTCGGTAAGAACCGAGGTGAGTTGTTGGCGATCTTCAACTCCAATACGCCCGCTACAGTCATGGCTTCGTTGAACGCCGTGGCGTCCGTAACAGCCCCAGCAGTAGTTGGGTGCAGCACGTCTTGCGCTTCGATGACCAACCCGTATTGGTTCTTGAGGTAGGTAGCCATGGTAGCGAAGGTGAATGGGTAAGCAGTCGTGAATGGGAACTCCACGTAACCTGCCAACAGGGTAGTCACGTTAGCCCGTTTCCACGTCACTGGAACTGTACCTTTATAACGACCCGGTACACCGCTGGTTGCAGTTACGCGAGCAGTCATGGTGCAAGTAACAGATTGTGCGTTACCGACGTAAGCCAAGTCCAGGTGAGCAACATCCAGATAGTGGTCGTTGTAATCCTGGAACAGTTTCACCAGCACGTCACTGCCAGTGCTCTTCAAAACTTCACTGAGTTCTAACACCGCAGTGCTCCTTAAGTCAGTTTGCTCAGGTTGTAGTGGATCATCAAACTACCCCTGAGGTTGGTGCAATATTGATCGTTGAGTTCAATCACGGCGATGTAGCCCATGAACACGTTGTAAGCCTGGTCGTACTTACGGTTGAACCCGTTGAAGATCACCTTAGCTCCGTAGAGGTTGTTCTTCGACGCACGGTTCACACACTTCCAACGGTTCTCGCCAGTTGCAGCCTCGTTGTTGAGGATGTAGTTGACGAAGTCTACGTCGGTGTTGTTGATGGTGAATTCGTAGTCGGTTGGGAACGCAGTAATCTTCGCTGGGTAGTTGTGACCATGGTACTGACCATTGTTCAACAACTCTGGAGGAGACTTGAACGTGATCGGGAACTCAGGCAGGATCTCTCCCAAACGAGAGCTGTAGTAGATCACAAGATCGCCAGCCACGTCAGTGCAATAGTGAGAAGACAGCTCAATAATCAGAGCTTTGGTTGCCGCACTGTTGTACGGAGACAGACCAATGTTCTCCACTCGACCATTGTACTTCACAGTCGCACCGAACAGGTTACGAGGTCCTGGGGTGTTCTGAGACTTCCACGTGGTCTGTACACCGATCGGTAAGTCACCATAGATGACATCCAGATACGACGCCAGAGTCACTGCATCGGTCACAGGACCTTTACGCAGGTTAACCAAATAGCTACCGTAGAACAGACCGTCAGTGAACGGCTTGCGATGGGTAACAAATGGTCGACCTTGGTTCTCTACCACATCCAGTCCACCAAGATCAGAAACCTTAGCCAGTGCTTCCAGAGAGTCACGAGGCAACAGGTTAACCATCATTTCACCCACCCAACGTTTAGAGCGAGGCGTGGCTCTGAGTAGATAACCGTGGGCGTTGGCAACCGTAATGATCTCCTCGTAGAAATCGTCACTGTCAAACACGTACCCGTACTCAGCAGCCAAGATATCAACCAGGGCGCTAGTGGTGGTGGGTAAGTCCAACGTTAGGTTGATCTTCACACCCTCAAAGAAAGTGCCTAAGTCCAACCGGTTATAGATGAAGATACTCTGACCTTCGAACGGTACGGGAGCAAACGGATCAAAGCTCTTGCGTACCTTAAGCGTTACTTGAGTCTGGCGTCCTGTTAAAGCAACGATGTCAGCAATCTGAATGATATCCTCACGGAGAGTCACATTGTTGCGGGCACCAGCAATCTCAAGCAAGGCTTTCGTAGGAGTCAGTTGAAGAAGACCGATCGTGTCAAGCACTGTCCTCACTCCTTACAAGCAAAAAATAAAAGGGCTTGCACATCCCCGAAAGAATGTGCAAGCACCCCGTTAAGGTCACTCAGATGGTTTCAATACCAAGCCGTCTAACCGGATGAAAGGTCGAGGAGTCAATACCAAGCCAGGCAGACGGGTAATCACTACCATGTCAGCCAGTTCGTTGGAATACTCAAAGCCTTCTACCTCAGTAGCAATAGCCAGTTGCTCAGGTTGTTCACCATACTCCAACCCTTCCATCAGTGGGATCAGCGTCAGACGCTCATCTTCAAATGGTGGGTAGTCGAACGCATTGAACTCCAACGCAGGCAGTTCTTTGTATTCGTCATACTCGAAACCTTCCATTACTGGATTAAGGTTCAGAGGTTTACGTGGAGCAGGGTAGTCAAACCCAGGCATCTCTCCGACCAATTGCAGGTCTTCTGGTTCTTCTGCGTAATCCAGACCAGTCAGATCAACTTCCAGCTCACGGACTACCAATGGTGCTGGATAGTCGAAGCCAGTTTGATCCTTAGTCAGAGCAAGCGGAATACCCAAGTCCTCGTATTGGAAACCATCCAGGTCAGGACGGAAATCAATTGGAGGTGGGGCTACTGGATAATCGAAACCATCCAGATGTTGCAGCTCAATCTCTACCTCACGGAACGGCGAGTATTCAAACCCATTCATCGTCATGACAACGATTGGCGGCACTGTAGTCGGACTGTAATCGAAACCAGCCAGGTTGACCTTGGTCAACACAGTGTCAATGTGTTTGTATTCCCCGATGTTGTGCGGCGGGTTCTCTGGGTACAGATACTCTGGTACTGGTGTCTTGTTAATGACGTCATCCAGATCCAGGGCCTTCACCTCAGGAACCGAGAAGTAAACCGTTGGGATCACATAACGAGTGTGGTAACGCGTGTAAGCATCCGAACCGAAGTTAACGGTTGGATCATAACCATCCCCGTGTCGCTCTTCTGAGCTAGTGGTCATCTCGAACGTGATTGAATCCAAGTCCGTGATGTCAACGTGTTTCCCTGTACCGCTCATGTCCTGCACGTACACGTTGGCGCTGTGTACGCGCATGGAACCAGCACCATCACCCGCTTGGTCACCCAAACGAATAGCAGACCAGTTCAACGCAATCATGTTCGATCCACGCAGCTCTTTGAGGAACTGTACGGAGTAGCTGCTCAGTTGAGAGAGCAGTCGAATCATCGCGGCCTGGAGTTCTTCCAGGGAGACGGTAACGTGGAGACTAGTGCCAGTGCAAAGTGCTAACAGATTGTTGTACAACAGTTCGAACTCAGCTTGGCCGAAGTTCGTCACGTCGATTTGATGTTCCTTTAACCATTGGTCGTAGGACATCTTGTCGGCTAAGTTGCACTCCTTCATCATGTACAGGTGGTTAGCAGCAGCTTCCGCTTGTCCACGTGAGACATGGTGTTCCTGCGTGGTGTACAGCCAGTTATGCTCTCGCCAAGCCGCGTGGATTTCCACACACTTGTTATAGAAAGCATCAACCGACATCACCTTATCGAGCACAGGCTGGTCACGCAACATCGCGTTAATCAACCCATCGGACACTCGTTCCTTCTCACAGATGTGTCGAACCTGATCAAAGGTAGGTAGCACTCGCTTACGAACAAAGAACGCGTCGATGTTCGGTACATAAGGCATCTCCTGTCCTAACGCCCTGTTGAGGGAATAAAGGAAGAGGATAAACGCATCCTTAGCATTCATCCACACCTGATCGCCAGTCAACGGGTTGTCGAAGGAGATAATGGTGGAGTAGAGACCTTCTGTGGAGAAGTATAACCAGTGGTTCAACAATACGTCAGAGAACGTGACAGCGTAGTCGTTACTGCGGTCGACCACGGAGGACTCGAGGACTTTGGTCTTGAGTCGGTTCTTCGGACTGTTCTTCATCAAGTCCGTAACGTTGCGAACTTCTCGATCGGTTTCATTGTAGTTGCCTGGTGCAATACCAGACTCACGTTCAACGATACCTTGGATAGTCCACGTGTCTACAGGGTTGCCACTGGACAGTCGAGACAGCTCTTTTCGCTTAACCTCAACAGTCGGGTACAAGTTGCCCGGTTGATCACTTACGTTATGATGTAGGTTGTACTCTGCTACAGGAAGCATCCTGAGCGTCATCACTTTATTGACCAACCAGTCGAACGTATCCTGCTTACCAGCGTTGCGCTGGATGTACAGAATGTTCCGGTAGAAGAAGAGCATCTGCTCTTTGGTCATGTGAGTGATGAACTGATCCAACCGTCCATGCGACGCTAAGTACTCGCGGATATGGAAGCTATGAACCTGCTCCGTCCGACAGTTCTCTAAGCGGGCGTTCTCGATGATTAGAGGCAATTCAATGTAGAGCAATGCCAAGAAGGCGGCCGGGTAAAGGTCGTCAACAATGGCGTACTCAGGAATGTCCCATCGAGTATAACGGGCGTCAATCTTTTCTTGAATCTGGTCGATCAGACCGGTTTCGTTCTCCTCTATTAAGGAGCTGTCAATCCAGAGGATCTTCCCGTTGGGGGCGTCAATCGCCGTTTGAAGGTCAACTGGGTTGAGGATACCTAAGATCAGATCTTCTTGGTCTGGGTATCGCTTCACCAATTCGTTGTAGTAGCGAGTCCCGTAGGCGTAAGCTCTCAGGGTATCGCGGTGGATCGCAAGCGTCTCGATGTCGAAGGAAATCTCTTGTCGAGTCTCCAAGGACACCACAGTCATCTTCGTGTCGGTGGAGTGATAACGCCCAGCTAAATTCAGATAGTACTTCCATGTCGTCGGATCGTCTACGTTGACGTATACCTTCTTCTCGGACAGACCTGTATTTATAGCGTTAGCACTCGCTTCACTCTTGATGACAATCGTTTTCGCCATCGTGAGGATGGAGTCCACGTAAAGTCTGTAGTAAGCGTTGGACACGTCACGGTCCTCCAATCAACTTTCTTAAATTGTCACTGGGAGCGGTATGTATGGGCCCTAACTATGACGCCAACCAGATGCAGATGCTGGGGCTGGACAGTCAAAAACGGCGTTTCGAAAAACTCGGGTTGTTCAAGAAACGTCCGTTGGCAACCGCTGTCGTAAGTAAGCTGGTGCGGTCCGGTACTGATGTACTGGACATCAACACCGGTCAGAACAATCGTGGCGGTGCAGACATGCCCACGTCGAGTTACCTGAACAAGGTCTCGGACACTACCGCTGGAAACGTCACTGATGCTGCCAACCTGTACCAGATGTTGCCGGATACAGAACTGGCCGAGCAGATCCTGGTTAGTAGTATCCTGTCTCCGAAAGACATGGTTACCACGGAACTGAACTACCTCTGCAATGAATCCTCTTTGAAAGGGGAAATCACAGGGGTCTTGCTGTCAGTGGTCGAAGAGTTTTTCACCAAAGTCTATAAAATAGATCCCCAACTGAAGACGATTCTCTCGGACGTTCTGTTCAAGAAAGGGTCGTACCCAGTCCTGATCATTCCTGAGTCCTCAGTTGATGAAATCATCAACGGCGACAAACCGGGAACTGGTCTGGAATCCCTCAGCGGGAAAGGCTCGGATCTGTTCAACTACAGTATTGGTATCCTGGGTGACTCCAGCTTCGAGAACGGCAAGAAGGTTCCTCGTGCTCGTCAAAGTCTTTCTATGGAAGACATGAACCAGTACTACACGCAGAATTTCAGGATGCTGCGTCCCCGCCTTAAGAAAGGTAGCTTCGATACCAAGATCACGGTCTCGGACAACCCTGACGTTCTCAAGGCACCGTTTGCTCACGAACTGCAACGTCGCCAACATCTGGCTAACACGTTCCGTAGTCGTGGCTTCGGTATGGAATCGCAGAACGAAGTTTCACGTGACGATATCCAGATGTCGTTCTACCGCCCACGGACCAACCCAATGCGTCCTGTGGTAGCGATGAAGACCAAGGACCAGCTTAAGCGTGCTACGGTGGGTCACCCACTGGTCATGCGTCTGCCCTCGGAGTCGATCATTCCGGTACACGTTCCTGGTTCGCCAGAAGAACACATCGGCTACTTCGTAATCCTCGACCAGACTGGTAACCCAGTCGTGAAGGCCAACCGTTCAGAGTACTACAACGACCTGAACATGAACATGACGATTAACAAGGACATGGCGTCCCAGTTGATCTCACAAGGCCAACGTACAGTCGAAGGGTATCAACAACGTTCTGACGTGGACACCGAGGAAGCGACTCGGATCTACGCACAGCTCGTAGAAGAAGACCTGATCGCTCGTCTGCGTAACGGTATCTACGCTGACAACATCGAGATCTCACGTCCTCTGGAAGTGTATCGCATCATGCTGGCGCGTACCTTTGCCAACATGTCCACTCAGTTGCTGTTCGTACCGGCTGAATTGGTAACTTACTTTGCCTTCGACTACAACCGTTGGGGCGTAGGTAAGTCGCTGCTGGAAGACAACAAAATCCTGGCTTCCCTGCGAGTCATGATGATGCTGTCTAACACCATGGCTGCCGTGAAGAACTCTGTTCCTCACACCGGTCTGAACATTACCCTGGACCCGACTGACCCTGATCCGTCTGGTACTGTGGAGAAACTGGTTCACAACTACACGCAGACACGTCAAGCTTCGTACCCGTTGGGTGCGTCGAGTCCTGTGGACATCGTGAACTTCCTCCAGAACGCAGGCGTTGACCTTCATGTAACTGGTTCTCCGGCTTACCCGGAAACCCGCATGGAAGTTGAAGACCGTCAACGTTCGGTAGCCAAGCCAGACACTGACCTCGAAGACAACCTCAAGAAGCAATTCTTGATGTCGCTGGGTCTGTCGCCTGAAACGGTGGACAATGGTTACAACGTTGAGTTCGCAGCTTCGATCGTGACCTCTAACCTGTTGCTGACCAAACGAGTGATGCTCTACCAAGATCTCTTCACTGAGCTGTTGGGTGAGTTCATTCGCAAGTACGTGTTCAACTCCGGTAACCTGCTCGACAAATTGCGCAAGGCTATTGAAGCCAACCGTAAACTGATCGAAGTAGACGACGGGGAAGAAGCACCAGAGACCGAAGCGATCCTGATGGAATTCGTTAACTCGATCGCGGTGTCCTTGCCACGTCCTGACTCGATCACTATCGAACGTCAGATGGAAGCCTACGACAAGTACGTAGAAGCACTCGAGAAGTGCCTCGACGCTTACTTCTCCAGCGACTTCCTGGACGGTACTGCGATGGGTGAACAGCAGGAGTCTGTGGATGTTGTGAAAGCAGCTATCCTTGCGCACTTCAAGCGTAAGTGGATGCGTGAGAACAACATGCTCCCAGAGCTGGCAGACTTGGCCACGTTCACCGAAGACGAACACCCGATGATTGATCTGCTCACTGAGCACACTCAACACATCGACGCTATTGGCGCCAGTATCCAAGGGTACATGGTCAAAGTAGCAGAAGCCCAAGACGCTCGCAACAAACTCACCGAAGCAGTAGAAGCCGACAAACACATTGAAGTAGGTGGCGGTGGTGGTGGTGATTACAGCTCAGACGACTCCAGTGGAGACGACGACATGGGCGGCGATGATGATGGGATGGGTGACGACGAGTTCGGCGGGGACGAGTTCGACATGGATGGTGACTCAGGTGGCGATGACACCGGAGACGATACCTCTGATGACGAGTCTCTCGAAGTAGATGACGCGGATGCTGCTGACGCTGCTGATGCAGGCGGTGACGGTAGTAACGATAATGGTGGGGATACCGATGAGGATATCGGTGAAGAGGGTTCGCCTGACACTAGTGGTAGCACTGGTACTCTGGCAGAATTCTTAGAGTCCACTAAGCGTAATCGTCGCGACAACGAAAACCCGGCATAAAAAAGCCAAAAAAAAGAGCCGGGGGAAACCCTGGCTCTTTATGCCGTCAGTGAACGACCCGTATGTCAGTAGCGCGACAGAACGCAGCCTGAGCATCACGAACAGCGTCTGCACCGCCATTGAAGCGTAGGATGCAGGTGTCTTTGATCATGTAGCCATCGATTGCATCGGTGTTGATGGTTGCACGCACCGCACGTGCTGTTTCAGCCACGATCGGGTTGCCAGGGGTACCAACCCCGTACAGGACCATGTACAGATCGTTGGTGTGGAATTGGTGGTCACGCATCGTAACGACGTAACCGTATTGGGTCTCGGCTTGCTTCTCACCAGTAGAGACCTTCTGGATTTCGAAGTTACCGTGAACGACATCGCCTTTGAGCTGACGGCCATCGAGTACATCAATGAGGGTCACCAGTTCATCGAGATCTTTCCCATGATCCCAGTTTTCCCACGGGGTATTCTTGAACATCAGGATAGTCAAAGACATATCGAACCTTCTTAGGCTTTTAGTTGAGGGCATAGTGGGAGCCCGAAGGCCCCCACTGTTGCTTTACAGCTTGGCGGTACGAACCAATACAGCTTTCATGCCCAAGTAGCCAGGCAGAACTTCCACCACGCGATCGTAAGCGTCTACGATGTAGTGACGGCTGAACTTCACCGACTGCTTGCCAGTACGCTCCAGGATCGCTGCACACGCAGCATGCAGATCTGGTTGCACGGAGGCTTTGACGATCTGAGCTTGCTCGCCGTAGATCTCTACAGCCCACGGCACGTGAGTCACAGAGAACTTCTCGTAGCGCGCCAGGATCGAGTTCACCTTGGCTTTGTTCTCGCGGGTCATCTGGTCACCCAATTTCTTGAGGTAGTCCCAGTACTCGTCACCTTTGAGAATGTTGCTGACAGCCTTGATGATATCCTCAGCACGCTCTTGGTTCAGCAGGGTCCACATCAGACCCATTTGATCTTCGAGCAATGCTTCACCCAGGGATTCGATGTCTGCCACGAAGTTTTCAATTTCGAGAGCATTACCGTAACCCAGGTTAACAGCCAGTGCTTCATTCACACGGGCAGTCAGGGCATCGTTCAGGATGTTGTACAGGCGAGCGGTAATCTGCTCACGTTCCATATGGTCAGCCAAGAACTTCGCTGCGCCCACAAGGGTTTGCTTCTTGGCCAACTCCAGCATCACGCCAATCATGGCACCATCAACCGACACTGGCTGCATTTCACGGAAGTAGTACTCACGTACCTTACCGTCAAAGTTGTCAGCACCGAGCTTGATGATTTCGTTCAGGCATTTGATCTCGGCTTCCCGGAAGGAATGTGCCTCGATTTCCGTCGGAATGATCTTCACCTCAGGATTCTCCACAGGTGTTTCGCTGTGGTCCTCAGGATCGATGACCACCTGCGGTTTCGCCAGATCAGCCACATCGCGCCAGTTGGTAGGCAGCACCGCTTTGGTTTCATCCAGTTGGTACGGCTTACGTTGACGGATCTCGTGTTGCAGGTATTCCATCTTTTCCATTTCTGCCTCGGAGATTTCCTTCACGACTTCACGAACGATGAAGGTACCGTCGGCATTGTTAACGCGAACGTGGAACTTCATGTGGGTGGTAGGGTCGAACGATTCCGGCCACGGGTTGTCCACAGACCAGGTGACATCCCAACCGCTCGAGTGAGCAGGACGGATCTCGTTCCCGTTTTGCAGACGCACGTAGTCGTAAGGACGTTCCTCGTTGACCGAGTTCATATCCACTGGACTTTGCAGTCCAGCGTTTCCGACGGTTTCCACTACCGGAGCCTCATTAAGTGGTTCTGGGGTGAGCGCCGCTTGAGCCCGTTGTTGTTCTACTTGTGCAGCGAATGCTGCTTGCTGTTTGTTGACGGGTGCTTGTTGCACGTTAGTGCCTGCCATGTCGTTGAACATTTCCTCGACAATGCTTGCGGGTTGTTCCGTAGGCTGCACCGGCCCTTGAGAACTACGCCCACGGGAAGCCACGAAAGCATTCGAGGTAGGAGCCGGGGTTTCCTGTTGCGCCTGTACCGGAGCAGGAGCTGCCCCGTGAGGGCGCAGGGCCGATCGTCCTTTGTACCCCGAGTTGGGGTTTTCGTCCATCGCATTGGCTTGCGCGATACTGCTTTGGGTGCCAGCGAAACGACCCCAATTGATATTGGGATTCCCAGCCGGTTGGTTGTTGTTGCCACCGTTGTACGGCCAACCAGTCCCATGGCGCGCCGCTTGGAACGACGAACCTTGTTGCTGCTGGTTTCCAGGCCAGCTATTGTTCTGTTGCTGGTTGTTGGGCCAACCGCTGTTATTGAACGACGATTGGGGTTGCTGTTGGAGTTGCTGTACTGCTTGAGCCAACGCTTGTTGACGCTGGAGCAGACGCTGGATCTCGGCTTCAATGCCGACCCCCATCATCTGTTTCAGAATCGGGTTGTTCTGCGCGATAGTCGCCGTGAAGCAAGTGGTGACCTCGTTTGCAGCATTCGCCACGATTTGTTCCTGCGTTTGACCTTGACTTGCAGGCAACTTTGACATTGCCTCAGCCAAACGCGTGGTGGTATCCAGCATCGTGTAGTACGTGTCGTTCTGCCAGGCGTTGTCCGACGCCATGTTGAACATGAAGCAACGCAGACAGTTCTTCTGCGCGTTATCTTGCAGCATCTTGATCACGTAACCGTTTACAATGGCAGGCCATTGGTTCTGGAAGGGGATCTGGTAAGGAGCCCCTTGCACATAGAACGTCGCGTTGGGTTCATTCGCAGAGTACGGCAGACCCTGGTTGTTTGGTTGGTTAAAGAACGACATCTTGGAGTAACTCCACCTAAGCGTATTTCGTAAATTGGATTCGTCGTTGTACGTTGTCGATCAAAGCACGGAACTTCTCGTTCCTCACGACACGATAGGAATCATCGTATTGAACGTAAGGCGAAATGCGGGTACGCCCACTCGGGCTCGCCTTAGGCAGGTTGTTATAACTGCCTACTTCAACAATCGACGAGTGCAACAATTTGGACGCATCTCCAGCAGAAGACTTCCCGCTGTTGCGACCGTTACCAGTAGCGCTGGTCTGTGGGACCAGGTTCGACGTGATCTTGAAGTACAGGTTATCTCCAGGACTGGAAACGCCTGCGACCTCGCCATGCTGCCGGTTGATTTTCATGATCGCATCTACAGTCAGATTCCGCCGTAGTGCATTGTTGATTTCCTCTTTAACTTTTGGTTTCCGTACCGCCTTTTGCAAAGCGAATTTGAAGTGAGAAATCGCCTTGTTGATATCGAACAAAGCGTAACGCAATACCATCAACTCCTTGTCGTACATCGTGGACTCGACGTTGTCCGACTGGATGACCATCTCTGAAAGCGCTCCAATGATGAACGCGAACAGTTGGTAAATGTCATTTGCGTGGATATTCTCACTGAGAAGGTCAAGCCGCGATCGTTCGTCCAGGGATTCGTCCAAAGACTCGATGTGGTTGTCAATCTCGTCTGCCAGCTTACCTTCGCTTTGACCTGGGCCAAAGATCAGGTGGCCGAGCAGGATGCGCCAGAATCGGGTGCTCTCAATGAACTCGGGTTCCACACGTTGCGGGAAATGATCCGTCACGTAGAAGAACCCTGCCACCAAACCGATGTTCTGCGTAGTCCAAGCCGTACGGCGAATTGCTAAGCGGATATTCGTTGGAATGTACCCGCTACGTCTAACGCCCCGAAGAGAGCGTGGGCAGATCTGCTTAGAGCCACAGATCAACCATTCTTCCTTCGGGTAGATGTCGTAGTTGATTTCGTCGGGATAACCAACGAATACATCAGTGTTCGACATCATCTTAAACGCCTGGCTTACCCCATACTTGCTGAAGAGGTAGTGCGCCATCGTGTGTTTCGCTGTGATGCGATTTCTGTTTCCAGTTCCCTGCGCAGGGTTTCGATTATAGACCGTGGCCCATGCCACGTTCGCCGTCTCGTTCCAACTGGTCTCCAGGTTTCCCTCGTCGAGATCATAAATACGGAACGTGTGATCCAATCGCTCGAAGGTAAGTTTCGTTACCTGGAGTGGAATAAAGATCGTGTTTACCCCGTAGCTGATTGCACGGTCGGCCAGCACTGGGCTGATCGAGAACGTACTGCCACGGATCGTGATCAAACCTGCCTGGGTCATGTAAGGCAAGTACATATGCGGTTCGTACATAGGTTCCCCATTGTACGTGAACCGATACTTCATCAAGAACAGATTGTTCCGCGCGATGTCGAACACCGGCTTCCCGCTCCGCTTTGGCGTGACCACGTTGTACTCTTCCTGAGGTGTACAGCGTGTGCATCCTTCGTACCGCAACCCTGGTGGGAAGCTCTTTGAGATACTTCTGAACAACCCATCCACGTGACGCTCAACAACCCGCATTTGCTCTACGGCGAGGCCTCTCATGACCTTTTCATTCATACGGGGAATGGCATTATGGTGAATCATGCCAAAGAGGTGGTTATCCATTGGTTGTTACGCCCTGTCTATCAGACTACCTACTTGAATGCTAGAAAGAGAGCCGCAAGTCCAGTTGCAATGGCGGGAACCCACTTGAGTAACTCCGAAGAATCTTTTCTCGCATAACTGCGCTCTTCGTAGTGATCTTTACGCTCGAGCGATGCCACTGCTCGAAGGTGTTCTACTCTTGTTTGTTCTTCTTTAAGTCTGGCACTAGCCTCGTTGATACGAGCTTCCTCCAAACGCCACCGGTGTTCCTGAGTCTTACGGTCGCTTTCCTCCGCGACGCGCCGTTCCTCGATGTTGCGTTTCCACTCTTCGTGTTCCTGATCTCTGGTGATCCGCTCCAACTTAAGACGATGTTCTGTCTCTTTCAAGTCGTGAGCGAACTGATCAAGTTCACGTTTCCTCTCAGCGGCGATGTCTCCCAATACCATCGCTTCCTCGTAGGACTTAAACATTCCCAAGAATTCCTCAGCTTCTGGGAAGGCGAAGTAATCAGACCTAGGTGCTCCAACACCCCCATGTTCGGATACAGGCGCGGTAGACGCCCGATAGACACCGGACTTACGTCCAGGATCTTTCGTGGGTTGGACTAGGAAGATTTCTTTGTTGATGTTAATGAAACGAGGTCCGAAGATGTCTTCATTGTCAACAATCTGTAGGAAGTACCCCACTGCTCCCACAGTGTTGATCGTTTCGTTGTTTGCTACTAGGCGGTTGCGAATACCTTCATCGCTGAAGGGATGGTGCGGGACATAACCCCCTTGCATCGTGGAAACCACGACGTCAAGGTTAACAAGGTATAATGATCCTCCAGATGCGGCTACATCAGCCTCATCTACACCGTAGTCCACTTGGGCATGACACTGCCCCATTCGCTGTCGCACACTTCCCTGCAAGACTGCGTCCCTTAAAGCACGCATTCCATCAGAGGTAGCATTTGATAGGCGGTCTACGTCAATATTTACACCGGACCGATACTTGATCGTGTATCGGACGATGAACTTGTTAAGAGCCTTCACATTCATTGGCTGAATGATCAGGGGCATTCCAGAACGGTCAACTAACGTAACGGGGGTACGAAACCCGTTATAAAACTCCTTCTCTATGGAAAGTTGCGCTCCCGGACCTAATTCAAGCACGCCAGGTACTTCGGTCAGGTGAGCTTCTCTGTTTATCAGTTGGTTGTTGTGGATATATTGGCTCATAGTTTCACACTGAGAAAGGGATAGCATTTGTAGATTTGTGTGAATGGCATTCCTCTGTGATTGTACACTTTGATAATATACACTTGAAATGACTTTGAATAGACGGCATAAAAAGAAGGAAGTCCTCCTGAGCCCGAAAGCCCAGGAGGTTTCCTTTTGAGTCCCCACTTAAAGGACACTCCTCAGGAGCCGAAGCCCCTAAGGAGGTGTTACCAACCGAAGACCATCAAGTCTCGTGGTTGTGACAAGCTCGGCCAACGTTTTTCGCTTATTGCTCTTGAGTGGCAACAACGATTTTGTTGGTAAGAACTTTATCCAACCCCTTCACTTTGATGATGGCCATGGCAGGGAGGTGGTTGATGTGCAGGTTACGCGGTTGCACCATGGCTTCCGGGTAAGTACCGCCATCACGTTGAACCATCATGCTGGAAGCCAGCTCAGGAATCCACGCGTGCACACCGAAGGTGAGCGGGTCGATGCCTTCGGATTGGCCCATGCGGGTCAGACCGATGATGATGGTGTCCTTCATACGGAAGTCGAAGGAGGACTCGATTTGGTATTCTGGGAAAGCAATACCGAAGGTGCGGCTGTCGCCGACGACCATCAGGTGACGCTGGAGAACCACGTCGGTACCGATCAGCAGCTTCGGCTGTTGCGAGCCAGTTACGGCAGCGTTCAGCGCAGGCTGGTAGCCGGTGTCGCGGTACATGCGGTAGGACACGTCACGGATGGCGTTAACCAGGATGGCGTTGATGTCTTGCGCACGGTCCATGTCACGGATGGAGTTGATCTCTTGCTCCAGATCAATTTCCTTCTCTTCGAAGAAAGGCTTGATCAGGAAGCGACCAACACCTTCCACTTCTGGGATGGTGTCTTGACGCTTGACGGCCTTGGCGTAGGCCTTCAGGGTTTCTGCGTAGTTCAACAGGCGGGTAACCGCGTTGTTGGTGTTACGCACGCGCACGGCGTTGATCAGCATTTCCAGGTCGCGAGCGTCGCGGTTCGAACCGGCCGGGGAAGGCGCGGAGATCGGAGCACCCAGCGGGATGTGGAAACGGAAGGTGCGGTCGTTGGTGTCCAGCAGCAGACCACGAGTACGACGGTTGCTGTTGGTACGAGCAGCTTTCAGATCGTAAGCAACAACGGCAGCGCCTTTCAGCGAAGCAACGATTGGAGCACCAGCGCCGGAGACCAGGCTGATTTCTTTACCGTCGGCACCGACGATGGAGTCAACAGTCACAGGGGAGCTGTACACACGGCCGTTACCGAGCTGAGTGTCGAAGTCGCCGTTCAGGTTGACAGCCAGGCGCACGGTCACGTTGGCAGCGGTGATGGCAGCCAGCAGAGTAGGTGCAACGCCAGCGGTGGTGAGGGTGTCTTTGTCCAGGACCAGGTCAGCGGTCTTGAAGTTCAGGTTCATCTCACGGTTGGCGCCTTCAACCGACTTCACGAAGTGGCTACGAGCCAGACGTGCAGTCACATACTTCACAGCTTCGCCGTCGGCGAGCTGGATGTAGATGTTTTCCAGACCGATCGAGTTGTCGATCGCGTCGGTGTGGTCGATGATGCCAGCGCCGATCAGGCCAGGGTGTTGGGACAGACCCAGCAGGTTCAGCTCAACGTTGATTGCCAGCGGGGCAGTCGGTACGTCGATGTTGCTGATGCGGCGAACAACTGGGGCTACCAGTGCTTCGTCGATGAACTTGTCTGCGTTGCCGCCGTTGGCGAGAACGACAGGAACCAGGCTGGTGGATTCGTCGGCCAGGATTTTGTGGTCCATGGCAGCTTCGACCAGGTTCTTACGGTTCCAGTCAGTCACCTTACCGGTGTTGCTGTGCTGGATGGCGTTGTGAACCAGGGTACGACGAACGGTGATGTCCAGGCCGCCTTGCTCTGGCGGTACGACGGTGGTCGGGTACCACATCTCGGAGAAGCTGTCCTGTACGGCAGCTTTCACGTTGAAGACGATGGAGTAAGGCAGGAACTTGGCCAGCTCACGTTCGTCGAACGATTCCAGGGATGGGGTGTCACGGGTGTCAACGACACCAGCAGCGCCGCTCGAACCGATGTCGACGACGTTGTCACCGGAAGCCTGGGAGCGCATGGCGACTTCGGCGTATTCGGCCGGGTTACCAGCAGCCATGGCAGCGATCGCACCGGCTTGCAGTTGGGTATCGGTCAGATCTTCTTCGCCGTCTTCACCAGCTTCACCATCTTCCAGGGAAGGGCGCAGCGATGCGAAAGCGTCTTTGATCTCACGGCCGATGTCTTTGGCGCGGCGATCCAGTTCTTGGAACTGGCCGTCGTCCAGCGACTCCATGGAGATCAGTTGACCGGTGATGTCTTTGGAAGCAACGTCGGTGCCTTGGGCCGCGATGGTTTGACGCAGGGCAGAGACGACGTTGTTCAGAGGCGAACCAGCAGAGCCTTTGAATTTCAGGAATGACATATCGATGTGTCCTTTTTACTTTCACGAAAGTACAAGTGGGGTGGAATCGGCACGCTGCCTTAACCAGTTGCGACAAAACAACGGTTCGGTTATAGCTGCTATATAATTAAACATTTACAGCAAACCGATGTTGCAGAGTCATTGAAACATAAAATACGTATTTACGTACTTCAAGGTTTACCGAGAGAACTTAAGTACTCCCGGAAGAAGTCGGAGCGGGCGACGTTGGTCAATCCACAAGCGATAACCCAGCGGGTCATCAACTCGTCGAGGAAGGTCTCTCCGTTGACATAGGGAGATTCGCCCATCTGTCCTAAGATAGGTGTAATAACTAACGTATCAGATTCAACTGATTGCACACAAAGAGTGTACTCATCGTTAGTTGCATCGTCACGACCAAGCCATGCTTCATCAGCATTGAAGCCGTTGGCACCCTTGGCACGCAGGTAGTCAACGATCTGACTGATCTTGCGATACCTATCTTCTGAACCCTTCGGAGGGTCACACAGAAGCAAGGTGCAAGTCGACGGGAAGGTCTCCGCAAAGGCACGAGTGAACAGTGCTTCACGCTTCTCATTGAGCAGGACATATTTGGCTACATCCTCAGGGGATAGTATAGCCGTCAACTGGTGGAAGTCATTCACCGTTGCCAAATCGACTTTAGCGTATTCCAAGGCTCGCTTGAGCCAAAGGGGTACCAAGACTACTCTCATTTATACAGACTCCGCGTTAGGAAAACCGTGATGGATGAAAAACTGCTATTGATACAGGTGATCACACTCCTGTATCGAGAAAGCCAACTAGAGACTCGGAACTCAAACTCGAGCGAGCTGGCTGCCTCAGTTGTGGCCACTGTCCGTATCCCAGAAACGGCGATGGAGGCCGATCGCGGACGTGAATCTCTCAAGGCTTTGAAGAACACCGCATCAGCGATGATCTCTAATCCCCCGAGCCAGGATTATGACAGGACTATCCTGCTTCAAAAGATACGTGTAAACGTTGGGGACGAGGACGAACTGTATCAGGCCTTCGAAGCTGCCACTCACCCCATTGACAATGAGGCTTGGCTCAAGAAAGCAATCTTAGAGTATCGTGCTGAACTGAACGCGTTCATGAACCGTTTCCAGATCACCGACATTCTTAAGCAAGCTTATTCGGCTTCGACCTTTAACCCACATGGTGTTGACTGGAAGAATTTCGTCCACGATATCATGGGTAGCCTCGAACCACTGGCTCAAACTCAGACGGTTGAACAGAACCCTGCAATTGTAGGCTCTGTAGACCTCGATGACGATGAAGCAGTGATGGCCCTGATGAACCAGGCACAGGAAGAGCTATCGACCGCTGGTGTGCTTCGTACGGGCTGGCAGGGCGTTAACGCTATGTGTGGCGACCAAGACGGCTTCCGTCGTGGTGAGTTCATTCTGGTAGGTGCACTGCAACACAACTTTAAAACCGGCTTTACACTGAACCTGTTTAAACAGTTCGGCTTGTACAACCGACCGTACATGCGTGACCCGTCGAAGAAACCACTGCTCCTGCACATCTCCGCAGAGAACAACCTCATCGACAACGTTATGCAGCTCTACGTCTCTATTAAGGAGAACGAAACAGGCGAAGCAGTATCGATCCGTGGCGTGGATCAAGCAGAAGCTGCTGCGTACGTTAAGAGCCGCATGATGGGCAACGGGTACCACATCCGCATGCTGCGGGTAGACCCATCGATGTTCAGCTACCGCGACCTGTTCGACTTGATCACCAAGTACGAGTCGGAAGGTTACGAAGTACACGCTTGTGTGTTCGACTACCTGAACATGATCTCGAAGAAGGGCTGCCAACAAGGTCCTCACGGCTTCGAGACTCGCGACCTCGTGCGTCGTGTGCGTAACTTCACTGCACCCCGTGGCATTACCTTCATTACTCCCCATCAGCTCTCCACGCAGGCTAAAGAGCTGGTACGGCAACAGATCGAGAACTTCGTTCAAGAGATTGCTAACAAAGGCTACTACGACTCCTGTCGGACTGTCGACCAAGAGGTGGACATGGAGATCTCGATCCACATCGAGAAATTCAACGGTGAGTCGTTCCTCACGATACAACGTGGTAAACACCGTAAGATCACAATCACCCCTGAGAAGGATCTGTACTGCGTCCTCAAGTTTGAGAAGATCGGTAACATCCCTGATGACTACGGTAAAGTGAACCGCACCTTGAGAAAGGTTGGTGGTCGGCCTGAGTCAGATGGTGGCAACGCCAATGTCTGGTGGGACTCGCAAGAAAAAGAAGCAGCATAGCCAAAACGAGCAAAAAAAAAGAGTCTAACGCGGACTCCAGAGTACAGAGACCCGAAGGTCTCTGTACTCACCCTTTATGCCCCTTCTTTACCAAGCTTCATGTGCAGGGCGAAGTATGCCTGGCGCACAGCGTCTTCCAACGTGTGAGACCAGACCGTAACTTCTTCATCGTCGTCATTAATCGGCAGACAGGTGATCTGTACAATGCGATCGACTTCCAACATTGCCTGAGCCACGTCGTCGGAGATCCCAGCGATCGTTTGTAGATGCTCGATGGCATCTTCAATAGTCGTGTTGGGAGCATCACGGTACTCGTTAACCAGGATGGTCAGAGAACCCGAGGTGAGATCCTGGATGTCAGCCAGCATCACTTCCAGAGAAAGCTCAGGCGCTTCTGGAGCGCTGTTGTCCATCATTCTTCAGCACTCGCTTGACGGACTACTGTCGGACGCATGAAGATTTCCTCGAGGTAGTCGTTGGTTTCCTCAGCTTCTTCCAGCGAACCGGAATTGCAGAGGTAGTCCAGAACGCGGAAGGTGACATGGAAGGTATCGCCACCAGGCTTACCCTTGACCACATAACCCATGCCTTGCAGCTTCTTGATCATGCGCCCGATGCTGACGTCACGGATGCTGTCGGTCTTGGTCAGACCCCGCAGTTCAGCACGAGTGAATTCCAGGGTGATGTCGTTGGTGACGCCGAGTTTGATCAGCAGTTCAAAACGATCACACATCTTTTTGTTAACGTGGTCAGCCAGTGCTTTGGTGCTAAGAGCCATTGTTACTTTCCTTCTGAGGATTTACTTCTTCGGTTCAAGGACAACGTATTCGCTGCCCCGTTTCTTTTTCAGGGTGTAGTTCCCTGGGATGAAACACAGGGCTTCGCTGGTGCTGATTGCTTTGCCCCGGCGAGGGACTGGCGTCGGTGTATCAGGGACAACCTCGAGGATCGCCGTGAACGTACGCATCATCGCCCCTTGAGGCAACAACATGTAGTAGGTTTCTCGAAGGGTGCCATGGCGCGGTGAGTGAGAGCTTTCGCTTTTCACCCATTCGTTACGAGGGAACTGTTCTTCCTCGTAAGTTTCACTGGACATTACGGTTTGCCAGCAAAGTGTGGTTCCAGAATCCAGATTTCTTTTTCGTTCTCGGTGCCGATGTCGCCGTCTTTCACTTGACGGATCTTGACGTTCGGTACATAGACCATGCTTTCGCCGATGATTGCTTTGTCACCGTGGACGCCGTGGTTGGCATACGTGGTGTTCTTGACGATGGCACCGTAGCCTGCGTCGATTGCTTCGACTTTACATTCGTCGTTTTTGGAAAGGACTTTCCAATGATGATTTGGATGATTAACTGGGTTTTGCATATTCGCCTCCTAAGGACTAAGTTTATAGAGAACAGTTTTAGATTAGTCTAATCTGTTCACCTAGGTAATATACACTTGAGATTTATTTCATTCAGTATCTTTCTACTTTGTCCCTGTATGTCCAGAGTTTTGTAATTGCTTACATACCTGCGCTACTTTAATGAGAGCGATATGATATCGCCTCAGGGGAATAATAATCAACAACGCAACTAGGAAAACGTACCAATGGAAGCGCATAATGGCGAGTCCGGGGGAGCACGTCACCAAGGAGCAAGGTGGCGTCCATGGAATCTCGCATCGGTACATTAGCTGTAGATACACCCGCAACAAAAACTATAAACGCTGTATCGCCCCTAACGGGATGGCTTACTGATAGATTGGCTTTGGCGGTTGCAAGCTCATCAATGCTTCGACACCCCCTTCGCTACGTGGATCTGAAACACCGCGTCTGTGAACCAGCAACAGAAGATTGTCTCTTTGTCGAGTCGCCCATCGGGCACCACGAAGGAATCGTTCTGTCTATTCTGTCGGGTCCGTATCATCCGTTGCTAAGGCAAGTTTGTACAAATACCCGTAATTATGTGAGAGAGTTCCTCGAACTTTCACAACCGGTGTTCCCGTGGCCAATGGGCATAAAAGCCCAAATGCACTAGCATCCTTCTTCGGAGGGATGCTAGTGCAGTCACGGTTCTTTATGCCGTCAGCTTCTTTTTAGGGATGCCAGCGTGTGGGAACAACCGCAGGGTAGTTGTGTACCCGTAAGTGTTACCACTGTAACCGTGGGTCTTTGGTAAATGTACCTCGAACACTGTAACACCGCACTCCTTGAACTTACGCTCCAAATAGGAGCCCAAGGAGACGATGAGGTCAATCTCTTTGTGTTCTGCGACCGAGTGTAGGTTGCCGTTCACCTCCATGTGGAAATATTGCTTCCGTGTTGCAAAACCATCAGCCTTCTGGTTATAGGAGAAAAACCCTACAGCGTCCATCCCCTGGTGATTGGGGGCTTCTGCTAACAGAATGATTTTGGTGTTGTCGGTTAAAGCCAGGCCTTCTCTACGCTCCACCGCTGCTTCAATGGTTGCCATCTCTCGTACTCCATATCCCATTGATGACAAGAGAAACTCGGGGAGTTTTCTATTGTGTTAAGTGTTGGCAGTTACACCTCTGAAGTTTTGTTATTGGATGTTTCCTGCCGCGCGACGCTGAGCACGTCACACAATACGGGGTTTATGCCGTGAGTTGGCGCTGAGCCCACAACGACTCTTGTTCACGCTTTGCCGGATCGTTAGATGGCTCGGTGACATTGAAGGTGATCTGGTACAGCTTAACCGCGTTGTAGATGGTGTATGCGGTCGTTTCAGGCACTTCGAGTACCTTCATAGCCTCAAGCAGAACCAGATCCGCCTGTGGCCTTGAGATACGTTTTGGCAAACCATCAACGGTAATCGACAGATACTCACAGAGCATGTCGTGTACCACAGCAGCCTGACCATAAGCACCCCATGGTGGAATGATTGACCAGAAGGCACGAGGTACAGAAGCACCGTCCGTCAGATAGCCCGCAGGAACGTCGATCCATTGATTGCTACCCTTAGTCCCCAGGTAGTAACGAAACCCCTTCATAACGCGCCAGTAGTCCTTACCGAGGCGTTTGCTGGCTTCATGATCGTACGTCACCAACAGTTCAGCATCAAACTTTGTAAACCCTAGCAGTGTTGTCATGTTAGCCCCATGCTTTATATAGCTCGTACAGGCTCCAGCCCACTACGACAGTGATAAACAAACTATGTCCCCAATAGAAGCACAAGTCCCGTTTCGACATGGAACTTACCTCAAGTAAATAAAGACATAAGAATGGGGCAAAAAAAAAGGGAGGCCGAAGCCCCCCTTTAGTCAATGTACCGTAGTCGGCGCGTAGAACACACGCTCACCCTGGCGATATTCCTGCAAGTGCAGGCGCTTCCATGGGATTACATTGCCAGCTTCCATAGCTTCCAGAAGCTCAGGGTTCGTGTTGTGCAAGGAGATCGGATTACCGTATGGCTTCAATGCCTCGAGCAACGTCGGATCAGTCATGACCTCGAGGGATACCTTACGACGGTTTTTAACCTCACGTGAGGTTGTGATACGGTCGATCAATCCAATCTGCTGGAACTTGATGTTGAAGTACACATATCCACCGGACGCCTTTTTCACAGCCACGTATGGCAGGTTAGGGTCGAATGCACCGGTTTCAATACCTACGGGAACTGCCACTTCACGGCGCAGACTAAGCAGGTTCATCTTTTATCACCTTTCGTTTCAATACGTTAATGTCGAATTTAGATTCCTGTTTGTGGGCAATGTTCACCCACTCCAGGGGATTCCATTCGGGAAAATACGTATCGCACTGATGTGTATCGTGGAACTGGCTGAGTACCATTTCGTCAACCAGATCCTTTTCCAACACTTCAGTGTATAGCTGTGCCCCTCCAATCACAACGGGATTACCTAAGGCAACCCCGCTTGCACGACTCCAATTTTCCCTTACGGCGTCAACGAGCTGGAACGCATGTTCCAAATCGCGAGCCACATACAGCCCGAAGCGCAGGTAGTCCCTGACGTAGTCTTTCCTCGACAATACGATCAGGGCCCGGCCTGGTAGCAACGGTTGTTGCTCACTGCTCCAAGATTGATCCTCGGGCAGCTTCTTGCGCTTGATCAGGGAGTCGACGGTTTTACTCCCAGCGATCAAGATTCTCCCATTGGTATATTGAAAGAAGGACTGCAAATCCTCCTTCGATTCCCACGGGAGATTATTATTGAGTCCGATGCCCCGTTCAGCATCCATCGCCGCTATCAGATTCACTTTCATTCTTTAAAGCCTCAAGCTCCGCTACCTGGTTTGGAGGTGCGTAGTAAAATGTAGGAGTCTCACGGTCTTCGGAGACCAGCTCAGTCAGGAACAATGGTTCGTCCTTCTTGAGTTCAAGACCCCAGTGTTTAGGGGCACCGCTAAAGCCATACTTGTGGAACATCAGAATGTCGGCTGTAACGATAACCGGTTCGTGACGAACCTTGATGCTGTGTTTGGTTGGATCGTCGGCCCATACTTCTATTTCATACGGCACGCGAATTTCTTTATACGCATCCCACAGAAGGCTACGGCAAATACCCGACCACAATTCTTCTTCGTTGTTACGAGCCCAGTGGTAGTCTTCCTCGGTTTCGTACCGCACAATTACCGGGATGACTTCTTCTTGGTTGATTACCGCCATACCGCAGAACGCATCACGCTTACCAACCTCGGCAGCAGGCAGCGCGTAATACAAGTAGTCTTCGGCGATCAGGAACAATTCTTTCACAGAGTCCGCATGGGTTTTGCGGTCCATGATGGGTTTGAGGATAGCTCGCGCTACGATGCCCTCAGTTTGTTTCCGCTTGGCCATCTTCAAGGCTTTCTTCTGAACTTCTTTGAAGCCATGATTTTTATTGACCAGAGCCAGGATCAACAGGGTGCTGAGATCGTCAAACTTTTCCACGTTTACTACCTTAATATGTCTTAGCTCTTCTTAGAGCAGGGATTAGAAGGGGACCCGAAGGTCCCCATGGATTTAGATCTTTGCCAGCCAGTGATCACGAGGAACACGGACAGTCGCAGAATTGACATGACCACCACCGCCGAACTCTTTTGCGATCAACTCGCAATCGAGTGCATCCGGGTTTTCTTTGGCCGAGTTGAAACGCAGCACACGAGCGTCAGGTGCATCGAAGTAACTCACGACCACCGGATGGGTCCGGGTGAAACGATCGTTGAGTTCGCTGTACAACGGCTTCGGACAATTGAACGCCAAGACTTTACCTAGGTGGAAAGCCACGTCGTCATTCTCATCCAGGATCTCGGTGTTGAAGTCGATCTCCCGTTGAGTATTGTCCATCATCCAATCGAGCAGTGCCCGATCACCTTTCATCAGGATTTTACCCATGGCGATCAGCTCATCGGCTGGCAACAGCGCCAGAGCTTCCCACTGGGCCAGATCCAGGGTGGTGTCGCCCACCAGGTATGAACCCAGAGCACGATTGTACTGACGACTACCGGAGATCTGGAACTTCCACAGGTCGACATCCGCCGACATTGTGACCATGGTTGGTTCCGGCGTTGACGCGCCGTTGAAGAACTTCCAGGACAGTTGTGCACCCGACTCGTAGATGTCTACGTACAGCTTGAGGTTAGGTGGATACACTTCGTACGGCATCGCACCGAGGTACGGTTCGTCGTACTCCTGTGCAATGTTGAACGCTTGCTGTGCCTTGCTCTGTTCGCTATTCAGAGCGGTGTACATTTTCTCGGTGGACTTGTGGTGGTCAATGACGATCACCAGTTCAGCCACCTTACACAGATCACGCAGAACCGAGATCGGATAAGAGAAATCCAGAATGTACAGGATTTCACCACGTTCGATTTTCGGTGGAGCGTCGCCGTATTCAGCCGAGATGAAGGTTGCATGGGGGAGTCGCTGACTTGCAACCCATGCTGCCGTCATTCCGTCTACGCAGTTCCGGTGGTAGACCACCGTTGTTTTTGCTGCTTCAGTCATATCCCCTCCTAGGGACTTAAAGATCGACGTCACGCCATTCACGCGTAATTCCCCCGATTTCGTGATCCTGGGTGACGTACATCACCGAGATGTCCGGTTTAGTCGGGTGATGAAACCCGAACACAAAGTACGGACTAATGCCCATATACAACAGCGTATCCCCATGTTGGCGAGTACGCTTTGCAACCTCAACGCCAATAATGCGTTCAGGCCACTGTTGGTGATGAAACTGACCGACTGTACAGTCCACGGCGTGTTGGCCCAACTCTGGGATAGCCGCTTGGTTCTGACAGTCAGCGAAGAACACAGGACGGTTGTCAGGTGTTACATAGCCGAATTCAATGTTGGGAATGGCCAAAGCTCCCGCCAATGTATCTTGGGCTTCCTGAAAACTGTCGTGTACATCGCCGACTTGTCGGATTAAGCGCTTGGTTGTTGTTCGCACAGGACTGCATGCTCCATCGGATAAGTCTCAATATAGGTAGTCAACAACCTGAGCCACAGCCAAGGGTTATCAAATCCAGGACTGTAGCCCGCACCACCCGGCGCAGGGAATTGGGTCTTGACCCTGAGGAATTCCTCGTACAGGTCTTTGCGGTACTCCAGGAAGATCGTCTTCGAAGCCCGGTGGAAATGTATCTCCAATCCGGTAGCCTCAATCCGCTTGAAGTACAGCGTGTACGCTTTTCCATCCACCGTCACAGCGCCACTGTGCACGTGCTGGTCCCTGAAACGCGGGATCAAAAGTTTCTGGACAAGCTGCGAGAATAAGAACGACGTCGCTGCCGACAAAGTCTCAGTTGTTTGCATGGCACGTTCCATCAGGTATACGTTTGTCATTGTTCGGTTCCCCTTGCATGGCGGGGCGATCAAAGAAATCACCCCCAATGAATGGTACTACCGCTCCAGACAGCACGCCGTCCAGCAATTTCTTGTATGCTGGCAGGCGCTCCTTGAAGGTTCGAACTCGGGTAGCACCACCACTTCTTCCGATGTGGTAATCCGAAATCACTACCGTACCTGCCGGATCAAAGAAGTCAGCTTCGACATCAATGACCCGACTTTCCCTTGCAAACGGCATGGGTTGTCTATTACGACCACCCATGTAAACCTTTTTCTTCTTCATCATTATCCTTCCGTTCGATTAGATGCCTGTAGATCCAGGACAAACTTATCGAAGTCTATCGGGTTGAGGACTTTGACATCCAGCTTCTTAGCCTTGTCAAGTTTAGAACCTGCCCCTTCACCAGCAATGAGGCAAGTGGTTTTCTTACTGACGTCGCCTGAGACTTTTGCCCCCAGCTTTTCCAGTATGTCTTTTACATCATCCCTCGACTTCCCGTCGATGGAGCCAGTGATCACCCAGGTTTGACCCTGGAGTGTGCGACCTTGCTGTTGGTACAGAGGGTTAGACTCTGGTTCCAACTGGTCCAACAAATCCCCCACGATTAGACAGTTGTCCGTATCCTGAAAGAAAGTTACGATGTTGTTAGCGGTCTCTGGACCGATGCCTTTAATGGCCAGCAGGTTTTTGATATCCCAAGACGCCTCAACCAAATCCCCCATGTTCATGAAGTTTCTGGCCAAGTCTTTGGCAGTTGACAAGCCAACCTCAGGAATCCCCAACGAGAACAGAATACGGTGGAACGGAACCCCACGCGCATCCTTAATACAGTCAACGGCGTTCTTGGCTGAGACAGACGCAAACCCCGGTAACATAAGAAAGTCCTTCGCTGTCAACTTAAACAGGTCGGCTGGTTTGGCAATGAGTTTCGCCTCCAGTAGATTGTCTAAGGTTTGTTCAGCCAGGCCGTCCATGTTGAATGCACTACGGGAAACCATGTGTTCAAACCGACGTAGGCGTTGTGCAGAGCAACCCCAACCCGCTGGACAGATAGTCAATGATTCCGTGACCTTCTGGAGCGGAGTCTCGCACACTGGACAACAGGTAGGCAGTGTAATCGGGATACGATTCTCAACCTGCTTCTCTACCCGGACAATCTGCGGTACTACGTCACCAGCCCGACGGATACGGATCTGATCGTGGATACCCAAGCCCAGGCGTTCGATCTCATTGAAGTTGTGGAGTGTAATGGAGGAAACCGTTACACCACCGCAGGAGACTGGAAGGATCTTGGCCACTGGTGTGATCTGTCCCGTACGCCCCACTTGGAACACCACTTTCCACAGGAAGCTCAGGGCTTCTTCTGCGGTGAACTTGAAAGCCACTGCCCAACGGGGTTCACGACTACGGAAACCCAAACGATCTTGGTCTTCGTAACGGTTGACTTTTACCACAGCCCCGTCAATGTCGTGGTTCAGGTTAGGTCGTAGGTTTTCCAGATGAGTGATTTGGAACCAGATCTCATCTAGGTTATTACAAGGCCAGTCATCAACGCAGCGGAAGCCCCACTGTTCCAGTTGATGTTGGCTATGTAGATAAGTCTCGCCTACACGGTTCATTTCACCATACGCACGGAAAGAAAGTCTGCGTTGCCGTACAATTTCAGCATCGAGCTGACGTAATGTACCGGCTGCTGCATTTCGGCAGTTAGCAAACTCCTGCTCACCGTCACGCTTACGTTGCTCGTTGATTTCTACCAACGTGCTGCGCTCTAGGTAAACCTCCCCACGAACTTCCAGCTCATTTGGAATGTTGTCCCCTACCAGCTCCAGCGGAATGTCCTTCACAACCCGCAGGTTATCGGTAACGTCTTCCCCAATCCCCCCGTCACCCCGAGTTGCCCCCAGAGCTAACACCCCGTCAAGATAACGCAGAGACACAGCCAACCCGTCCATCTTTTGGCCGACTGTATATAAAGGAACGATTGGAGCCTTCTTCTCTAGGTGCAGAGGAATCCCAGTCGTGTCAATCCACGTAGCCAATTCAGAAAGGCTAAACACGTTACCCAAACTGATCATCGGGTTTCGGTGTTCAACCTTCTTGAAGCCGCGTGGAGTTGGTGTATGGCCAACTTGCTGCGTTGGACTGTCTTCTGTCTTGAGTTCTGGATGTTTCAGTTCCAGGCTCACCAGTTCGCGGTACAACTTGTTGTAGACAAAGTCCGAGACGGTAGGTTTATCCTCGTCATGGTACTCTTTGTTGTACTGGTTGATCAGTCCACGAAGTTCTAAGATTCGGGCTGCTACGTCCATCTTCGGACTCCGTAGTTGAATGTGCAAAAAAAGAGCGGTAGGAAACATCCCTACCGCTCAACCCCTGGGACTTATTTGACCAGGTTGGCGCCACCGAGGTAATCAGCATCGAAGTCAGCGTTGCTGGCATCGAGTTTCAGACGGGTGACAGGTTCGAACAGAGTCGAGTGGAAGTACTGCGGTGTGGAACCGTAGGAGGTCAGTTGGATCGGCTCGAACGGATCGTACTTGTTGAACGACAGTTGCACAGCCAACAGGTCGCCTTTCGGTTGGTTGTTGCCACGGCCGCCGTAGCCGTAATCGCGTTCGTTGAAGTAGTTTTTGGTACCGACTTCGAGAACAACGATGTGCTCTTCTGGGTTCAGGATCGAACGCAGTACGGTACCACGCTTGATTTCTTCCAACGGCTGGGTCTGCGCCAGACGGTCTGCCAGTTCCAGAGTTGCTTCGAAGCCACTGGCTTTCTGGAACGCGTTGACCTTCTTCTCGACATCGGCGAAGTCGAATGGCTGGAGCAGGATACCGTTGAACCCAGCGTAACGCTCAGGCTGGTCTACGTCGTAAACGTCGTAGTGGAACGGGTGTGCGTGTTGCGGGAAGATCAGCCCGTTCTTCTGGTTCAGGTCGAAGGCTTTGGTAACTGCCTTGACGTCACCGTTCAGCCAAACCATCGCAGTCAGTTCGACGCCGAAGTAGCGTGCCCAACGAACCAACGACTTGTTACGGCTGCCACCGGCGCAGTAGGTCTCGGCGGTCCAGTTCACATCCTTGGCTACCTGGATGGTGCGCAGAGCATCGAGGGACTGACCGAGCAGCACTTTAGCGGTTTCGACTTCGTGCAGCTTGTTCAATGCTTCGGTCTCGGCTTTCGGATTGATTTCGTTCAGAGCAGGCTTGGCGGTGTAGCCGCCCATTTCTGCACGGGACGGATGATGCAGCGCTGGGTTGAGTTCAGCCGAGTGCGGGTCTGCTGGCAGAGTCATTGCACCAGCCTGAGGACGCTTGGGCAGCACTTCGGACAGGGTAGGCGATTTCTCGCTGGCAGGTGCAGCAGCAGCAGCCTGACCAGTTTTCTTCAGCTTGTCGGCAGCGATTTGTTCAGGGGTGCGACGAGCTGCACGTGGTTTCTTTTCAGCAGCAGGTTTCGCTGCACTGGTTTTGGCCGCTGGTTTGGTAGCCGGTTTTGCAGCAGCTTTAGCGGCTGGTTTGGCGCCAGGGGTTTTAGCGGCAGTGGTATCTTTAGCCATCTTAGGCAATTCCTTACTGATTGGTGTGGTGGTATTTGTTACGGACGACCGAAACACGATGTTTCAGTTCCATGGATAGGTATTGCTGGTGAACCATCTGATCGGCCTGTGCGAGCACCGCGAGGGCTTGACATGCTTCGGTTGCAGTATTCGGCGGGAACAGAATAATCGGTCTCCCGTTTTTAGTTGTAAAGATTACATGCGGGTGAAGCTTAACCAACAAGTCAACCGCATTTTGGACTGTGTTGGTGTCAAGCATTGGCATGGATTTACTCTCCTTAGAGCAGATGCCGTAAGGATGGGAATAAAACGCCCCCATCCTTATTCTTTTTAAGAACAGGTTTATTTAGGCAATTGATAGCCCGGTGCTGTCAGGTTTTACTGAGGTAATCCCGATCGTTGTACTCATCGAGGGGTGCATAGTAGCGTTCCGTCTCTTGGTACGACTCGAGGCGATGAACGATACTGTGGACATCAGCACCCCACTTCCAAAGAGTATCCTCGTCTTGTGGTAGACGATTCAACAGTTTGGCGAGGTTGGAGAAGGCCGACATTGGAGTATCGCCTTCGGTGACTGGGAACCACTCGAACCTTTCTGCGACGAAACGCCAACCATCATCATCGCAGATCATCCGAGTCATTAACCACGGTTCATCCCGAGGTGCCAAGAAAGCCACATAGCCTCCGCCGTAGCGGGGACTGGTGACTACCAAGGTCATCCCGTGGCCGTTCTGTACTCCCTCTTTCTTAAAGCCGTGTGCACCCACCAAGAGGTTGAAGAGTTCGAGTTTCGTCTCAGCTTTCTTGAAGAGTTCGCTCATTTCGGGTTTCTCAGTTTCGGGTCCCATTGGGTTCCTTCCAGTAAGTAGTCAAGTTTCCCTTCTGCTGCTTCTTGCATAGCAGCTTCTTGGTCTGCAATTTCTTCAGGGGTAGGTTCTACAGGAGGCAACCCGACATCACTGGTGTCTTCCAGATCGCCGTGTTTCTCCCAGTGTTCCCGGAGAGGATTTGGTCGAGTGCGGGTAAACAATCCTAGTGCTTCATTGTGACCGCGTTCGTCTTCATGCTTGTTGTAGCCCGGAGGCATGGCTTGGCGTTCACGGATCTTCGCAAGCTCTGCCGAAGCGTCACCTACTTCCCCAGCCGTGAGGTCTGGTTTAGGTAGTAATGACTTAGCTGCTGAGCGAGATTCTGCGATTTGTTCCTCCAACGCTTCCAGTCCCAGATGGTACTCGTGGTAGATAGCCATGGTTTCGTCACGACCGCGACCTTGGGAGGTTTGCTTGGTGATCTCGTGGAATTGCTGGATCAAAGGCTTTGCCCCTGTTGCTGGCGGCAGTTTTGCGATGTGATCCAACTTGTAGCCATCACCATGCTGGGAGACATGGGGTGGGAATTCGTAATCGTCAGGGATAACCCGTACTTCTACGCCTTTGTCCACGATCTGACGCTCAAGTGGTTTCTCTTTAGGTTCGCCCAGATGGTACTCGACATTTCCTTCACTATCCAGAGACTCACGGATCAGAATCCCGTAGTCCCGGCGGTTTGGGGTGTCGTCTACGCGAGTACTAGGTGCGTCGTCGAGCACGCCTTCGATGGTTGGCTGCTCTCTGTTACCCAGCGCTATCCCCATGAAGTCGATATCCCGCAGATCACGCTTAACGCCATCAGCACCCACAGCGTAAACACCCGTGACTTTGGGTAGGAACTCGCCTTCTGCACCCTTTTCATAAGGACTGGTCAGGGAGATGTTGAAACTAGGTTCGCTACCTGGATCAACACCCAACAAAACAACGTGGCTGGGTTCACCATCTTTGAAGACAGGAGTCAGCGCAGGCAGTGCTGCGTCCAGTGCTGCTTGTTGTTCTGGGGTCATGCTGCTCTTCTTGATGGTGCGGTCCAGTGCACCTTCTTCGTAATGGCGAAGACGATCCATGGAACCTGGTGCGAAGAAGCGATGTTTGCCAGAATGGTGCTTGGTGTAGTCAATACCTGACTGAACCATGGGAACCCCACCGAACATCGGGACTTCACTATCAGGCGGAACTACATCGAGGTCTTCAATAGGGACCCGGAAAGCCTTGGTGAGATCCACGTTCCCATCTGCGGTAATGTAACCCTGAGCTTGCAGGCGTTTGAAATCGCGCTCAGAGAAGATATACGGACCGTCCTCGATAGTGTCAGGGATGGAGATCGATAAAAACCCAGAGGTTGGGCTTCCAAAGATATTGCTATCGATATCCCCACAGCGACCGCGCAACAGCGTGACCTGATCGAGTTCACCTTGGCTAATGAGGCCTCGGTCAAAAAGATCTTGTAGCATCGGGTTGACTGGGGTTGTCTTACGAGCTTCGTCCAGTTGCGCTTCCAGCCACTGGAATTCTTGCCGCATGGCGTAATCGTTGTACCAGAAGTAGAATTCGTCGATTACCTGAGTCAGAATGTGATCTGGCAGACCAGTCATGTTGAACGGATCGAACTTTGGAATTTGGTGAGCACCGATTTTCATTATAGATCTCCTTAGACCTTGAGTTTAGTTAGCCGATGATAGCGCCGAAACGCACCTCACCTTCTGGGGATTGGTTGACCCATGACTGGATGAACTCACGCTCCATAGCGGAGTAGTAGTCATGTACCACTTGTTTCTCGATATGTTCAGGTAAACCCGATTGGTTGAACGGGTCAAACCCAACCATTACCACCCGTGATACTACATTTCGCAGGGGAAGAGCTTTCGGATGACGGAAGCGAACCGCTTTGATCTCGGGGAATTTTATTCCAGCTTCTCGGAACTCCTTGGCTTTACGTTCGAGGTAAGCTTTGTCTGGTGGGAAGCCTGGGTTGTATACACCATTTTTCCAGCCGCGCTCGTTAGCCATTGAAAGTATCTCCTGGGTGGTCTACAGAAAGGGATGGGGTTATTGCGTAAGGTTGACCTTGGATCACAACCAAACCAGGAGTAGGTTTGGAATGGTGGAGTAAGGCCTCACGAACTTCCAGGACATCCGCGTCATCGTAAACGGAGTCAGGGAGTTCGAAGTCTTTCTTTAGTATGTTACCCAGACGCACTACCTCGTCCAGGTCCATGTTACCGACACCGGCTTTGATCTGATCCATCACTCGACGCTGGACGCTCTCAGGGAATTGATCCCCGGCAGCCTTACGTACCAGTTCGATGATGTGACACCGGGCGACGAACTCTACAACCGTACCCAGTGTGAAATTCTTGAAGTGCTTCATCGGGTCCATAATTGATCTCCATAGATCGAAAGGTTAGGTAGCTCATTGGGGTAATATATACTTGAAATTCAGTTGATTCCAGTCAGTCTAAAACTACATAGGTCCTGTCTCCTATGTCAGTTCCGCGTAGTGTTTTCAAACCCAGTTTTGAGAACCTAATGTTATAGTCACGGACAACTTAAAGTCCTTCGTACAGCCCAAAGTTCAAGGTTAGAACCATGATTCGAGAGATGATCAAATTCGACGGCACTCGTGAGCCGTTCATTGCAGAGAAACCTGCACGTTGGACGCAATGGGGTGCCAAGAAGCTCGGTAAACGCGTGGACTGGCCAAGTATCCTCGTGGAAGCAGTAAATGAATGTCCTCCTGTACTCTCCACTCTGGAGTTCCAGGAGAAGCTGGTAGATGTGACCCTTCGCGGTGAGTCGTGGGCGCACTACTTGATGGCCGGTCGCCTTTATGCCCCGCTCATCATGAAACAGACCTTCGGCGCCGAAGTACCAACCATCCGCGAGCTGCATGAAAAGCTGGCTCTGATGGGTTACATGTACCGTCTGGACTACTCGGAAGCAGAATACGCCGAGTGCCAGAAGCTGATCGATCACAAGAAAGACCAGACTTACCCACACTTCCGCAGCGAATACATCTACAAGAAGTACGCGTTGCAGAATCGCATCGGCAAATCCAAGCAAGTCTTCGAAACGCCGCAGTTCGTTTACATGCGTATGGCGATGGCCCTCTCCGAAGAGCAGCCGCGTGAACGCCGCATGCGTGACGTAGCCAAGTTCTACGAGCACCTTTCCGACGCCCGCATCAATGCCCCGACTCCGAACTACGTGAACCTGGGTACTCCACTGCGTGGCTTCGCTTCTTGCTGCATCTACAGCAACGAAGACACCGCTGCCTCGATCGGCATCGGCCTGCACATTGCTTACACCATGACCTACATGTCCGCAGGTTGTGGTACTCACCTGAACACGCGTTCGCTGGGTGAGCCTGTCCGTGGTGGCATGATCCGTCACCAGGGCAAACTACCGTACATCCGTGCTACCAAGGCCATGGTTGAAGCCAACCTGCAAAATGGTCGTGGTGGTGCTGACACGCTGACCTACAGCATGTTCGATCCTGAGAACGAAACCCTCCTGCAACTCCAGAACCCGATGTCGGTGGAAGAGAAGCAGATCCGTGGCATCGACTACTCGGTCACTGTCAGCAAGTTCATTGCGCGCTTCGCTGGCGCCAAAGGCAAACTGTTCAAGTTCAACAGCTTCACTGCTCCTGATCTGTACGATGCCTTCTACTCGGCTGACTTTGCCAAGTTCGAAGAACTGTACGCCAAGTACGAAGCAGACCCGCTGTTCGTCAAGGACTACTTCAACGCTCGTGAGCTGGTGCTGGTAGCTCTGACCGAAGCCTTGGAAACTGGTCGCTACTACCTGACCTGGGCTGACGAGATGAATCGTCACACCCCGTTCTACGACGAGATCTTCGCATCCAACCTGTGCCAAGAAATCATGCTGCCTCAGCGTGGTTACAAACACATGCTGGATCTGTACTCGGAAAGTGCGGTCGGTTACATCCGCCTGACCACTACCGATGGCAATCGCATGGAACTCGAAGCACCTCAGAAGGTGTGGGTAGACCGTGAGCTGCCGATGCACATGCCAGTGGGGCGCATTGCTCGACCAGCCATTGCGGCTATCGAACTGCAACCAGGTGAAAGCTTCCGTACTGTGAAGGACGGTCTGACTTACACTGTGGCTACCGTCGATGAGATCAAGAAAGAACCGGAAGTTGCCATGTGCAACATTGGCGGTATCGTTCCTGCGAACATCGAGAACGATGCTCAGTACGCCGAAGTGGCTTACTACACCCTGCTGATGATCGACATCTGCATTCACAAAGCCGAATACGAGTTGCCACACATTGGCTTCACGTCCAAGGCTCGGATGAACGCTGGTGTAGGTCTGATGGGTGTCGCTACCTGGATGGCGAAGAACAACCTGAAGTACTCCAGTCAGGAAGGCAAGAACGCTCTGTTCCACCTTGACGAAACCCACATGTACCACTTGATCACTCAGTCGATCCAGTTGGGCAAAGAGCGTGGCAATGCTCCGTGGATGCACCGTACCAAGTGGCCAGAAGGTTACCTGCCGCAAGACACTGCCAACCAGAACGTTCTGGAACTGGTAACGGTTGCTCCTGCTCGTGACTGGGCACCAGTGCGGCAAGCGTTGATCGACAACGAAGGCATGCGCTTCTCCTGCGTCAACTCCCACATGCCAGGTGAGTCCAGCTCGAAAGCTGCTGGTCAACCAAACGGTCGCTACCCTGTTCGTGACACCGTCATGACCAAAACCGACAACGGCATCGTGTCGCGTTGGGCTGCACCGGAAGGCGACATCTGGGGTGATCGCTACGAGATTGCGTGGGACTTGGATTACACCCACCAGATCGACAGCTACGCCGTAGGCCAGTACTGGACTGACCAAGGTCAATCCGTAGACCAATGGCGCCGCCTGCCACCAGGTGAAACTGTAGGTTCTGCTGAGTTGCTGCAAGGCTTCTTCCGCATGACCAAGTACGGCCTGAAATCGCGCTACTACTACAACACGCTGACCACCGCACCGAAGCGGATGGAGAACGGCGAGATCGTGATGGTCGAAGTGCGCAACACCGACAAAGCACCCGAAGCTGACTGCGGGGCCGGTGGCTGCAAGATGTAATTGATAGGGGCTCCTTCGGGAGCCCCGACACTTAACGAACATTAGGGTAAAGGCCAGTGTCTAAACCAATCATGCTGGAGTTGGGGTTTCCAACTACTCCGCCGGTAATCGACGAAGCAATTTTCAACATCTACAAGAAAGACTATCAGAACACCAGCCTGTGGCTTGGGGAAGCCCCTGGGTTGTTCGATACGGTCAATAAGCAATTCCCAGACGTCTGGAAAGCTTACAAAACCATGAAGTCGCTGGACTGGGACGAGAACGAAATTCCGTTCTCTTCCTGCAATGCTGAGTTCAAGAACCCACTGCTGCGTACCAAAGCGCAGAAGATGATCAAGTCGTTGGCTTGGCAATGGGAAGCAGACTCGGTAGCGTCCCGCAGCATCTCGCACATCGTCAGTCTGTTCAACCCAGCTCCTGAGCTGTGGGCAGCCTGGCAGCGTATTTCGGACAACGAGGTGGTTCACGCCGCTACGTACTCCGAGATCGTTCGCGCCTCGTTCGATAACCCACGTGAAGTCATCGGTAAGATCCTTGCGATCACCGAAGCCATGCAACGTCTTGAGACGGTAGCACGGGAATTCAAGTGGATTCGTGAGCGTGGCCTGCGATTCCAACTGGGTGAAGTACCAAACGACCAGGAAACCTACAACGCCACGTTCATGTTCTCGTTCGTGATGTTGGTCTTGGAACGTCTCCAGTTCATGGCGTCCTTCGCAGTAACATTCGCCCTGGCACACGAAGACCTGTTCATCCCAATCGGGAAGATGGTCCAGAAGATCGCCCAGGACGAATACGAGGTTCACACCGGCCTCGACTTCACCGTCCTTTATATGGAGATGCAGACCGAGCGTGGGCAGATCGCCTACCAGCAACTGCGTCCTCGTATGAATGCAATCCTCAACGAAGTGATTGCTACCGAAATGAACTGGTCGGACTTCGTCTTCCTGGACGACGAGACCGGCGAATACGTCGAAGACCTCAAACACTGCAACCGCAAGCAGCTCAAAGACTTCGTACTGTTCAACGCCACGTTCATCGCGCGCTCCATGCGCCTGGACATGGAATACCCACAAATCGAAAACCTGCCGCTCCATTACATGAAGACCTGGATGGACATGGGCGATACTCAGCCTTCTCCACAAGAGCAAGCCAACGCTCAGTACAAGGTCAACGTGGTTGTGCGTGACGATGCGGACGTGGAGTTCGATGTCTCCGGCTTCTGAGGTTCAGCTCATGGAAGACTTAGCTAGATTGTCGCTGTTGGCTCTTGCGGTAGGTAGTTCGATCTTCCTCGCGGCTTTGTGGTTGTTCTTCCGCGACGTAAAGACACAAGGTAGAAAGAATGGAACATCATGAGTTCGGCGTGGCACACTACATCCTCGTTGTAATGATCGTGTGTATTGTGCTCCTGAAGATCTCTGACTTTTGGAAAGGACGTAAAGAATGAAAATCGGTGAGAACTCATTCGACATCATTCGTGGTCTTCGCATCATCTACGAGTGTGGTCATTACCCCATTCGTCCTGAACACCGTGATGGCGTCGTAACTTTTGAAGACGGTACGATGCGTTACTTCAAAATCATCAACTCTTTGTGTATCCCTGAGGATGTCAGCAAATTGTTTAACGTCCACGGTATTGGTCAGGCTATCGTAGCCCGCACCAAAGATGCTAAGAACCTGACTTTCTATTCTGAGAACAACGGGTTCTGCTAACCAATAGCAAAAAAAAAAGAAGGGGTGCGAGCCCCTTCTTTTTATGCCGCCTGTTTAGGACGGCATCAGTTGACAACGGTGAGACAGGTAGTAGAGGTTCGGATCTCGATTTGGATGTTCGCCACGCAGGGCGATATTGAACCGCACACCTTCCACCCGCTCGATCTTGTAGGTGTGTCGCATGGCTTTCTGGAGACAGAGGATCAGGTTGAAGCAATCCTGTTTGTCCGAAGGCAGGCGAGAGAAGCCACGATCAATGTCGAGGAACTTCGCTAGGTGCGCAGCAGCCCAGTGACGAATGGTGGAGTCGTACTCCATGTCAGCGATTTCTGGGCGATCGGCACACAGGTAATCATAACCGTGATTCACGGCATCCCACGTAGCGCGACGAGGGAGCATTACGATGTGGTGATCGAAGTCGTCCTGGGCGTGGAAGAACGCACCACGAATGTGGATATTGCGGTTGGAGAGGCAGGTGGGGTAGCGACGAATGTGGTTCGCCAACTCTTCTTCTACACGGGCCTGAACCCGATCAAAGGTGGTGACATTATGTACACGGGCCTCGGGCCGAGCCAACTTGTTGTAGTGACTGTGTAGTTCTGCTAAACGAGCCAGATCTATTTCGTTCAGGATGTCACCACCGTCAACAGACAGGGTGATGTCAACACGGTTAAAACCAGCCATTATTTACCCTCCTTAGGGCATTGCATGAATTGAACGTCAGCGTGACCACCAGCGGTCACAGTCGGCACGATGTAGTACATGGTGTGGTGCTTGATGATCGCGTAAGACTGACCCACGTTAGCCCGCATCTGGTGATACAACGAGTCGGTCAACTTGATGCGATACTTGCGGGAACCGATCAACAACAGGGAAGTAGCACCTGCACCCAACTTCTCGTCTTCGATCTTGTCGTCCATCAGGTAGCCGCCGTAAACCACAGTCGCCGGATAGAGACCGACTGTCTTACGGTTGGTGCGCGACATCACCATCGCCTGGAACTCACCCACGATTTTATCGTTAGGGTGTGCTTGGACGTCAATAACGCCTTCCTCGGGTTCTGGCTTTGGTGTCCCGGCACGCTTCTCGTCCAGAACCTTTTGAAGCATTGCGATCTGCTCTTCGAGAGCTTTCTCGGTCCAGTCTTTGTAATCGTGTCCACAACGACACGGAGTATCCCAGCATTTAACGCAGTCAGACATTCCCATCGGTGGGTTCCTTTTTAATGGTCACCATAACGGTGAAAGATTTGATATCCCGATCCTCAGAAGAGAACGAGATGCGCCATTGTCCCAGCGCTTGCCGGAAACGAATGGATGACTTGTTAACCGTGGCGTAGAACTCCACACCACCGTTCTTGTACGTGCGGGCTTCCCGCAGATTCATCTTGATGCGTTGTTCCATGGTCCGATGAGCACGACCATCGTGTCTGGTTATTTCAACCAGCGTAACGTTCAACACTTCACACCCAGGGAACTCGGCGTTGATGTTGACGTTGTCGTTACGGGGTACAGTTACCCGCTTGACTTTGAGGTATTCTTTCTTGGTTGTACGTTTTCCTTCTTTCTTACGTAAGGGTTGCATCCAGCGACCTTGTGCCTTGAGCAACTGCTCTTGGTTGAGGATCACGGGAAGTCCGAGGGTTGGCCATTCGTAGTCAGTAGCGTTGCACTGCTTAAACGTAGCCTTAGTGTCCTCGAGGAAGTTTGCTTTTTCAGGACCAGACCAACGAGCCAATACCTGAGGACAGGAACCGAAACGTCGGAAGAACATTACTTGGGTGTTGGGATGGTGGTCGTAGCCCTTGTGGTAGGTGCGCATTACCACAAAGATGCTACCGCGACCAACCAGCCATGCGTTGATCTTTGCCTTAGCCTCCACGTGGAGTGCTCGTGGTTGGGCGAAGTAACGGCGGATGTTGGGATGTTGAGGGATCATTAGGCACCTTTACTACGCTGGGTCAGGAGTTGGATTTCACGAGGGATCGAACGGGCAGACGGAATAACCGCCATGTAGTAAGTGCCCCCGAAGAGAGTAACCTTAACCACTGTACCCGGAACCAATTTCCACGCCTCAGCATGTTTCGCTTTGACGTAGTACAGACGACCGTTCAACATCACGATTGCCGTCTCTTGGAACTTGCTGACCTTGATACCTGAAATCTCACCGCGATCAACTTCACGAGCCCCACGCTGACGAACCAAATCCATAGGGATGTTCATCTCTGCTTCACGTGGATCGTTTACAACAGTGTTACGACCATACTTCGAGGACATCTTAACTATTCCTTGTAAAAGACTTTTACTTTCCCTTCTGAGGGAATCGTTTATGCAGCTCTTCGATAATTGCAGGGATCGACAGGATATGAACCGGTGCCGGACCTTCGCGCAATGTATCTTTAGCCAGACAGGTTGCTTTGCGGATGTCATCATCGTGAACATCCATCGCGGCGTACAGTACTTCTTCGGTTTCCACGTAGTTACCGCGAATACCCACCACACCCTGACCCCACGGAATTACCCGCTTGGCCAAGCTTGCTTTCTTCCCAACCGATGACTCAGCCCGAGTCCACTCTTCAATGCGACCGGAGTGGGTAATCAGCCAGCCACGCAGCGCGCCTTCACCACAGTTCTCGAAGGAAGTATCACCATCGAGGTAAGCGATCAGGTTGAAGGCGTTAGCAGCCAACGGAACCAGAAAGCCATGCGGTGTGTACAGTGCATCAACAGACAACTTCATGCGCAGTCCGTTTACGCGGTAGAGATCCGAGATGAATGCGATCTCGTTACCGTTCATCAGGATAAAGTTGTCGTTCATTTGCGAACCCTAGTTTTCTTCTGGGTGGGTACGGTGCGAGGAAACTTCTTCAAGTCAGCCAGGTTGTAGAAATCACAACCCATCCCACACGTTGCTGTTTGCTTGCCCAAGCGATTAATGATCTCAACCGCACCCAGGCCTGCCTTGTGGTAGGTGTTGGCGAAGTTGATCTCAGAACCGGTGCAGTGGAACCGATTGATGTCCTCGGCTCGAACGTTCAGTGCTTTCTCGTCTTTGTCCCACGAGATGAACCAGCAGTTCTCAGCGGTGACTAAATACAGACGCCTTGCGTTCCCGACGGCATAACCGGTCAGAATCATGGCTTCCTCATCGGTGAACTCCAATGGGTTGCCTTCGTCGTAGCCCAAATAAAAAGCAGTGAGTCTGGTCGAGAGCAGGGTCTTAATCAGCGCCACGTCAGTCTTGTGGGGATCGGAACCCACGACACCAATGACGAAACGTTTCTCGTCTTCGATGTGCAACTTGTCACCGATCTCGCGATACTCAACACGAGTACCACAGTTGACCAGCATTTGTTTATCGGCGGCAATAACGCCATCCTTTATTACGACCATCGACATCTACTTGACTCCCTTGAGTAACGGCATAGAGAGTGAGGCTACGTGGGCCTCACTCCTTTGAGCCTAGCTTAGGCCTGGACGCGTTCTTCCAGGCAGCCACTGCGCGGTGCCTTCTTGGCAGGCGCGTAGCTTGGGTGTTCCGAATCTTTCAGGCTACCGTCAGCCAGGAAGTTCAGCTTGGTGCCGACCACGGTATCTTTCGGCAGTTGACCGTCGCCGATTTCCAGCTCGATCAGTTCGTTCGAAGGGTTCATGACGGTGAGCTTGGTACCAGCGACTTTAACGAAAGTCAGGACGGTGTCTTTTTCCAGCGCTTGGGACAATTTCATGAACAGCTTTCCTTTTCTTAAAGGTTTTAGGTTGAGGTATTGCACTAAGGTAATATGTACCTCAGATTCTTTTAATTCGAGCTGACCGGATCTTCCTTCGCCAGATCTGGACGGTAGTTCCTTTGGATCAACTTGAACTTGAGGATACGACGAATCCCTTTCACTTCACCATTAGGATAGACCATCATCCCGGTACGCTCTGGATCGGTGTAACGGATGAACACCACGGGATGCTCATTACCTTCCTGAATCAAATCACCTTCTTTGAAGTGGTCTGCTTTCAGGTACTCGTTGTATTCCCGAATGAGCTTCTCTTCCCGCTCTTCTCGGAAAGACTTGTAATATGGATCAGGCTCCCAACTGGCGGACACGTTCGGGATGATACCGGCTGTCCCGTAGATTGCGTAATAGGTGTAGGCGTAGTAGTGATTTACGTCACGTGCCTGTTGATGCAACCCAATGATCTTGAACGGCAGCTCTGGCCAACCCTTGTCTTCGGAGTGTCGCAGTTTATGGAACACCCCGGTGGTGGTCAGATAGATAGGATTGTTGGAGCGAGCACAGTGACCCAAGAACAAACGCTTACCACGGTACTCTTCCCGGTCTTTATCCATCCGGTGAAAGTTATCCGCCAGCTTACGATTGAACTCATGGTTGTGCAGGATCAGGTCGTGATTACCTGCGTCTATAAACTCTACCCGTGCCTTGGAAGGAATCTCAGTGGCAAAGTTACCCTCTCGATCCGGCATGAAGTAGTGCATTCGATTTTCTTTGAAGTCGAACTGTGTAACGTAGTAGATCTGATCACCACCCAGTTCGGTAATGTCTTGGTGTACCCGAATGCGGACAAAGCTTCCACACTCTTTCAATTCACGTGCAGCTCGCCGCAAATCGTTCTTGAACAGTTGGTCCCACAGAGAGCGCATAAGTTTCCTTCCTTAAGGAGTGGCGGGGGAATCCCCCGCCTGAGTTTAGAAGATATGGTAGCGAACACCGTCGATGTCCTTGTAGCACGCGTCTACGAGATCATCGAGAATATTCCGAGCCTTTACCAGCGAGTCTCGCTGTTCGGCTTCTATTAACACCGGGATGTAAGTGTACCGCAACCTGTTTCCAAAACGTCCCGTAACGTAATTTTCACAGATCCACTTCGGGGCATACTTCTTCATGTCCAAGTGTTGTCCGATCCCACTCCACCACGTAGGGTCATTAAACACTTTGGGGTCTACATCCACAACCACTTCAATCTTGGGGATTCCACGATCCATCTCGATTGGAGCACGGGTCACTCGCTTACAACTTAAGGGGAGCATTTTCTCTCCGTTATAAGTGTAGTGAGGTCTGTAAAAGTAGACTCCATTTTGGAACTGAGTCAGTGGCAGGTCACCGTTGCTAAATATCTCCGGGTCCTCACAATCGAACTCGAATTTATAGATAGCTTCGTTAACCTTGGGTTTGACGTGGTTATGATAGCGGTACAACGTAAGCTGGGCGTAGTTCCCAAACTCATAGTCGTCGTCAATCACCGCCATCATGTTGAGGGCGCCAAAGAGAGTGAGCATATGTCACCTCAGATGTCGAGCAGATCGAGTTCCTGGTTGGTACCGTGGTCATCGAAAACGCCTTCCAGTTGATCACCCACACGAGACAACCCTTCGATCAGGTCTTTGATGACGTTGGTCAAAGCGCTCTCGTTGATGGCTACCGGAACGTAGTCGATCCGAACTTTGTCGCTACCCACGATGCTGTGGAGATAACCTTTGCAAACCCACTTGGGTTTGAAGCGATCAACCAGGCTGGTGATCTCTTTAGAGTTCCACCAATACTCGCTGTTGAGCAACTCTTTGTTCTCAACCACAGCGACCACAGTTACACGCGGGATCTTCGGATCATCCATGTTCGCTGGAGTCACCGTGCGGATCTCTTTGATCAGCGTGGGATCGCCCTTGAAGTAGTAATGGCCGATGCCCTGCTTATAAAAGCCAGGCTCGTAGTCGTCGAGGACTTTGTCTTTCGGCGGCTCTTTGACGTCTTCCTTCTTGAGGTTAAATTGGAGTTCAACAACCTTCTCGTCCAGTTGTTGGTACTTGCGGCAGTCTTTGGCGTTATCACGCAGACGCAAGACCAACTCGGACTTGGTGAAGATGTGTTTCAGCTCATTGAACTGATTGATGCACAGATAGGCCTTGATCATGTTGCCTCCTGCTCCTTGTAGGTCCAGCCGTTGTTATGGCGGGAGTGGTTTTGGTCAAGATACGTGTGCCACTCGCCCCGTTGGTCGAAACGAATTTGACGTATCTCATCGTCAAACACAACTGCCGAGTTGCTGAGCAAGAAGATGGTCTTCTCAGGGATCTTGTACTTGCGCAGCAGTTTGGCTAACGGGTTGTTACGAGCGTTGTCTCGAGCGCGACGCAAAGTATCACCGACCGATTCGCCCGTGACGTGTTCAGGTACTGGTCGAGGCTGGGTGAACCAAGCCTTCAATTCCGCCGACTCTTCATCGGTAGGAATCAACACGAAGGTTTGTGTTTCATCCCGACGCTCACGCACCTTGTTCATCAAAGTAGCCGTGCGAGCATCCATCTCGATGCCGATCGGCAGACCTTCCTCGACGTCCCGCCAGAGGTAGTCGATCGGATAGCTACGACCCAGCGGTAGCAGTTGCTGCCAACGCGCCCAGTTCGATTCGCAATCAGCGATCACGAGGTTGATAGGAGCGTAGCCTGGAACAGTAGTCGCTTGCATGGACATAGCGTTACTCCGGCATGATCAGGTTGTTACGAGGAACCAGCAGGTACATATCACGGCCCCAGCTTTCAGGGTTCATGGCAAAGCCGACGTGTTCTGGTTGACGGATCACTTTACCAACCAACGACTTGTCCACAGAGAACGACTTGGTTTGTGGGGCTTCACCTTTCTCGCCGTAGCGATAGTCAATAACCTGTTGAGCCTGGAACACGCCGAGGTATTCGAAGCCTGCGCGAGACAGTACGATCATTACCGCAGCAGTGATCTCGGCACTGTAGTTACGCAGGTCCATCTGGTTCATGATGGCAGAACGAGACTCCGGGTAGCCGAAGTAACAGTTCATGCCTTCCTTCTTGAACACCGCCAGATTGGTCGCACCCTGCGGATAACTGATCGCTTGCAGGAAGCCACGATCGAACGCACGGAAGAACACGTCATCCGCTGCCCAATCCAGAATCACATTGTTGATGAACTGGTTGGGGTCGAACGGCTCCATTCCTTTATAGTCACGGTAGTCACCATGCATCTGGGCCAGTTCAACTACTTTTTGGCTGAGCTTCTTCATTTACTTCTGCTCCATCTTTGGATTGAGGGGTTTGATCGCCCAAGATAACTTGACGCCTTCTGTCAACCAGACCAGCAGCATCAATGATTTCTCGAACGAGACTCCGGGTAGACTGGTAGTTTTTACGCCAGTGTTCCAAACGCTCTTCAAGAGTAGCCATGGTACTAGCCTCGATAAGTTGCCAGTAGATGATATATCTCTGAATTAAGGTTCAATCGAGCAAAAAAAAAGAGGGGTGTTAGCCCCTCTTTCTTATGCCGTCAATCCAGGATGTCACCGATCGCATCACCAATGTCACCCAACACCGAACTGTTGGATTGATTACTGGGTTTGCGATTCCAACGGAACCAATTCTTGAAACGTTGCCAACGACTGAGAGGTTTTGGTGGCGGTTCATGCTTCTTCACGAAATCATCCCACAAGATCAATAATTGGTCCCCTTTCAAGAACCGACAATCAATGTGACTAACAGTCAACATCGGAATGTGTGCCATCCCACTGAACGCAATCGTTACGGTTGACCCATAGCGATCCTCGTCTTCTACCATCACCAACATCTTCCACCCAGTGACATCGATGTAAGACATGGCTTGGAATTCAACTGGATGTTCAAAGTCCCATTTCCAGTCGCCCGCTTTCAAAGCAGGGTAGTGGTCAGGGAATTGCTTATAGATGCCAAGGAGTGTCCAGACGACACGCATGACATCTACTTGCTTGAGATAGTACACACCGACGCGTTCGTATTGGTGAGTAAGTTCCCTCACTGTCTTTGTGTGGCGGATCTTGATCTTTGTCAATGTACGATCCCCGGTCTTTGTGTGAAGTTGCACATCCAGATTAACCAGAGGCACATCTCCGCGATTCCAAGACTTAACCAAAGCCCCATGTAGTGCTCAAAACGTCGCATGACGTGTTGTACGAGGCCTTCATCTTTAGGACGACGAATCGACCATGCCAAAGAAAGGACAACGTTAAAGAGGGCTAGGTAAAAGATTTCCATAGGTTCAGTCTCAGGCTCCTTAGCCAATTAGATTACGCGAATGCTTGCTTCACCGCATAGCCGACGCATGTAAGGATAAACAAAAGGTTGGCAGCAACAAAGGCCGCGTTACGTTGACGATCCCGACGACGGGCGTGAATGCGGGTGACCAGAGGATTGGCGAGCATGGTTAAGACCTCGTCTTAGCACAGACAATTTCACGGGTCATCCTGCCGGTGTAACCCGACCCACCGCCACTAGACCCCACTGACGCGCTCACGGTGGTGATGAAGGTGTCGTTCTTTTCGGTTACGTCGTTACCCAACACCTGACGGGCGTAGGCGTGACATTCCTTCATCGAGTACATCGGGATGTGTTCTTGTGATACTGCGTTACCAGCCCCATTAAAAATGAAGATGGTGGAGATTGCAAATACGTTTGGGATTGCCATTTTGTTTCTTTCCTTTCTGAAGGATATAAAAGGCCGCCCCGAAGGACGGCCAGAGGGTTATTCGTCGTCGTGACCGAGAGAGTTCTCGCGTTTGCCGCCTTTGGAAACATCGCAAGAAACGCTTTCGCCGTAGTAGCCGTTGGAAGAACCCATCCAGCGAACCACGACCATACCTTTCAAACCACCGAAGCGGTAAAAGGTCCAAGTCTCGGAACCGTAGTAATCTTTCGGCAGTTCCACACCATCATCAGTGTTCGGAGAGTGTGAGGCTTGTTCTGCAATGATCAGAGGACGTCCAATCAAATCCATGAGGTCGCCCTCAATGTCTTCGATGAAGACCGACTCACAGCAATCCTGGTGATGCTGGAACATTGCGTTGGTGCCGTCGGACATTACGAACAACAGTCGGTCGAAGGTGATAGACTTGAGGTCTGGTTGGAGAACCTTGCCATCTGCCGAAGCCATACGGTCTGGGAAGCAGATCGCTTTTTCGTCAGAGTCGCTAGGGTACAGAACGATCTGGGTGACCGTGGCACCTTTGAGTAGCTCTTCGATCTTGGTGTACTCAACATCGTTGGCTTTCGCCACCCGGATGCCTTTCCAGTGCTCGGCGCTCTTCTCTTCCTCTTCTTCCTCTACCAGCTCTCCTTCCAATGCCTGCTCAACAACCGCTGGCACTTGAGGAGCTTCGTTAATCACTGGCTTTGGCTCACCGCCGTTGTCAACGATGAAGCGAACAGCATGACGGAACACAGCCAACTTGCGACGCACTTCGTCAGGGATCGCCAGCAGGTCGCATGGAGTAATCACACCGTACTTGGCCAGGATGCGTTCGAGTGCAGCTTCCATCTCGATATCCCAACGGCTGGCCATAACCAGAATGATAACTTCGAAGGGTGTCGACAGGCCGAAAGCTTCTGCCACTGTGGGTTCACAACGGCACTCAACCCGGTAGGCGTTTTCGTCTTGGATAATCGCCATACCTTCATGGCGCATTTCCTTGATGCCTTTGCGTGCCAGTACACCCAGCAACTCAGAAGCAATTTCTTCACCAACCTTTTGGGTCAGTTCGTGGTCACGCATTCTTGCAATCAACTGCCGGTCCATCTGAGGACTCCTAATAAAGGCATAGCCGGGCTCCCGAAGGAGCCCAAGCTACTTAAACGATGATGTGAGGGATGAAGCGTTCGTTCTTCCACGACAGAGTCGGGGATTCGAACTCGCGGATACACAGGGTAGCCGCAGTCGAGTCGAGCATGTCATCACGGTCTTCCACGGCGTCAGGCACCATGAACATACCGATGATGAAGTTGTTGCGCCCTTCGACTTGACCCGGTGGACAGTACGCCTGATACACACAGTCATCGGTGTACGGACCTTCGGATTCGTGAACCAGTTCGTTCTCGTCACCGAACACCTTGACGTTGGACGACATGCGACCAACCTTAGGCTTCTGCACGTACGACATACCCGAGTTGATGAACGGCTCAGCCGAGACGTAGGTAGCCAAGGTAGGAACATCGTCCCACTGGCAACCGTAGCCTGCTGGATCGCTTTCACGGAGGTAAGTGATGTACGCCCAGATGCCTTTGTTCGAGGCAAACCAACGCCACGCAGGTTCGAGGAACGTTACGTTGTTGGCCCAGTACTGCCACTCTTTGTAGCCTTGCGGGAAGTTTTCAACCATCTCTTCCCACGGCGACAGAGCAAACACCACGTCCAGACGCCGATCACCGATCAACCATGGTTTCTCACGGCAAGCGTGGTCGTAGTCGATGTCGGAGAAGTCAGCGAACAGGGTGGTATTGTTCTGACCCAGGATCTGAGCCAGCGTTTCCGAAGTTGCCATGTCTTCGAAACTGTCCTTCTCGAACAGCACGCCGACGTAACCCGGAACCTTGCCCATTTCTTCGAGTTCGTGGATCAGCGTGTGCCAGAACATGTTGAGCTGGTCTTCCTCACCACCGGTGAACTGTTTACACAGCTCGGTTTGGAGGTTGACCGATTCGAACAACATGGTCGGGGTATCGCCGTTGAACTCGTAGATACCTTTGACGGTTTCAGTCGCAGGATCAAACGCCGCATCGAAACGACCGTAGAGCGACTGGCGCGCCGAGGTGTGCGTACGGAAGGTGTGCTTCGCGTAGTCGATGAAGTACGGGTGTTTACGCAGGAAGTCGCAGCCCATGAACTCCATGATGGTGCTCTGGCTTTCATTGAACAGACGACCTACGGCGTCAACCAGTTGAGCGTAAGCACGCTCGAACGTGGTTTCCAGTGGAGCACACGACTCTTGACGGATCGTGTAAAACGGCAGCGCGGCCTGGTTGTCGAGGAAGTAACGGAAATAATCAGTTACATCTTCTTTGAACGTGGCATCGGCGATTTCGCCTTCACGATAAAAACCTTGGGACCACGGCAGCTCTTCAACCATGATTTTGTTCAGGTTGAAGTTGATAGGTTTCAGGATGCACTTCATGTTTAGCTACTCGCCGATCCGTGAGAAGACGCACGTGCACTGCTCCCCGACATGACACCGGTGGAGCGAGAGGACATGACGGTCGAAGACATCTTCGACTGGAAGTTAGGAGACGAACGAACCGAGGAACGAGCCTGGTTCATCATCATGGTGCTGTTTGCCGAAGTGGCAGTGTTCATGCGACGACGACGTTCGTCTTCGGCGTACGTACTGCGACCAACCGGCTGGTATTGCTTCGAGTAGTTGTTCATACCACCCATGCTGTTCATGGCCGAAGCCAACATGTAACCGGCAGCCATACCACCGAGCAGTGGCCAGACCGTGTCGGAGTTTTGACCGTCAGCGGTTTCCTTCACGATGTGGACCTGCTTTTCACCCTTTTCGTTGTAGGTGAAGTACACGTCTTTTACAGCGGGGTCTTTCGATTGGAGTTCAGCGAGGGTTTTCTTACGATCTTCCTCGTCGGACGCCAGAGTTTGACGGACCTGCTTTTGCGCTTCGTCTTCAACAAAGGCACGCTCTTCGTCAGCAGAAGGTTGTGCTGGTTCGCAACCGACCAAAGCGGTGGCGGCAGCAATTGCCAACAATGAGAGTTTAGTTTTATCCATGATGTAGCCTTGAGAGAAAATAAAAGGGAAAGGGGAGAGCCGAAGCCCTCCCCACGCAGAATCAAGTAGCCATCGGAGAGATTGAGTCAATGACGATTACTGCTTGTCCTGGCTCTTTCAACTTTTGGCGATAGACTCGAAGAAAAGCTTCGGCGTCAAATGGTGGTTGGTTCGCAAACCGTTGGCTCATACGTTCCAGTACCTCAGCAGTGTGCTGTGGCGTGGTGTCGTAGAAACCAGCAGTGATATCCACCTGCACTTGATTCTTGCGCCCAGTATTTTGAAACAGATCGATGACCTTCGACATCAGACGGCTGCCTTGGGGAACTCGATTTTTCCAGAATGCTTATACCCAACGATCTCGATGTCTTCCATTTTGAAATCGAAGATGTTCTTGATGTTGGGGTTCAAACGGATGGTTGGACGGGAATCTTCCACAGGCTCCTGATCCAACCACTTGAGTACCGCAGGCCACTGGTTCTCGTAGATGTGGCAATCGCCGCCGGTCCAAGTGAAGGTATCGGCGGCGTGACCAGTTACTTGAGCAACCATGTGAGTCAGCATTGCGTATTGTACAACGTTGAACGGATGACCCAGCGGTACATCGTTACTGCGCATGTACAGATGCGACGACAGCTTGCGGGTCGGGACCTTGGCATCGTCCAAGAACTGGAAGACTTCAGGATGACGCTGGAACTCGTGTTCGTGACGACGATCATCGTGCATCACGGCCATGTTCAACACTTCTTCGGACATATGCTCGAAGCCAGCAGGCTTGTACGTACCCAGCCACTCCAGTCGCTCACGCACCGACATCGGCTTGGAGAAGAACTGACAGAAGGTGTGGCAAGGACGCAGCGCCATCTCTTCCAGCTCAGCCACGTTCCATGCGGTCAGGATGATACCCCGATCGTCAGGATTGTTGATGAGTTGGTCGATGATCTTCTTCACCTGGTCGATCTCGCGACTCACGACGTAGGTTTTACCCTTACCATGAGTTTCGATGTAATCGCTGGAGATCTCACCGTGGAAGTCATACCCATGTTCAGACAACACGCGGTATTCTTCCTCGCTCACCAAACGAGTGTCATTCCAGTAGCGCCACTGATGCTGGTAGATCTTCGGCAGTTCGCCAGCAGTGATGGTCTGCGTAGCGATGTCCTTGGACTCCGCGAAACGGTAGAACAGTTCGAACAGCGGAGAGTCTTCAGGCAGCGTTTTCACGATGGCTTCAAACAACGGGAGCAGCCACTTGTTGTTGGTGGAGCGCTCGTCGGCCAACAACTCACGGATAGCCGCCGCTGACTTCCAGCGAGTATCTTCGACAAAGACCATGACGAAGTCGCGCAACAGGTTTGCCTGAGCAAACGCGTTGAGCAATTCACCCCAGGTGAGGTGACGCCATTCGGCAGTCGTCGCCTTGACCCACGAATCCCAAATACCGATGTTGTGCTTCTTGAGGAAGCGAACGTTGGTATCGCCCGACAGCATCCAGAGCAACTCGCCCTTGATGCCGAAGTTCCAGTTGAACTTGGTGGAGATCGACGGCAGTTGACCCATGGAGATGTCCACGGTGTAAGACTGCGAGTTGATCGCACGGGAACGCACCCCGGTACGAGTCTCACTGTCCACACCCTGCTCCATGATCTTGAGCACCAGCTCGCGGACGTGGTAATCCACGTTGTACGAACTAGGGTCTGGCAAACCAATGATGGCTTTCCCTGGAGACCACTGGCGCTTCATGCGCTGTTCCAAACGCCACAGCTTGGCCGAAACCTCAGGACGGAACTCGAAAGGAATCCGAGCGTTGTCCAGAGCGCAGATAGCGTCACCTACCTGCATCGGGTCGTTCAAGTCAGCTAAACACGCTTGGTAGTTACCCGACTCGGCCAGTAACGACATACGCTGGGAGAAGGAATAGAAGTTCAGCGAGCTGTTGTCGTGATCTTCAATCAGCTTGCGCGCAGTGCGCATACGTTCGTTCAAGTCTTTCATATCTGTCCTTACAGAACTTTCACGGCGGTGGTGTCACGAATGATCGTGCGGCCACGGCTAGGGATGTTGTTGTGGTCCATGGCTTTCACCAAGGCTTGTTCGTAGGTGTACCCGTCGTTCTCGTACGCCTGTACTTCTTGCCGCCAGTTCGCTTGCTGCTTGAAGAGCTGGATACGTTCTTGCAGGGACAGCTTGCGATGTTTAGGCAGCATATTTCTTCTCCACGTGACCATAAAGGAAGTTAAGGGCTTCAAAGAACACCATACCGAGATCGGCGTACTGGAAGTTTGTGCGTGGAACGTCGTCGGAAGAACCGATTACCAGTTCCCACTCTTGATTGACTTCATCCCACTCAAGAGAATGGGACAGTCGCAGTTCTCGAGTGAGTTTGTGAACTTCTTTGTAGAAGTCGCCAAAGGCTGGGTGACTCGGACCATCCATTTTTGGCAAGTGGTCAGGTTTGGCCAAGTTCCAACGACGGGCGTGCAGCCAGACGTCAGGACGTGGTTCAACACTACCGGTCCAGCCGATGGTGAAAGGATCGCTGACCTTCAAGCCCAACTTACCAGCCAATTCGCCCATGGCGTCAGCCGGTTTAGCGGCCTTCATGTTTGAGAAGCAGGACATCATGTCGACGGCCTGTTCGTGACCTGCGTCGATGTCGTCGTAGATGTAGGCGTTCTGGAGAGCGTCTACCAATTGTTCCAAACGACCGATGTGGTCGACACCTTCTTCGAGGGTGATGATCCCGACCAAGCACGGTTTGCAGTCACGCTCGTTGGAGTAGTGACCCAGCAGCGAGTTCAGTACTGTCAGATGGAACATCAACATCCGGCCAGCGAAGTTATCGGTGTAGCAAGTCACCACCCGTACTGGGTAGGGATTGCCTTTGGAGTCTACCAGCGCTTCTTCACCCAAACGATTCGTCTGCCATTTGAAACCTGCCAGACGCTCGTCCGATGGAAGACGGGACAGGACACCTGGGATAACGGTTGCGATTTGTTTCATGTTTGCATACACCTTCTGAGGTTATAGAACGAAATGAGCGATGGGATTACCCAACAGATAATCCATCATGGACTCTTTGTGCACGAATACGTCTTTACCGCTTTCGTAAATGAAACACACTTGGAGCGCATCTACGAAACTTTCCAGCAGACTGCTAATCTGACCTACGTGTTGATACGTAGCGATATAGACAGCCGATTCCCAACCCTCGGGGATCAGTTGATCTTTGAGTATCGGGGAGTAACGACCGACTGTCGCCACAATCAGGCCGGTGTTCTTCACGCGAGTTACTGAGATAGCAATCTCATTTGTGCGCCCTGTTTCCCCATCAGTCAATTCCAGGTTCGCACCAAGTGGTTGCACTTGACGGAAACCTTCGATGTTCTGCATGTGGTAACGAAGTAATTGAGGGCTAAGGATACATTCTACTTTTAACACTTCTCCACCTTCTGAGGGAAAATTGAACGGCATTACTTCAGCTAGATGATATACGTCTGTAATACATTTAAATCAGGGCATAAAGGCAGGCCCGAAGGCCCACCCCTATTTAACGCTTAGTCGCTGGACGACGAACCGCCATCGGAGCTACCACCGGAGTCATTACCACCGCCGTAACCGCTGTCATCGCGAGCATCACGATGTGGCGCTGGGTCGTAACGGAATGGAGCTTCGTCAACGTGAGCGAACTCAGGACGCTGGCCACGAGCGTAGACTTTGTCGCCCGCAACGTTGTCACCGGAACCCGAGTGGGACTGCTGGATGTTGCGCTCGTGTGCAGCTTCGGCTCGAGCTTGCAGTTCCGGGTTCAGTTCGATGGGACGAGACAGCCCACGACCGATTTCCGGGTTGTCACCGTAGTTGACGTTCAGACCACCGTCAGCACGACGCTCTACAGATTCTGGCAGGCGGACTTCTTCACCGAAGGGTTGACCCGTGCGGATCTCTTCGGCAACTTCGTCACCCATACGCCCAGCTTCTTCTTCATCGTCCAGGTCATCCGGCAGATCGCCGTCTTCTTCCTGCTCGAGTTCCAGACCATTGCCGTCATCGAGCGGTTCTTCGGGCACTGGATCGCCTTTCAGGGCGTCCCAGCCTTCCAGCACCGATGCCTTGATGGCAGCGATGGTTTGGTCAGGTGCAGGATCGTGTGGATCGATAGCGATCACCAGAGCCTTCTTGCCTTCCATCGGATGGTCGATGAAACCGTCGAAGAACGCTTGACCTGCACGTTCAACAACCGCCTCGCCTTCCTGGAGTTTCCAGCTCAACAGATCGAAGTCGCTGGATTCGAGGTAAGCGTTGGCCACTTCGAGCGACAGGACTTCGGCAGGCAGTTGAGCAATGCGCTCAGCTTCGGCACGGGCGTCAGACGCACGTTGTGCTTCGGCTTCATCGAACTGCGCTTGTTCTTCGGCCTTGGCTTTGTCGTCAGCGATCAGACGCTTGTAGGCGTCAGCCAGGATGTACGACCAGCGCTCGAGGTTGAACCCCGACGCAGGGTCGGTGATTTCGTCCAGGGTGTAGAAGCCGCAGGTGATCAGCTCTTCTTCTTTGCAGGTGACTTCGATGTGTGGCGGAATGCCGACCGAATACACCAGACCCAGGTGTTGTTTGCCGACGTCGTTGGCGTCGTCACGGATGAAGCCTTCGTGACTGAAAGTGGTCGGGCAGTTCTGAATCAGTTCCTGGAAGGTCATGCCGGAGAAGTCCAGCTCTTCGTCCATTTCCTCGATCAGGCTGGCGACCATGGCGTCGCGAGCATTGAGGGTCCAGTTCGGGTAGAAGCGCATCGACTGAGCTTCTGGATGACCGGCCGCACCGATGGAGTGGTTGCCCGCCAGCTTTTCTTCGCCGACCTTCTTGCTGCGCTGGAAGATGAAGAACTCGATCTGGTTCTTGGCTTCGTTGTGACGATGGATCATCACGTACGGGATCGGGTGACGGAACAGCGGACTTTCTTCCAGACGGCGGCGACGAGTCATCACCATGTCCAGCTTGATGCGGTCGAAACGCTCGGACATTACGTCCTTGAGTGGATCGGCGGTGTACTCGAGACCTTGTACAGTGAACTCGGCGTCGATGGCGTCACGCCAGTAGCCGATCACCAGGCGGTCTTTCGAGTCGACTGCTTCATCACCCGGTTGTACGGTGGGAGCAGCGAGGCCAGCTTCGGACGGGTGCACGTTACCCAGCTCAGCTACAGCTTCGCCAACAGGCAGAGCCTGGTCTTGAGCCAATTCTTCCGACGGTTGTTGTTGCAGATCCATGAAAAGGTCCTTTTCAGGTTAACGGTTATTCAACACAGGATCACTCGTCCCTGTTAGAAATTACGTGCGGTTACGACGAGCCTCAGCAACTCTGGCTTGGATGCTGTCGAAGAATGCCGTCATTTCTTCATCAGAGACTTCTGGGGTATAACCACACATGTCTTTGGCGTAGCGGAACATGCCCCCGATCAGTTCTCGCATCTTGCGTTCGAGATCAGACGGGAAGCCACCACGGTATTCAGACGGTGTGTTCAACGACCACTCAACAGGTTTGTTCGGGTCGTCGTAGTCGTGGATGGTGATAGTCCAGCGATGGTTACTAAACTCATCACCCACTTTAAAGAAGAACACTACGTTGTTGCAGTCAGCATCGCCGTAGTAGTTGTAGTCGTGGAAGGGTTCGTAATACTTGCGATCACGGAAATTGGTAGTCCGCAATTGCAACTCGCCCCACGACGTAGGAACAGACCAAACCAAGTCACGAGGTAACTTGACTTTCTTGAGTCGGTCCAGTTGCTGAGCGTAAAAATGAAGTGCTGCACTGCCTTCTGAGAAAGCCATAGAACCTCCGAACATAAAAGGCAGGCCGAAGCCTGCCTCTATGCTGTTACTTAGTAGGTGGCACCGCCGAGACGCTCACGGATTTCACCGAGAGTGGTACGGTTGGTGAAGTGACTGTTCTTGAACACGGAACGCAGTTCGCCCGACGAAGTAGCCAGGGTATCGAACGACATGTCCTGTTCTTGAGACAGTACGTAGTCATCTTCTACCAGGTCTACACGCAGGAAGCCTTTCGCAGACTTCTTGGCAGTTTCGCCTTCGGTGGCTGGCGCTTTGTACAGGTCGATGAGAGTATCTTCGATCTGGATCGCAGTGCCTTTGATAGCCTGGCCGAAAGTGTCGCGAGTGATGTACTGGTAGGTGTAGCTACCGATACCGAGTACCACGTTGCCCGAAGCGAAGGCTTTCTTCGCCAGACGACGCATGATCTCTTCGGTGCGTTGAACAGTGATGCTGTCACCGTAGATCAGACCGATGTGTTCGTCCAGCAGACGGTAGCCTTCCATGGTGGTGGTGCCACCGAAGGTTTCCCACAGGCATTCCACAGCGCCTTTCTCTTCTGGGGTCAGCACGTGCTCCACGATGTGGTAGCCACACTGGTAACGACCGGTCAGATCGTATTCCAGCTCGATCTCCAGCGACTTGAGGAAGCCGTAGATCATTGGCTTCACTGGGTCGTGGACTTCGGTCGGCAGACGCTCAGGCGACAGATGACGAGTAGCAGCAGTCATGCCCTGGAAGGAGTCGACCACAGTACGACCAGCACGCTCGAGGATCGCCGCATCCAGTTCAGCCCACGAACGGTTACGATTGCGATTGATCGAATCGGTAGCACGCCACAGCTTGTGTTCGCGATCACGGAAGTAGATGTGCTTGCGACGACCGTCAGCAGGACCACGACGGTACATCATTTGCTCAGCTTCTTCTTGGGTGAAGATCTCAGCACCACAGATGATCTCAACCGGATCACCCGAGTCAGGACGGATCACGACTTTGGCCAGACCGAGGCTGTCTTTCGGACGCGACAGGATCACGTCTTTCAGTTCAGGAACGATCTTGGTGACGACGCCCCAGAAGTCAAACGAGTCCGACACCAGAGCCACAGCACCGTTCGGGTAGACCTCGGTGATCAGACGCTTGAAGAAGCGCTTCTCGGCTTCCAGGCGCATGCGCTTGTAGCCTTCCTCGTCGACCTTCTGGTTTTTCTCTTGAAGCTGTTCGAGTTCGAAGTGCAGCTCGGAGAGGATGTTGGCCGTAGCAACGGCGTGTTCGGTAGCCGGAATCGAGCAGGCCACGAACTCCTTCTCTACGTTCGCGCCGTAGTAGTCTTCGGCGTAGTCGATCGCAGGGATGGTGTCGGTACCGCAGAAGCTCAGCAGGTGACCGAAGGAACCACGCACGTCTTCCAGACCGATGCCACGGAACGAGAAGTCGTGACCCTGGACGTCAACGAACTCTTTCGGAGTACCGGTGACTTGAGCCCAGTGTTTCAGGACACGACGGTATTCGAAAGCGATGGTCGAACAGGTGACGATTTTCCAGATCAACGCCGACATCGAGGTTTCGAGGTAGTTCGTGAACCAGTAGAAGTCAGGGTGCGTGTTGTAGATGGTGTACAACGGCACGTTCATGTTGACACGTGCACCTTCCGGCAGCGCCAGTACTTCGATCGGCAGGTAGCCCAGGTCGTGCAGACGCTCGAAACCATCAACTGGAACCTTGCCTTCGCCGAGGTAGTAGTCCATGCGGCGCTTGTAGCGCTTGATGACTTCATCTTTCGGCTTGGAGAAGAAGCTGCGCTGCCACAGCTCGTTCAGTTCTTGCAGGATACCTTGCAGACCAGCCCAGACCACCTTGTGATCCCAGAACTGCGACTTCGATACGGAACGCTCGAACAGGCGATCAGCACGCGCCGTCAGGTTCCCGTAGGTGAAGTTGGAGCCTTTCGGGAACATTGGGCGGTGGCCGACTTTGTAACCGTCACAAACGTTGGGGGCAAACAGGTTCATGCCAGAAGTCCTTGTACAGGGTGCCAGTAGATTTTGTCGTCATTGACTTCGTCAGGACGCTTGTTGTACGACGCGTTCGGGTGCCACGAGTTGGTGGTGCGAATCTGGTCGTAGTGTTTGGTCAGTAGAGCGTAGCCTTTGGTGAACAGACCGTGAGTGACGAACAGCTCGAGAGAGCAGTAGTCATTATCGCCGCTCACACGCATGTAGTCCGCCTCGAAAGGCTGGAGCTTCTCACGCAGAGCTTTGGCCAGCTCGATGAAGGTGAAGCCACCGTCGCAGATGTCGTCAACAACCAACCAGGTCAAACGAGGGGTTGGCTCAAACGGGATGTCGACACTGGTGCCAACGATCTTGCCGGTTTCGACGTCACGGTGTTTGGAACCGTAAGCGATACGAGTAACACCAACCAGGCGGGCCAGTTCTTCAACCTTCTTCACCGCCCCAGCGTCAGGGGCTACCAGTACAACGCGTTCCCAGGCGTGACGACCGAGCTTAGCAACGATCTGCGGTAGGGTGATGTGGGTCAGGCGATCCAACAGAGCAGCACCGACGTCACTGTGAATGTCCAGGACCGTCACGGTGTTGTAGCGCTGGAGGTTGATGATGTCGCAGAACGGCTTGATGGTCAGCGACTCACCTGGACGTGGCACGCGGTCTTGGCGAGCGTACGGCAGGTAAGGCATGTACAGGTGGATCTCGAGGGCTGGGTTCAGCCGACGGATCGCATCAGTGACCATGACGAGGTCCATGATGTCCACTGCGTTCTTGAGGTGAGCGGTCAGGTTGACAGCTTTCCAGCTCGCTACAGCGGGGTCGACGTACGGATGCACTTCACCGCCCGGCAACACTTTCGAGTTAGCGGGAAACGAGATGTTAACGTCCCCACGATTGCTAATCAAAATCATGTGGCTTCCTTTTCTTTATTGCATACGGGTTACTCTCACCCAATACCACCACTATGTAAGAAAAAAAAGAGGGGACCGAAGCCCCCTCTTGATTAACCGAAGACCCTCTGCATCAGCGATCGTTTCTTCGGCGCAGGCCGGGAAGCGACAGCTAATACAGCAAGCACCGCCAGGCCAGCAATTGCTACGTTGGCTTGGGCATTGGTGTTGTTACGTTCTGTCTTCTGTTCTTCGACCTTCAATTCCAAACGGGCAAGTTCAGCTTTCCGTTCAGCAATCTGGAGTTCGACCGAAGCCAGCTCAGTTTCTTGCGCGGTGATCAGTTGTTGCTCGCTCATTTCGACCCCTTGGGCGGACGCCCTTCCATCTTGCGCCAAGTTTCATCAAGCTTCTTCATGTGCTTGGCGAGTTCTTCGTGTTTCCCTGCTTGATGTAACTCCAAGGCTTCTGAGCCCGGCATCATCAGGGTACCGTCGGAATAACGGACTGCTTTACTGCTCATTCATTGGGTCCTCTTCATAGATCACGATGCCCAGTTGCTGACGCTCCCAATTGAGCATAGCGACCTTCGAGAAGTCTTTGCTGGGATACATAGCCGTAGCCATGTTCTCACAAGCCTCGATCACCTCAGGGTTCATCTGCTCACCTTTAGCAGCAAACCCGCGCCCTTCCTTCAAACAGTTCTTGGCGAAGTCACGCTTCTTCGTCATGTACTGCTCTTCCAGATACGTAGCATCGATCTGGTGGCGCTCACCTTCGGCCTTCATTTGCTGAGCACCGTAGAACCCACCACAAACCACCACCAACATGCCCAGCGCAATAGCAAAGTTGTTGGACTGTTTACGGAGCCACTGACCGAAGGTAGCGAACAGAAGAACCACTACGTACAACACAGCCTCACCACCCTTCTTCATCGGGTCACCGCCGGAGCCTGACGCGGCTGCATGTAGCGAGTGTCGTAGCCTTCTTCACCCGGCAGCAGGTTTTGTGGATCAGGGTACAGCATCTGCCAAATACGCAGATCGTTACCACCGCGCTGTTTCAACTCAGAGCAGTACAAGTTCAGCATCTGAAAAACGTTGCACGGGAACATCGCACTGCGCATCGGGGTAGGGTCGCCATCCGAACGCTTAACGATGTCGGTACGGACACCTTCTTCTGCCTTGCCTTCCTTGATCCAAGCCTGCGCTTGGTTCTTCAACATGTTGCCCAGGATGCGGTTATCAATCACCCCGCAGATGAACAGCTCTGGCATACCGAGGCGCGACAGACCTACGGTGTACGAGTAGTTCAACCCGTTGCCACCAGCGTGCTGCGGCACACCGGAAACGCTCAGGATCGCAAACTTGTTAGCAGCGATCGAACGCTTGATGTGACGCTTCACTTGTTTCTTGGTGTCTGCAACTTTCATGTTACTTCCTTTTAATAGGGGTTACTGTGGCGCGAGGTGCACCAAGGCGATGAGGGATCGGACCCTTGCCTTTTGGGATTTTCATCAGTTTAGCGCGACGCTTGCGAATCGCTTCGGGAACGTACATGAACAGCGCTGGCGCAGAGAAGTCAGGTTTGCCCTGCTTGATCTGTACCAGTACCGCCATCATTTCTTCTTTGGGAGGATTCGACCAATCCATCTCGATCGTACTCGCCCCGTTCCAACGCACGCAGTTATTGGGATTACCATCAATGAAGTTGGCGATACCCTGGCTCTTGATCGTACGTTTGATTGCAGCAGCGGTACTGTTCATCGGACCGTCCACGTTGCGGGTGGCGTAGAAACAGTAGTTGTTCAGGTCCTGACCGGAGGCAATCTCGTAATACGAGAGGTGCTCCTCGATCGGGATAGTCAACAAGAAGCAACGAGTGCCTACAAACGCATGGCTGCGGTTGGTGTGATACTCTTTCAGTCGACGAACGATCAGTGACATGTCAGCCTTCTTTCTTTTCGTAAGCGTTGAGGATGGTGCGACATTCAACTTCGGTAGGTTGACGTGGTGGATCGTTTTCGAACATCAGCCACATGCCCTCAGTGCGACCACGGGACTTATACCAACCCACCCACAGACAAGTCGGTTGGGCGTTCATGAAGCCCTTGTCGTTTTCACGAGGAAGAGTGTCAATGTCCAACAGGCTGACGGTAGCGAAGTGTTGGTTCTCTTCGCACTGGTGGTTAATGCGGTAGTCGCCTTCACGCTCAGCCAGATCACGAATTTCGTTAGCCGTTGCGCAGTTCCAGTTATCCCCGGTGAACGGACCTTCGCGGAACCCACATTTCGGGTCAGCACCGTTCCAAGTTTTACCACGAGTCTTACAAGCTTGACATTCCATCTACGCTGCCCTTTTCAATTCATTTCCATAGACGTCAACCAGAGCTTGTGCTTTGGCTCGTCCTTCATCGGTGTAAAGGTTGATTCGTTTCGGGATACCAGCACGGATCGCCATCTGTAGCGCCATATTGGTTCCACCTTTAACCGTCTCAGTTTTACCAGCGGGTTTGGCCCAGTAGATAATAGCCTTAACTGGATCATTCAACGTGTCACCCAGAATCTGGAACACGTTACGAGTGTGCATGGCTTTTGCCCCACGCTTACACTTATCCCACGCAGGATGAACTTCTGATGCCATGCTGTGCGCCGTCTCCCAAGTAGGAAACTTTGTAGCATCGTAAAAGAAGTTCTTAGGGTCATGATAACGATCCCACACCCCATCCCACGCTAAGTAGATCCTGGCCTGCAAATCGTAGTACCAACGACTTTGTAACGCACCGTCATAGAAAGCACGATCAGCGCCCTCAGCGTCACCACTACTTAAGGCATACCCTTGTGCATACAACGCTAAACTAATTTGTCGCATCAACGCCAGAATGTCCTCCGGCGTCTCACGACTCCCCACTCCCGCAAACCACCCTCGGAAAATTGGTGGCATGGGATCAGTCCTCGACTTTGTATTCCAGATACTGACTCGACGGGATCGGGCCGGTAATCTTGAATGCAGACCAATAGTCCTTGTTGTAACGCAAGGTCACATGGTAGTAGTCGTTCACCCGACGCAACTCAATCTTTTTCAAAGACTGTCCCGGCAGGTAGTAATTGGCGCTGTCTTTGAAGAACTCGATAACTTCCGAGAACTCTTCAAAGTGAAACCGAGTATTCGGCTCCAGTGGCGAGAACTCTTGACCATCTTGTTTCAGATGGATGAGTCCAAAGGGGGGATATTGTTCAGGTCGCATGGTTCTATCTCGTCCATTTCTAGATTGATCAGGAGGTTGTTGTGGATGACTTCCATATGCTCCACTGAGTACGCCAAGTAACGGCCGCCCTCAAGGTACGGAACCACATAGCGATAGATTTGATTGTACAACTCTGAGACGAAGTCTACGAACATGTGCGTTTCATAAACGGACAGGTTTAGCAGGATATCCCCAATCGCATCTTTCTCTTCGCCGTCCACTTCTTCATCATGATTCTCGTACATCATATCTAAATACAGATGGAAAAGCTGAGCCACCTGAGTACGAGTCTTGGGCGAGGGATCTTGCAAAGCGTAGGTGCAGACGAAATCCACACAGTACCAGATGTTCTTCTCGATAGCACCTGAGGCACGTTGGATCATATCACCGCAGGGAATTAAGAACCGAGCTTCCATAGGTACCTCACGACACGATGACGTCTCGAATAAACGGGATGTGGAAGACCATGCTGAAAATTAACGCCATTATCCACAAGACGAACTTGCAGAACATGATGTTACCCAGCTCGTGACGGAACGACCAGCGAACAGCATGCCAGAACTCCGACCAGTCATCCTGACAGCGAGCATACGCACCGAGGTAGAAACCGCAGTTGAGAGCGATAAAGATGATAAGGAACGTCAGGAGGAAACCGATCATGGGAAGAACTTCGTGTAGTTGATATAAAGGAGGACCAGCAGGAACGGAACGTGGAGTACGACAATGCACATCCACAGGCGAACAATACTGAACCCACGATTTTGATGCCACAACATTTCGATCTGTGCTTTCCACTCAGGCCAATCAAAGCCTAAGTCAACGTGGAAAATACGGAACGAGGCAAACAGAAACACAACAGACCACAACAACAGCAGGACATACGTTGGGATTTCACCAGCCATTTTCTTTTGCTTCCTCAAGCATAGAAGGGCTCCCGCAGGAGCCCGAAAGGTTATTTGACCAGAGGGTCGAAGATACCAATCCAGTACCAGAACACACCAAGGAAGATACTGACGGCGTAGAAGGTGGCGTACGCCTTACGGTCTGCCTTTTTCAGTTCATCGATGTGTTCACGCACCGCCCAGAACTGTTTCCAGTGAGCACGTGGTTGATAGCCCACACCTTGTCTACGTGCAACCGCGTAACGGTAGAGCATGGTGATCGCGATGTAACACACAAGGATGAACACCGCAGCGTACTTCAACGCACCACTAGACAAAACCATCCCGATTAACAGTCCGTAGGAACCGAACCACATCGCCATCTCCACCAACGGTTTCTTCAACCGCCGATCACGCAGGATAGGAGCCAGGCCTTTAAGCAGTTCCTTCGGACGAAAGCCAATCTCTTGTACTCCACAGTACAGAGCAATACCTGCGCTAAGTAGCACAGCACACAACACACCAAACAGAGCACCGTATACAGCAGTCATTAGCGATTTCCTTTATTGTCGCCCGGTTCTTCAAATTCGTCCACCAAATGCGGACAGTCGTCGTAGCTGAACTCTTCTTGTGGCTCAGGAGGGAGTTCATCCTCATCACCATCCATAAACAACGGGTACTCCTCGTCAATCAAAACCTCTGGGTTCCTGTCGAGGTGAGCAGCCACGTGTAGGTGACGGTACAACGGAGGCAAGAAGCGAGCGTAACGTTTGACAATCTCATCGCCCATATAGCGACGGAAGTTCCACGTGAACAGGTAGTGTGCCAATTTCCTAACTGACTCAACTCCCGCTTCTTTAAAGCTTATACTCTTGGCTCTGTTCAGATGGAGCACTTCCCGCCAGAACAGACCAAAGGCTAGGTGATACTCTTCCCAACTCATCTTGCGAGGATAGTGATCTACCCCTGCTTGGATGTGTTCGTTATTGTAATCCTTCAACAAATCTTCCAACGCATGTAAGCACGCGGTGTTCTCATTGAAGAAGTAGTTACGACCAAACTCAGCACCCATCAGCCCGTAGTGTCCGGGTGCAGTGCGAGCCAACACATCTTTACGGGCCTTCTCTTCCTGCTGTTGCTCCATCAATTTCTCATGGACCTTGCGAGCTTCCAGAACATCTTTGATTTGATGTTCCTTCACAATGCAAGACTTGGTGATGTCAGCAGGCCCAGGCCACCCTAGGGCTTGATAGACCAACGACGAAGCATCATCGTAGTCAACCTTAAGGTCTCGCCAAACGTGGTGTAGCAAGCGCCCAAGGAGCGTTGCCGAGATGTATTTCCTACTACGGATTTTGTCCAGTACCTCTTCTACCGCAGCCTTGTCGATGTGGGGCTCTAACACGACGTTGCGGAACTTGGATTTCTTTACTACGTGCGACTTGCCGGGACGCAGATAAAATACAGGTTGGTTCTTCTTTGAGCCCATGATGTTCCATTCCAGATAGATGCGGGTCTCCGAAGAGACCCTAGAGAATCATTGTTTGGTCAGCACAGCTTTACGAGCATCTCGCTCTTTCATTTGGCGGTCGATTTGTGCATGGAAGTGATCTGCCATGAACTTACCTTCCTCGAGACGCATCATCCGATTCCAAATCTCTTGGGCTACAGTACCCTCGAAATCTTCTTCGATGTTGAAGAAGGAACCGATGGAGTACAGCAGGTGCTTGTACACCTTCACCATCATACCCACTTCTTTACGCAGGATATCGGCCACCTTGTCAATAACGAAGTGGTCAATGTCTTCGATCATCTTGGCCAGACGACCGGTTGCGTAAACGCCTTCACGAACACAACGCTGGAGACTCCACGTGTCATCACGCTCCCAGCATTCTTCTGCACGGATGTTCATCGTGTTGAACATAGACAGGCTAACCAACAACCCATCCAGACAACGACGATAGATAAACGCTACCGTAGCATCCCAATCACGCGAACGAGCATTGACAGCCTCTTCGGAATTATTGGCAAGATCCAGCAGGTAGATCGTTTCCATCAACTGTGCACTGTACTTGACGTGGTGTAAAGTCAAGTGCTCCAACCGACGATGACGACCCAGCTTATAGATGTCATCGTGGAAGTATTGATCGTGTAGTTCTTGGCGGAATTGCAGACGATTGAGATCCATCGTTACATCCTCGGGACAACAACCCCTGTTTGACCTTGGTACTTGCCCCCACGGTCTTTATACGAGGTTTCACACGCCTCGTCAGACTCGAGGAACAACATTTGTGCAACGCCTTCGTTGGCGTAGATCTTGGCCGGTAGGTTGGTAGTGTTGGAGAACTCCAGCGTCACGTGCCCTTCCCACTCAGGTTCCAACGGGGTCACGTTAACGATGATGCCGCAACGAGCGTAGGTCGACTTACCCAGGCAGATGGTCAAGACGTTCCGTGGAATGCGGAAGTACTCAACCGTACGGGCCAGTGCAAAGCTGTTCGGTGGGATAATGCAAACGTCGGACTTGATGTCCACGAATGCCTTCTCATCGAAGTTCTTCGGATCGACAGTTGCCGAGTTGATGTTGGTAAACACCTTGAACTCGTCAGCACAACGCACGTCGTAACCGTAGGAGGAAGTGCCGTAGGAGATCTTGACTTCTTCCATCCACAGCTCGCCGTCGCGGGCTACGACACGATAACCTGCTGCTGGTTCGAGGACACCTTCGTGGAACGCATCGCACTCTTGGCGAGACAGCTTACGAGGTCCACCACCACGGACCTGACCGTATTCGAACGGCTCGATCATTGGCTTGAACTTGTCGAAGACCTGATCGTTTTCCTGCAAGCGCCATGCCCAGAAGCTGTTCTCCAGCGAACGCAGTTGATCTGCGGTGTGTGTGATACCTTCCCACGCCAGCTCTTTCATTTCACTGGAGCCCGGTCGGACATACAGCGCATGGGTTGGTGGTGTGGACATACGACGAATCCACTTGTCCGATTTGATGCTCATTGAAAGAGTTCCTTGACCGCATTTTCGAGGGTGAGGGATGGAGTTACGAAAGCCACGATACCTTCTTTCTTGGCGAAAGTCAGTAGGGTTTCTTTAATTTGTGGCAGGGGTTCTTCCGGGTGGAAGCTCAAGAGCACAACAGACGAATTGTGGTCGTCGAGGATCTCACCGATCAGATCCGCGTCGTGTTCCAGCTCTTCGAATACACCCTCGGTATTAGCGTGCACTTGTTCGATGTCTTCGAAGGTGATATACACCGCCGTGGTATCTTTGGTGTCGAGCGCACGTTTATACGCATCGAGCAACAAACCCTGTTGTACAGTTTTCATGACGGTGCTCCGGTGGTTGAGGTAGTCGTACGTCTCTTCTTCAATCGGCCACAAGGCAGACTTCGGGAAAGGGTAAGCGCTGCCATCAGGAAGCTTGGTGATGTAGAGACCAGACTTCAAAAGCTGGGTGACCAGCAGATCCTGACCAATGAAAGGACGAGCGTCAGGGTCGATGCCGTGATCACCACCGCCACCCATGTTGTACCGCTTACCGATTTCCAACGGGTTGCCACGAAACAGTCGCTCCTGCTCGCGGCTCATAGATAGCTTAGCCATGTTCTTTATTACCCTCAGTCAGCTTTTCGTAAAGCTCTTTCAGATCAGTGTACAAGATTTGAGTCTTGTAACCGGTGGCGCGGAACATCTCTTTCACCGTTTCGACCAGTTCTTCAACCGTGGTTTCACTCCCCAAGGAGACGGCACGATAGTAGACTTGGTGGCGGGAGAAGCTGTGGTGCATGTCGCGAGGATTGATGCCTTCGTGATGACAGGCCGAATCAACACGTTCCTTGAAAGGAATAACGGCGTCTTCCTTGTTCAGCGTCAGGAAGATTACGCTAGCGAAGTTGGCATCATTGGCAGTCGTTATCGACTGGCGCAAACCGCCAAAGTGGACCACGATCGGGAAGTCGAAATCTTTTACTGGGGAGGTTGTGAACATTGAGGCCTCGGTGCGTAACCAATGTTGTCGAACATACCGGCGACATTAAGATCGTCGGTGAAGAAGTACACGTCGTTGTCGGGGAAACGTTCACCCCATTGCTGCATACCAATGAAGGTCATGGTCGGACCGTCATTAACCACACCACCACCATCGAACTCCTGATTGGTCCAAGCTCGACCAAAGCTGATGTTGTTCTCAGCGGTGAAGGTATCCCAGTCGATACAGTTCTCTTCCCGCACAATCTCGATGGACTTCTCCCAGCGTTCGTCAAGCGTATTGGAGGTATCCAGACCCGTCACAAACTTACAGCCTCCACCCACAGGTGGATTGTGAATAATGAATTGCATCATCTCCACTACAGTTCCCTTGTACAGCTTTACGTTTTCAGGCAAGGTCCGTTTCATTTATAACTCCGGGCATAAAAGGAAGAGGGGACCGGAGTCCCCTCGGGTTAACAGCACTTGTGGGTCAGAGCCACCCAGGCGCCATTGCGTGCAGCTTGAAGCAGGTATAACTGGTAACGCAAGCACTGGGTATGCGTGCCCTTAAAGATTGCCGAGTACTCACTCGTCGCACCTTTAGGTCGCACTTGCCAGCGTTTCCAGATCCAGCTCTTCGGACGACGCTCTACCACGTAATCGACTTGCTCATGAGCAGCCCAATACCGTGGGTCTTCCAAAGGGTTGTCGTAAACATCGGGAGGTTTCATCGACGATAACTCGTGACTGCGCCGTGGGAAGTTTCGCAGACAATGAAGTTCACATCGAGGTTAGTTTTGAGTTTGTAGACCTTACAGTCATCAACCTCAGCAACCAGCTCGTAGTTGGTCTTGGGGTTCTTCTTTACGACCTCGAGGGCTTCGAGTCTCTCGTACTTAGCAGAGACCGCAGGAATCACCACCATGATGAACAACATTAACGCGTATAGCCACCACCACGTGCGCAGGTGGAATTTCAGCCGCAGCATTACTGACGAACGGCTTTCAGGTTGCTGTTGATAGCCTTGGCTACAGCGCGTTTGACGTTGCGGCCTTCTTTGGTGTCGAGGTTGGCGTGCCACGAGTTGTTGTAGACCACTTGAGCCGACATGCAGTAGGTGCTGATGTTGGTCCAGGAGTTGTCCGACGGAATGCCCGAGTCGCCGTTCTTGTCGATCTTGCAGGAAACGTACAGAGGGTTCTCGTTGCGATCTTTGGCTTTGCCGAAGGCCGAAGCTTTGATCTCGCCGATGGACAGGGTGTCTTTGAAGTCGTCAGTGATGTCGTTGGAGATCAGACCTGGACGACCCACGTAGATCATACCGCCCACTTCGATACGCACACCACTTTTCATGGTGAAGCCTTGGTTCACAGCTTCGGCAGCAGCATACCAGTCATCGAACTCGACAGTCTTGACCTTCTTGAAGTCTTCGGACACCGCACCGAAGTTACGCACGGTTACTTCTGCACCGGAACCTGCGACGTAGGCAACAGCACGGACGAGGTTTTCCTCTTCCTTCATGTCGTCGAAGTTCTTGACGCCAGTCTTACCGTGAATCCAGAAGACCGCTTCGGTATGGGCGTTGGTCACCGAGATGTCACGAGGCAGGCCCAGGGAGGTTACAGCGTCAGCCTGCATGATGGCCATGACGCAGTCGCCTTCCTTCATCATCTGGGCGTTCTCGACAGAACCACCAGTGTTGATGACGTCCAGCGTGGCACCGGTCTTGCGAGCGATCTCGCCGCCGATAGTTTGGCCGAGGGCTTCATACGCACCAGTAGCACCGCCGGTGCAGAAGGTCAGTTCGGCTGGGGTGGCGAATACGGCGCTGGAAGCGATGGCGAGCAGGGCGCCGATCAGAAAACGTTTCATGCTTTTACTCCGGTCAGTTTTTGATTGTTGTCGATCAGGGTGATAGGCATTTCTTTGAGGAACCCATCAGCACGCAACTCTGGTGCGTGGAGGGACTCTTGATGCGCTTGGTCTTTGTCTTGCGACACAACCTTAACGCCGCTGAACCCGTGCTCCAGGAGAGTACGACGAATCAGCTCGAGGATGCGCGACTTACCGATGTGAGGACGGCTGCCACGGATCTCGATTTCCAGTTCAGGCTCTGGCCTGATTGATACGCTAGTTGCTGTGATCACTTCTTCTGTCCTTGGGGGTTTATTGGAGGGTGGGGCGATCAGGTCAAACGTCACCAAGTTGTTCAGTGCTCGTTCAGGCCACTTAGTCACTTTGGTAAAACCACGCAAACCGAAGTGCAACTCGGCTTCTGGATCACGCAGCATTTCACGGACAACATCACCATAGGGACCCATCGGTTTGAAGCGACCGATCATGTAGTTTTCATCTTCACCCATTGGGTAGCAGAGAACTCCACAGACGCGGTCTTCATGGATGGTCATGATGTCTTCGATTGCTTGTTGGGCGGAGAACTCCACCACAGCGCCTTCGATTTTGTTGCCTTGAGCGTCAAGACGGATACGACTACGTCCACGCGGACTACCGTACTCAACATACATCTCGCGACCAGAACGCACACGGTCACGAAATGCTTTACGAACCGATTCAGGATCGTATTGCAGACCATCGCGGAACGGATTGCCGAAAGAACCCAGCACCACCTCGTAGGTTCCATCAGGTAGGACTTTGATGTCCTTTACTTTGTTGGTCACAACACACCTCGGGCAGCAGCCATCTTTTTGTACTTCTCGATCATGGGAAAGAGATTGTTTTTGTGACGCAAACCCAAACGTTCACAACGCTTGACTTTTGCCTCTTCTTTCTTGATAGCTTTCTGAAGCTTTTCCAATTCGTCATCGCCACCCATTAGAATCTCCTTGGTATTGCTAGTCTATAATTTACATCTGAGATATTTTTTATTACCGCCCTCTAAGCGAGTGTAAGAAATTATCGTATTGTATGTTGGACCCGATAGCGTCCACTCGTTACGTCCCTTCGAAGAGAGCGATCATGACTGACTTAACCAAAGCCCCCGATCAGGTCATTATCGACCTTATCAATGCTGACAACACTCCGCTGGCCCTGACCGCCGAACTGGTAACCTTCGGTGTTCCGAACGCTGCCGCCGGTGAGAACCCAACCAAGAACACTGAACTGACCGTCACTGCTGCCGAAGGTAGTGGTTACTCTGGTTCGGTGGTTGTCACGTACAACCGTGTCAACTTGGCGACTATTCCGACCATCGCTGCTGCACCGGCCGAGTTCCCCCTGGGTAACGCGACCACCCTCAAGGATTTGATCCCCGAATTCAATGCCAAGTACGGCGTCAATCTGACCGACGACGATTTCGTCGACGCTCCGATCCCAGAATTCACTGGTGGCCTGAACGAAGAACACACCATCCAGCTCGTTGCCAAAGCCGACTCGCTGATCTACATCGGCTCCGTCGACATCGTGGTACAGGGTGAAGACATTCCGCTGGGCTCCGTCGTAACCAACACCGCTCTGAACGGTCTGGTTTACGAAGCGCCAGTGGCTCCGTAAGAAACCCTGACGCTGAGCGGAGGAGGGGCTTCGGCCTCTCCTCCGTTTCTGCTGTTTTCAAGCACTTCGACTTCCAGGAGTTACACAATGAACCTCTTACCGGGATCGTCCGAAGCTGCGCTGCTCGAACTCGTCAATCAGGCCAACAGTCTGGCTCAACCCCTCGTGGAAGGGGATTTGTACTTTGGCAAAGTCAAAGCTTTGTCGGGCGGGCTGGTTGAGATCCCTGCTGTAACGATGTATGACAGCGCGTATGAGGGCTACGTTAAGTTCCGCTACCAGCGCCTAAGTCTCAGCAAAGCGTTCGGCAGTATTCGTCCGTCTCTGCGTGATATCGGTTATCCCACTCTCCACCAACTGTTACCCGTCATCAACAAACAGCTTGGGGTTAATCTCCAGCCAATAGATGTGGTCGATGTTCAATTCGACTGGTTGGGTAACAACGAACAACTGAACATTCAGATTACAGCAGCAACGGAATCACTCGGTTACGAAGGCTCGTTCATCATCACCTTCACTCGTGTTCGTCCAATGCTGAACAAGGTAGTGACCGCTACTACTTTGGATGTTCTAGAACACCATACAGCGCCGGTAGATGGTAAGTTATCATTACCAATGGCGATGTACTCGTTGGACCTCTCTGGCAATGATGACGCACTGCGCATCTATACCCCGTATCGATACTGGTACAACCCAGGCTTATTGAGGACACTGATGGCCGGGTACGGTTTCCCTAACTGGCCGCATCGAATCGGTAGTTTGCAGTGGGGTGCAACCAAGGATTTCCCGGAGTCCAACCAAGCTTTCACAAACGTCATCGTGGATAAAGCCCCCAACATTGCGGGGTACACTGGTGACGCATACTTCCATTACAACCGATCCTAAATGAGGTGTCGATATGGCTCTTTATAAGACACCGAAGGCTGCGATCATTGGTGCGATCAAAGCATTAAACGGTGGCGTGACTCTGGTTGAGTCCGAATACGTCTTCGGTAATCCGGTTACTGTAGAACCTGCCAGTGACGGAACCAACACCACTATCACCATTACTGCCAAAGATTCCGCCAGTACCTTTGATGGATCGGTGACTGTTCGCTACACTCGTTTGGCCCTGCCTGACTTGCTTAAGTTGGTCCCATCCACGTTGAGCATTCCGCCCGTCACCACAGTTGCTGGTTTCGCCCAAGCGTTTAACCAGGTCTACGGTACGGCCTTCGAACCCGCCGACTTGATTGATGGTCCGATCGCTTTACAAGACGGTGCCGGACAAGTCACCCTGAAAGCACAACCGACCTCTTTAGGTTGGACTGGCGAGGTGGTCTTCAATATCCTGCCGGGACGTGTACAGATTGCAGATGTGATCACTGTCACCACCCTGCCTGGCTTGAACTTCCCTGACCCGTATGAGGGCAAACCATTTGGTTGGGCCTACAGTTACTGGCGTAGCTTCTCTCCAGTCGAACCTCAGCTCACCAGTATCGTGACTGAATCGGTCGATTGGAACACCGTAGCCCAAGCATTGACCACCATGACCAACGATACGTGGGTTGTGTCTGGTCAGAATCGTTTCTCCTTAGGTGGGGCGACCATGGAGTACAACGGGTTGACCTCAGAAACTGAACAAGCCAACTCGGATTACGAGAGCGTGATGATCATCCGCTTGGGTGCCGACTGCTTGGGTTATAGTGGTCGTCTTTTCCTTCACTACACTCCAGTCGACACTGACATCTAAGAGGTGATCTATGGATTCCAAAGAGAAACTCTTGGATCTGATCAACGACCTCAACCAACCACGCAAAGAACTTAATAACATCAACGTTAAGTTCACTGGAATTGTACCTGCTAACGAGACGGGTGAAACCATCTTGACCGTGGCAGGTGTTCCAGGACGTGGCTATAGCGGTAGTGTTGATTTGACGTACAACCGTTTGAACCTCACTGAGATTCTTGACGGCAAAACCGTACGTAGTCCAGATCCGTTGACTCCCGATTCTTTCTTGGAGTTGGTCAACAATGCTTACAACCTCTTCCTGACAGCACTTGATGTTGGAGAGATCACCATCCCAGAGTTGGGTGAGGGTGAATTTGCACAGTTGACTCTTGAGGCTAATGAAGACTCGTTGGGCTTCATTGGTGGGGCAACGCTGCGGTTAGAGTTTGGTCGTTCGTGGTTGGATCAGGTCATCGGTAACAAGACCCTGAATGAACTGAAACATCCGATCAAGGTCGAGTACAAAAAGTCGTCACGCATGGTAACGTGGAACAAAGATTTCACGTGTGTGCGGGATGCTATCGCGCCGACTAAAAAGAACGAATATACCGATTGGGCCGCCCTACAGGCTGCATGTGCTGCTTACGGTATTCCGGCTTGGAGTCCTAATCGGATCGTAGATCAACCAACCTCCGCCGTGCCGGATGCTAACCCTGCGTTTGATCGCGTGGTAATTCAATCCAGCGTACTGAGCGCTAGTCTCGACGGTCCTATTTACCTCCACTACAACGTCCTCGAAGAGATCTAGTAATGGCCATTTATAAGTTTCCTCCGAAGCAAGAGGTTTACGACCTCATCAACCAGGCCAACCCTGGTCTGACTAAACCGTTGGCAGCCGCTAACTGCGTTCTTTCCAACCCCACCGTCATTGTTGGTGCGGTGTACCCTGCATCGAACTCTTCGATCGTAGTGGCCCCAGCTCCAGGTAACAACGATTACATCGGCAAACAAACGCTGAAATACAATCGTCGCGACCTCAGTAAGATGTTCCGAGGAATCACGGTACTGGTGAAGAAGTTTGCCTCGCGCAACATGCCGACTGCTGGGTATCTCGCATTCACCATTTACGAGTTGCTGCCAGATATCAACCGGTTGTACGGTTTGAACTTGACCGAGGATGATGTCAACACCGGTAACATCCTGCGCGGCAGCACTCTGGAAAACGGACAGTACACCACCACTGTAACCGTGACCACCAAAGCAACTTCGATGGCTTATGTGGGTAGCTTCTCTCTGAAGTGGTTGAACACGCCGCAGAGTCTGGTCGACATGATTACCAGTCTGGATCTGGATGGTCGTAAATACCCAGGTGGCAACCTGTTCGACGAAACCCACCTGCCGATCCTCACTGGTGAATCTTACCGTCTGGACAGCACGGCAACCATTCAGACAGTGATGGCTGTCCCTAACCCATTCGCTAAAGGTAACATCAGTTGGTCTGCGGGTTGGATCAATACCTACGCGGCATTGATGAATTTGGTGAACAGTAGTTCAGGCGGTCGGACTAACCTCCGTAGTTACGTCGGTGGCGAGAACTACAAAACTAACCCAGGTAGCATTGTTGGCATGCAACACCAAGGGGTGGCTCTTCCTAGCGCTGAGTTCCCTGAACTGAACAGTCGCTTCTATAACCGCGCGCTGATCATCTTCGTGCCGGAAGACTGCCCATGGGCCTGTGGTCACCTGATTTTCCACTACAACGCCTGAGGACTGAGTCATGCCAGGATACATGCAGGAATCGAAACTTAACCTCCTCAACCACATCAATGCCAAGAACGCCACCACGTTCGCCCTGACCGATTTGGACTTCAGTGCACCTTCGGTTATCAACGGTACGTGGCGTGGGGTGGCTAATCCACACAACACCGCTGTGCGTTTGACAGCCTCAGCGACCAGTATCTTCCAAGGTACTGTAGTGATCACGTACGACCGGCTTGAACTCAAAGAGATCATCAAGATCCCTGGGTTCACCTTACGTGCCGACCACCCAGCCACCGCCTACGAGTTGCTTGATACTCTCGCCAACTACAATGGTTTGAACTTCACCACTGACGATATCGAAGACAGTCCGGTGACTGATAACGGCGACGGGACCTACACCGTAACGTTGACCGCCAAGCCAGGTTCGTACGGTTGGGTGGGTAGTGTGACGATCTCGAACTTCGGACAAGGTGGTGCGCCACTGGACCGCGTGCTTTCGGGTAACGACATGCCAGGTCTGAACTACCCGACTTCATCTGATGGCGACGTTTACGGTGCGCTGTATCTGTACCCGTACGACTTCACCGGCTCTTACGATCTGCTACTGGATCTCGAAGAAGGGGTTCCGTTGACCGCCCAACAAGCGGGTGATTTGGCTAACGCCATTAATCTGTTGGATGTGTCCACTGGCGCTGGTGCTTGGAACGCTTCGGCTGAACAAGCTGAGTGGTCTCTAGAAGGTGCGGTCCCGTATCACAACGGACTCAACACCCCTGAGCTGTTGACCAACTCCAGTTACAAATACGCCCTGTTGTTGGATCTGCGTCCAGGCGTCACCTTACCGAAAGGTCGGATGGCTCTGCACTACAACGATCCGATCGATAGCGGTTCTGTCTGACGCAAGGGCCTACGGGCCCAATTAGGAGATCCCTATGTTAAGGGCTGCTATTGGTTTTGAACACTGCGCCAGAAACGTGGTGGATACGTGGATGGCACAGTCTGGGTTGGCAATTTCTCGCCATCCAACTTACCCAACTTACGGTAAGGGCCTCATTGTCGACAGCAATGGTTGGCTCTCTGTACCAGAGGGAGCCTCCCCGGCGAGCGATTCATTTGTGTTCATGGACCTTCGTCCATTCATGGATACTTCTGGTCGAGCTACCATGATTTGTTTTGGGTACCGGGCCAAGTTGGTCAAAGCGGGCGTTGCTGGGCTCAGTAACCTTTCTCTGTGGATGGCACACGGTAGTACTCGTGCATCTCACGCTGTGGCAACCTTTGCAAACATGTTTCCCGCAGGCTCCCCTGAGGGGACTGAGTGTTTGGTAGAGATTGTCCTAGATTTAAATGCAGGACAGCGTTACACCTACGTCAATGGTGTAATGTTGGGGGCGACGGCTTATGCTGGTTTGGCCAGCGCTTCACTGAAGACCGGTGACTTTGCTGTCTTCATGAGTCCTTGTGTGTCTAACACCTCTGCTGTAGTGGCGACTCGTGATTTCTGGATCACCGATGACCTGCCAGGTGATGGTATGATTGGTCGTTTGGGTGATATGAAAGTGCGACCTTTAACACTGGCGTCTGCTTTTGGCAATGGTTGGTCTGCCTCCGATGGTGGGACTTTGATAGCGGCCTTATCGGCACCTTCAGATAAAGTTAACCCGGCCGTTGTGAATTCTGCAATCGGTGCTGGGACCTTAGACCTGAGGTTCTCCTCGGCGCTCCCAAGTGAAGAAGCCGTGGCTGCCGTACAATTCTTCCTTAACGGTAAGGGTAGTACCATGACTGCTGTTGCCGATGTGTCCATGGAACGCGGCGGTGTTAAGTCGCCTAAACAACGTCTCCAATTAGACACTGTACAGAAGGCTCGTGCCCTGCGGCCTTGGCCTTTGGCTCCAGATGGAAGCCCTTGGTCAAACGTTAAGTTGGCCGAGACCACGATCAAAATCACTCCTGAGTAATTGTCGATGACCACTATCCGTAGCTTCCCAGCATACGCGATGAGTCGGTCTACTGGACGGACGCAGGCACGTAGTGTCCTTGGGTATGCTCTCTTAGATGCCAATGGAAACCCACTGCGTCCAGCCGGTGACACTGACTACCGCAAACCTGAGCAGGAGTTGCTCAAAGAACTGATCGTGCGTGCTAACCCTGAGGCATTCACGAACATTGACCCTAATCAAATTGCCTACGAATCCCCGGTTGCAGATCCGTACACCCGAGGTTACGAGGCAAACACCACCATCATTGCCAAAGCAGCCCCCAACGCATTGGACGTGATCGGTCGACAAACCTTGCGCTATCGGCGCATTGATCTGTCTAAGCTGTTCCGCTACCAGACCATCGAGTTGACTCGCTACAGTAACACTAACTCGTTGCCTTGGGCTGAGGTCAAAGAGCTTCTGTTGAAGCAACACGGTATCAACGTTGCCGATAACACGTTTACAGCTCGCGCGTTATCTCCAGACCTTGGGGTTACGTTAACTGCTCTAGCGGGATCTCTTTGCTACACCGGTTCTATCACAGTTGTCTGGCGTAAGGGCAAACGTGAGATTAGCGAGATGTTCCCAACGCCAGTGTTGGATGGACGAGTCTGGCCTGAGGGCTTGATTCAATTTGGCGACAACTACAAACCGCAAGGTGAGTACTTCGCCTACGACACCGATTTCACCGACACCATGGCCTCTTCGTTTAACTCATGGGGTGTGAATCAGATGGCGACCGGGGTTGCTGAGCTGAATAAGTTGGCTGGGGTGCTGAACAACATTCTCCCCGAGTACAACTGGAACAGCGAAGATTCTAACTCCGTCAAAGGCGGGTTGGCTAACCTGATGTTGTATCGTTACGCCTTACCCAACGCCGCCGTTCCAGAAGCCAACAGCAGTATGTTCAACCGAGTCATGGTGATGCAAGCCGCAAGCGATTCGTGTTGGTTTTACGGTAAACTGTTGTTCCACTACAGGGCTTAACTCATGTCTATCTATATTGATGCAAGGTTAGACGTGCTGGCGTGGGTCAACAGAAAGGCAGGTACCAAGTTAGGTATCAATGATGTGATCTTCAGTAAACCCATTGTTAACCCTGATGTTGGGGCTACAAAGAACTCGAAGATTCGTCTGACTATGCGTCCAGAAGCCGCAGGCTTTAAAGGGACCGTGGTTCTGTCTTACGACCGACTCAGCCTAGCGAATCTTGCCAATTACCCAAAACCCAAGTACCCTCCTCAAGCAAGTGTGGGTGCTTCGGTATATACGTTACTGACTAAGCTTCGTAGTTCTTACGGGGTTTGGTTGACCCAGGATGATCTTGAAGAAACATTCGTTACCGATAACGGCGCCTACGGTCAAGTGATCCTTAAAGCAAAGGCTGAGTCGGTGGGTTGGGTCGGTGAGTACGTGTTGGTGTTGTCTGACAAAGTGCCACTGGCAGCACTGTTCAAAACTGTTTCTATTAACTGGAGTTAAGACCATGCCTATCGTTGACGCATACTGGGCTACGTATTTCTTCCGTCTGGCTCTGACTGGTTACGACGATATCCTCGCCGATTTCAAAACCGGCGACATCATCACACCAGAAAGTGGCGAACTGCTCGCCATGGCTCTGAACGAGAAGGACAAGAAGGAAGGTAAAGGTCTGTGGCACAGCGAAGTCGAGTTACCTGAATGGTCTCTCAACGGTTGCTTTGTGTTCTTCCACGGTGATAACAACACCGGCTTACCGACCAAAGGTAACATGCAAAAAGTTCTGATCCTTGACTTCCCTGAGGATTCTGTTAAACCCGTAGGTCGGATCTTTCTGACCTACAACGTCGGGGGTTGATCATGGCACTTCGAGCTATTGAACCTTTCCAGAATCTGTCTCACCCTTACAGTGGGACTTTCCACGCCTACGGTCCGATTCTATCGGGGTGGAGCCTTCCTTATCTGGGTTACTCCGGTGATACCAACAATTATCCACGTGTACTCGATATCAGCAAAGTGGACGATTGGCTGTTACTGAGCAGCACTGGATCTGTTTCCGGTGGTCGTCAAGTTGGGTTGGGTCGTAAGTTTGTTGATTTCGACGTTAACATCAAAGCTGACTCAGTCATCTATGGTGGCGTGCGGATGAAATTCGCACGTAGCATTCCAAACGTGTTGGTTTACACTTCTGGGTCTGGTGCTCAAGCTATCGTTTCTTCTTCCCAAGTTCCAGGCGGGGTTGTGGCGGGAGTTGAGTATTACATCGAATGGTGCATTGACATGCCTAACGGAATGTACAGAGCGCGTATTGATGGTGTAGAGGTGACACCCGTTGCGATTGGTGCTAGCGTTAAGACCTACCTGCTCCAGGGCGTTCAGTATTTGATGTACGGTAGCTGGAATACGACCGTCAGCGCAGCAGTCGACATCTATCTTCGAGATGGTTACGTTCTCGAGAAAACACCCGACGGATTGATGAGTAGTTGGTTGGGTCCACAGCGTGTTCGTCGTCTTCCAGTAGCGGAGTTTGTAGCTCCTTGGGCAGCCAGCAATGGTGCGGAACCCAAAGATGTTCTGAACACCCCAGTCACGACTGCTGCTAACCGCTTAACTCCGGTGGTTATTTCGGACAGCGACGTGACAGAAGCAATCGTAAAGTTTGACACCTCTGTCATTCAAGGGAAAATCAATGGGGTGTCGATCAACACCTCTGCCACCAAACCAGGCGGTAAAGTTGGCAACGTGGAGCTAGTTTTGTCTTCGGCTGGAGTAGACGGTGCTAAGACCACTATCGTCCCAACCACTGAGATGTTGATGTTCAGTCGCATCGGTCTTTCATCCAAGGCACCAAACGGTAGTGCGTGGACTGCTGAGAACCTTGCCGCCGCCACTCTAAAACTCAAACCGGTAAACTAAGGGGTTTATAATGAAAGACCTTAAACCCATTGGGGTTGAGCATTTACAAAACGGTCAATCGGTTGCTAGTTTACAGACTGGGCGAGGTTTGTTCGCTATCTGGGACATGGATACCATCAAGACCAACAGCGCATACATGCCACTGGGTTTGTTCGTTCAAGGTAACCAGGTGCGCTACGGTTTAGGGAATGATGCGACTGGTGGTTCTGCCAATGGGATGGTGCAGATTGGTAACTTGGGTATGTGGGGAGACCGTTCCGACTTCCGGGTCTGTGTTTTTGGTTTCCGCTATAAACCTGGCAACAAATCCGGCATCGCCCAATTCGGCGTTAGGTTGGCACGGTTAACCGCTGACCAATCGGCAAACCCAGACAACATACTGCTCAGTATCCCAGCGAATTCGCCAGAAGGCTATTACGAAATCGTAATTCGCCCTTACCTTAACACTGGTACGACTTACGGGGCGTCGGTCTACAAGGACGGTGATCTGATCAGTACGCCTGGTATTGTTTATACGCTTAATGCGTCCAGCTTTAAAAACGCATTCTTCTGCATCGGGTCTGCGGTCACTACTATGATGTCTTCAGCCAGCGCGTTGGCTGGCGACTACACATTCTCGATGGAAGACATGTATACTGCATGGTCGAACGTCGGCGATGAAGATATTCGTCTGGGTCCAATCCGAATCAAACGCATTCCGTATGTATCGGTAGATCCTAGTGCCTGGACTGCTGTGGGTGGTAAAACACCGAAAGATATTCTGAACTTGTCGGGTAATGGTGGTGCCCTTCGCACGGACTATCTGACTAACGACCCGGCCAATAGTTCGATCAAATGTAAACTGGACGTCAGTGTACTTAAAGATATTGATCGTGTGGTAGCGTTAGGAGTCTCCTCTTCCGCTTGGCGGGATGGCGGGACGGTAGGTAGTCTGGGGGTTAAATGGAAACACCCTGATGGCGAAACTCTCCCTACTACCCATTCCCCGACTACTGGAATTTACCGTACTCAATTCGATGTCCTCAATCCGACGTTGATCACTACTCCGGGTGGGGCGGCTCTGACGAAGACTTCATTGGCTGCGTTGGAGTTGGTGGTCACCCCAAGCGCGTAGGTGAACTATGTCATTCAATCTTCGTAATGCTCCGACATACGCGGTCACCACAGAGCCTCAGCGCATTAACCTGCGCAACGCACCTGTGTACGCAGTTACCAAAGATGCTCCTGGGGTCGCTGTGCGATCTCTGGATCTCTCGGTTTTGGAGACCGTACCACCTGAAGTAATGATGCGTAGTCTCGACGCATTGGTCATGGAAGGAGTTGTTCCATCCAGTTTGTTTTCGACCCTTAATGGGTTGGAAACTTTGAGGGCGGCGATCAAGAAGGAACTTGGTGTAGTCGTTAACGATGCGTTGGCAACGTTCGGTAATCCCTTGGTTAATACTGGGGCCTACAACACTCGGGTTATCTTAACGGCTAACCCAGCGTCGGAATTTGGTGGCACTGTAGCTCTCCAGTACACTCGTTTCCCTCTGAGCGAAGCGTTCAAAGGAAAGGACACCAGTCAAGTCGTAGGAGCTGCAACTACTCTCCACGGACGCTTGGCTGCTATCAACGCGTTCTACGGTTTGAAGTTAGAACCGCGAGATGTAGTTGATCGAGTGTTGGTTCCAGACACCAAGAGCTTCACCTTGCGCATCACCAACGATAGTTACCTGTACGCCCCAAACTCTACTGTGTTTATTGGATTGTTGGGTAACGACCTTGAACTGGAAATCGACAATAGTCAGATGAACGGTTTCGAGGAGATCAATGATCTCGAGTCCTGGATCAAAGTCAGTGAGATGAATGGATTCACTCCAGCGACTTGACGGCATAGAGGGAGGCCACCGCCTCCCCTTATGCTCAGAGCTTACGGATCGTCAGATCCACGGCACCCAGGTAAACCCAGCTACCGTCTTTGGCGAGCAGTTGGAGCGTCTTGCTTTCACCAGCAGCCACCGGCAGGGTCGCATCTTGCTCGAAAGCCAGTTCACTGGCGATGAGTTTGTAGCGATCTGCAATCAGCGTGATAATGGAGGCCAGAGTGTCACCGGCTTGTAAGGTGTAGGTGGTCGACTTCACGATCTCCTCCACGTACAGGCGACGGTAGTTCAACGTCTGGGTTCCGTAGAACTCGTTGTTGAGGGTAGCCTCGACAGTGAGGGAAGAGTTCTTGACAGTGATGTCGCCGCTGCTGTCGATCTGCACCAGGTCTTTGATGACGAAATCATCGAGCGTAAACGACGTGCCGTTGGTCTCGTTGATCTGGTTGATGACGTTCTGAAGCGGACTTAAAGTGTGATCAACTAGCACGTTGATACTCCTGTTGTAGTAGGGACGTCTATAACGATAGGTGCTCGGCGACGTATCATTTGACGGGAGCAATCCCACCCACTTTCTAAAGCAGGCGTCTTTGCCATGTACCACATTGGAATGAAATCTGTAGAGCAGTTACTCGCTCTACTTAACGACACCAACGGGTTGTCGTTAACACTTGATGACATCCAGTTCAGTACTCCGGTTGTGCTGACCCCAGAGTCTCAGGTAGGCGACGACAATCCTGCCAACACTGAGATTCTGATTGTTGCCAAGCCTAATCGCAAGCCGATTGGTGAGGTAAAGGTTCGGTACGATCGGATTGATCTGGCTGACTTTGAAACTCTGCGTGACCCGACTGAGATCGAGGTTACACTCCCCCTGACCCATGCTCGATTAATGGAAGCTTTCAATATCCATTACGGTTCCGCTCTGGAACTGGAAGACATTGACGTCACCACTGTCCTACCTGAGGACATCGACGAGGAAACTTTCGTTGAGCTGAAAGCCTCTACAGGCTCGCTAGCTTATCGAGGAGAGATCCTACTGTCTGTGATCCCAGGTACGATCAAGCTCAGCAATGTGATCATTGTAAGAGCACTCAGTGGCCTTGAGTATATGGGTCGACCTTAATGAAGGGGCCTTCGGGCCCTTTTATGCCGGAGTTTGTGTGTAATTTTTAATATCTTATGAGTAGGGCATAAGTCCTACTTCGTTTACCTGGAGATCCCCATGAAAATCAATGTCGCAAAAACTGGTGCCGAGAACATTCTGGCCCTGGTACTGGACGCTAACCCAGGTCTGTCGCTGACCGCTGCCCAGTTCACTCTGGGTAACCCAAGCGCATTCGTGGGTACTGCTGGTCGTAACACCCAAGTCACCCTGACCGCTGTTGAAGGTGAGGGCAAGACTGGCTCCAAAGTCATCGACTACACCCGTCTGAACCCAGTGACCGGCCCTAACGCTGGTCAAGCTGTGACTGGCGTGGAAACTGCGCTGGACGCTACTGACGTACAAGTCAAAGCTGCCCTGGTTGCTCTGTTCGGTCTGGTTGCTGCTGACGTTGTCGTGTCTGATCTGGTTCTGCCAGTTGACGCCGACACCGACGGTTCCATCACCCTGGCCGCTGGCGCCAACAGCCTGCTGTACGTTGGCTCCACCTCCGTGGTGCTGAAAGCTCCGGTCGACGATATCAGCGATATCGAAGGTCAGATGAACGGTTTCGAACCTGAAGCCTAAGTAGTCGGCATAAAGGGAGGCCTTCGGGCCTCCCTTTATGCTGTCTGTCACAGGAAGTACAATTCCAGATGCTCTTTGATCTTCTCGAGGTTTTCAGCCACAGGAAGTTCTGCATCCAACACCAGCGAACGTTCAGTGGTGTGTGGGTGTCGCACTTGGAAACCTTCACGCACTGCATCATGGTACTCGATGCCTTTCAGCTCGATGCGGTCTTTGGCACGCACGAGATCAGACTGACGAGCCATTGCCACACGAGGGTCGATATCGAGGAACACCACGAGATCAGGACGGAACCCTTTAAGAGCGATCTCTTCAACCTTGAGGAAGTCCAACGTGTCTACCACAGAATCGTCCACAGCATGACATTGCATGGCGTAAGACGAATCGGTGTAGCGGTCGCTCAGTACGACGTTACCCAACTCAAGTTTCGGCTTGATCATCTCTTCGGTGTGTTGAATCCGACCAGCCATGAAGCAGAACAGTTCTGCCATTGGGTTGAACGGTTCGTCACGCCTTTTGAGCAGAAGCTCACGAATCTCTTCAGCCAATTCTGTTCCACCCGGTTCACGGGTTTCTACCACATGGTTGGAGATACGAGTCCGCAGCCAGTTTGCCACCTCGATACGCATGGTGGTTTTGCCGCAGAAGTCAGGTCCTTCAAAAGCCATGAAGAACGGTTTAACTTGATTGCTCATTCTTGTCTGGTTCCAGGAAGAGAGTCAGGGACGTGTTGCTCGCATACCGCCGAGTTGTCGACCCTGTACCTTTGAGGTGAATATAGTCTTGAGTCATCGTGACCACACCAAACAGCTCCTTGGTTTCGCCACCCGCTTCGTACAGATAACGCACTGGCATTCCCGGATAGATCAAACTACCACGAGAGTTCTCCCACTTGACCTGCACAGGCTGGCCTTTGCGAGAAGAGATCTTGGACAACGCAGACATCAGGTTGCTTGAGATCTTGTCAGCCGCTTGCACGACGTGGTTTAACCCGTTCTTGGCTTCTTCAAACAGCACCTCAGTAACGTTCTTCCCTCGGGAGAGAGTTGTTACGTTATCAATGGTTTTACCGAAGCTGTCGAAGATGGCTTTAGCATCCGTGAGACGGAAGCCGTTACCTTCACCAACTTGACGAGCGTTAGACGAATCCACCGAACGAGTCGAACCAGTGGCCAGAATGATCAACTGGTTAGCCGTCTGACGGAACGTACGCTCTACCTCTGGGAAGCGGTTCTCAGGTACGTTGATTACCGTGAGGCCGCTAGGGGTAGCTTCGAAGCGTTGCGTGTTAAAGAGAGGCCATACATACCAAGAGCCTTGGTGTAGATAAAAACCGATCTCACTGTTGTAGATGCCGCCACATTTATCTTGAATGTAGCTAGGCAGGGCTACCAAAGGCGTACCGTGTGGAATGACCACGTGGGCACGCTTCTCAGTGTTATCGGCCTCGACCATATCAATGGCTTCAATCGACAACCCACGCTCCAGAGGCATCTTGTTGGATTCATCTGCGAGCATGGATTGTAGCACTTGCCAAGGAGTGGCTTGCTTGAACACCCCACCAACCGTACAACCACGCAACCATTCAGTTACGTTGTCAATCAATTGGAAGTTGACTTTGATCACGTCACCCAAGTCACCCATCTGCACCGAATCGAGCATTGGTGAAGAACCTTCTTTCGCATGGTCCCGCACGTCCATCAAGATCGCAGTATAGATGAGGGTTTCAACTTGAGCATTGGCTGAAACCGTGTCAGAGATCTCTCCGATGTATTGGCGTTGGATTACTGCCTTGAGGTTATTCCGTTGAGGGAACACCTTCTGGCTATACGTACCAGCACCGAACACCACCTCCATCACGATCTCATCAGCAAAGCTTTGAGTGAAGTCTCGAACGATGTCCACCGACATGAACTTGAGTGGGGCTATCGTGTTACCGTCTGGTAACTGAAACCACATCTCGTACAAGTAGTGAACATCTTTAGGTCCATCCTTGGTGATCTTCGAGACCTCATTCATTAAGGTGCTTTTCTCGATCATACCGAAGCGCCTCGACGGATCAGTTGGTCAGCCAGACCTTCCACCATCATTGAGTGCTCCAGCGGGATCTCAGAAGCCACCTGAGCAGGTGTTGCCATGTCGCGACGGATAGCACGACGGTTCAAGCGATCCAGGCTACGGAACAAGCGAGAGCCGCTGACAGCCGTTTCAACATGCTGCCGTGCCATTGGGTAGATCATCGCTGCAAACTCTTCTAGCGTGCGCAGAGAGTCCACAGGGACCTGATCTCGAAGGCCTGGGTCTTTGTTGACCTCGTCTTGCCAGTCGTTGATGTGCTCCAAGATCCATCCGTAGATCTGTTTGGATTCATCAGGGTTCACCAGCGCAATGGTTGCACCTTGAGCCATGTGATCTGCCATCTGGGCGACCGTCAAGTTAGCCTTTACCATGTTCTGGTAAGCTGCTGCGTCAACGGCGTCATCACCTGAGGAGTACAGACCAAACTTCTGCACGTACTCTTGCGAGTAGAGGTACATCTGTGGGATCAGGGCTTCCACGAAGTAGTGGAAGATCTTGTAGGCTGCGGTGTGATGCTTTTGTTCTAACATCAGTAATCCCTCAAGCCAACCTTGATCAGGATCATCAACATTGGCACGTAATAGAACCGTTCCAGGTTAGACCAGTTCTTGGACGTACGAACCAAGTACAACAACACGGTCTTGTCGATGGCCTCGCCTTGCAACAAGTCCCACAACAGCTTCTCAAGCTTGGAGAACCCTTCTGGAGTGTTCTCGTAGAAAGCTCGGGACAGGACGTAGTAGTCATCCTTGTTGACACGGTGAATGTCAGGCAGTGCCGCAATCCCTACAGCTTCCTCAGAGGCCGTATGGAAGCCTTTCATCTCTGTCTGCACCAACACACGCCGTAAGTCGTTATAACGCGACTGGCCGCCTAATAGACGCCCTGGAACCAGAGGATCGTTGTACAGCTCCTGACCATCTACGTGACGCAGGGTAGAACGCTCCGTAGGGAACACTACTTCCTGCACACCGCTGTAATAGATGCCGTCAAACAGAGGACTCTCGTCGAACTGTCGGAAGGATACCAGTCCAGCAGTCTGGAAGCACAGATCAACCATGTCACCATCGGCAGCAATCAAGCAGGTCCAAAGGTTGTTCTCTTTGTACCGGATCGAACGGTCAGTGTTGAGCGCGCGGATCTTCATGATGGTGTTGTTGTCGGTGTTATCCAACGTCGACAGGAAAGCGGTGACGAAGAACGGGTCGTAGCACACTGTCGGGATGCCATCGGTTTCTTGGTCAGGCAGAATCAGCGTAGCGTACTCGGTGTTATAGAAGTCGACCAGATACTGGTTCAACATCTTTTTGTAACCGGCGTTCAGAGAAGCGAGTTGTTCAAACTCACTGGTGGCGATCACTGGGTTCTGACCGTAGTAAATGAAGTCACGAACGAACGTGGTATCCTTCACTACTTTGCGACCGAGATCGTCCCGGTACTGCTTGGTCAGGTAATCACGCATGACGTAGTCGATGGTGTAGACTGCGTCTTTGAACACTGCTTTCTTTTCAGAGCGAGTGATCGTGAACACACCTACTTGACCATCACCCACGTCAGCGAGGAAGATGTCGCCTTGGTTAGGTTTGGTGCCTCCGTAGATGGTAGCCGAACCGTTGATCACCGTATTGCGATCTGCGTCCTGTTGCTGATACGTCAGCGGTGAGGTCACCTTCAATTCCAAGTGACGAATCAACTTGTATTGTTGGTACACCGCTTTCTGCGTCAATTGCAGGTCGGATGTTTCGTTGTCCAGATCGAGGATCTGGTTGTAGTAGTCAACGGTCCAGCTAGCACCTTCAACGTGCGTCAGTAACGCAGTCTGAGGAATGTAGCGAGAGTCGACCACCTGATTGCGGACTTCGGGAGCCACAGCAATCGGTTCAACCGGTTTAGCCTTGGGGGGCAAACCCTTGTTGGAATCTAAGATTGGCATTAGGGTTTTCCTCTCTTAGCGATGATACCGGTAACGCCTACCGTGTACATCCGTCTGACTTGGGATTCCTTCTTCTTGTTGATGAGGTCTTTCAGCCAATCGATTGGGAAGATCTCACCGCCAATGAGTGGAGGTAGGGGTTTCTTACGAGGGTACAGAGTCTTGATGACTTCGATAGCGAACTCACCTTCCTTACGGATACGATCAATGGCCTCTGGACTCAGGACTGACAGATCAGTCACGATAGCGAAACGCAAGTGGTACACGTAACGCGGGTTGAGATCCACTGACGCAGTCAAGTTGCCATCTGCATCCATGATGACCGTACCGTCTGGCATCGGCTTACCCCAACGGTACAAACCGAAGTGGAAGATCGAATCGTACAGGCGGTTGATATACGGCCACTCTTTCTTCAAGAACTTCAAGGTAGCAGGACTGAATTCAAAGTCCCCCAGCTCGGAGATGTTGAAGAGTTCACCACGATCCTCACCAACACCCACCAGGACGTCCAGCATGCTCGCTGTGCGCGAGTGCGTCCATTCAGGTACCCAGTCATCGAAGACGGGAATACGGTTGCCCTGGAGCGGCTGAGCGCGTTCCTTATAGAGGTTGGTGAACTGATCGTAGTAGTAACGATCGTTAGCAGGTCGGCGAGCTTGTTTGATCAGCTCGTATACCGAGTACTCACTGCGGTACTTGACGTCAATCAGTTGGTTGTGGATACAGACTGGGTAATGGAATTGAACACCCACTACTTTGTCGTACTGGAACGTGTAATCGAATCCAGTTTCCCACGGAGCACCATCACCAGCCTTAGAACCTTTCTCTGGCTGCGCTACGAAGTTAAAGCCACCGACGATACCTACTTGACGCTCAGTGATTGCCATGATGGGCTGAGTGCCTGCTTGGGTAGTCAGTTGGGTAGCGCGACCAGTGATGTGGTCCTTCACCCACTTACCGAGTTCTTCACCGTAAGGTTCCACTCGCTCACGCATCTCAAAGATCTCGTGAAGAATGATTGCCACCACGTCAGGGACAGGATAGTGGTAGTCCATTTGATGGAGTAGTTCTACCCGACCTTGTGAACTGCGTACTCGAAACTCATCACGCCACCGCTCTGCCATGGTTCGGTCTGGGGCACGGTAACGGAAGTTGATAGTCACTTCACATTGTACGTAGATCGGCTTAACGTAAACGTCGAGCTTCTGGTCGTAGAAAATAAAAGGTACGTTGGGCCGCTTCACTGCACTCGACAGTGTGCGGTCTTCAATGTACTGTTCGTCGGCTTCGATGTTGATACGACCATTGAACGGGAACTTGTTCTGAATCCCGTTGGTCGTCATCGTAGAGCCTGGTTGGAATTGAGACTCGGCTGCTCCGAAGAACTCAAAACCCGTATCCTCAGGAAGCCTCATAATGCCAATGAGCTGTTTCGCTACCTGGACAATAGCTGGACGGGTAATGGAGTTATACGTCTCTGGTAGTTCAACGACAATATTGGGCATGTCGGGTCTCCAGTGTAAGATCATAGGATACCCAGAGAACAACAGCATAAGGACCAGCCCATAAGGCTGGCTATATTGGGAATAAAGAGCCCCTGGACAACAGCAGTGTTTTAAGGGCATTTGATACGGTTAGGTAATAGGAAAATACCAAAAAAAAACACCCCTAGACAAGCGGGTGTTTCTTATGCCGTCGCTTATTCGACAACGAAGCCATGAGAGGCAACGTCACCGGTCAGCTCACCGCGCAGGTTGCGGATCATCAGGTCGAACACCAGAGGCACTTCTTGGCGCTGGCCCAGAGGACCGGACAGCGAGGTAGTGAGGATCAGGATGCGATCACAACCGTGGGCCACGATACCGAAGTTCTCGTACAGGTACGGTTGACCACCGTAGGCCACTGGGTTTTGATCCATGTAAGACATACCCATGTTCAGCATGCGGGGTTGCTGAAACGCCAGTGTGCGCTGATTGACTTCGTTGGCTTCTGGACCGTTGACCTGATTGAAGGTGATCGGGTTCAGGATCAGAGAGAAGCCTTTGCCTTCTTTGATGTCGGCGGCGAACTCAGGACTGAGCTTTGCGATGGCTTCGACCACGGCGTCCACCGAAGTGATCAGGTAACGCTTGTCGAAGAACTGACCGCACACCAGGTTAGCGATTGGGAAAGTTTTGACGGGTTGCTTTTCTTGCTGTTCCATTTGCATACTCTCTTGAGCTTAAAGGTTGATGTAGCGACGGGGTTTACTTAGCAGGGTGATTCGGTGGAACACCGACCTTGAAGGTACGGACCCACTTGCGGACTTTGAAAAACTGATACCAGCCCACGATGTAGTTGACGATGATCAAAGGGATCAAAGCCATCATTCCAAAGTAGCCAGCCAGGATCAGGAAAACGGCGGTGGTCGCTGTGAACTTGTAGCGACTCGGACAAGTGGTCACGAGGAACTTCACAGCACGGTTGTCGTTCTTCTTCTCGAACAGATAGATCCCACGCAGGGTGATCAAGAATCCGAAGATCAGAAAGACGTAAGCGAAGATGGTAAAGCCCATAGTTAAAACTCCCTTGAGCATTGAGATTAGAAGGTTAGGTACCAATGTTACACTAGAGTAATATAGACTTGAGATTTATTTATTTCCAGTTAACAGACGGCATAAAAGCCCGCCCCGAAGGACGGGCTTTTACTAGACGACTGAATCAGTCGACTTCAAGAATTACTTCTTGTCGCCGTCTTTCTTCTTGTCATCTTTCTTTTCGCTTTTGCCAGCGGCAGCGATGGAACGCTCTACCAGTGCCAGAGCCGAACGAACGGCGCTGAAACCAGCGTTGTTCACTTGCAGCAGCGGACGGGTCAGGTCCTTGGTCGCTTTACGCAGACCACGGTTGACGGTGGCGTTCGACCAGGCTTTGCCCAGCTTGCCGGTTTCAGCAGCGTTCACGAACTTCTCGGTGGTCTGAACAGCCTTCTCGCGAGCGGTGTTCAGCTTGTCCATGTAGGAGCCCTTAGCCAGCAGGGTTTCCACGATGGTCGAGCAGTGGCCGAGGATGTCGCGCAGGGTGTTTGGACCTGGGCAATCGATCTCGGCGCCTTCGTTGATGGACGGCTTCTTACGAGCCAGGGTCAGAGTGCCCTTGGAGTCGTCGTCGCCAGCAGCGCCACCTTCGGCCGAAGCGGAGAAGTACCAGCCACCAGCGGCTTCTTTCGAACGCGAGGTGATCTTGCCAGCTACGGTGCTGAACATGCCATCGGCGCTTTCAACGGCGCTGGAGATAGCGGACTCTTCCAGAGCAGCCTGGGTTTTCGGATCGGCCAGAACGGCGCCCATGGCAGCGTAGTACTTCTCGGCAGCCGGAGCCAGTTCGGACCAGGATTCTTGAACCAGTTCACCCAGTACGCCCAGACCTTGGGAAACCGAAGCGCCGTCGACTTTGCCTTTGTAAGCGATCGACTCGCCGCCGGTTACCTTGACTTTCTTGCCTTGGTAATCGACTGCTTCGCCGGTTTTGCCTTTCAGGGCTTCGATGCGGGACTTCAGCTTCTTGGCGCCGCCGAAGATCTTGGCGAAGAAGTTCTTGACAGCAGCAATGGCCTTGGCCACGGCGTTCTTGATGGCCTGCCAGATCTTCTTGATGGTTTCCTTGATACCTTCCATCGAGATGGTGGTAGCAGCGGCTTGGCCAGAGGCACCGCCGAAGGATTCCAGGGAAGGAGTAACGGCGCTGACTTTCAGGCCCAGGCGAGAGGTGTAGGAACCAACGGCGTGTTGCATGAACAGCGCAGCCTGAGGGTTCAGACCGCCGTCTTGCATGGCAGCTTCCATCGAAACGAAGATGGACTCCAGGCCGTCGGAGATTTCTTCCAGTTCGCCTTGGTCGTCACCAGCTTGCTCGGATTCCGAGAAGGCTTCGGCGGTTTCGGCAATTTCTTGCTCAACGGTGTCGTCCGGGCTCACGACCAGGTCGGTTTCGTTGACGGTGTCGTCTTCCATGGAGACGAACAGTTGACGCAGAGATTGAGACATGTGGAGTAACTCCGATAAACAATTGTTGATGCGTAAATGCACACGTGCATAACATACATACATTTACACAGATTGGCATTTTGGCCTTACACGAACTTCGCGTACAGAGCCCGGAGGTCGATCGGGTCGTCGCCCTTGGCTTTGGGATTGCGCCATTCACCAAACATGATGTACAGCGTGATCACCAGGTCGTTCAGACCTTCTGGACGGGAGATCCATTCGGAAACTACCTTGCTCGGGGCAGTTCCTACAGTGGTGTAGAACTCGCGGATCTCCTTGCTGGCGTTACGTTCCCTATAATCATTACTGGGTTTAGGGTTCTCAGTCAGCAGGGCTAACCAGTTCTGAACAGACACCCGGCGACGACCCGTTTGGATGTACTTGAGGGTATCGAGCAGAAACTCATAATTATATCCGTACAGAAACGGATTGTTTTTCTGCGTGTTCAGGAACAGAGCGAAGTTATTGAAGCAACCCATCGCTACACGCAGGGCTCGTTTTTGGAACGCCCAACCATTACGGTCGACAGTCCCTTCGATCAAGCTGGTGTACAGTGTGTTAACGTCAGCGCTACCGCTAACACGACTGATGTCCATACGATCGGAGGGAGCAATGAAGCCGCGTGGGTAGAGGTCACCCGATACGCGACTAGTCATTGAAGCCTTCCTCCATGTCGTTGAGCTTCTTGTTCAGCTTTTGCAGACGACCCTCGGTGTAGACGATCTCCTGCTCGATCTTCGCATCTTTGCTGCCGTCTTTCAGAACGAGCAAGCGGTACTCCAGAGCACGCTTCTCTTCCACAGCAGCCTTGTAGCGATTGACCTGCCACTCAGCGATAGCCATGCGGACATAGTAGATCGGGTTCAGGCGAACAGGGATGATGCCGAAGTGGAACGGATCGGTCTTGGTAGCGCCAACGGTGGCTTCTACGGTCGATACGTCGTCCGGTGCTACAACCATGTCAGGGATGGCCTGGAACGAGCTTTCCATGCGACGTACGTCGATGGAGAGGATGCTGAGGCAGTACGCGTAGTTATCGCGGTTGTCCCAGATCCAACGCTCTTCGGCACGAGACATGGCTTTCGGCACACGGAACGGACCGTCTTCCGATTGCTCTTCGGACAGAGTCCACAGCAACAGGCGGCGCGCATAACGAGAAGCGAAGGAAGCCACTTCCAGATACTGGAGGATGTTGGCACGCAGGAAGCTGATGCTCGAGGACCCAACGTCTTTAGCGAACGCACGGTCGATCAGCTTGCCCAGCACTTCCATTTTGTCATCCACGTTGGACAACACCTGGTAGGACGCCACGATGTAGTTGCCGTTGGCCTTTTCGATCTTGGCGATCTTGAGGAAGTTCTTGTCGTAGTTCTGGGTTTGTTTACCCTTGAACTTGGAGTTGCGATAGAACTCGGAAGCTTCACGCAGCGGAGGCAGCGTCAGTTCTTTGAGTTCGTTTTTCACGACTGCCAGCTCTTCGATCAACCGGCCCTTCTCGAAGGTCGGGAGCATCAGAGCGAGAAACTTTTGTAACTTCATGGTGACCTCGAGTTAGATGGCGGGGCTGTTGCCCAGTTGGTAAGCTTTGAGGATCTCGCCTACGTCTGGACCTTTGCCCTTGTTGGAGACCGCCAGTTCTTTCACCGACATCTCGGTTGGGATGGCGATGGAGCGGTGGTAGAAGGTGACGTGTTCCCACTCAGGGTCGACCACGCACAGGATCATGCAGTAGGTCTCACGGAAGAGCTTCTCACGAACGCGGAAGTCTTTCAGGCGACCACCAACTTGACGCTCGATGTCTTTCACAGCAGCCGAGGAACACACGATGATGTTCGACGCGGTAGCTACGGAAGGCTGGCCGGAGAAGATGGCGGAGATGCTGTTACCCTTACGACGCTTACGCAGCTCGTCGTACAGACCGGTTGGGTCTTTGGCCAGGGTTTTCTTGTGAGCATCGATCAGGTCTTGGCACAGCAGCAGGTCACGAACGAACTCCAGTTGGCCTGCACGCCAAGCGTGGAAGCGTTCCTTGACGGAGATGTTCTTGCTGCCGACGCTTAAGATATGAACCAGCTCCTTGGTCCCGATGCCGCTGCAAATGAGGCGGACGTTGATCGGGAAGGTAGCTTTGTTACCCTCGGACTCGATGTTGACTTCCAGCATCTTGCCCACAGACAGGTTGGTCAGCTCGCCCAGTGAAGCCACGGCGTCACGACCAGTGGTCAGAGTTGGCGGATTGCCTACCGGAAGTTCGTCTTCGATGTCCTCGAGGCTCACCTTGAGGTTTTGCAGACCATCACGACCACCAGGTACCGGCAGAGCAAAACGATACGAGCGCGCGTCTTCCAGGCTCACCATGGTGGCGACGCCGTTGGAGACACCGTTGATCAGGTTGTCGGTAGCGTTACGCTTAGGGTTCAGCTTGTCGAGCAGGCGGATCACGTCCACGCTACCAACGTTCACCGAAAGTGCAATCGCTTGCAGGTAGTAGCCACTGAACAACGAGGTCAGGGACTGCATGATGTCGCCAGCATAAGGCAGACGAATGAGCGACTCGTCCATCAGAACGATTGGCTCAACGCGAGTGGGTTGGGTGTACTCGATCAACGAACCAGCCTTCGCGGCCCGCATCGTGTCCGTCAATTTACTGGCCATATTAAGGCCAGTCACAATGTCATTCATCATTACTGATAATCCCTCGAAGGTGACTATGGCTAAAACTATTAAAGATGTGTTGAGCATCATTCAAAAGGCAGGTGGGCTAGGTGATCTTTCGCAGGCCGCGATTAATAACCTTAAAGGCATCAACCACCGAGGTTTCGGAAACCCGTTACCAGTCAACAAAGATAACCAGGGCTTGACGTTCTTCACACGCCCTAACCTGAACTTATCATACGATAATATCGCGGCGAAGCGGATTCTGACCCCATTGCTCGATGGTGACGGTCCAGCGATGAACACGTACCAGCGTGCCGTGCGTATGACACTCGACCCGTACCTTGGTGACCCGTCTGCTTTTAAGATGGGAGATCCACGGCGTGGGGCTAAGATGATGACTTGTGACCTGATCGATCAGAAGCAAGCATTCATTCCGATCCTCACGAACTGCCTCATTTCGTTAGGGGGTTGGCCAGACCTTTCGGTAGAGACTTTCTCCTCGACTCCAGGTAACTACGGTGAGTCCTGGGCGATGGTTGACAGTAGCTCTCGCTTCTATGAAGTGTTCGAATTGAACGCTGCATTTAAGAGTCTCGAGGGTGACCCGATCTCCACGATCTTCTCGACTTGGCTACACTATATGTCGGGGGTTTACGAGGGGTCCATGGTTCCTTACCCGAACAACCTCGTGGAACGTCGCATTGATTACCAGACTCGCATCTATCGAATCCTGTTGGACTCGAGTCGTCGGTACGTGCAAAAGATCGCAGCCTGTGGTGCAGCCTTCCCGCTGAACTCACCACTGGGTAACGCGTTCAACTTCACGAACGAAGGGGTCTACAACCAAGACAACGACCAGATCCAGATTCGCTTTAAAGCGATGGGTGCTGACTACAACGACCCAATCACCATTCAAGAGTTCAACGCAGTAGTTCAGATCTTCAACCCGGAGATGAAAGGTGACGACAATGATCGTTCCCGCTACTACCGCAAACTCGATGGCATTGATGAGATGAAAGCCTACAACTATAACGGCTATCCTCGCATTGATCCTGAGTCGATGGAACTTACGTGGTGGGTGCCGATTGACAACAACTCAGTCAGCGTCGCTGTGGCTACTCCGTCTTCTGGTGTGGACCTCTCCCCAATCACTGACCTCCTCAAGGGCACTGCTTCGACATGACGACTACTACCGCTGAGTTAATGGCCGCGATTGACGCGGTGCGTTTTAACCCCGCTGCGATCCACCGTTTGGCCCTGAACATTCTTGAGGAAACTCGGAACGGGGAGCGGGTGATTGTAGACCCTACCAACCCTTTTATGTTCCTGCTGGAATCCAGTGCGGTTAACGTTGCTGCTGCTATGGCGTGCAACGAAGCCAACCTGCGTAAACAGTACGGGAGCATGGCGTTGACTGAGGAGGAGATCTACCTCCACATGTCGGATCGGGATTACCTCGACCGCTTCGCCAAACCTTCACGCACAGAGATCGGCATACTGCTGTCGTTGGATGAGATCTACCAACGCGTAGTGCCCACTGGTCAAGGTGGCATGAAGAAGATGGTGATCCCTCGTAACAGTGAGTTTACTGTTGCAGGCTACAGCTTCACCATGCAGTATCCGATTGAACTGCGAGTCATGGCCAACAAAGGCTTGCAGGTGATCCACGACGTCTCACGTCAGTCTCCTCTGATGTCGTTGAACTCGAACGTGGCTAAGACCACACTGATGAACATCGAAGGACAGAAGTATCTGTTGATCTATGCTCCAGTGCTCCAGGTCAAGATCGACGTCCAGTATCCAAAGCTGGTCTCGGCTACTGCGTTCCGTAAGCGTTACAACTTCGACAACCAGTTCCACTTTGCACGAGTGTACCAAGCCAACGCGGCTGGTGAGTGGGTCGAAATGAGGACCACGCACACCGATCAGGTCTTTGACCCGATGGTTCCTACAGCGTGCTTGAAAGTGTTGGATGGTCAATTGGAAGTTAGCATTCCGATGATCTACCAATCAGCAGGCACCGTGGATTCAGAGTTGCGACTGGAGATCTACACCACTGTAGGACCTCTGGACCTGATCCTGAACAACTACGAACCGGGTTCTTACACCGCTCGTTGGATTGACTTGGATAACGATGACAACGGGATCTACATCTCACCCCTGTCTCAGTTCAGCTCAGTCTCTGTGTTCTCTGATCGCGTAGTGACTGGTGGTAGTGCAGCGCTGTCGTTTGAAGATCTGCGTGAACGTGTGATCAACAACAGTCTGGGTTCTCAACAGCTTCCGATCACCAACCAGCAAGTTACCTCGACGCTGTCGAACTTGGGGTACAACCTGTCGACCAACATCGACTTGATCACTAACCGTCAGTTCTTGGCTACTCGCGTGTTGCCTCCTCCGACTGATGGTTCTGTGATTGCTGGCGTGGCGTCTACCGTGGCTACCTATCAAGCATCGTTCGATGACTTGAAGACCCATGAGTACATTCGCGACAACGGTCTGCGGTTGACCATCACTCCGAAAGTGTTGTTCCAAGGTTACAACGGTCAGTACGGTCTGGTCTCCAAGATGCGTACGGATCAACTGTTGGCAATGCGTGGGACCGATGCGTTCCTCCCAGAGCTGGAACAGAACCGTTACCTGGCGTCTCCGTTCTACTACGTGTGGGACATTGACAATGACCTGTTTGATTGCCGGATGTATCACCTCGATTCGCCGGAAGTTGAATCCAAGGTATTCGTCCAGGAGAACGACACCACAGGTCTGATCGTAGCTACTGACACTTACGCGCTGGAGAAGATCGACGAAGGCTATCGCGTCGTCATCAAGACCCGGTCGAGTGAAGAGTGGAAGTTGTTGCGTGACGATCAAGTCTACGTGCAATTGGCATTCGTGGCTGAAGGTGAAACGGCTCGTGCGTACATCAACGGTACGCTGCTGGCGCGTGACATCGACACCAACGAGCGGATCTACGAGTTCAAGATCCTCACCAACTACGACGTGGATGAATCCCACGGCCTGATGATCAACAACTTCACCATCTTCGGTCAGATACAAAACTGCCCGATTCCACTGTCAGGTAAGTTGGACATCCTCTACGCAGCGGCTGACTATAGTTACCTCGACATGACCTCCTCGGAGATCGACACTATCCTTGACAGCTCTTTGCTGCCAGAGAAATACATCGGTCTGATTCACGAGCAACTGAACGTCACCTTGGGACACACCTTGGATGGCTTCTGGTTGAACAGCCGGTCTGTGGTGTCCTCGATTGAGTACATGACCTACCCAACTGACGTGGTGGCTACTTATCAGGAAACCGTTTACGAACGTGATCCTGTAACTGGCACCGTGAAGGTTGAGATGGTCAACGGTAAACCTAAGTTCAACATCCTGCATGCAAAAGGCGACATCATTCGTGATGCGTTGGGAGAGGTGACTTACCAGTATCGTGCTGGTGATGTCATTATCGATGCTCAAGGTAACCCGGTGCCAGCTAACCCACGTGGGATGCTGCGTCAGACGGATCTGTTCTTGATGGACGGTCTGTACTACTTCGCTACCGAGGCAGCCTCTAAAGACTACGCGGCGAGTGTGCCTAACACTATCGTTTCGTGGTTGGAAGATGACATCGCACCAATCTCCAAACGTTTGCTGGAACAGACTGAATTGTTCTTCCATCCTCAGATCACCACGGGTTACGCCAAGGCACTGGTGATGGATAACTTTGAAGTCGACTTGGATACCGAGCAGACGCTGGTAGTTCGCTACTACCTGTCGGAGTCTGGGTTCAAGAACGCTGAGCTGCGTAAGAGCTTGGAGACCACTGCTATTGAAGTGATCCATGAAGCCTTTGCTGTCGCTCGCGTTAGCACCAAAGACATCGCTAACCGCATCCAGTTGGCTGCTGGCGACGATGTTCGTACGGTGTCGGTACAAGGCTTGGGTGGTGGTACTCCAGGTTACGACATCTTGACCCTGCAAGACGAATCTGCTCGCTTGGGGATTCGTAAAAAGCTGGTTGCTTTGGCTGATGGTACTTACGCTGTAGAAGATGCAGTGGAAGTGATGTTCATCCTGCACGGTAACTAACGGCATAGAGGGAGGCCTTCTGGCCTCCCCTTATGACGTCACTTCTTGGACTTGTTCAGTTCGCGAAGTTTCTTTTTGGCATCTTCGTCATCCGAAGAAGTGATGGCAGCAACCATCGCTGTGTGCCCACGGTCAGCAGCACGACGGCTCAGTTCAACGAAGTGGTTGCGCATGCGCTCACACTTGGCCAACATGGCATCGTACTTCTGTACAACGTCGATCATCTTGCGCATCGAGGACAAGCAAGAACGCAGAGCACGGTCAACGTCAGCACCCACTTTCGGGTTGAACGAAGACTTCTCGAGACGGTTCACTTCTGTGAGCAGACCTTCGAGTTGACCTGGTTGCTTGACCTTACGCAGCGGACACTTGTCAACCGAGTAGCCTTCCAGTTCGGCAACTACTTTGTCCCCATTGAAGGAGTTGGTGTAGGCTTGCGCGATGGTGGAGTTCAGGCTGTCGATGACCTCCCGCATGTCTTCTTGGTAATCAATCGGGTTACTGGAAGCCCGGTGGATCACTTGGAAGGCGTTACGGATAGTCGGGTCGGTGTCCCGGATCTCGATGTCGTTGATAGTGGTCAACACACGGTTGATTGCCATCTCATCGTTGGAGTTGTCCTTCTTGGACTCCTTGTCGATCAGCGTACACATCAACTTGAGCTTGGTGACCATCATGGAGAACGTGGAGTCAGCCGAAGCCAAGCAACGAGTGATCGGACCAACCGCCAAGATGTCACGCAGAACACCGTTGTACAGTTGTGCCATTTCATCGTAGATCGGTTTCAGACGTTCAGCCTTACGCTCTTCGTAGTCACGACGGATAGCCGGAGAAACCATCTTCTCCAGATCACGCGTGGTCTTGAGGGAGGCAGTCATCTGCACAGCCGACTTCTCAGCTTCCTTGGAAGCCTTGTCGTTAGCCTTGAACATACCGAGCAACCAGAAGATCAGCTTGGCCACCAAAGCTACGAACGCAGCTACCGCACCACCAATCAGAGCCGCACTGGCAGCACTCATCGACTCCATCGAAACGGAGTAGTTGGTGAGCGTGGGGTTCTTACTGAAACTGTTGAGTTTCAGGTGGGCAGGCAACAGGTGCTGGACGGGCATGATCATCGACTTACTAACGCCGTTCTCACGACGCATAGCACGAACGACCATCTCGACGTCCAACGCTTTGGATTCCATCGAGAGCATGACCTCCTCTTCATCGAGGGTATCAGGACGCTCTGGTTCTGGCAGACCAGTGGTAGTAGAACTGAGGGTCATACCAGTCTCCTTAGAAAACGCTGTTGGCCTGGAAAACCTCGATCAGATCACGGTTCTCGTAAACGCACTTGTAGCGGTTTGCGATCTCGCAGGAGGTTGGGTCGGTGACTTCGCCGCACAGCAGCAGGTTCTTCAGGAGCGAAGAGGCCGCTGGGTGAGTAGCGTCGTGACACAGGCGGTAGCGGGTGATCCACAGCTTGAACACCAGGCCTTCCACGATATCCATGTCGATCACGTGCTGTTCGTTGATCACGTTCAGCGCTTGACCGATGTTGATACGCAGAGTGTTGCGGTACCAGGCTTCTGGATGATCCACAGCACTGGACGGCAGCGGGAGCTGACTTGCCAGGGCATCGGCCACCAACAGGCTGACAACTTTGCAGCGGTCAGCGAATTGCACTTCACCACAGTCCAGAGCAGTCTGGAGAGCAGCGGCGATAGGTTTAATCTGTAGCATGGCTTAGCCCTATGCGAATTTCAGGTTGGTAAGTTTCTCGGCGGTTACGAAGAGCTGGTTGTTCACCAGTTTCTCCAGTTCCACCTGGAAGCGAAGTTGTTCGTATTGCTTACGACCACTTGGCAGGATGCTGGTGTAGAAGAACTGCATCAGCGTGCGTTTGTCGTCGATGTTCTTGAGCAACGCGTCGACCGCTTCGATGTCGTCCACGATTGCTTTGCGCTGATCGGCAGGCAGGTCTTTTTGCTTGAGAGAAGCAACCAGCTCACGTTTCATGCGACCCAGACGAGCACCCGGATCATCGTACAGCTTCATGGCAGGGTTGAGCAGCAGAACCAGCAGGATCAAACCGGCGGTAGGGATGATCAACGCGAAGAACAGGATCACACGGATTACGGTAGCGAAGATGTGCATGCCAGTCGACATGTACGAGGAATCGCCGCCATAGTGACGGTGGATCTTGTCCAGACCAGTGGCGAGGAAACGGCCAGCACCTTGACGGATAGCGTACTGGTCAGCCAGAGCTTCGGTCGCGGTCAGGTCGTAGATGTTCGAGCCCAGGGAGGATTTCGCCTCGAGGATCGCTTTGCGCAGAACGACGGTTTGGAAGACTTCCTTGCTCTCGCACTTAACCAGTGCTTCAGGGTCATCCAGCGAGATATCCAACGCCTTGCAAGCCTCGTCCAGAACCTGGGTACGTTTGATCACGTCGTCAGATTTGAAGAATGCTTGGGTGGCAGCGTGTAGAATTACGTTCGTCGTTAATGTATGACCGAGGAACTCGTAGTAGGTAAACAGGTGACCTACTTCGTGCAGGCAAACGGCTGCTCGCTCTTCGTCACACAGCAGGGTGCTTTCACACAGCCCTTTGTAGACAGTCAGGGAGTGTTCGATTTCTGAGAAGATACCGGACACTTTACCGCTTTTCAGGTCGACGGAACCCTTGATGATGTCACTGCGACGTGCTTTGATGAATTTCTTCACGTCAGTGTTGTCGATGTGCGGCTTCCACCAATCGTAGATCAGTGGGTTGTTCTTATCGACCATCGGCGGGATGACATACGCATTGATGTCATTGTTTTTCTCGACCTTGAAATTGACCTTGAGGCCAGTGTGACGCTTGATGATTTCTGCGAATCCGATCCGCTTAAGGGCGTCTCCTTCGTAGGCCTTCTCCGTACGCATCCGTTGGAAAGCCAACGTAAGTTCTTTGAAGAAGAGATCATTCTGGACTTGAATGGCCTCGAGGCCTATGGAAAGTCGTTTACTGGTTAACATATCAGCTCCATGGCTCGGGGGTGGGCTGTTAGAAAAGATGACTCATAATGATAGTTTGAGCAAGGGCCACTAAAGGGAAACGTGCAGTGAACCAACCAAATTTTAACCCAGATGAAGTGAAAGGTTACGAAGTTAAACACGTGACCTATACCCGTTCGAATAACCGAGATTCGAATGATGATGCGCTGATCATTAAGAAGATCGCGCACATGAAAAACGGTGACCAGATCCCGTTCCTCGATTTGGAGAAGAACTATAAACGTACGTTCTATCTGGAGCGTAATCAGAACTACACCGAGAAGAAGACTCAGCAGAAACTGCGGCGTCTGCAACAGTTCACTTGTACCCAACGTAACCTGATCCCTTCGATCGGTCGTGCGTTAGGTCGTGGTAGCGTTAAAGGTGGTTTACGGACTATCGCTCGTAACCCTTTCTTATACGGCACCGACATCACCAGTGCGACCCTGTACAAGCAGGACTTCCGTAAAGCGTACCCGGACTGTAACTCGCCTAACCGTGTAGCAGTATTCGACATTGAAACTGATGTCGTAAACGGTGACGGTAGCGAACCGATCTGTATGTCCCTGACTTTCAAGGACAAGGTTTTCCTCGTTGTTACGAAGAAGTGGATCGGCACCATTCAGGAGTTCGAGAAGAAAGCACACGCAGCGGCTGACAAGTATCTAAGCGAGCACTTCAAAGCTCGTAACATCACCATGGAAGTTATGGTGGTGGATACTCCTGGTCAAGCGGTGGTGGAAACCTTCAAGCGTGCTCACGAGTGGAAGCCTGACTTCGTATCCGTCTGGAACATCAACTTCGACCTTCCAAAATGCTTGGCAGTATTGCAGAAAGAAGGCATCGACCCAGCACAGGTGTTCTCTGATCCGTCGGTTCCAGAAGAGTTCAAGTTCTTCCGTTATAAAGAAGGCAACGCCACCAAGGTTACTGCAACTGGTCGAGTGGACTCCATTCACCCAGCAGAACGTTGGCACGTGGCCGAGTGTCCAGCTACCTTCTTCTTGATTGACTCGATGTGCGTGTACAAACGTATCCGCATGGCGAAGCAGAACGAACCGAGCTACGGCTTGGACGCAGTCATGAAGAAGAACCTCAAGAACCTGGGTAAGCTCAAGTTCGCTGAGGCAGATGCTTACAGTGGTCTGCAATGGCACATTTTCATGCAGGACAACTACAAGGTCGAATACTCGATCTATAACGTCTTTGACTGCATTGGTGTGGAGATCCTCGACGAGAAGATCAAAGACCTACAACTGGTTATCTCGACGCAATCCAAAGCATCGGAGTACACCATCTATAACTCGCAACCTAAGCGACTTGTGGATGACTTCTACTTCTTCTGCTTGGAGCGTGATTTTGTTCTGGGTTCTTGCTCGGACGAAATGGCTCACGAGTACGATCAGTACGTAACTGACATGAAGGGTTGGATCGTTACGCTACCGTCTCACCAGACTGTAGACAACGGTATTGCAGTGTTGGAGGAAATGCCAGACGTACGGACCTACATCCGAACGCACGTGGCTGACTTGGACATTGTATCCACCTACCCGAACGTACAGGTGATCCTGAACATCTCTCGTGAGACTACTCGCCGTGAGCTGTACAAGATTGCAGGTGTCGACGTCCGTACACAACGGATGGCAGGCATTAACCTGACGGGTGGACATGTCAATGCTGTTGAGATTGCGTGCTCGATCTACCAAGCACCTAACTTCGACATGTTGCTGAAAGACTTCGAAGAAGAGCAGAAGGCGGCATAAAAGGCAAAAAAAAGAAGGGGTGCAAGCCCCTTCTTTATGCCGTCAGCCTTCCAACTGTGCAGGACCACGATCCAGTTTAAACCGCACTGGATCTTCAAGGTCTGCATAGTCGTAGGACATGATCACGCTGGCAATTACTTTACCGTCAGTTCCAGCCCACTCGACTTTATCGAAGTCAAAGTCCACGATCTCGAAGATCTTGTCCTTGTGTGCATCGAAGAAGTTGTGGACCAAGTTAGGGATTTCACCGTCCCCAACGACAAACGCACGCATGGACTCAGGAGCCAACTTGCGTTGCATAACCAACGTTTCTGTACCACGCAGTCGAGTCTTACGATGTCTGACGATCGCAGCAAACTCGTTGGTGAGTACGAAGTAGGTTTCGACGTGACCGAAGACCGGATCACGATCTACCTCTACTGTACAACGCCAACTAGGTTCATGCGCCAACAGATCAACGTGGTGAAGCCGCCGGAGTTTCTCGGCTTCATCCAGAGACACTAAGTCTTCACCTTGACCGAGGAAGTACTGCTCAAATTCATCCACGGTAAAGTAAGACATCTCGGGTTGACCATGGCCTGCATCAAGATCAACGCGTGAGTGTCCCATTAGACGGCCCCGAAGATCGGCTGTTGGAAGTTTTCGTTGTAGCCTTCTTCGCCTGGCAGTACGTTCTCACCGTCAGCCAGCAGAATTTGCAGAACGCGCGGTTTGTCAGCACGAGTGATGCAGATGATCTTCTCGTACATTTCCGGGGCGTTCATTTCCACCAACGTAGCACGCACTGGAGTTTCGTCAGGACGAGCCAAGCCAACGCCGGTTTCGCCCAATTCCAGTGGACCTGGTGATTGTGCCAGCAACAGGATAACGTGCGACAACACGTTCATCGGTTGGGCAGCACTGATGAACAACTCGTAACCCACCGTGTTCACCAGACCAGTGGTATAGATGAACTGTGGAGTTGTGCCCTGGGCTTCCACGTGGTGTGCTGCAAAGCCGTGTTCAGCGATCAGGCGATCGGTACGATCTTGTACCTGACTGCGTTCTGCGGCTGCCATCACCTTGGTCAGTTGTTCGCGGGACAGTTCCTTGTTGGCAACCAGACCTTTGAAGAACAGATCACGAGTGAAGTGTTCGTTGACGAACTCACGGGTGTGGTAGGCCGTGGCGATGATCTCGGCTTCGAACTGTTCAACGTGCAGGTTCGGGCACTGAGCAACCTTGATCAGGAACTCACGCAGATCAGCACCGGTTGGGATCAGATCCCAGGTGAAGAACAACTGGCCAGGAATCGGCGAGGCGTTGAACTCTTCCGGCTCTACGTAACGACCATACTCGTTGTTGATCAGGTACTCCATGAAACCACCGACGATTTCTTCAGCGCGTGGATGACCAGCGCGGTCGAGGTTCTGGTAGCTTGGCACGCCTTCCGGCAGAGTAACCGACGAGATGTAGATCTCGTACATCTGGTACGGGTTGAACTGTTTGCTGGCTTCAAAGCCGTAACCGAAGAACGAACCCAGTTGCATTGGGGCCAGTTGGAAGATTGCGCGTGCGCCTTTTTGTGCTTGCATTATCAATGCTCCTGAGCATCAGTAGGTTCGTCGAACTGGATGTCGACAATTCGGAGAAGGTTTAGAACGTCGGCCAACACTGTTTCCAGCGGAGGACGACGCAGTTGTAGTTCGGGATAGAAGCGTGCAGACGTACCATCAGGGCGCAAAGCACCGATGAATTTGATAGCCTCCCAGTGCACAACTGGATGGGTACCATAGATGTAGGTGGCGATCCCTTGGCCCCACCACATTGTTATCCCGTGAGAAGTGGCTCGGACATTGGTTTGTTTGTGGAACCAGACCTTAACCGTACCGTCTTCTTGAATGTGGGGTGGTGTACGTTCCCAGTCGATGCCTCGTACATCCAGCACCATGTAGAACATACCACCCTTCTTAAGCTCAGCATGCTTGAACTTCTCGTACAAGTCCATCATGCGTTTGCCTGCCCACGGGTACAGTCGAGCGATACTTTGGATATCAGAGACCATGCGATCAGACTGGCTCATTTATCTTTCACCTTTTTGTAGACGGCCCAGTTGTCACGCATACCGCCGAAGCGGATGTGATGGCGTTCAAGCTCCATGGTCATTTCCCCATCACGCTCGAAAGCGAGATCGAAGTAATGGAACATCGAGTCAGAGCCAGTACAACCCATGAAGCCCTCGCCCTGATAGATCATAACCTGACCTACCCGCATTTTCTGGAGAACCTTTAGAGCAAAGTCGCTCCCCATCGGAGGCCAACCCATGACGAGCACGTCGTACGGATCGTAGTCCACTTCCAGGGCGTCACCACACTCGGAACCGAAGTTCTTCTTGTCGTGAGTCCAGTACCACGAAGACCACAGATCCACAGCACGATAGTTCTCGACGCCACGCTGGCGCAGGTGTGCAGCCACGTAACCAGTACCAGCACCCACCTCGAGGACGTTTTTGTCTTTGAGGTAGTTAGCCAGATAGTCAGCGTTCTCAGAGGTCAGGATGAACCACGCGTTGTTACGCACATAGTCTTCACGCTGATGATAGTCGTGCTCGATCTCGTTGAAGATCTCGTTGAGTTCACCAAGAGACGGGTCTTGGAATTGCTTCCATTCCTGCTTAGTCATCAGTGGGAATGGTTCATCGAACTGTTCTGGTACGCCTGGCTTCTTGACGGAAGTTGCTTGCATACTTGTTCTCCTTAGAACTAGAAATTATCAAACTTGCCCAATTGGTCTTGCAGGCGAGTTCTGTACTTCTCGATATCGAACCAGTAGAAGTGCGGACAGTCAGCCGTTTGGAGCTGACCGTGGAAATGTACAACGCAAGGGTAAATTGCTTCTACACCACCGGGCTGACGAGGATTACACTCCTTGCCATAGTGACGACCGGTGGCTTCACGAAAACCCTGACGGTTACGCACGATGTAGACGCCATAAGTCAATTGGCGGTAAACGTCCCCCATAGTCACTCCCCTTGCACTTCGCGAAATTGTGCCAACAACTTGTCTTTGTAATTCTCAAGACACATCCAACGCACACCCATGTCACCCCAACGATCGAAGTACGTCCATACCACACACGGGTATTTCTTCGGGTAGTTGGTTGGGTAATCCAGAGGCTCGTCTTCCTTTTTATGCTCACGCTTCACAAGGTCACGGTAAGCGCCCTGGGTACGGCAGAGATGCCCGCCGCACATCAAGCGTTTGTAATTTGGTTTTGCAGTTACCGCAGTATTCATTTTCCATGCCCCCTCTAGGGCTACAAACAAGAAGGGGTCCTGAGACCCCAATTGTTATTTTCCACGTTCCTCAAAGAAGCTGAGGATTTTTCCTCGGCAGCGACGCACCCAGCGACCACAGGGAACTTGAGTCCCAGTTTTATGGCCTTGAAGTACGCGATCCCGTTCTGTCTTAAAGACCAGAGGCAGAGGATAGTAGATCCACAGATCATTAACCACACGACGCACCAAGGAGTAGTTGTACTCCCGACTGTCTACCTTCTCGTAGATACCCAGCCTGCATTGTTCAATTTCTTCTTCACGCAACTCATCGTACAGGATAGTGGTGATCCCAGTTTCTTCGTCAAAGAATTGCTTCTTTCGGAAGAGTGTGCCTTCTAAGGCGTGACTGTAGATCTTGTCATCTTTCTTGATGATGAGGCGGTCGGTGGTCTCCGTCATGGTACTTGTATCCCGTTCTTCTTGATCCATTCTTGTACTTCTGGAGCCATGCGTTGAAGCTGCTCGGGCGAGTACTTTTTCAGGTCAAAGACAACGTGATCGCCATCGCGCATCTCGAAGTTGAAGAACGATTTACCAGTGGCGTAGTTGTAGCAGTCCCCTGCATTGCAGTGAACCGGTTGCATGTCTTTCACCCATGCTGGATCTTGATCCGCTTTTGGTTGAGCACCAACGTTCGCCTGTACAGAAGTGCAGGCTACCAGAGCGATTACTGCGAAAAGAGATTTCATTATTATGTCATTCCACAATGACTAGTTTTTGATTGTCAAACAGCGCAGGCAGACTAACCGGGTCTTCTGCTTGTCGACGGAGAAAATCTTCCACCGAGATTGGGGTATCCAAGTCGGAGAAAGAGATGTAGCGAATCCCACCGCATTCGGTTTTCACGTAAGCGTAGGGGTACTTCGGTTTAGTGGACGGGAGGTTATCCGCGATCCACTGTGTTGCAGCCTGCGCAGCTTCCAGGGTTGGGTAGATCTTGTCGGAAGTGTGCTGGATCTTGACCGTTGCTTTGCTGTAGTCAGGCTGGTACATTGAGTAGTCCTGCATCAGAGAGGTCTTTGCGGATCATGCGGTACACGATCCAGGTTGCAACCACAACGAAGAACAACAACCACACCTTGAAGATCGCCAGCACTACAGCGATAATCAAGAACCCAGTTGGCGAGAAGTTCTGGACACCCCACAGTGCAACCTTGGTCCAGAAGGTTTCTTTCTTGGTCAGGATGTATTCGCGACTAGCTTTCCAAACCACGAACAAACCGAACATCACCAACAACAGAATCAATACGCCCATGTCTCACTCCTTGTTTTTGATAGGTCTATAACAACACACCCCATCGAACTCATAGCGTTGAGTAGGATAGGTTTTTTGAGGCGGTGGCGCGGGAGGATCATTCCTGTGAATAAACGCATGAACACCCGCACCGATACCACCTACCACAATGCCAATGATGCACAGTCCGATCAAACCGCCGATCATCATCATTGCTTCATCTTGAGCGCGCATGCACAACTCCTAGAAGACGTACTTCACGACCTTGATGTTAGCCTGTGTTGCCACAGGGTACAGATCCTTACGGTGCCACGTTTCCGAGACACTTTCAGAATAGTTGTTGAGGTGTTGCACTTCGTCCTGAGAGGTCGCAGGAGGCTCTTGGACGTGCGGAAGAGCAATAACGGTGAGCACTAGGGCTACCACGAATACGAACACCAGCCAGCGCAGGAAAGCGTTCTGGCGGGCAAGTTCACGTTGATCCACGTTCTCCAGATTGTGGATCAGTTCTTTGTTCTTCTGGGATTCCTTATCCATTACTTACCCACCCAAACTTTAGCTTCGGTTTGTTCGAACGAGCCATCTTCCAAGATGACTGTTTGTTTCACAACACACCAGCCAGCTTCACACTGAGCAGGTTCAGACTTGAGGTCTTTCATCTGGTACATTGCGAAAGCCGACGAGCAGATGCCAGCGAGGGCGATAACGGCGATCAGAGCTTTAACGAATTTGTTCATGGTTCTATTTCCTTCTGAGGATATTTAAGTTAGGTTAGTAATGCGACTTCGGGTTGAAGTCGATACCGGGCAAACGGCTTACTGCTGTCATGAGTCGATGAACGTGGGCAACCTGGATGCTGATCCGGGAAGGACCACCACGAGGATAACCACGACCACGTGTAAGTTGCTGCGCTGCGTCATTGACTGCGACAACCAGTCCTTGAATGAACTTGCGTTCTTCTTCGCTGGGGTTGAAGCGCATTGGGCACAGACGAACGAATTCTTCTACAGTCCAGCCCATGATGAAGATTTCGCCATTCTTGATGGTTACTTCTTCGGCAGGGTTTATGTGGAGATAGACACGATACAACAACGCCATTTCGTCATTCTTCTGACTTGGGCGTTCGGCAGGATGAAGTATCTCGCGAAGTTCTTCGATCGTGTGGGGCCGGATGGATTGTACCAGAGTCATCACAGAAGCTGGCGGTAGCGGTTCACGTCGCAACTGTTGATTGTGATCCAGAGCAAGCTTCACCTTTAACTTGCTAGGGGAGTAAGCGATTGCAAATGGTTTGTGTGCGTGAACCGAAACAATCGTGTAGTGTGTGGAATTCGAATACTGTAGACTGTTGTCGTAGTTGTAAATCAACGCGTGGATGAGGAGACGAGTCTCTTCGCGCATGGAGTTCTCCAAAGAACGAAAGGTTAGGGACCGATATAACTCAGTCTATTCACCAGTGTAATATAGATTTGAGATTTTTTTGATTCCAGTTTACACGTATGTAGTGAATACAGGCAATGTCAACATTGCTCGCAAGGGGGTGATCCAGCCTTAGTGTGGTCTCCGAATCCTTGTATCGCTGGGAAGCGTAATAAAACGGATTCACGGCTGCCTGTATCCAGTCCGTCCTTCGGGACGGACTCCTATTCCGCCAATCAGGTAAAACCAATGGAAAACATCAAGACCGCCAGGACAGTGATCGATCTCGAGAAAACTGTGCAGAGGCTTATGGATTCAGTAGACCTTCTTCAAGACGCCGCAGAGATGTGTCGCGCTGAGGGTCCGATCTTACTGCGTGACTTCCGTACCGTGGGTGTTAAAGTTCCACGTCAGTGCGGTAAATCCTTCGAAGCAGTACAACGCCTGATCCGCAATGAGAAGGCCATCATGATCTGTATCAATGATGCTCTTCGTAAATCGTTAGCCACCATCACCCACAGTCATCCGCATGGAGAGCCTCTCAAGCCTCACCAGATCGCGCGGATGTACACCGTGGACGAAGTCATCAAGGCAATCAAGTCAGTGCGTAACGGCCAACAGGACATCCTCTTGGCTGGCGCTAACGAGATCATCGTTGATGACTCTCACTGGTTCTTCCAACTGGTCCGCACTAACCAGTTCTACCAGTGGCTCTGGGATCGCCAAGGCGCAGACCAGAAAATCCTGCTCCTGTAGCAAAAAAAAAGCAGGGGATGCGGCCCCTGCTTTTATGCCATTACTTCTTGGCACCAGCCTTTTTCAACGCTGCTGTTACCAGAGCGTTTTGACGGGCGTGGTCTTCGGAGATGAGTTTCAGCAGAGACGGACTGGATTTAACCAGGTCGCTCATTTCAATCTCAAACCGACCACCCTTACGGATGTGCAGTATCCCGAGCTGCCAGCCGAACTCAATGCTGGCGAACTCAATGAAGTCGCCTTCGTTGCAATAGCTGATAGCCAACTGCAACATCCGAGGCAGTGCAGTATCGAAGTACGAGTAACGGCGGACGTCGATAACTTCTTTGGATTTGCCACGAGTCATGGTTGCGATAACGCGACGAACGTGGACAGTTTTCTTTTGTTCCGAGATTGCCATGGGAGTTTTCCTTCTTAGGATTTAAGTTAAGATGTCGCTTTACGACAAACGCATGTTGCGTTGGGCAATTTTCAGTAAGTCTTCGATCGGACGACTATTGTGAATGCGTTCCCGAAGTTTGAGTTTTTGTTCCCCAGACTCTTTATCTGGAGCCCAACCCACAGCACTATAGCGTTCGCTAGAATGTGGATCGAAATGCACAGCCATCCTGAAAGCATCCAACCAACCAATCTTGAATGTTTTCAGATAAGCTTCAAAGTAGGTAGCACCAGAACCGATAGCGATTGGGAGTTCTTTATCTGGCACTTCCCGAATATTGAGTATCTTCCTGCGAGTGATGATACTGAAACGATGTACCTTCCCAGTCTCAGTGACGATCAGCGCAGTGCCGCGAGGAATGTTGTTCTTCGTCAAGTTCAGCGCTTCAAACGATTCAACAACGTGGTTCAGATCCGAACCCAAAGGCCAAATGGCCTCAAGGAAATTCCCTGTGTTGCCATCGCCAGCGCAACCCATGAACACGGCTACCTCACCGCCAACCTTACGCTTCACTACGCCCTTATTGAGCATGATGATCTTTTGCGTGTTCTCTTTACTGCTGGTTCCAGTCGAGCCACACGAGTCACAGGAGAATTCCATCGGATTGATGTGCGTCGATTTAAGGTCAGCGTACATCACTTTACCGTTTGTAGCAATCGTTGTCACAGGCCTTTCCTTCTTAGGATCTAATTAGAACGGGGTCCCACAAGAGGACCCCATATGCCGCTTACTTCAGTTCAGGGAAGATTTCGCGGTATTGCTTCTTGAAGTGCTCGAGCAAACCAGCCTTGATCTCGGCACGCTTCTTGGCGCCGACACCATCGAGGATGATCATGTACTCGTTGATCGTCTTCTCGAGGATCGCTTCGTACTTGGCGTAGGAATCGACCTTCGGTTCTGGTACGTGCTTGGTGATGATCGCGCCCAGCAGAACCATGGTGGCGTGACCCAGCTCGCTGGTGTCAGCGTTAAGGATCGTTTGCAGCGCTTCGTTGATGTGCGCAGGCGCTGGCTTGAACTCGTCAGGCTGATCAGCCGGTTGTGACTTCGGCAGATGGTACGGCATTGGCCACATGGCGACAATAGCCCAACCATTTACGTTGAATTCACGGTAGAAGCGCAGCAGTTCGGTGTGGGTGTAAGCATGGCCGACTGCACCTTCACCGATGATCATCGGTTTGCCATTACCGTTCTTGCGAGTGACCCAGAAGATGTCACCGGTTTCGGTCCACACCAACTGGTTACCCCAGCGCAAATGTTTCTTATCAGTGGATTGTCCACGATAGCGCAGGCCGCGATCTTCAACCCACTCCATGCCCAACAGCATTTTGGGTTTATGGATCAGACCAGCCGGATCGGTGAAGTACTCCACCGCATCGAAGACTTCGCGCGCGTTGCTGTAGAAGTGTTCGACCACTTCTGTTACTGGGAGGAACTCCAGCAGCTTGATATTGGCATGATCATAACGACCGCCCGCCAGATCACAGAAGAGACGATCCAGAGTGATCTCACCACCACGATCCTGATACAGATTCAGTGCGTGGGCGTCCTCCTGGTTCATCTCCACGATCTGGAGAATGCCGTAGTCGCGCCCGCCGGGATGTTGCATCAGTTCGTTGGTCGGCGTCAGCGGCGCATTGATCTGCTTGGAGAACAGGAAGATCTTCGGAACATCACGGATGGTGAAGATGGCTACAGCGGTGATGTCCAACACTTCCAGGTTGCGACCATGTGGGTCGATAATGACCTGGTTTTTGTCAGCGTGCAGTTTGTCAATTACGGGTTGCAAAAGGGACATGCGACATCTTCCTTCTAAGGATTCATAAATAGCTTAGGTGTGTGAGATTAAACAACTGTTGTCTCTCACCTGAGTAATATGTATCTCAAATTTGTTTCATTGCGGCATAGAGGGCCCGAAGGCCCTCATCAGAAAAGCAGTACGTCAACCGGCAATTCTGTTCCGCCCAGACACTCTTCGACCAAAGGCTTGAAGACCTTGACGAAGTCGAGCTGACCGTAGCCACAACCCAGAGCAGGGATTCCCAGTTCAGTGATACCCAGCTCTTTATACCGCGCTACCAGATCCTTGAACCCAGCTTCGAGATATTCCTTCTTACTCGGTTTGCTCCAGTGATGCTTCGTGGGGAAGAGCAACACTTGGAACGGTCCCGCATTGTAGACCACCAGCTTCCCAACGGTTAAGTCCCCCGAGCGCAAGGCAGCTTGATAGAACTCCAGCAACCCCGGAATCCTGATCTTGAACTGCAACGCCAAACCATTACCCAAAGTCCCCGCAGTGTTAACAGGACAGGCAATGGTCTGGAGTCCACTCGAGAACAAGTCACCCTCACCCATGAAACGGATCATTAAGCTTTCCTCGTACTCTGATTCTGTTGGAGCTGACGAATCTGCTGTTCCGTAGGCAGGGTAGCCCGGTTAGCGTCTTCGGCAGTGATTCGCAGGATCAGTCGATGAATCTCTCGAGGTAAGTTCAAGAACTCAACGACAGTGAAGCCCCAGCGCTTATAAATCTCGTTGACGTTGTACTGATAGATCGCTCGATAAAGACCACCGTATTCGTGGTAGTCTTCTTTGTCGAAACGGGCCGCCAATGCTAACGGACGAGACTTATCATTGATGTGGTCGTAAATCCCATAATCAATGTCGTATGCGTCACGCAATACAAGTTGCGCTGAGATCCCGTCGAGTTTGCCTGAGGTTTCCAAGGCTCGCTCGACTTGACCTTTCTCCCCGACGCGGTTCAGACCGAAGCCTGGCATCGCGACGTGTCTGTCGTTGTGCTCTCTGATCTCCGGGTCTATTGTAAGAGGGAGACTTTTGAAAGGACTTTGTTGATGCGTTGGGAGAGCATGAAAAAAAACACTCGACTCACATCCAGAGGGATGATGTGAGGGTGGCCTTTATGCTCTGCCGACATCTGCGGGAAGTTGCAGGCCGGGCAGTTGTGACGTGGCAAACCGACGAGGCTGATGGTGGCGTCATCGATGAACTTACCGATTTCTTCCACGAACCGATTGCGCAGTTCTTCGTTGGTCGAGAACATCGACATCAGACCTTCGATGGTCTCACGGTCAGTACCCATCTGAGTAGAACCGTCACCCAGGTGCATCTCACCGACCCAGTGGCCGTATTGACGCATGGTCGACAGGCGACCCTGGTTGCTGATGTAGGAATCGCGCTCGTCGCCCTTGAGTGGGACTTGGAATGCGTTCTCCATCATGTCGATGATACCGCCGATCCAGGAGTAACCCGAATCTTCGTACTGTTGCAGGTTCGGTACGAACAGCGTAGCCGCTACGACTTCGGTCAGTTGCACTTGGCGCTGGCCGCCGCGAGTGTGTTCCGATTCGTAACGCTTGATGTCGTCATCGGTCATGCGAGCTTTACGCTGTTGCATGCGACGCTTCTGCCACTGGGTCAGCGACGACTTGTCGGTGTACACCAGTTTGCCCAGGTCGAGCATTTCCTTGATCACGAACTTGCAAGACGCGTCGGTGTTGACGCACGCCTGAGCGTACGGGTAACCGTTCGGGTACATTGCCAGAGCCAGACCCCACAGGATGGTCGGGATGTCGGTGACCTTGATGATCGACTTGAGGTAGTCGACGCCCATTTCTTTCGCGTTGGTTTCGAAGACGTATTCGAACGCGAAGTTGAGCAGGTAGTTGATCTGGTACACCGAAGTGTTCGAGAACAACAGACCGTTGGTGAAACGCCCGAGGGTGATCTTGTCGTTGGCGATACGACGTTCAAGCTCGAGGATCGCAGCTTCTGGCGGGTTCTTGAAGCTCAGCCAGATACCGGTGTGCCACAGTGGAACAGACACGATCGAACCCATGCCGGTCATTGCAGCAGCGTAGATCTGCGCGCGCTCACCCGTCAGAGCACCACCGCCAGCATCGAAGCGAGGACGGGAAGCAGCCAGCTTCTGACCTTCTACTTCAATGTACTGTGCCCACTCGGAACCTTCGCGGTTCATCGAAGCAGCCAGCGGGTTACCGCGCATCAGGGTGTTCTGACCATCACGCAGGGTTTGGGTCCACAGGCGAGTAGCCGGGTCACCAGCAGCGTTGATGTTCGGGTAGTTATCGATCAGCGCACCCAGGTCGAATGCGTCACCACCGAGCAGACGCAGAGTGGAGTTCTCGGCCTCGTAGTCGATGTACTGGAGTTCTTTGTCAGTCGGCTTACGCGAGTGAGGGAACTCTTGGGTGACGTTGTCGTTGTGGGTCTTCGCCTGATAGTCATGGCTCTCGGACGTTGGGTCCAGGCCAGCTTTGGCGGTGTCGCTTACCGGCGCGGCTTGTTCAGCATTGTCTGCTGGGATTTGACCTTGACCGTCATCATTGATAGGCATTTACGGCTCCTTACAGGGACGACAGTTCAGGGGTAGCGACGGCCGCCGGAGTCGGCAGGGTAATCGACGCGGTCACATCGGCAGGCTGGAAGAAACCGGTAACGTTGAACGCACCTGGGATCACTACCAATTGATATGACGCGATCCATTCACTGTATTCCTCAGCGATGGTCAGCACGGCAGCCAGCAGGTCTTCTTGGACCAGAGTCGGGTTGCCTTGTTGGCTACGAGCCAGTTCCACGTGTTTGGCGTGGATGGCATCGAGGCGCACTTTGTAAGCTTGCATGTCGTTGTTGAGAACCTCAACAGCGGCCAGCAGGCCCTTCGGATCTTTCACCGCACGCTTCACCAGCTCTTTGTTACGGATCAGGATCAGGGCGTTGGATGGGCTAACCCGCAGTGCGTTGCACTCGGCCAGCAGTTCATCGAGACCCATCCATACGGACAAGCCTTCGTTATGGGCCTGGAGTTGGGCCACATTATTCGGACCACGATAGCGTGGACTCTGTTGCGAATTCGACATTGATTCGATTTCCTGTGGTAAAAAGTTACGTGCCGGTGGACTGAATAAAAGAAAAGAGGCACTTTTCCTATAATTGGAAGTTTGCGTATTATTTAACAGGACAGTCTATGACTATTGATGAACTTGAAGTCTTCCTTGATCAGCGTGTTTCACCAGAGGCGACTGAGTCACTGATTGACTGTGCTCGCGTAATGTGTGAATCCGGTTTGACCAGTCACCTTGACGACATTGACGACCTCATCGCTTTAGAGGATAACGTCGGGCGTGACGTCACCGTGTCTCGGATCAGAAACTATCTGGAAGACGCACTAGAAGCATGTGTGAACCAGTTCGGTGTTGAGCTGCAACAAGGCATCGACATCAACCTGCGACACCTGACAGCACTGCAACGCGGGATCAACCAGATCACTGACTTCGAGGACATCGAGACCTTAGAAGCTTACTGTCTGTCGGAAGAAGATCCCGAACAACGTTTGGCTGACATGATGGAGCTGCTCACCGAATACACGTGGGCTGACTACCTACTGTTTATTCAGACCGTCACTCCTTCGTTCTTCAAACGGGTGCTGGAGCAGATCACCAAGCCCGATAGCTTGGAAGAGATCGACAACACTGGTAATGCGATTCTGTTGCGTACCAAGTCGTTGTTGCTCAAGGTACAAAAGCCTTGGTTGATCGACGAGATCGAAGACGGTGCTACGCTGGGCTTGTCCCTCGATGCAATGATCATCCGTTTCCGGGCTCGCTACGAAGTAGCATTGGCTCAAACTATGGAGTGGAACCGTAAGCCACAACTGTTGGCTGAACAGTACATGCTCTATATCTTGGCCTCTGACGTCCCGGATGACAAACTGCTGGAGGCTTCACAGACCCAAGCAGAGAACGTGATTCACCACATGCCAACTCTGTCGGCTGTGTTGCGTCATTGCCAAGAACTCTTAAGCCAGGTGCCTTCTAAATGAAAGTAGCCGATTACTACTTGGCGGCCTTGAATGCTGGCGCCTATAAAAAGAAGATCTGGGTACTGAGCTTATTCAGTCTTCTGGTGGAGCCTAAAGCCTACCGTTTCCCTTACGAGATCGTGAAGACCGAGAAGAACGTATTCTTCCGCAACCCAGAGGACTTGGATGACCTCGTGTTGTTGGACGATGCCCTCGTGTCACGCCCTGTGCTCACGTTTAAGGACAAGCTCCAGATCACCCCTGATCGTGTACCGAACTTGGCTGCACCGATCACTACGACCGCTGGGAACCTGTTGTTCAACTTCTATGTCCTGATCTACTCGATGGGCAAGAAGATCCCGTACATGGAAGGACGTCTGACACCAAAGATGGTTGAAGGACTGATCCAACCGCGCTTGACTTCCAATCCAGTCAACAACGGTGAGAACTACGACCCCAACGATCTGAACCCGATCTACGTTTCAGAGTACAAGAAGTTCAACCGTGCGATGTTTGCACTGATGGGCTTCACACAGCTCTGTGTGCCCTCTGCTACGCCTCGGACGATGTCGACTGACCCTCGTATCCCTGAGATCCGAAACAAGCTGGTAGAGAAGTACAAGGACCGTCTGAACGACCCGGCTGTGATCTCCATGATCGATGCTGAGTTGATCAAGATCGACAAACAGTGGATGGCCGATGACCCGGATGGTGGCGCTGGCTTCTACGTGAACGAGAACAAGTCCTACGACGTTGTGCGTAAGAAAGTGTTCCTGATGCACGGTGCTGAGGCTGGCTTCCAAGAAGGTACGGACGTTGACTTCATTAAGAACTCCCTGAACGAAGGCTGGGAGATCGAGAAGCTTCCGTCCATGGTCAACTCCCTGCGGGAAGGTTCGTACAACCGTGGTCGAGACACAGCGCTCGGCGGTGAGGCTGTAAAGTTCCTGGGTCGAGTTTTCCAGAACACTGTGATTGCAGAGAAAGACTGCGGCGCCACTATGGGCTGGGACAAGGAAGTAACAGAGGACAACTACAAGGAATTTGCTGGCTTCTATGAGAACACTCCGAAAGGACCTGTGATCCTGGAAGAAGCTTACCTCAAAGGTAAGATCGGCAAAACTATCAACATGAGAACACCCATGTTGTGTAGGACTCCGAAAACCGGCTTCTGCGAATGCTGTATGGGCGCAAAGAACGCCCTCAACCCAACCTCTCTCGGATTGTTGGCAGCAGACGTAGGTTCCCAGATGATGGGCATCTTCATGGGTGCGATGCACGGTAAGTCCTTGAAGACCGCAAAGTACGACTACTTGAAGTCTATCTTCTGAAGCAGTTCATTCTCAATACGGAGACAGTCCCAATGGGCAAGCAATCGAATAACACCCAACCTCAATCCCAACAAAAGGGTGAACAGGATGTTCAGGACAAGAACGAGTTGGATAGCGCTGGCGCTGGCGACATCGCTGAGCAAGGCAATGAAACCTCTGGCGATCAGAGCGGCGATGCGGGCAACGGCGAGAGCGGCTCCGATTCCGAAGGCACCGAGGGTGCTGGGGACTCCGATGCAGGCTCGGACGCAGAAGCGCTGGCGGCACTCGCGGCGTTGAGCACTGCTGGTCAAGGCGATGGTGCTACCGATGAAGGCACCGATGGCAATGAAGACCAAGGCGGTGATAGTGATGCCGATACCGATGGCGGTGACGTAACTGAAGCCACCGACGAACCAGGTGATGACGTCCAGATCAACGATGCCCCTGCTGCGACCGAAGCCCCCGTCCAAGGCAACGCTGCTTCCGTAGCCGATGCTCCGAACGACACTCCGGTGGCCGCGCCTCACGCACGCATCCCGTCGGTTACCCTGAACCCGATTCCTACCAAGGTCGACATCAAAGTGCAACAAGACAACCTCAAGCTGACCATCATCGCGTCGCAACTGCAAGACTACGCGACCAACATGCACCCGTCCAAGGCCATGAACGCCGTCGACGGCAAGGCGAACCAAACTGCGCTGTGGCGTACCATTGAAATGATCCTGAAGCTGGAAGGCCCAGAGTTCATCAAGGGCTTCACCATGCTGCTGGACTGGTTCTCCGAGAACCGCCAAGGCGCGCTGAACGAGCGTTACATCTACCGCTACTTCGCCGACCTGACCATTCCGAACAACGATCGCAAGAACTTCAACCGCATCCTGAACCTGCTGGTTGCGACTGCTGATCCTGCTACTCGTCGCCTGGGCCTGGAACAAGCCGACCTGACCGCGACCCTGTCCGGTTTCCGTGACGGTGCGATCCAACAGCGTGTGACCGAGTTCTACTCGCTGTAAAGCGGCATAGAAGCAAAAAAAAGAGCCCTGGGAAACCGGGGCTCTTTATGCCGCACTCAATGGAGAGTGTGGTTGTAGTTGATGTGTTGCGTCACCACGTTAACCCGACCGCAGAACGCTTGGGTTTGATCGGCGTTAGCAGCCATGAAGTGCAGGATACGTCCTACCATGTCAACCGAGACATCCTTACGGAAGCAGGCTTGCATGTTAGCGAACAGGGCCACTAAGTAATCGTCAATCACAGAGAACATGCGACCAGGGTTGGGTTCTTTAACAATGTAGCGTTGATACATCGTGTGGTAGTACTGCTGGTAAGTCTCTGCAAGGAAGAACCCTGCAAACAGCGCACCGAGGTTACGCACCACTTGAACTACCCAGGCACCACCCATCAGGTGCCAAGCGAAGTTGAAGCCCATCAGCACTTCATGTCGCAGCTTGTTGTCGGTAATCTCTTTGCCGCTAGAAAGCCAATGGTACGAGGTTCCTGGGATGCCATGACGATCAGACATCATGTAGCGCAAATAGGGTTGGTCAAGGAGATCAATCATCAATTGACGGAAGTCCCCTGGACACCGGGGATCTTTGAAGATAGCATCCGGTGGTAGTTTAAACAGGTATTCAGCGCGATGCTTAGGCATCTCACCGAAGATTGCAGGATGTTCCATACTCCTCACCTTTCTTAAGGCTGGCATAAAACGTAGGGGACCGAAGTCCCCCACAATCAAATCACATAATCGGTTGTAAACGTTTGGTGGCTGGTGACACGACCACGGAATGTTTCCATCTTGCGCTCGTGATACTCGATGTGCTTTTCAATATCAGTACACACCAAGTAGAAGAACGTCGGTATTGCATCAGGCCAGATCTTGAAGATCGTATCCCGTAGGCGCCCCATTGCTTGCAGGTTAGCCTGACTGGAACCTAACCCATCCGTCATGTACACATGGAGCAGCTTTGGAATGTCCTGGGCTGTACCAAGCGATTTCAGGGTGGAGACGATAATGTCCGACTCAAGCATCTCATCGAAATCATCTTCTGCTGTATACCGCATGACCTTCAAGTCAGGGTGACGAGGACGCAGGTAGTCTGCCATCAACGTACACATTTCCACCGTAGCGAAGTACATCAAGCATTTCTGCCCATCCTTCATTAACCGGCGGTAGTTCTGCTGGATCAGGTCAGCGTTCATCTCCAGATACGCCCGCAACGACTCCTTGTTCTTTGGCTCCATGAGAGCTTGTTCAAACAAGATGTGGGAATAGGACTTACGAGCCCTGTTGATCCACTTGAGTCGTGTAGGCTGTCTCAACCGATAAGCAACCGCTTCCACGGCGGTGAAGATCACCCGCTCGCCGTTGTCGATGCGCTCCCGTTTAGGGAACATCACCTCCTTACGACGGTTCAGGAAATCGTCGTCCCCCTCCAGCGTACCGGAAAGTGAAAGCGCTTTCTGACAGTGCATGTACAGGTCTTGACGATAGTTAAGATGGAAGTCCTGGTGGACCTCGTCAATCAACCGGAAGCCAAAGCCCATGGTCTGGTAGAAGTTCGGGGGTGTGCACCCATACCCCAAGTCGAGCAAGCCGTCTTTGAACTTCTCATAGTCCTTGAGGTAGTTGTAGAAGGTGGTGTTGGAGCAGATTACAATCTTCGCATCCAACGCACCAGCCACTGCAAGGTTCGTCGCAAGCGCAAGCTGCTTCGACCCCTGCAACACCATCAAGTCCCCTTTCTTTAACTTGAACGCTGCCTCAATGTCACCAATCCACTTCTTGATGTACATGGCTTTGATGCAGATAAACACCCGCTTGCCATAACTCGCGATAGAGGTCAGTGCCATAAAGGTTTTACCACGGCCTGGATCAACCGTGATGATTTTAGTTACACCATCTTGCCCGACATACTCGATCTTTGGGATCTGGTCTTCTCGGGGAGTACGTTTGTCAATCACGTCAAACTTCGCAGGGAAGCCGTAGTTCTCAACTAGGTACTCGTACTGGATGTTCTGGTCGTTAAACCCGTACATCTTCAGGTGTCGCTTCAGGTCGTCTAACTCATTCCGGTGGAAGTGAAAGAATGACCTGTCGTGTGCTACCCCTACAAAGACGCGCAGCATGGCTCTTTGAAACTGCCCATTGGGCTGCCTCTCGTAGCCGTACTGCGCTAAGCCCCTACAGAACTCAAGTAGGGCTGACTTCACCCGGTGGTCGAAGTCGACCACTCGGATGTGGTGACTTGCCACAATGATGCGCACGTCTGGCTTTGCAATGGTAGGTGGAATCGGGGTTAAACACGACACTTCCTACCTCCAACACTTACTGTCTAGTCAAGTCCCCCATCATCAGAGGGTCCAGTGGGTGGTCTGGTCGGCCCTTCAAGATGAAGGTGCGAAGGTCTTGGAGCGTAGCCCCTTGACGTTCGTACGCCATGGATGCAGCCAAGCTGCGGTTGTCCATGTTGTCCTCGTAGTACCCAATTTCACCGTTCTCACGGTCTAGCGGTAAGCGGTGGTCCCGTTTCTCCACGCTCTCCACCATAGTGGACAGAATGATCACCTCAAGGTGTTGGACGTTTACGTTCAGCTTCGAGCTGATCAGCCCGTAGAACGCAAACAATGCTTCCTCGGTGTTCGAGTAGGCATTCGAGGTCTGATAACGTGAGCGTTTGCCACGCGGTTTCCCTTTCCGGGTTGGGGCCGCTTTGATGAACTTCTCGATCTCGCCCATGTATTCCACCATGTTGGTGTGTTTCATGGGGAGCTTGAACATTACATCATTGTAGTCCCAGTGGGTCAGGTCAATCACGTAGTCGCCACGTGGGGTCAGATCCCAGCCATAACGCTTGATGTAGATCAACGCTTCTTCAGTCAGATACGACAGACGCGAACCCATCGAGACCGACAGGTTAACTTGGTCAGCCGAATCTTCGGGTCCAGGGATTTCCAGGGTGATGTCGACAATTTCCGACAGTCGTTCCAACGGTAGTGCCCGTACGGTCCTTACCCGGTTAAGGTCAGGTAGTCGTGGCGCGTAGTCCGCAGAGATAACCATCTTGATTGCTTGACCAGCGAACTCAGCATTGAGCTTGACTTCGTTGCCCATAGTACCCAGTCGCAAGTACGCCTGATCGTGGTCGTTGATATAGAAGTCATCAACCACGGAGCTACCATCCAAGTGTTTGGTAGACAGAACGCTTTGCGACACCAGCTCACATAAGGTTGTGGCGCTGACGTGACCCAATACTGTTCCTGGTGGAATCGAGAAAGCCAACTCGCCCATACAGGTAGAACAGACACCGTAACGATCCGGGTGTTTACATTTCAGTACGGTCCGCACTTCGATTTCAGTGCCGATCAGGAAACGCTGGTGTTTCAGAATCGGGAACAGACCCTCAGGGGTAACCCGATACTTACCTTCCAATGCCTGGAAGTTCCCAGCCGTAACCTTCCAACGCATGGTGCCAGTAGCACCACAGTCGCCGTAGTGCACACGTTGCAATGTTGCGCAACCGAGTTGAAGCTGTCGGTTGAAGTACTCGGAATCCGCTACCGGGTCCTTTGCTGCTTCCAACGCTTTGGATGCCGACCGGGATTCGATCAACGCGTCGTACAGACTGATCAGGCCCTGAGTGTAGTTCCGCATCACCGGATCGTGGAAGATCCTGGAGTCCACGTCGGTCAAGAAGCCCCGCAGAGAACACACCTGCAATGTCTGACCAATACTCACCAGCTTAGACTTCACAGCCTTAGCGATTGGGTTGTAGGCCAGTTCATTCGGATCTTTCAACACCGCCGTCACAGCACGATAAGTTTCATCGATGCTTTGTTGGGTTGGTTTCGCATTGGCGTTTGCCGCAGCGATCTTCGGATGACGGATTACGTCAATGAAGTCAGTAATACAAATACTGGCCACATGACGTTCCTGCATCGTTACGGTGTTGTTGTAGATCGTCTGTTGCGTATCGTAGATCGCCCGCGACCACATTTCGTTGTCGTAGTTGATACGGTTCGCATTACAGTAGTCCACTGCCAAGGAACGCCCAGTAGCCATCAGGTCGTTGAACGTGTCCTTGGTCAAGCGGTCAGTCCCCATGTGCGACTTCTTCAAATGGGGGATCTCTGGGAACATCCGGTTGAACAATGCGCAATACCACACGTAGATCGTGGCTTCACGCTCAACCGCAAGCTCACCATCATCAAACTCAATGATGAACTTGTCGTCCGGGAAGGTCCAGACTTCTTCCTCACTCTGCTGGTAAATCTCGCGAGCAGGGTAACGATTCATACAGACCTCCTTAGGACTCTTCTTTCCGATAGACGAAGCGCATGCCCGCACATTCAAGGATGTGGTTCACGAACACATTGTTACGACCGTTACCCACTGGGAACTCTTTCCGGTCGATAACTTCCTTGATACGGGTAGGTTTCTCGGCTCGCATGATGTTTGCCAAGATTTCCTTACCCACTGTCGGGTTGTTGGACTGATCGATGATATCTGCCCAGACTTCGCCGCCACAGGTAGCCGCACCCAAACGCACTTCCGCCTCACCAGTCATCCGTACAGGCTGTGCAGCACCTGGATAACTGTTCTTGTCAGACTTGGTGATCTTGGCTGGGATGCCGTGGTGTTGCAGTTTCGCTGCCGATACGCCAGACCAATCGCCACCGGTTTTCTCGAGGACGATGATGTAAGCGGAACCGATAAGCACAGGTTCGACCGTGGTAACCTCTTTGCCGAGGTAACCAATAAACTTGACCGGACCATAGACTGGAGGGAATTCCTCCTTCAACTGCTCGATCATTGTCGGGTAGTCGATCGGGTTGTTATTCGGCATCCACAAGAAGATCCCGTCACGCAGGACAGAGAGCACGTGTGGTTCGCCAGCGTTCGGGTAGTCTGGCTCCATCATCATCTGCACCATCCAAGGTGAGCAGATCTGGTAGAAGCGCAGCAAAGAGCCGTAAGCCAGCTTGACTTTCTCTGGGTCCAACTTGATACCAGGTTGTGGTGCCTGGAAACGAAGCAGCGACTTAACCTCCTTAGGAATGTCAGTGCCATCGCGGTTGAAACCGAAGAGTTCCCGCAGTTGCTTGGTGAGACGGTCAGCCGAGGCGTTGATATACGGCTCGTACATGCAGCCCAAGTTCATCCGTTTGATAACGGAGTAGGGTTCCATGATGATGTCAGCCCGATTACCCTCAGCGTCGACAGGCATCCGGTGGGCTGGCCACACTTGACAGATTACACCTTTGTTACCGTGACCGCCAGAAAGCTTCGCACCATCGGTTGGATGGGTGTCGAACTCGATCGTGATTTCAACCCGCCAATCGTCCAGCGGTTGCCGACGATAAGTCTTGCTCGCTTGTTGCCCTTGCGAGTTAGGTTTGTTCACGTAGCCGAGCGCCTGGAAAATCAGCTCGTGGAATTCAGGAGTCAACGACAGGTTAGCGCCGTGAGACTTCTTGAGCTTGTAGTACACGTCCAGGATTTTCTGGTGGAACTTGAGGGCCGCCTGATAATACTTGTTCATCTGGCGTTCCATACCGACAGGCGTAGGAGGATTCCGATTGGTATCCTCGTGATACACCTGTACGTCAATTACGCGAGCACCTGGTGTTACGTAGGTGAGGCGGTCATAGACGTAATCCACTTCTTGCAGGGCACCCACGGACATTTCCACGGGAGCTAGCAGCGGATCATACGGTCTTGTTGCAAACAGCAATCCATCGGGACGCACGATGTCGCCGATGTCCGGCCACGGTTTGTACAGCCCTGGGTTTTCCGGGTCGGGATACAGATTCAGGAACATGTGTTTCGAACCTGCCGACTCGGTGTACTTCTTGAAGCCTTTCGCTACGAGATCAGGGCAAACGTCGTCTGCCACAATCACGCCGTCCTCGATAACCCCAGGCATCGTCATGTAAGCTACCTTGAGTTCACGACCCAAGTTGTAGTTACCGTCTTTGTCATGGTTCGAGGAACGTGCCACCACAGACCCTGCCGCAATGCTAGCCCCGGCATAAAGCTTGGATGTCACGTCTTTGTTGAACTGGTACTTGAAACCAAAGTACTGGTGCTTGCAGTTGAACCGAGGAACGATCAGTACCCCGATCTCTAGTGTCTCCGCATCTTCGTAGATGTATACAGTTTCAGGGTTTTCAGCAATGGTGTCCACACCAATGGAAAACGGATAGCGCTCGATCTCTGCAATGATGTTAACATTGCGGTCAAACCTTTTCTCAAAGGTGAAACGACCGAACTCTCGTTCTGTGCCGGTTTGTTGCCGACGGGGTGTTGCTCCCTTAATTACCAGCGCTTGACCGTACTGCGAGTTGACCATCTGCACACGAGACGAACTGTTGGCACGCAGGTGAGTAATGATACTACCTTGACCAGTGATCTCTGGGAACAGTTGGTAATCTGTTGCCATCGGGTCCGCGTTCGAATAGTGCGGAATGGGTGTATCGTCCATAAAACGCTCCTGACAGAGGGAGTTTGCTACTAAAGAAACAGGCGCACGAAGCCTATGTCCCAATAATAGTATAGGTTTCAAATGATTTTTGTTGGATGTGAGGTTTTACTATGGCCATGCCTATTTCCCAGAAAATGATTGACCCTGGAGCGCAGGTCTATTACGACCAAGCTTTCAGACGAGTACTTGAAACACACTTGGGTCTGCTCCGAAATATGGCCGATACCAAAGCTGTAGAGATCACCAACGATCTGGCCTACAAGTTCGAGTACGACTTTTACGGGCTGCTCCAAGCTAAAAACGTGCCGGAGTACTTACACTGGGTTGTCATGCGGGTTAATGACATGACTGATCCACGACAATACTTAAGCTCTATGAATCAGTTCCTCTATCCACCGGCTGAGGTCATTGAGAACATTCGCCGGATTTATGCAACCACTGTCAATAAGCTATAAAAAAGAAAGAGAGGGTTTGACCCCTCTCTTTCTTTATGCCGTCAGGTTAGATCCCGTTAGGGAACATAACCTGTTGTTGCTGTTGCTGGCCGAACAGGCCACCTTGCGGGCTACGGAAGCCACCGTTGTTGAACGCACCGGTTTGGAACGTCTGCGGTTGGGCGTAACCACCACGGGTCACTTGCACCGGCGGCTGGAAGCTCTGCGGGCTTTGGAACAGTTGAGGCTGAGCGAAACGATTCGCCTGCTGGAACGCGGCGTTTTGTTGTTGCAGCGCCGGGCTCTTGGCCACCAGGTCTTTCCAACTGCCAGGAGTTGGAGCTTGGTTCTGCTGTTGAGTTACCGGTTGCTGGCTGAACGGTGGATCGAACGGGATGTCGTTGTTCTGCGGCTGGAACGGCGTAGGCGCAGCGGACTCACGCTCAACTACAGCTTGAGCCAGACGATTCACGTTGTGCTTCGGCGCAGCCGTGGTAGCAGTCAGGCTAGCCTTGATGCCTTCGTGACCGTCACCGACGTCACCTTCGTTACCTTGCAGCGATGGGATCATGTCGCGGTATTGCGCCAGATCGTCGATGTGGTCAGCGAAGGACAGGTCGATGTGCAGCTCATCAGGATTGTCCAGGTGCTTGCGGAACAAATGAGTCATCTTGTTCAGCTTCTTGGCGATCTTGACGAACGAACTCAGCAGGGCGTGCAGGTTTGGTGCTGCCATGCTGTTGCTGCCGAACGAGTAGGCTTCGGCTACATCTGCATCCGGGAGGATGTAGTTGAACAGCGCGAGGATTGCCTTCTTGTTCTTGAGCGAGCCCATGTTGACATCGTAGGCTTTGGTGCCTTCGGATTTCAACTGTTCGATCAGTGGGAAGTCCACGACCGCTACACGCTGGTAGCCTTTGCCCTTGTAGGTGCCGCCACGCTTGATGAACAGCGACATCAGGCGACGCTCGCCGTCAATCGAGATCACGTCCATCAAGTTGTTCAGCTTCTTGAGGGTGTCAGCGTTCACCGCGCCGATCAACGACAAGAACTCCGACTGGGTCGGCGACAGCTTCTTGTGGTAATCGGTATCAACCGCCATACCCATCAGGTCGGTCAACAGGCAGGAAGCTACGGTGGTGATACGAGCCATCACCGCAACTTTCAGCTTACGGATCATCGGGGACTCGCCACGAATGATCGCTTCGGACATGGGGTGGAACGCGATGGTGTTATCCCAGTCCGGGTTCTGGAGCACCGGTGAAGCCGGGAAGACGATGCGCTTCCCGTTACACATGGCCGGGACTTTCTCGCCGCCAATTACATAGCTGACGAGATTGTCATCGCCGACCACGAAGTTGTTCGCTGCCAGAATGGCACGATACAGTTCGAGGATGGTCATAGTTTTCCTTCCCATGGGTTATGTTGACTCTGCATCGAGTCAAGGTTGAAGTTAGGCTGCTGCACCGGGACCTGAACTTGATAGTTCTGTGGTTCCTGTGGAGCATGGTGGCGGATGTCAAGGTTACGCGAGATCGTATCGAAGTCGCTCACCAGACCGAAGACGTGCTCCTTGTTGTACGAGATCACTGGAGCAAACAGTGCAGAGGCACAGGTCGGTGCACAGAAATCCTGAGCAGCGCCACCCTGCATGCTGACTTTCACCCAGGTTTCGCCGTGCATGTCCACCATACCAGTCAAGCTGAACTTGATTTGGCTGTTGTGGGACAGACCACGCAGAACCGAAGCAGTCAAGCGTTGCTTGAACATCTCGATCGAACGGGTCATGTCGAAGGCAGCGAATGCCTTGTAGTCCCGGACTTCCACTTCGTATTGGCCGCCGAACGTGTCGTTGGTTGCTACGAATACCACACCAGTCAGGAACAGATCCGACATCAGAGCCGGTACCTGAGTGGCGACTGCGATTGCAGCCAGGGTCTCACCAGTAGCCGCATTCCAGTTGGAAGTCGAACCACGGTTGTGCAAGCTGTGTGCAAACTGCGACTGGCCGCCGATTACTACAGCGACGTTGTCCAGACCCGGAGAGATACCGCACAGCGCACCGTAGGTGATGCTGCCGTCCTCGTTGAAGTTCAGCGTCTTACAGATCGCATGGAACAGTGGGTCTTCGGTGATTACGCCTTCTGCCACGTTGCCAATTGCGTACTGCATGGCATCTGGCATGGTGGACTGGCCACCCATTCCGTTCACCACCGAGTCACGATAGTTCGAGAGAACCGACGCAGCGTAGTGGTTAGGGATTTCGTTGATCAGCTTGGACTTCTTCGGCAGCAGGTCTGCGAAGACCAAGCGACCGTCGGCGTAATGAGCACCGCCAGTTTGCGAGGACACTTCCAGTACCGAGAAGATGTCTTCTGGCCGGATAGCCATGGCGACGTTTTCTTGGGACTGGTTGAAGCTTGGGTTGTACGCACCGAACAGCAGGTGACTGGAATCGATCACGTTGGTACGATCACCCAGAGTCTGGATGGTCACCGACTTGTCGAAGTACATCTTCATGTTCTGGTCGATGATGGTCGATTGGCTGTCGACCCGGTGGAAACCAGGGTAGTCGGTGTAGCCCGACACGTAGGTTACCAGGTTAGCGCCCATGGCGCGGGAATGTACTTCCATCATGAAGCGCAGGCGTTGCTCGCCGAAACCGTTGGCGATTTGAACCTGTGTAAAGATGTCAGCACTCGGCTTGAGCATCATGCCACCCAGCCCGGACAACGTACCCGCGTTGATTTGACGTCCATTGCGGGTAGATTCCTGCAACATCGACAACACTTGGGTATCGACGTTATCGCCCATGTAGTACGGGCGCAGGTACTGGTCGTTGTACGTACCGGTAGGGGTGAACAACAACTTAGCGATTTGGAAATTGGACATCTGCGTATTTGACCTTCGGAGTCAGGAGTTTAGGTTAGGCCGGGACGCGCTCAAGAATCAAGCGGGCCAACTGATTTTTGATTTCAGCAGGCAAGACCATATCGCCGTTGACAATGTAGCGGGAGAGTTCCGGGAGCAGTTCCTGAGGCAGGTTCAAACTCCAGTAGTTCTTGGACATCTCGCTGACCAGGATATTGATCGCTTTGATGGCCACATTGTTTTGCCGGTCGTTCTGACCAGCATTCGCTTTACCGCCTTGACGCTGTGCGTATGGATAACGCTCCAGCAACGCAGCGACGTATTCGCGAGACACACGTGCACGGTAATCGTTGTTACCCAACGAATACTCATCAGCCAGCACGACAGGCTGTGCACTCATCAAGGCTGCGAGTTCCTTGAAGTCCCAATGCCACAACAGCGCCTGGGTTACACCCATGGTGCGCAACAGGGCAGGTTTGCTCAAGCTTGGGATAGCTCGGGCTGACAGCGACTTGGACATTACCCACTGACACATGGTCATGTGGTGTTGCTCAATCCGCATCGTTGACATCCTCGTGAGAATTCCCACGAAGCCTTCTACCAGTTCTGGCGGGATTGTCGGATCGACTTTCCTTGCCATACCAAGGTAGTTCTCCGTATAAACAGACAACATTACAATGTCGCCGTTGGAGACTTCTTGCTTGATCTTGTAGTTCTCTGCCGAGGAAATGTTATCTTCCTCAGTTTCCCGCGACTTGTTAGTCTTAGGAATGATCGCGCCGTCTTTCCAGAAGTTACGATCCAGCGAACGCAGGCTGGTGTCGATGGTGTGGTATACGTTGGAGATCACACTGCAATTGTTATCTTCAACGGTCACTTCACCGATACAGACTTTACGCACGATGACTTTCGCCAGCAGCCACGTCGGCAAGGTTTCCGAGCCCAATGCCTTGAAGACTGCGCCGTTCGAAACTTTCTCTGCCTGAGCGTACGGTTCAATGTACACCCGAAGCCGTTCCATCGCTGGAGTTTCGTACAGCCACGATTTACCGATCAAGCCCAGAGTGTGGAACTCTTTCAAGTTGTTACCAACCTGAGGCAAGATCACTTCGGCGTATTCACCGAAGATTGGCACCATGCCACCCAGCGCTACAGTCATGTAGGCCAGCACATAGTAGTCATCCCGCAGATAGGTCTTCTGCCAGGGTTTATCGTCCAGCTCCGTTTTGGTTGTGGTGGGCATGTAGATCTTGCCGTACATGCGGATGAAGTTCGTGAGTTCGTCCAGCGTAATCAGCCTGTACAAGTCACGGACCAGCAATTGCACACGGGACTTCATACGACCCATGTCTGCTACAGTTTTGATCACCTCGTGGATTGAGCAATAGGTTTGCCAGATGGCGTCCTGTTTTTCAACCGGCAAAGATGCAAAGAATGCGTTTATCTGTAGGAACAGACTTGGCAGATCTTTGAAATTGTTCCGACGATACAGAATCGAAACACTCCAGTCCAACGACTCTTCTCCGTGCACGATACGGATTGTAGTGAGTTCATTGGGCTTCTCACTAGCATTTAGAATTTGCATACAAGCTTCCTAGTCGAAGTACTGCACTTGGATGATATATACTTCAAAAATCTTCGTGTCAACTTTTTAGAAAGCGACCACATAGTCCTTTGTTAGGGACATTTACCTAAGAGAAAGGAGTGGATCGTATTGATCCACTCCTTTCTCTATTGAGGGTTTACATCGGGAAATCGTCGTCGCCGAACGAGTCCGAACCGCCACCAGTGCCTGGGGCGTCGTTACCACCGCCACCCCAATCGTTGCGCTGGCCACCGCCACCGCCGCCGTTGTTGTTACGGTTGTTGTTGTAGTTGTTGCTACCACCACCGCCTTGACGCTGACCGCCATTCTGACCGTCTTTCGGTTTCGGTTCGGTGTAGTTGGCAACAGCAGTCGCAGCCATCATGTTTTCCAGCATGGTTGCGTAACCGGCCAGGTAGTAGTCGGACGCTTCACGCTTGGTCACCGGCTCGCCATTCACGCCGATCATGACGTGGTAGTTCGACGGCAGCATGTTGAACTTGAGGTACGGACGATCCTTGGCCACACAGGCCAGGAACAGAACGCCGTCTTTGTCACGACCAACCAGAGTGGTCGAAACCAGTTTCGGTTCAGCCGAACGCTCACCACCGAAGAACACGTGGTTGAGGTTTTGCAGCTTGAGGACCTGGTTGTCTTCCAGACTGATGGCTTTGCGCATCATCTGGAGCAGCAGGTAGAACGAAGGCATGTCCATGGCGCCACGGATGTTGCCGTTGTTCTTGTCGTTTGGAACGTTGGTGTAAACGTCGATCCGTGGGTTGTTCGCTACCAGCGAGATTGCCCAGGAACCAGGCTTGTTCGCACCTTGCACCGGAGGGCAAGACAAGCGCAGTTTGTATTCATCCAGAGCGTTCTTCGGACGGGGTGGTGCTTGGAAACGACCTTGTTGACCAGCCATGTGAATCTCCAACTTGCGTACAAATGATGAGTGGTTCCTGTAAACCGTTACAGTTACCTATTTAAAACATCGACAACAGGATGCTTTTGAAGGTCGGATGCAATGGTTCAGAGTTGATATCCATACGCATCTTGTCCAACGTGGTGGTAGGGTTCCACCGTCTGCGGTCCGCTAACTCGATGATCTGTTTCTTTTCCTTCATCGGGAAGGTGTTGAAGTGAACGCCGTCACCAAAGAACTGGAGGGTTACATGGTTAAACGGCATCCTCGACAATTCTTTACCACCTGTGAGCTTTGAGTTCCAGGAGGTGTATGCCTTGATCTTCCCTGTGTGGGACTCCAGCAAACGTAAGCGGGAGAACTCGTACCGAGACAACAAGTCAATCGGCATGTGAGTAATGATCAAGGCGTCATCAGGATTCTGCGGCAACTTGAGATCACTCTCAATCACCGTCATGTCCAAGTGCATCTCGTGCAGACGATCCAGAACACTCTTCTCCAAAGCTGCCCCGAACTTCTGCTTCTCGGTTTTGAGTTCCCGAAGGAAGCAGTTACGGTATTTGGATGGAATGCTCTTGTACGACTGGACGTAAGGCACCAGTTTACAACGACGCTGCGTGTTCAACTGAACAGCCGAGGCGATGATTCGCAACTCGGCAGTCAGAGCGTCTAACAGCGGATCAGGGAAAACTTTATCCTGATCTTGGGTTGGGATTGCTCCCATGATGTTACGGATCAGAGTGCGCAGGTTAACCCAAAGCGCATCTACCGATTGCAGCGGCGGCTTCTGCTTGTGCTCTGGGTGATCTTCGGAGAGCCCCATCGCACTTTCTAAAGCCAAGGCTGTCGCAATGGAAACGGGCACTTGCGTACCCATCTCACGATTACCCAGTACTTGGTAGTAGCGATCCATTCATGTATTCCTCAGCCAGCGCAAGTTGCTCTGGTGAAAAGCCTCTTCGCTTAAGTCTTTCCAGAACCATTGGTACGACCGACGTCGGTGTGATAGCCACTGGCGTAAACGGTGTAACGATCCGGTTGACTGCTTCGCGGGTAATCTTCTCGCCATCTGTCCACTTGCCGCTTAACGAGTGTAGGTTGAAGTGCTTCTCGACCTCTTTAAAGCCGAGTTGAATTGGGTCACCCTTGTTACCAAGGACCCGAATGAATGTACCGACCGGCATGGTATCCGCCAAAGCTTGGATGCGGTTCATGCAGTCTTCCAGCTCACAACCTTTAAGATCAATGGTCTTGTACAACATCGCGTCTTCGTTTACCACGAACTTGATCTCGTGGTTCCCGTGTTCGCGATCAACTACCACCCGGTAGTGACCCTTGTCTTCTTCTTCCCCGTGACTCAGGCGTTCCAAAGAACCAGCAGCCAGGATGTTCCCGTACTGTGAGCGCTTGTGGATGTGTCCGCCAAAGACGAAGTACCTGGTGATTCCCATGTACCGCTCAGGGATGTGGGTTGGAACCGGGACGTGACTTGGGAGTTGGTAGTTGAACGCACCGTGCAGAATGGTGAAGTCTACTTTCTCTAAGCCTTTCTCGGTCAAAGCCTGAACAACGTCTTTCCAAACATCGTCAGTCTCCACACGCCATTCGTCAGGTACGTAAAGAATGTTGATACCGAAGCGATCGATGTACTCGATCGACAAGGTGTCTACCCACTTTACGTCTGCACCAATAGCCGCAATCTCATTCTCAGAGATCACGTTGGCACTTTGTTTCCAGTCGTGGCTAGGTGTTCCTTCCAGAATACGCACCACAATGTCGCGGCGTTTACACATGGAAAGAAACCAGAAGAACCAACGACGGATCTGGTCGATCAGGACAACCTCAGAGTGCATCACCAGACGGTCGTAGAGATCGCCTGCAATGATGATCATGTCCAAGTCACCAGTCTCAGCATTATCCGGGAAAGCTTTGTACAGCGCTTTCAGGACGTGTGAGGTGAGGGTATTGTGATGGCCTAGGTGAACATCCCCCGTTTCACCTATTCGCAGCTTACGCGAGATCGTAGTCATCGGACAAGAAACCTTCAGACTGGACGGGGATAGCTTTTGCAGTAGGCATTTTGCCTGGTTCTGCATCAGCAGCGTCAGCGCTGAGGGATGTCAGTCCGTAGAACTTGAACACCTTTTGCCACTCGAGTACTTCACGATCATAGAGGCGACGACCCTCTACACGCTGCACCAGAGCGTTCTGGATGTAGCGCTGGCCAAGCATCGGGATCATGTCATCCTTCTGCATAGCCTTCGAGATGTGCTCGAACATACTGTCACGCGGGTTGCGTGCAATCCCGAAGTTAACGGGACGACCAATGGCTGGACACTTGAACAGGAAGTTCTGTCCTTGGTATACAGCGATCGGGCGGAGTACAGAATCTGAGACGCGCAGCCAAGCTTCAAAAGATTTCGGCGGCTCTTTACTCAGAATCAACGGCAGAATCGTTTCCCGGAATTGGTTTTCCTGGATACGGGGAAGATCTTCTTCGAAGGCTTTTTCTAATACTGCGAAGGCTTCTTTAACTCTGTCGTCGTTGGGTACCGGTTTGCTAAGTGGGTTCATGGTTAGTCCTCCTACGAAAGACCCAGGGCTCTATACCCTAGGTCTTTCGCATAAAGAGTTACGTGGTTGGTAGCGGTACTTTTATCGCGACTGACCCGCACCAGGCAAACCTGGGCGCGAGTCTCCGACGGTACGGGCACGGACTTGTTGGGTCAGGCCTTGCACCATCTGTTGCATCTGCTGGGCTGGGGTCAACTGCGCGTACACGCCTTGTTCTACGGCAGCCAAGTCGGGGGTCGGCTCGAGAGCCGATTGCAGGGACTTTGGCAGCACAGAAGCTTTACGATGTACGATGGCCGGGCGTTGCTCGAGGCCTTCGCGGCCAGGCAACGACTCTTGGGTCTCCACTTCCAACACGGGTTGTTGGTCCATGATGAAGGAGGTGCCGTCGATCGGTTCATCGGACGAACGATACACTTCGACATAGAATGCGACATTTACGGTGCCGCCAGTTTGTTGCTGGAACTCGTGAACCAACAGCGCAGCCAGGTTTTCGTCCACGTCCAGCGCATCGAACTGGTCCAGGCCAACTTCACGGCGGGTGTGGATGTGCACTTTACCGGGATTGATCGGGTGATCATAAGCATCCTGGTAGATGCGGTACATAGTATTCTCGGTCAGAGCCTCGTAAACCTTGAACACCAGTTGTGGCGCAACCGGGGCGTGATCGTGATGATCGACGACGTGCTCATTGCCGCCGAGCTTGCGCAGGGAGATCAACTGGCTCACCACAATACCCAGGTCTTGGATAGCGCTGAGCAGATGATGTTCCAGACCATCGAGACGTTGCTCGATAGCGATCAGACGTTGTTCATGACTCGGTTGGTTCTTGGACATCGGTATTTCCTCTAACCATTGTTGGCATCAAAGATAGCAACCACTTTCGAGTTGATCACTTGGATTTCCTTACCGACGCTATAAATGACGGCGTCCTGGGTAACCGTTGCGTCCACTCGGAGGTTGATGTTGTCGGGGTTAGTGTCGTCCACTGCGGTAATCGTCACATCTACTTGGATGGTATCGAAGTAGGGGTTGATGAAGTTAGTCACTACGCGCTTGGTTTCAGTACGTAGCAAACTGCGGTTGTCCGCACACTCCTTGATCAGATTCGGCAGCGAAGACACTTGCCCTTGATACAGATGACTCTGGGAGAAGTCACTCAAAAAGAAATAGCTGATTAACTTATCCAGCTTCTCTGCAATGTTCCCAACCCAGCCGGAAGCACTGAGAGACGGCACTTGTACGGCCATTAGCTCTACCCTCAAAAGACATATAAAGGAAGAAGAGGGTAGAAAAGACAAAAAAAAAGAAAGGGAGCCGAAGCCCCCTAACTTTTCCCAGTCCGAAGACTAAAGCGAGGCGTTGTAACGACTGGTTGGGTCGTCACGGCCTTCTTTAATCTTACGGATCAGATTGCCAATCGAGTTTTCCAGAATGACTTGCTCGTCATGCTGCAACTCACGGTCGCCTTCGTTGAGTTCCTCGAAGAACGTCCATGCTACCCAGTCTTCTTCGGTTTCTTGCACCACACCATTCATGAGGCGGCGGTAGTCATAATGATCATGACCAATCGCATTGCCTTCGGTGTTCTTGTAGGTGTCAGAATAACCGTCGAGTTTCTGAGCCAGGTAGCGTGCCCGAATGAACGGGTCTGCCATGAGGTAACGCTGCATCACCGGTGGAGCATTTTGCATCTGTGCAATCGATGATAACAGCCGGATAGCATCAGTATCCCACATGGTCTGGACACTACGAACAGCAGCACGAGCCGCCCGCATTGCATCTTGACCGAAATACTGATCCCACTTCTGCGTAGCCATCTGCACGAATGCTCGACCAGAATCCGTAAGGTTCTGAGTAAACATCGCGGCAGATTCAGCCAGGTACTGCATTGTTGATTCGGCTCTTGGCGCGTACGCCAATTCGTTGAATGCCAACGAGCCGCCTTCGATATAGCCTGCCATGGTAGCTCCCTCGTTACATACTTTATTGGCTACCTGTAAGATTAGACGTGCTCAAACCCTCGGGCAGCCAGCCATTCAGGTTGAGCGTTAGTTGCGACCAGCACCATGGAGTCGGTTCCTTTGTCCACCAGGTACAGGTCATATTGCTTCTTGTCATCGTGTTGACGACCGCGCAGTTCGAAAACCACGTTGTGTTCCGCGAGTCCTTGCTTCATCGACACGAAGTCTTCCGCCGGTTGTGGGAACATGGCAAGATAGAGAGCAGGGGTGGAGTGGTGTCCATCCTTGATCATCTGGAGCACTTTCTCAGCACTGGTGTTCATAGTTTCCTTTTCCTTAAAAGGGAAGGGGGACTCAAGTCCCCCAGAGGTTAGCGGCCATGGTGAATGAAGTTGGCAAGCGTTGCGATGATTGGTGCAGGAAGCGATACGTGTCCAGAGATTGCCCTGGGGTTACGTAGATCCAGTACACCATTATGCGGGGCCAACGGGTCCAACTTGAGAAGCGTCTTTTCGTCCAGGATCACAATGCCGTTCAAGGCGTCACCGTCAAAGTCGGCGTTCATCCCGGACAGGATGTTCACAGATGGGCTGATGGTGTTGATCTTGGGGTCTTTCTTGATGCGACGGATGTACAGGCGCTGAGCCGAGAGACGGGTCAACGTCGGGTTACGCTGGAAGATTACCGCAATACCGCCACGGTGTCCTTCTGCGATCAGTTCCTCAAACAGCTCATCCAGCAGTGGGTGATACCGCAGGGTGTGCTCGTAAAGGAACTTGTTGATTTCGTTCGGGCTAAAGAGTTGGTCTGTTCCCGGAACGCAACGACGAAGTAGCTTGCTGGTCAGGTGAACCTTCAAGGTCATCACTGCCATCGGCCACGGTAGTTCGAGATCCTCGTAGTGGTGAGGGTCAGACAGGGACGAAATTACACCACGGAACGAGTAGTTAACTCGAGAGCCGAAGATGTGCTTACGATACCAGCCTGGCTTACCACCCAGTTGCCCTGCGATGAAAGGCGCATAATAAGCCACCAACATGTTCAGAGCTTTGATCGTCATCACTTCAATCTGCCGAGGTTTCAGCGGAGTGGGTGAGTTTTCGATCGAACTGAATGTCCGCATGGCGTTAATCGCCGGAGTCATCCCTGTGTCAGCGTAGGTGCCAGTTGCCGTGTTCTCCGTAATAAAGGAGATCCGACTTGGACAGGGGATATACTTCGAGAAGATCGCATGACGGTACATCTGGACAAACATCAACGCGTCGTCCATTTGTTGCTGGTTCTTGTTGTTCGGAAGAATCTCCCGCAAGAACAAGTTCATCAGGTCATCGAAATGCCTGTAGAACGTATTGATACCCCGACCAATGTTCAGCCCTTTCAGGTACTGCAACACGTGTTGGGCATCGTTGTTGGGGGGAATGTACGATGGATTGGTTACCCAGTCCAGTAGGTTCGTTCCCTTGAAAGCGAAGATCGGCTTAAGCACATGGAGTGCCCAAGGGTTGATCAGTGCGTCAATGCCTCTTGGCGCAGCAATCCACAACAAGGACTCCAAAGGTCTTTCCGTAACCGACATACAGGGAAACCCGCAGTGGTCACACACAACACCAACGTTGTGTTCGTACTTAACCCTCTTACATTCACATGACGGCACGACGTCTAAGGTGTCACCCTCATAACGCGTCATGATCATTTGGTTCAGTCGTTCCCGATCCAGCTCGGTAGTAACATCGAAGTCGTTGATGATCACGGGAGCTGTTGTCAACTTGTTGAACAACTCATCGTGACTAACGATTTCCGCTTCTACGCCCATGGGCTACTCCTGAAGTGACGGACATAAAAAGAAAAGGGGACCGAAGTCCCCTTTTGCTCAGTGCAACACGCTACCGCTTATTAACGGTTCCAGGTCCCGGTGAAGGGGGAACCGAACATGCGGGAACCTTGTTGCTGACCGCCACCGTAGTTGAAGAAGCCACCAACGTTGTTGGCAACCAGGTGGTTGAGGTCGTAGCCGCCGCGCTGGGTCAGGACGTTGTTGTCGTCCAGGCCTTTCGCAGGACGCACGTTCAGACCGCAACGTACGATTGCTTCGGACAGCGCTTCCAGGAAGGAGTTGTCGAAGCTTACGCGACGAGCAAAGCCTTTGACGTGGATTTCCGATGCCAGGAGCTGACGCAGGATTTCTTTGCGCTGAGCCAGGCGGATTTCCAGAGGAACCTGGATGTTGCGGTGAGTTTCTTCCCACGCCTCGACCAGTTTCGGGTTGGTCTTGCCAGCCAGGTTGAGGATGGCCAGGTAGTCGATCTCACGCAGGTCACGACGATTGCCTTCGCGATCGTAGTAGAAGCCCAGGTGGATACGGTCCTGATCGTCGTAGCACACTGGCTTGGACGCATCGAACAACTGCTGGAAGTGACCCATGGTCAGGTTGTTGGCTGCTTGCAGGATGGTCAGACGTGCGTTCTCGTCGCCGTTGGCGGCCGCGATGTAGGTCTGGTGAATCCAGGACAGCTCGCCAACCTCGGCGATGTCGAGGGTGAAGATCAGCTTTTGACCGATCAGCATGTTGATGAGCTGGCGCATTTCGTTGTCACCGAAGTCGGCGGAACGAGTTGGCAGTGCATCAGGCTTGGCTTGCGGATCGCCGGTCAGGTTGACTTCGTAACCGGTAGCACCCAGGTCTTTCAGGTCCACGTCGGTAGCCTTGCCCTTGTTGGCGCGCCAGGTACCGGTGAACAGGCCGTTGCGGTTCAGGCCGAAAGCAGTGGACAGGGCCAGGAGTTGCAGCTCCATGTTCACGGCGTCGGTCAGGGTGTCGACCGAGGTCAGCACCATACGCGGCTGGTACATCTGGGTAGCCATCATTTGCTGCTGGTTGCCGAACATGCCGAAGGCTTGCTGCTGAGGCTGGAAGCCTGCTTGAGCCGGTTGGTACATCAGGTCGACGTAGCCAGCGACGCGAGTCAGTTGGCGGGTCTGTTGCAGGCTGAACTGCGAGTCGGCTTGGGACTGCGCGGACATGGTGACGATGATGTCTTCACGTACCGGCATGCCCACGATGTCTTCGCCGTGCTGACGAGTGAACTCGACGCGCGCGCTCAGTTGGTCGCCGGAGCCGACTTCACCCAGGGTGAACGGTTCTTCGTTGCCGCCGAGCTGGTTGTCCATGATGGTGTAGCAGGCCTGGGTGCTGTTGTGCAGCAGGCGGTTGAAGCGGTTCTCGGTGCTGACTTCAGCTTCGGCTGGAATCACAACGCCACCGGCATCGTGGATCTGAGCGTTGAAGCCGTAGCTGTTGATGACGAACTGCTCCAGAACTTGCCAGTACGACTTGTTCAGGTAGATGTCGCCAGGCACGATGTCGACTTCGACGGTGGTGCCGCCCAGGTTCACGCTGCTTGGGTCCAGTGGAGCGCCGCTCGATTCGACCAGCAGGCTGTAGACAGCGATGTGCTTCTGGCCCTGGTATTCTTCGTAGTAGCAGACCAGGATGCTGGAGAAAGTCACCTTGGACTGGTTGTTGTCCAGTACCAGGATGTTGAACTCTTTCTTCTGCTGTTCGGTCAGCACTTTGCCAGCGCGTTCTTTCAGACCCAGTTGAATGGTCTGAACGTCTTCACCGGACATGTTCCGTGGAACAGGGCGGCGGTGGTTGGCGTTGATGTCCAGGACCGAACGGCCACGGCTACCTACGCGGGAGTTGTTGTTGGATTGCTGGTTCATCTGAGCACCTGCGTTGAAAGGCTGTTGCGGTTGAGCATTGCCGCCAGTTGGCTGCTGTTGCTGCCCACCGGTTGGTTGTTGAGTTTGTTCTTGGGGCTGTTCAGCACCCGTTGGAGTCATACCCGCTTTCAGCATGGCATCTGCCATTGCGCTGTTCTGCGGCTGGTTCCCCTGGCTCTGGCCAGGTCCATTACGTTTGACGGACATCGTGTGTTCCTTTCATTGAGGGTGAGCACTACAACAAACCATTTGCCTATGCTCTATTTAATTACACTTGGCATGGTCTCACTTAGGTAATATGTGGCTCAAATGACTTTGAATCAAACATCACCTAAGCGGGTTACCAAGATCATGCGCCCATAAATCTAAATGCCGAAGCATCCAGTTGAGAGCATTCTCCTATAACATAGTGCAGTGTATGTAAGAAATTACTTTATCCTCACATTACTGATCAGCGAGTAGACGGTAAGTCCTTTCGCTTTAGCAGCTTTTCGAGCATCCATCTCGGCTTGAAGTTCCATCATTGACTTGGAATCAAATTCAAACTCCGTGATATCGTGACCACGGTTGTTGCTGATCCCCAGTACAACTTTGCGTTCGAACTTCTTTCTGGCCTTAACAGCGGCCTTCACCGGCTCCGATGCAACGGACACTTGACCAGTAGACTGGGCAATTGCCAAACGCAGTGCTGCTTCGAAATCCGAGAGTTCATTGCTAACAACCATGGTTCAACTCCTAAGTTGAAAAAGTTTATAAGACAGATTACCTTGTGTCTGTCACGTGGATATTATGTATTTGAAATTCCTTTTAATCAACTCTAAAGGGCCGCCCCAATGTACACCCTTTTCAATGAACCGATCTGGGGTACGCAAGGTGCTAGCATTACCTTCCCCAAATATCAGCGAGCTATTCAGGGGCTGCGCCAGAATCTGGACAAGGTGATCGAGTACAACCGTACCTATCCACGTGCCGTTGATAGTGGTCACTTCCTCGTGAAACTGCTGCAATCCCTTAACGTACCATTGTCCATGGACGTGAACATTTACAGGGATCGTGTCGAGGAAGCCGCAGAAGGTCTCGCTATGGCGATGAACCTCACCTCTTCATTATACCGTGGTCGAGTCTTTAGTCCAGGACTTTTCTACGGGCCGGGTTCCTACGAGATCGTGGTTGCCCATGCTGAGGAATTCGATTTACGGGATATTGAGGATAACTGGGAGCAGTTGTGCCCAGTGACTTTCCTGACTCACCCCAAGACCGACCTCGGAATGGATACCCCCATGGGTTTCCAAACCAACGGTGAAGAAGGGTTGTCGATTATCCTGATCAACATTCCCATGCTGGCTGTGCAGTATAAACAGTGGCGTATTCGGGAGTGGCACCAGAATAATGAAGCGCAGCGGACGATGATGCAGTTTGTATCCTCGTATCCCCTGAACAACGCTTTGCATTCGCAGTTGGACATTGCGATCCTGAACCGTTTCATGAATGTCTACCGGGGAGACCCAGTGGGACTGAGCATGATCCGTAAACCGTTTACCATGACTCGATGGGAAGCGGAACTGGACTTTGGGTTGGATCAGTACGCCGAAGACTTGCAGAAACGCAAGTATACCTTCGATCACTTCTTAGCTGTCTTTAAAGGAGTGTCAGCATGGACCCTACGAGACGCTCTACGCATTCCTACGATGGCACCGACCCGTCAGGTCACGTGGGCGCTTGCGATGTCCAGAGCGCGTCTGGTGGACTTCCTGTTGGACTGGACCAAAGAGAACCGAGTGGATCGTAACAAGAGCTACTGTAACGATATCCAGTTGGAAACTTCTCGACTGCTGAATGACAGTGCTCTGCGTAGCTCCCTCCCGCGTTGGGCATATCCAGCTTGGGAAGACCTCTTTAAAGAGATCATCGCCAAAGCTAAAAGCGTCCGCTAGGGAAACGGGGAAGCCTTGCGGCCTCCCCGTTTCCCTTTATGCCGCTGCGGATGCTGGGACAAAGTCCGAAACCAACTTGGTATTGTTGTCGTTAGACAAGAACACGCCGAGCGATTCCAAGATCAGATAGAACGGCCGGACTGTAGAGTAGACCAGTTTACGAATGTTCATTGCTGACAATACTTCTTTTGGCAGACCAGTCAACTCCACAACGTCCTTCGGCAGCAGCAACGTGGTAGCGTTGGTTTTGCCAGCGTAGGTATCGGTGAGGGTTTGTTTGATCTGAGGATCTTCGATCGTATCCAACCACAGGCCCAATGCCGTTTTGTTAGGCAAGTCCAGGGAGACTTTGATCGCAGAGTACGGAGGTTTTGGAGCTTCCCCGTATTTTGGACGGAACACACGCTCCCACAGGAGGTAGTGTTGATAAGGAGACTGACCTGGGTTGACGTATGCCGCCGGGTCTTTCACCTGAGTCCGTGCCAAGTAAGTAGATTCAGCGCGCATCACAGAACCAATAATGCCGTGTTCGATATCAGCAACACGCTGCATGATTTCCGTGATCTTGATCTTCTTGCCGTCGATGATGCAGTCCATGATTTCACACATGGTCGACGTCACTTGTTTCATGATCTGTGGCGGACAGTTAGAGTCTTTGAGGTAAACCCCTTTGATCTCTTCTTCCAGCTTCGAGAACACGTTCCCTTCTTTGGCTGCCTTGTAGGCGTAGTAATGCTTAGCCATCGAAGTCAGCGAGAACACCGAGAATGCAAACTCGTTCTTCATCGCCAATACGTTCAGCTTCTCTGGTACCACACCGAGTGTAGTGGACAGCATAGCCAAAACGTGGATGATCGACTGGGTGGCCAGGTAAACCATGGTGTAGTCCACGGCAAACGCGGTTTCACTAAAGTCAATCTTACCGGTGTACCACTCAACCCAGTTCTGCACGGTGAAGATCGTGGAGTCTGTGTCGGAGGTGATCGCTACGTGTCGGACAGAATCCCGAATCCATGCAACCGAGGCTGGCATGTTGTCGGATACCCAGAACGCTTTGATCAGGTACTGGTATTCGTTCAGTACGTGGTGGATGTTCTTGATGGTTGCCCCGATCAAGCAGTAGCTCGTTGGGTTTACTTCCAGCAAGCGACCCAGACCCAAACCTTGTAGCTCCTTAGCGCACAGGAGGCTCACAAACGCTTTTAAGTCCGCATCCATACCCTTGACATAGACCTTGGCTTCTTCCAGCTCCAGCGGCACTTCTACCTTCATGGAGAGGCGAGCCATGAACACCCGCATTGGTCCGTCGTTGAACTTCGCCAAGTGCCAGCAATCGCCGACATAAGCAAAGGCCGAACGTTGCAGATCGTTCATACCTTCAACCAGCTTACGGATTTCCGCAATCTGACTTTTGTTGGTCCAGTAGTGGTGAGTCGAGTAAAGGATCAGTTCCATTACTTCGTCTACGGTTGGAGCACGGAACCCGTAGAGGCTCATCGCTTTCTCAATCAGATCGTAGTCAACGTGACCGATGATGCTGACGATATTTGCCTTCACTACATCAGGACACCAATAATGTCGGTTGCCTGCCAAGAACTTCTCGTTGTTGGCGTTCCCCAAACTGGTGGCTACACGGCAGGTCGAAGTCAGGCTCGAGTGAGCAGACTTGTTGTGCAGGATCGTGGAGGTCGACGCTTGTGCCCCGGACAGACTGTTGTTCGCAATCTTGTACGTGGTTTGTTCGTTCTCCTTAAGTTCTGCCAGTTCTTCCATCTGTACAGCATGGCGGCGGAACTTCTTGACTGCTTCAACATCCCCGGCTTTCTCAGCCTCATCTGCTTTCAGATTGGATTCTTGTTGCTCCATCTGTGCATTGTGACCTTCCTTCTTTACAGCACCCCGGCCCACAATGTTACCGGTGATGTATTCCGACAGTAGAGAAGGAATAACGTCCGGGTGTTCGTACACAGTCATGGACGGTGCAAACAACCAGTTGTTATCTTTGATGTCCTTGAGGTAGGTCGAGTAAGTCATCTCCGTACGCTCACGGTCACCGACTTTGTTCCGGTGCAGGCAGTACAGAGCTGGGTCTTTGATCTCGAATTTACCACCCGGACCTGTCACACGGTGAATGTACCCTTGACAGTCTTCCAACGGCTTCCCCGTACGCACATGCAAAAAGATTGCCATGTCACGACGGTAGTTAGCCAGAATATCTAGGTCGCGCTTATAAGCGGACGCTGGCTTGATGAAATGGTTTTCCATTAGTGCTCCCGAAAGCGGTAGTCCCACATTCTATTACCCTCTGACAGATTTTAATACTGACGTCATAAAAGGAGGCCGAAGCCTCCCTTCATTTATTCCTCTTCCGAGGACTCTTCGTGTTCGATCTGCGCAGGCTCGGCTTTCTGGTCCGAAACCATGTTCGCCATGTCGACGTTGATGGTCCATTCCTTGAAGAGGTTACCGATGTGGGCGTTCTCTTCCTCAGTACGCTGAGCAGGCTGGTTCACGATAACCTCTTTGAGAGGGTACGGGAATTTCGGCAGCTCAGTTTCCTTGGACTTGACTTCAAGGTCGATCTTGATCCACGCGTGACGCTCACCGCTTTGGGTGGTGTAGACGTCAACTTCCCATTTCAGATCAGTGTCTTCGATAGGGAAGAAGTACCGCGTCTTGTTCAGGCCTTTGTCGGCGAACAAACGGAACAGCTCGAAATAGTCCTTGGTGCAGACTTGTTCCACTTCGCGCTTACCGAGTTCCCCAGAGAACTTGGCTTTAACGCACATGTGGTACACGTTGTCGTTGATGGCCCGGACACGGTTCTGAGCAAAGTTACCCTCACCGCGATCACGGTAGGACTCCCACTGCTCTTGCTTTTCCTGACCGGCAGCCTGCTCCAGGAAACTCCAGTCGTCTACACGAGCAAAGAAGGTGTATTCGATTTCTTGCTGGACTTCACCATTGGCTTCGTCTTCGAGCGAAATGCTCAGGCGCTTCAACATAACTTCCCCTCGCAAAAAAAAAAGAGGTGGGACCGAAGCCCTACTCTCAGATAGGTTTAGCCGACAGTTCCACGTGGTCGTATCCGTTCGCACCCAACAGCGCCAGGATGTGCTCGTAGTCGTCAGGCTTGACTTGAGAGATCTTGGCGTAGAGGACATCGAAGTTCATGGATACGATCGTGGATTCCCTGATCCATGGCAAGCCGAGGATTTCAAACTCGCCAGAAGGATGCTGAATACGCACATACATGTACGCAGTCGGATCGTCCGGGGTACCGGCTGGGAGCGAGGGATAAACGTTGACGTGCTTCTCCTGCACGCTGTGCCCCAGAGCACGAGCCGTGGTGTCGTCGATAATCGCCAACACTTTCACGTTCTTGTAGCTCGAAGGGAGCGCAGCGGCCGGGTAAACGGAAAACGACACAGTGCTCTTGGGGATCAATAAGTCCTGGGTAGCCATTGGAAGTAAGACTCCTTGAACTCTACGAAGACTAGGCCTCGTGAATTCATTACTTTAATAGAAAGGAGAGGACCTCTTACCATGGTCTGCCAGAACCGTTCCCGTCTGATTCCTTCCACAAGATCCCAGAACAACTGGAATTGATCGTGGTCGTACTCAGGGATATCGTAGTCATGCGGATCTACGATACCCAGAACAATGTTTATCAGCAGCTCAAGGTTGTTGGTGCGCTCTTCATCATAGGGTGTATCCTCATAATGATTCTCCTCAGAATGGAGAGAACGCAAACCTTGGTACTGCTTAAGAGCCTCCGCTAGGCTTTGTGACACGAAGGCAACTCGACCCACGATGACCTCTACTTAGTCGCCACCACCATTACAGTCTGGCTGACGAGTGCTTGAAAACGGTAGTGTAGCTTACCGGACTCATCGTAAAGCTTCATCTGACGGAAACACTGTTGGAACCCGTTGGCCAGGTCTTGGAGTGCTTCTACCATGATGGAGCCATCGAATCCTGAACCGCCTTCACGGTGATCCAGTTCCCGATACGACTCGATGTAAGCGTTGAGTGTGTTCATGTTATTACTATCGTGCAAATGATTAATTACATCCGACACGATAGATTTCAGATCATACTCGACGACAGACATCTTTGAGGTCGAAGCTTGGAAGTGCCGCAAAATATTTACACTGTTTAATGCGCAAGAAAGCATGGCAAATCCTCGTCATAAAGCGAGGGCCGCAGCCCTCATCGAAATGGTTCAATCAAGATGTTACTTCCGATCCATCTGCGGATCTCGTGATATCCATAGTTAGGTAACGGGGTGTATTGCAAAACCATTTCCCAAACTCGGTCGTGAATCTCACTAGCGAGTACGGTCAGGTGATGGATAGCAATAGCCTCCCCGTCAGAAAGCTCCGGCATACCAGCAGGCCGGTTAGCAATTAGATAGTCAGACATGATAGAGAGTGTAGACCATGTCGAATGTGGACGTAAGTCAAAAGACTGATTCAGATTCGACACAGTGAACGACAGCTCAATCAGATCCTTTATTTCAAGCGTGTGTTCTGCCAAGTACGGACCAAGATGGCTGTACTCGCGCATGATTCGTTCGACGGGAACGAGGATCTGTTGGTTTTGCACGATTACCAATCCTTCCATTTCCACTCTCCTGAGAGTGTGTCAGGTTACCAGATTTCGATAAGATACCCACGGTCTGTGTGGTTGAGGTCGAAACTCCAATCACGGTGGCGCATCAGTTTGGCTAGGTAGGGACGACAGATGCGTCTACCCAAGCCGTACACGTATTCGTAATGCTGTAGCAGGTCTCGCTCGGTGTGGAAGGCGTAGTAATCATCCTTACACATCTGGTTTACCAAGATCTCATCCATCGCCATAACGAGACTTTCATGGTAAGCCAAAGGGTCATGAGTCAATTCGCCGTGTATCATGGTTAGCGTAAAGTCTACATGACCCATACCGATTATTCTCAGGGCCCGATCTTCTAACCTAGGAAAGATACTATCAGGCAAGTAAATGCTGAATATACCCTTACAGGTCGGTAAGGTCACCTGTGATACCAAGCTGTCGGCGAAGTTCTGAAGGGTACCAATCGCCATTATCTACTCCCTCTTGAATCTTTTGTCGCAAAACATCAGTAGGGTTCTCTGGTCGGCAGCGTGCCAGTTGATAGATCACCACATCGCCACGTGGTGTCAACTCAAAGTCCCAACTCCAATCAGCCACCTCCACACGCACAAGTCCCCATACGTAACGCTTGATAGCGTCAATGGCTTCATCGAGCATGTCTTCGGCTTGGTTGTCAGGTATCTTATCGTCGTATGACTTAAGGTACTTAACCAAGCTGTGGTAGCTAGACATCACGTTCCCATAGAGAACGTTTTCAACCAACCCGAAGTAGAACCCGGACAGGTCAACAAACTTGGCTTGAGCGCCAATGTAACTTGCTAGGCGCCCCTCCAGTTGTCTAATGACAGGAGCCCCAGGGATGACAAATGAGGCCACGAGTGTTACTCCAATCCCAAATCCGGTAATCACCTTTACGCTCCAGAATCAAGTTATTGCCGAACTCCTTGATTTCATAGACATCCCAACTCGGTCTATCCCCAAAGAGTTTGCCGAAGATCTGATTGATTAAGCCTTCAATCGGATCACCAACAGCATCTACGAACATAGCTTTAAATTGGGGATGTAGATATTCATCGTTTGGACACAGTCGAGCCATTGCTCCCGAACGGTGGCCACGCTCGATGAATTCCTTAGGGAACGGTCCGAATGCACGGGTGAGTTTCTTTTCTTCTGCTTCGATGGGGTACCAGCTCAACCAAGAGCGCAGTTGCTGGAGGACCATTGCTTTGGCCAACAACATACACTTAGATCGAGTTGCAGCAGGGATCAGGTGTTGACACCCAACCTCCAAGTAGAAGTTATCAAGCCTGTACTTCAACTGTAGTGCAATAGTTTCTACCGGATACAAGAAGTTCATGCCAGCCTCTAACTGCTAATCAAATACAATCCCGTCGGTCGGATCTCCACACGGAGTTCTGACTCTGGGACATGGCTATACCCGCAGGCAGTCACCAACCGGAAGAGCCTATTACGCAGTACATTGTTTCTGTCAATACGCTGCATCACTTTCAATACGGCGAATGAGGGACGTGGTTTCTCTATGCTGAGCAAAGTACTCAACTCGATACACTCAGCAACCCATGACAGTTCAACGGCTTCCACTGCATTGACGTAGGAGAGTTCTTCGAAATCCCCATTGTACCAAGGTTCACAAATTTCCCGGTGGATCTCCATGCGGACCAAAGGGTGTAGGTTACGGTAATCCGCAACCAGTTCAAGTGCCATAACTTTTCACCTTTCTGAAGGTTAGTCACTTGGATAATATAGGTCTAAAACTAATTGGGATGGCGTCTATGACGTCTTCTCTATAGGATCAGGGGTATGTGTCAATTTAAACGGTATGTCGCTCACAGCGGCTAATAGACGGCATAAGAAGGGTGAACCCCCACAGCACACCCCTCGGACAAGGAATGACTGTGGGGTAACCCACCAACAACACCAGTTCGCTTAGGAGGACGAACTTGAAGCAACACCCGGATCGCTTCCCTAAACATACTCAGTCAAGGTCGGCCGCCAGAGAGCCGAGTATGTTTAAGGCTGCGGTCAAGACGCTAAATCCCACCGGGAAAGAGTGAGAGGGTCAAGACAACAACTTGAGGGATTCGCCGTCCCTCCAGACCTTTCAGTTCCTTAGCATTTGCGAGACGCTAAGCAACTTCCTTACTGCCCCTGTGTTGGAAGTCGAGGTACACAGGAGTCCCCGGCACTACTGGCCGGAGAATTACGCACAGGCGACAAGCCGCGCTCGCAGCGGCCGCCTTATCGCGTCAAGCTGCTTTCACTCTTTGAGCCGTCTACACTTACACGGTGACTCGGTTCTTAGCCAAGGCCATGATTTGGGGTTCTGTCCTGAAAGTAGTAACAGTTCCTACGACGCCCGGTTTTACCCGGAGAAAGCACAACCTAGGGTGAGTGGGAAAGCCGAAACCTTCCAGACAGTTAATAGTCCGACGGGGAGGGACCCTGTCCATGGTGGGGTAGATTAGCTCCCACGCAAGTCTTACGATACACTCACTTGTGGTACCCGAAGCCGGACTCGAACCGGCACGGCCTAAGGCCAACGCATTTTAAGTGCGGTGCGTCTACCGATTCCGCCATTCGGGTGAATGGGTGCCTTCTTTCTATTTGTCTCTGAAAGGGTTCTTTGTTTCCGGCGCAGATCCTAACTCATTGACGAAAGAAGACATTGAAACGTTGAGAGAACGACGCTACAGGATTCGAACCTGCGGGAAATACCGGTCGCAATGCGACTGCCTTCGACCACTCAGCCAAGCGCCGAACTCTCAAACTAGATTTCCCCACTAGGTTAAAGCCTAGCTGCCAAGGTCGGGATCGACCTAGTGGAGAAAGATGGCGGAAGGACAGGGACTCGAACCCTGGGACCTTTTACAGTCGGCGGTTTTCAAGACCGCTGCAATACGCCGCTATGCGACCCTTCCGAAAATCAAGCCAGGGCTATTCCCTGGAGTCACTCCCACGCCTAGGCGACGCGACCGATTAGAGGAAACCTGAGAGGACCGATCGGCACGGTTTGTCTCTCACCCTTTTGGGTATGGATGTCTAGACGTTGAGTTGTGTGAGCAACTCCCCATTCGTCCACAGGGCAGGGCCACCAGCAGGGCAGGCGCTTGGTGTTGGGCGGACCATCCCGTTTATACTCGGGTATCTAAGCGCCTGAGGCGCGATCCATAAATGGCAGTAGATAAGAGATTCGAACTCTTGTGGCTGTTACACCAACACGCTTTCCAGGCGTGCCCCTTAAGCCTCTCGGGCAATCTACTGTAAAAGATGTAGCAAATCAATCATTACCCGGTGTGCGACGTGTTGTATTTAGACAGCTCGGTGTCCCTGCCAGGATTTCGGGTTGTACCTGGAATACTCTCCCGAAGGACAGTGTTATACCTTTCGGCGTTTTTAACTATAGGGACTGTTCTATCGCACCACTGATTGAAACCTCTTGATGGAATCGAACCATCGTCTTCCCGCTTGGGCGGCAGGCTATCTACCATTGAAATAAAGAGGGTGAGTTGTTTCCCTTTGGTCTATGTTCTCTGAGGTCGGACTCGAACCGACAATGTCTAACGCTCTAACCATTACGCTAGCACGCTTCGACGCACCCACAGACAGGCAGCCCTACTAAGGGGCCAGGGTCATCTTGCCCGAAGGCTCAACCCAGGGTATACCAATTCCCCCACTCGAGGGAAACAACTCTGATCATTCTTAAGCAGTAGATTTCACCGTACCGTCGGCTGTAATGTTACTTTCTACTTGCCTAGGCTTTCGCCTTGATTCCCTGCATCCAGACTCGCGTTACTGGATACTGCTTAAGAACAACAATGACAAACAAGATTCCTTTGTAACGCGTATTGTATTGCCTAATTTTTCAAGGCGTGGCCAGGGGAGCCTTCGGACCCTACTCCCACATGGAACCCCTGTTGGTGGGGCTGCTTTAGAGCTTTTAGCGACTGGCCGTTTCACGTTACCGCTGTTTATCAATGTATGGCACGCATCCAAGGACTCGAACCTTGAACCTCTGGGTTTGGAGCCCAGCGCTCTGCCAGTTGAGCTAGACACGCGTTGTTGCGGTCGCCCACACCACCGGTTACTGATACCCTGAAGCGGGTTTCGGGTCATGAGTCCCCGTGCGTCAGTTAACTGCGATTTTACCAATGATGCAGGCGAACATGGTAGCACCAAGTGGGTTCGAACCACCGACCTCGCCCTTATCAGGGGCGCGCTCTACCAACTGAGCTATAGCGCTATGAAACTTAACACAGGATCGCGATACCCTCATCACAGTGACAAGGACAAGTACAAACCTCTTCGTCCTTACCATCGGGCTTTACAAGCACCCAATTGCGATGTGGTCGCGGTGTAGCGATGTCACGTTCTTCAATGCGAACGATCTCACCAAACAGCTTTCGAAGGCGTTCAATATCGGGCGGACTATCGTAACTGGTCCTGAAAGTTGCTTGGGGGTATTTGCAACATCCAAACATGACGTCACCCTTGTGCTTAGGAAGCCTTGAGGACTTCGCCGATCTTGATCTCGCGATCGTCGTACACAACCCGGTGGCTGCTTTGACCATCTTGCAAGACGAACTCTTCATGAATCTCGCCAGTGACGCGATTCACGATACTCACTTTAACTTCCTTATCGGAAGAACAGTGGGCGGCAACAGTAACGGTGGTGGTCATGGTGACTCCTCAGGCTGAACGACGGTTGTGGTTGACGCGCTGGATTTCCAGCTCGACATACAATTCCATCGGGTACTGAGAAGGCAACTCAACCGAGACACGCGCATTGGCAGTCTCAGGATTCACGAACACCGCAAACGGTGCATTGGCGAAAGAGCCCAACACACCCTGCATGTTCACACCACGCGCAGCCTCGTTAACAATCGGGCTGTTGATGTTGCAAGCGATGTCAACACCATCGACGGTGGTAACACGCACAGCTTTCACCGATTCGATCGAGTCGGTTGCGTCGAAGTCTTCGATCTGGGTAGCCAACAGGCCAAACAGATTGACTTCACTAACCTTCAGCGGCAAGCGCAGATGGTCGACAGGATACTTGTACATGACAGCCCCTTAATCCGAGCGACGGTTGCGTTGGCCGTATTCGATACGAAGAACGGCGAACAGTTCGACACCGGCAGTCGGTGCGGCGTGAGCACAGGCTTCCCACATCTGGGTATCTACCTGAATCGACAGAGCACGACCATTCGGCATCCGGTCGTTGAACGACTTCATGCGAGTCTCGCTCTTGTGTGCTACTGCTTCAACGACGTTGCTCTGGACGACCAGGGCATCAACCGTTTCAATGCGCACCACTTGGACTGAGAAGATCGCATCCAGCTTTTCCAACTTGGCGCCAGCGGCTTCACCCAACTCGTACAAGTTGGAGCGCACATCACCATCAAGCGGAATACGGACCTCGAACTTGTTGACGTAATCCTCAGCATCAAGGACTACCCAGTCGTCAGCCAGGATGTCAGACTGAGAGGCAACCCACGGCACAAAATCACCGTTGTGTGCTTTCAAGCCCAACCAAGGTCGCAGGTTCGGTGTAGGGTCCTTACGAACGTTGAGCCCAACGGTTCGGGCACCCACGTCATAGTGACTAGCGCCAACTAAGACGACCCACATGCCTTTACCGTTCCAACCCTCGCGTGTGGCGCGAGAGCCGTGCTTCAATCCCGTAAGGGCTTGACCGAACTCCATGTGAAGCTCCTGTTGTGAAATTGGGGTGAAGCCGGGAATCGAACCCTGGTCCTCTGCGCCACAAGCAGATGTTCTACCACTGAACTAGCAACACCATTGAAATTGGAGGTGGGTAAGAGATTCGAACTCTTGGAGCTGTTACACCCTGATCCTTAGCAAGGACCCGCAATCGGCCTCTCTGCCAACCCACCTTAAAACTGTACAACGAAAATGGCTCCGAGACCTGGATTCGAACCAGGGACCAAACGGTTAACAGCCGTCTACTCTACCGCTGAGCTATCCCGGAAAGGAAATTGAATGGGAAATGTGCCTCCGTCCCAAAGCGGAGGCGTAGGATATGGAGTGAACCATAACTGACGCCCGCAGCCACCCCGAAGGGCAATCCACCACAAATCAACGTAGGTTGCTTTATACCTGACTAAGCGACCAGACCATGGAGGAACTGACTAGGGGTATGATCCCTAGTTCTCCCTACGTTGAATATGGCGCCTCCGAAGGGACTTGAACCCTCGGCCCCCGGCGTGACAGGCCGGTGCTCTAACCACTGAGCTACGGAAGCGTAAACGTCCTGAGGAAAATGGACTCTGCGATCACCCAGACTGTGCCTGTAGGTGCATCACTTGTTGGCTCAAGGTTCGTGTAGACTACCATGGGCCAGGAACAATCTTGAGCGTGTCGACCGACGTGGAGCACTAGAAAGCGCAACCCACTAGGAGAGAGGTACTCTCGATCCTTCTCAACAATCTCAATCATGTTCATTCCTCGAATATGGCTCCGGCTTGCTTCCCGCCGCAAAGACGGTTCACTAACTCATGTGTAGCCAGACGACCCGCCGGAGAGGTCTTTAACTAGATGCACCAGTATCCCTGAGGTTCCGAAGAAGGCAGGTACACGATGCAACTCCACTGGACTACGAGTTTGGGTGATCCTCTCGGCAGATTCCCGCCGAGTTAATGCTGTGGGCCGCGGGGAGGGTTCGCTCAAAAGGCAACCAAAGCGGCTCTACTGCAAAGGATCGTAATCAACTTCCCTCGCACTGAGTGGATTGCTCAGCACTTATTTTCCTTGATCCCCAGGGACGGTAGGGACATCGACTCGGTGCCTGGCTACCCTTCCACAGGGCTGCTGGTAACGTTGTCTCACAAGGTAAAACCACCGTATCGCCAGCAAGGGTCGTTGCGGTGTTAAAATGGCGGAGGGTAGTGGGATCGAACCACTGCATGATGGAATCAAAGTCCATTGCCTTACCAACTTGGCTAACCCTCTCTGAAATTTTTACCTCGCCGCTAAGCACGACACCTAGCGACTTATTATTACCGTGACCCCGGATCAAGGGTTGTCGATCAGGTTCGTTACGCCTGGCCCTACACGGTAAAACCCATTGCAAAATCCCTAGGGCTATCACAATGTTAAAAGTGGTGGATGATCTAGGACTCGAACCTAGGGTGTATCAATGTGCCGATTTACAGTCGGTTGTCTTCGCCGCTCGACGCAATCATCCAGTAAAGCTGACAGTGTTGCGCATCGAAGCGCTGCTGGTTCCCGGACCGCACCAGCTTTCCATTAACGACGGCTGACGCGTTGTCAGCTATGGCCCTCGTTAATGACTCCCCAGGAGTACACCGCCTCAAAATGGTGCCCCGTTTCCCTATTACGGGAATCTGTTCGACTGACTCCGTGAGAGGAGAGTCTAGGTTACACGGACTCAATGTCTCCACCCCGAAAGGTTCATGACACGAACTCCCATGGCCTCAGACCAGGACGTGAAACTAAGAATGTGGCCCCGCTACCTGGATTCGAACCAGGGACCTCCCGACGGGCACGCGTGTTCAAACGTTCTCACCGCAGCGCGGCTATTAACGTAACCGCATGTCAGACGAGTGCTCTATACCAACTGAGCTATAGCCGGGAATGAGAGAGACCGCTACCCCGATCTACGGACTGTGATACTCCAAGGGACTCAGGCGAAAGGGAACCGAAAGCCTGAGAACTGCGGTATGCAAGCGCAGTTTGTCTATTACCCCGGAGACGGGTCACGTGCAGTATGTTGGGTGTGTGGGGTCCGTCAAGTCTCCACGTTCCCCCTTGGTGGCGAAACCAAGAGCGTGCTGGAACTTTCCCTTCAACCTGCTTCGCGTCATTTCTCTCATGATATCATTGAGCTATGTATTTTTTTACTGTACTAGTCAGGGCAAAAAAAAGAGGGCTCCGAAGAGCCCACTACAGATTAAGGGATTTCTGGGAAACCAATGATCTTGAGGATCAGGTTTCTCTTACGACGGTACCAGCCATCTGGCATCGCAGGAATTCCACGGGCGGCAGACTCTTGTCGAATCTTCTCATCGGTCTGGAATAGCAGCGGTACTGGGAAGTAGTGCCAAGCATTCGGTTGACCATAGCGCACCAGAGCGTGAGCAGCTTTACGGCTCCACTCTTTTATAGTGACTCCGAGACGCAGGTCTTCTTTGATCTGTTCTTGTAACTCAGGTGGGGAGGCTGGGTTCAAGAGACTGATGTAATGGGTGCTCTTCTTCTTGGATCGTCGAGCAGCATAGATGACGCCACCAAGTTCGTGGTGTACCTGATTGCCGTTAGCGTAAGTGTGGGTGTAGTATTCGCGAGCCATGGTTAGATTACCTTCTAAGGTTAATAGGTCAGAGGTTGTAACACCAACTATTCACTCGGGTAATATACATCTGAAAGTTCTTTCAATCGACCCGAATAGGATGAGTGGGTTTTCTTTTATATGGGGTGTTCTTAATGAACCGGTTACATCAATTGGTGGAGGAAGGGGAACTTTCTTATACCTACAGTCCTGAGGGCATAGACCTTCTGGATGCTGCGGGTGCCGAGGTACCCACTAAGGACATCTACATCTTGCTGACCGATACCAAAACTCTTGTGAGTAAGGTTAGTCGCATGGTGACTGGTGATCCGTACAACCATGTTTCCTTAATGCTCACCGATAACTTCGACGACGGGATTTACACGTTCAGTCTGGGTAACGGGATCAATGGCATAAAAGGCGGCTTCATGGTTGAGGACCGTGCTAACCTGAAAGGGTCACGTTACTCGATGTATCGCCTGGGCGTCACACAGGGCGTGTACGACAAGATCAAAGCTCGGGTGACCGATTATGTCAATGGTGTAGAGAAGACCTCCTACAACCACCTGGGGCTGTTTAACGCCATCTTTAAGAAGAACATCTTCAAGTCAGAAGACGACCAGACCTCCATCTGTTCTGAGTTCGTGGTTGAAGTGCTAAAGTTCTCAGGCGTAGAACTCTTTACCAAAAGATTCTCCAGCTCTGTAAGGCCTTACGAAATGATCAAGTCCAAGCTACTCAAGTTCCACAAGCGCGGCACCATCAAACCGTAACGTAGACCGGCTCACTTAGGTGGGTCGGTTTATGACGGCATAAAAGCTAAGCTCGAGGGAATCTCGACCCTACTCCCGATCGCCCACACCTTAGGGAGGTGGTGTGGCACGTCAGTTTCGCTGTGGAATCCCTGCGGCTTCGCTTTTATGTTTCTTACTTTCAGATAACGACGTAAGCTCGACGAGTCTAGGTTCAAGTTAGGGGTGCTCTCGAAGTCACCCAACGTAACCAACCCAGATCTGCCTCACGGTATCGCCCCGGTATCACACTGACACCATATCCTGACGCGGCTTTATCGGCTCGTCACTTTCAATACGACCACACGTCTACTGAAAGCGCATCCCGGTACCGATAACCGGTGCAACTCCCATGTCTACATGCCTTCGCAGTAGAAAGCGCAAGGGTCCTGATTGTTGTTTGCCGGAACTCCCCTCTGTGCCTGGCCACAAACTGATAACGAGCTGACGCATCAGTCCATGAAGTACGAATACTCGTACCAAGCTAAGAGTCCCCAACCAGAACCACATCTTCAACACATTCGTCACGGCGTTGCGCGTTGACCGTCGGATTCCCGAGATTCAATAATCGACTGGAGGTCTCCTATACCTGACACATCCCTCGAACGTGTGGTAGTCGGATCACCGGTGCGGGACTCGCCCGCGCTGTCTTCTCATCGAACGCTGGCTCACCTAAGAGCCAAAGCATCTCATCAACCCTGTTCCTCCAAAGATCACCTTGAAGAACCAGAGGCTCAGTGAACTGGTCAGTTCTACACCACAGACCAACTTCCTCAGCCTTAACGAGATGCGGGTTCCAGGAGCGCCAACGCTGATCGCTATCTTCGATAACTTCAACATTGTGCTCCAAGAATATCTGAGCAAGCAACGAACTCAACCCGAGACAGCCCCCAACAATGAGAACTCTCAAATGGTCGTCCTTACTTAGCCCAAACCAATCCCCGAAGGACGGTTCTCAACCAGGTCTTGGTCGGGATCGTACTTCTTTTGAGGGTAAGGTTCGGCCCAAGGCTTTCCTTGACAACAGTCACAATGGAACGGCGTAGCGGGTGGTGCAGCCAACATCACGATGGTATTGCACTTATCGCAAGCGTACTCCCGCATGACGTTCTCCTTTTACAGAACCAGGAAGTCCTGGGTTGCAGCGTCTTTCTCGGTCACGAGGACTTTGGCAGAGCTGCGGCCTTCACGACGTTCCACGAATTGCTCGACCGTACGGTTAAGCGTGTCGTAAGATTGGCCAAGGAACTGCGTCGAAATGACGTAGTGCAGTTCGCTGACACCCTCGACCGGCGTCTGGAAGAAACCGGCGCAGGAGTATTCCGGCACTGGGCTTTGCAGTTGCGCTTGGTCGCGATCGGCGTACAGGCTTGCGATTGCGATTGGGTCCAGGATTTCCTTGACCTTCTCGGCGTCGCTGTAGATGTCCAGCAAGGCCAGTTGTGCTTCGACCGAAGTGGACTTGTTGAAACGCAGCCAGTGCAGAACGTCCATGGTGTCCAGCTCGGCGTTCTGGCGGGAAGCCAGGTAGCGCAGGCAGGTGATGGCGAAGTGCAGTTGACCGTCGATGGTAGAACGCGTGGTGCCCTCGCCACTGTGGCGGTAGAAGGCAACGACCGGAACCTTGATACCGTTGGAGATCGCCGACAGCGACTTCAAGGTGTTCAGGCTGTTCTGTGCAGTGATGGTGGACTCGGCGGAACCCGCACTGACCACGACCACAGCTTTGCCACGTTCCAGGAGTTCACGAACGATCAGCGGACCGATCACCGAACCCGAACCGCCCGAGGCGGAGAACACGACGATGTTGAAATCTTCTGGTGGCTGAGCCAACAGGATTTGCTTGATGCTGTCCGAGATGACCTGGTGGTTCTCGCGACGAACCTTACCGGAACCGTCAGTGCCTTCGAGCACGAAGATGGCTTCGGCTGGGATGGTGGTGTCCAGGTTGGAACGGCTGGTGTCTACGAAAGAGACCAGTGGGGTGGCGAAACCTGCGACTTCTTTCTGGCCGAGGTAACGTTTGGCGATGTTGTTGCCCAGACCGCCTGCACCGTAAATACGAACTTTGCCTTGAGACATTGAATCAATCCTTGCGTAAAGTGACGGAAGTGACTGTCGGGGTTCCCCAAACTAACAGTTACTGCTCAGGGAAACCCAGAGCAGCTCGAACCTCTGCATCAAGACGCTCAATCAACGCCTTCACCTCATCGGCAACCCAATCGAACTGCCAGCCTTCTTTCAGAATGTGCTCAAGCTGGGAGATGGAAGCCTCTTCAGGGTCCCATTGTCCTTCCAACCCATAACACGAACAGTGGCTACCGTAAACGGACCAAAGCTGGTTGTCCTTCTTGAATATCACAACGGCGTGTCCATCGTAGTCCTCGTACTCGTACGCGGCCAAGAGGATTTCAACGCCATCGAGATCTGCTTCACCGATGGAGAAGTCGTTAATCAAACCTTTCTGCTGAGTTTCGGCCCAGTTGTGCATATACATGTAGCAATTCCTCAATGATTTTCGCGTCAAGTGCGAATGCTTCTTTTGCAAAGAGGCGTATCATCGTGGCGTTTTGCTATCTGGGAAACCCGAACAATCAGAGAGCTGCATGTTCTCTCAATTCATAACACCACGGAATCTTTTTTTACAGAAGCTTAGGAAACCCCGGTCATTCTATGACCCTAGGTCCAACTTCTCCGAGGTCATTATGAACCCGATTCAAAAAGCAATCTCGGACGTGAAGATGGCCATCCCTCGGCCTATCCTCGAACGCACGTTCATGAAACCGGACCCGTACGCTATGGGTACCCGGATGTCTTACAACCCAACGTCTCTGGATTTCCGGCTGCGCACCGCTGTTATTGAAGGCAACGTTCTGCCCGACTGTAACTTGGTAGGTGGTACTGAGGTTACGATTCCTTTGGTTTCCGTAATTCCCCAGTGGGTCTCAGACTACAACGTGGTCTACCGCGTCCCAAAATCCTTGACTCAAAACCGTAGTATCTTAAGACTGTTGCACCTGACCTTCGGTGATGGTGGTGTGGTCGGTAGTATGAACTTGGCTATCCAAGGTCGTTCTGCTTTGATGGACGGTGCTCAAGGTGTACTTCAGTCTCACCTGCCCATTCCGATTGTCTCGACCGCTAACCTTGAGTTGCTGGCTGAGAACGTCGTCTTGGTAAAAGACAACATCACCATGCCTGGGAACCCGTTCCTGCGCTGTGTGGTAGAGGGTGACTCTGAACTCAACCACTTGCAACCAACCTCCTACAAAGCGTTCTCTAAGTTGGTGGTGTTGGCTACTAAGGCTTACATCTTCACTAACATCGCTCTGCCAATGGACCAAGCGGAACTGTCCGGCGGTATGGCGTTGGGGCGCTTCAAGGAAATCGTCGATGGCTATGCGGATGCTTACGAGCAATACGAACAGTACTTCGAAGAGACTTGGCGCAAGGTTGCTATCTTCAACGACCCAGAGGCGAACAAGCGTCACCTCAAGTTGCTGACCGGTGGCCGGTGGTAAGAGGCAAAAAAAAAAGAGCAGGGAACAACCCCTGCTCTTTATGCCGTTAGGCCGCTAGTGAAGGTCTCGGTTTACGTTCTTTGCTGAACATAAACTCCATACGGGACTTAATGACCTGGTTAAAGTCGTAAGCTGGGAACGCACGGTCGTCATGAAACCACTTGAAAGAGTACCCGCCAATTTCAGTGATGTCCTTGTCTGCCAGTTTCTTGGCAATCAGCTCAGCGTCGATGCCAGTCATCAGGTAGGCACCCTGGATGGAGTGGCACACGATGGTGCGGTTATCACCGTGGTCAACGCAACGGATCTTGTCGCCGCCTTTCAAAGGCTTCTCTGGTGGGACGTGTTTCTTCGGAGTATGTTTGGCTACGAACTCTTCGCGAGGGTTCTTGGCCATTTGATGGACTACGTCCGGCAGGGTCAACTTAGCAGCCAGATCCTGTACCGTCATGTCCATAGCCGAAGCCGCTACCTGTAGCGAAGGGTAGATGAACATACGGCCGGTGTGTTTCTGACAGACCAGGATTTGAGCACGCCACGAAGAACCACTAGGCTTTTCACGAGCCGGTGCATCCATCGCTCTAGAAAGCTGGTGACTGATGGTGGGGTTCAGTGTATTGCTGTCTTCCCAGAATAGATTGGAAGCCTTGCAGTTTTCTGGGTTCATGTCACGATGGCCAGTAATCCACATCTGGTTACCATCGCCCACGGGTGGCGGACCGTTAAACAATTCGTTTACCAGATCCCCTAAGTACATCTCGGGACTCCCGTGCATCTGGAGCTTAAGATAGCCGTCTTCGTCATTGCGACATTGGATCATCCGCCAACGGTTACCCAAACCTTCTTTGCGCACTCGCGCATTACCCGCATCGCTAACTTCATATTTGCGATTCTCGGGTACTGGTTCCCATCTTTCAGTCATGGTAGTAACTCCAAGCGTTAGTTGTCACATGGATGATATAGATCTCAAATCTTTTTCAAGGTACTACGGTATGTCATATCAAGAAGGTAAGGGTAGTACATTTACACACGATGGAGTCGAGTATCCACTGGACCCATTCTTGGCTCGTGCTCAGAAACTCAAGGTCAAGCAACTGCGGATCAACGACATCAAGTGGAATCTGGATGGGATGACTCTGGATGCTGAACGTGTTCGTCGTGCTGACACCAGCGTTCCGATCCTGTTCACGGTAGATCCTCAATGGGGTATCGTCATTGTTGATGGTACTCATCGCCTAGCCAAGGCTGTACAGCAAGGAAAGTACTCGATCTCAGGTCGGGAAATCCCAAAAGCATGGTTTGACGAAATCGGGTCGGTGTCCATGGAATCGGATAACACCAACTTCACAGTAGGACAGGTGACTCGTGAACAAGTCTTTGAATGGCTCGCCCAACATGACCAAGCCAGACCTGAGCCCCCTAATGAATCAGCTTTTGCCGCTGAAGGTGCTGGGATTGATCGAGTCTACGCCTTCTGCTGGGACGGTGCCGAAATCGCAGGCTATGCGTGCCTACTCAACGGTCAACGATATCTTATCGACATGTACGTGTGTCCCCAGTATCGACGTAAGGGTGTAGGTCGTTTGTTGGTCAACTCGTTGCTCATTGATCTGGTGGTGGTGAAGTCTTATCAGACAGCCATCATTGAGTTCCTAGAGAAATGTGGGTTCCGCTTAGAGAACGACTTCGTAAGAACCCGAATCTACCGTAAGTACCACGGACCTAAGGTACACGCTTACTGACGGCATAGAGGCTCCCGTGTGGGAGCCTCGTTATGCGCTTTACACGTGACGGCGGAACTTGTACCAGTTTGGATCGTGTACAATGTTCTCGTGGCCCTGTTTGTAGAGCACGAACTTGCCGACGCTGGTGAAAACCTCGGTGCAATTGTATTTGTCCTGAATCTCCCAGGAAACCAAACGGGTTTCGTCCAGATACTGCGCAGGTAGCGACGCAGCATGTTGTCTTGCGTACTCCTGAATGGCTCCAATCATTTTCAGCTTGATAGGGTCCAACAGGCTAGCTTGGTCCAGGTCCCGACTGATGCAACGCCCCACACGTCCAGTCAAGTCCTCGATTAACTTTTTAAAACGAACTGTGTGTAGTTGTTCGGACATTTCTAAGTTCTTCTGAGGGTAAGTGTTGGTTACTACATAGCCATAGCTTACTCTCTGTAAGTATTTATCCTAACCTTTTGAAATTTCCGGGAATTTTTTTAGTTTTTGTTTTTTCTCTCTTAGGGTCGCCAGTTGCACTAGTGGTCTTGTTGTACTCGCGTACAGACCACAGGTGCCTGCTCCCTAGGCTTAAGGTTCCCTCGCGGGAACAAAAGCCAGAATAGCATACGGAGTAGGCTATGCTACGCAGCCACTCACAAAGCAATATTGTTAAGCTTCGCTTTTGTTCTATTAAACCCCCCAAACCCCCCTTGACCTTCATTTCAAAACATCAACTATACTCGCAAAAGATAAGCTAGCTTAATTATCCAAATATTGCAACAGGGGGACGAACCCCCTGCATTCAAAGATAGAAGTAGTCAGTAGTGTCCTTTTGAACAAAATGGATAACGACTTGATGAACCAAAGCCTTGAAGACATCAGGTTCAACCACAAACAACTCAGTCCCCACTTGAACATAGAAACGACTGTACTCCAACCGTCTAAGTTGATGACCTACCTCAGACGTACAAAGATAATGGTTAGGTCTAACCTTGATATCGTCTTTGTAGTTGACTAACGGTAAGTGGTCATAGATAAACAGCCTCACCTTAGGCTGTCCTTCTCTTTCATCAGTTCCCAACTCACGTACCGCAACGAAAGCATCCACACGGGCCTCTAGGAGGCTCTCTAACGAACGTACGCTACTTGCGAGTACACATCCTAGGATCTGAGCTAACGTGGTATCTACCGCTATTGCCTGCCCCATACTAACCCCCTGCATAAAAGGGAGCCGAAGCTCCCTTGAATGGTTAGACCGCACACGCTACGAATAACGCAGCATCTTCCAGACTGGCCACAACGACTGCACCGGAGTCAGAACATTGGGTCAGTAACTTCGAACGTTCAGCGTTAACCGGACGGCCAACGACGATGGCGTTCTCAGGTTCTTCGATTGCACCAGCTACGCGACGCTGCTCGAACGCGGAAGTACCGGGTTCTTCAGGCAGCACGAAGATACGAGTAGCAGTTGCCAGGGCCTTCACAGTGTCGACGACGGCCTGTTCTTGTAGCTGGATGGTTTCCAGGGAAGGAGAGTTGGAGGTGTCGACGTTCCATACTTTCACTTCCTTGTGGCATTCCATCATGATGGCTTCCCACTCACCAGAACCGATGTCGCCGTGGATCACCACGTTACGTTCGTTCTGAATCCCGTCCACATCCGCCTGCTCATCGATAGGAGCTGCGTTGTTTTCAGGAGCCTCATCTGCTTCGTCCGACGGATCGAAGTATTCACCAAGAGACATATAAAGCTCCTTTTGCAGTTTGGTCTCATAAGATCGCAAAAAAAAGAGGGAGTGTGACCTCCCTTCTTTTTGCCGCGTCAAACGCGTTGCCGCAAGATAGCCTTCTCACGAGCCACCTGGATGAACAGCCCGTTCTTCGAGCCATCCTTGTTTCCGGTGATTGTGAGCAGGTCTACTTTCATGTGTGCGATCTCGACACGCTTTACGTTTTCTTCGTTCAGCGTACCGTCCTTATTGAGCAAGCAGTTGTGGATGCGAAGACCCAGCAAGCGCAGCTCGTCAATCTGTGGTTGAGCTTCTTTCGGATAACCTTCGAGCAAACACACGTGCTCATAGAAGATTGCGAAGTGACGGATTAAATCACCCACTGGATCTTTTACTATGGTCGTTGGATCTGGCATGGTACGGTTTCCTACATTGTTCCACCGGTCACGCACCTCCTGAAGGGCAGCTCGGAGATTGTCTTCTCCAAGTTGCTCAATCATGTACTTCGTCATCCCTGAGATAACACTCTCACGAGTGAAGGTAACACCGGGGTTCTCTTGCAGGTACTGCTCGAGGAAAGTAGGAGGGCGAGGTTCATAGTCATTACCAACCTCCATACCTTTTAACGCAGCCGGATCATCACCGGTAAAACTTGGAGCTGGAATACCCCATTGTGGAGTATCCATGATGGAACTGAAGTCACACGGGATTTCGTCTTCTGAGACGTTAGTTTCTTGGCGCACGTGAGTAGCCTCTAGAGAAAAAAGAAAAGTCCCCAGGAGCCGAAGCTCCCAGGGTTATTGCTTACAGGGTGGATTGACCGCCCTGCTGGGTGGACATGCTCAATGCGTTGAGCGCTTCAACCAGTGCTGGGTCAGCCACTTGGGAGAACGCGTCGCGCATATCTTCGTCGATGAGGGGTTCTGGTTGCTCGCCCACTTCAACTGCACCGCCGTCCATGCCGTGTGCGACGTTAGTAGGCATCCGATGGATACCGCCTTTGCGCCCACGAACGATGGTGGCGAGTCGAGCCTTGACCATTTCTTCGACCTTGACTTTGAAACCAGGTTCGATCAGCTCTTTGGCTTCAGCGATGGTTTCGTAGTGCTTGCCTTTCTGATCGAGCTTTTCGGCTTCGTCGGTTTTACCGGCGCGGGTAGCCAACTCGAGTTGAATGGCCAGGTCGAACATTTTCTCAGCCATCTTTTCGACGGTGTAGGATTTCAGAAGGAACTCAGAAACCCGACGCTCGGCCGGACGGACGATTTCAGCTTCACGCATGGCCAGGATTTGATCGGCAGTGCGAACAGCCGGAACTGGTGCAGGCTGAGGGTTGCTCAGTACAGCCAGAGACAAGGCGCTGAAAGTACGTGGGCCCATTTTTTCGGTAGTGGTGAAAGTATTGAACATGGTGACTCTCCTTAGAGCATTAGCTTAGGTGTGGACCACCCGGAATTGGATGGTCCGTTGGGGTTGGTATTACTGTTGGGTGAGGAACGCGAAACCGGTGACATCACCGTTATCGTCGGTCAGCGGCTTGGTGCCGAAGAACGCAACGAGTTCGTTATTACCGAGCAGCGCACCAACAGGTACGTTGTCGAACGAACCAGGCAGGTTGGTCATCAGGCGGCGCAGTTCATTGACGGTGAGCTGAGGAATTTCCAGCTCATCTTCCTTACCGTCTACACGAACCATATCCCACAGCACGTTACCGGACATGTCGCTGTAGCGAGAAGCCGCAGCGCGAGCCGATTGAGTGCGGGTATCGAGGTTGCCGCCGCAGGAGTAGGTGCTCAGTTGAGCATCGCCTTCTTCGGACAGGCACAGTTCGTTCAGGCAGAAAATGGTGTTACCCATGATTGCTACCACACGCTCACGCTGACCTGGTTTGCCGAACTTGGCAACGTGAGTCAGTTGAGTGTGCGAACGACCGTTGTTGTGCAGGTCTTTGATCAGACCCTTTTGCTCGATGGCCGAGGCGATCAGCTTGTCGTTCTCGAGACCTTTCTTGCGGAAGATGCGTTCAGCTTTGGTTTCCAGCGGCAGCCACAGATCAGCGATGGCTTGCTTGAAAGCATTACCAGCACCGAACGATTCGACGCACACTTGATCCAGCTCATTCACCCACGCGTTGTCGATGTTGCCATCTTCACGCATCAGGTAGATAATCGGGGTGCCGTCGATGCCAGCTACTACGGAGTGCTTGGTGTAAAGACCATCTTTGCTGCGAGCGAACTCAACAACTTGATTGGTGATTACTTCAACGGCTTCTTTGGTGTATTTCATTTTACTTTCCTTCTGAGGATAATTAGGTTGTCGAAAGGGATTTGGTATCCTATTCACTGTGGTAATATGTATCTGAGATTTCTTTATTTCGACTTTTCCCTTAGGCGTAATTTATGACTACAGTTACTCCTGAGGAAGGCGTCATGGCCAGTACTATCAAAGGGGTCTTCAACGATGAACTCGGAGACCTCGAGCTTGACCCTAAGCTCGCAAAACGTTTGTCACATTTCAAGCACGCCTTTATCAACAAGAACGATGACCACATCAACTTCTTCGGTGGTAACCTTCTAGGCGTGGAGATTGTCCGTTACCTACAGGCTGACCGCGACCAATGGTTCAGCGAGGTGTTGGATATCGACGACGTACTCCTGACCGAGAAGCTGTACGGTTTGGATGTCATCAACGAGGAGTTCAAACGGACTTCCGACGTAGTGAACCTGACCAGCGTTTGGTTACTGCACGCGCTTTATAACTCCAAGCGACTGACCGCTACGGAGAAAGAGAAAGCGATGGTCGATGTGGCGTACATGTTACAGGTGAAGTTCATCACCAGTATCTTTGCCCACTACTTCAAGTTCCCCGCGGATAAAGAGATTGCTCAAGCGGTCTACGAATCCTTAAGTTACAAGTTCGCTCTTAAACGAGCTGGTAGCTGGAACGCTTTGTTCATTGAACGTTCCAAGGACATCATTGCCCACAACAGCATTCACTTCAAGACCATCAAGGATTTCAACGACGACGAGGCGATCTTGTACATGATCACCGACATCCAAGGTCGTATCCGTGAAGTGGTTAAGAAGATGTACGCTGTACTGATTCAGATGCGCGATGACAAGAACCGCATTACCAGTACCTCCAGTGTGTCTTTAACCACAGATGGGGAGATGATCCTCAAAGACCGTCAGCGTGGCTTCTCCACCTACAAGCGGTATATCCACGAGATCATCCCAGACCGCACCACGTTTATTCGTGATGAGGTCGTGTCTGTTATTACAGACGCCATGCACACTATGTCACCAAAGCTGTTCCTGGACGTGTTGGAACATTGTAGCGCCAACTACGGCAAAGCAAACCACGCCGAGATTGGTGAGCTGTGTGACGAGACCTTGCTCCACGCCTTCGACTGGTTGTCGGCTAACAAAGCCTTGCTTCGTAACCAAGCGGACCTCGGTAAGTTGTTGACCCGACTGCGCTCGCTGTATATGGCATCGCGTATGGTTGACCCGACGCTACTCAAGATGCGGGATCTGGCTGACAACATCGTTAACAAATCCAGTACCTCCAAGAACAAGGCCATGCAAGCATCTCTGCGAACTGGCCTGCAATTGTACATCGTGCTTCGGACGTTCACGATGAACTACTACTCCTGAGGCAATATGAAAAGACTCATCCCGCTCTTTAAAGCGTTAGGCACCCAGTTCAACTCGGAACATGTCGAGACGATCATGAAGGTTGAGCGCGCTCCTTTTGAGGGCGACTTGCGCAAGATCATCAAGTCGACTGAACAAGCCATCCGGGTCACCACTCGGATTGAAAGCTGGGAGTTTCTGTGGTGGAGCGGGTATGAGGAAAAGTCGTGGGTGAACTACCATGTAGTCCATAACCTCAAGCTCGGTTACATGAATGGTCGAAACGTTTTGGCCTACAGTGACCGGACTGAGGGTACGATCGTCAACTACCACAAGCTGGCGAAATTGTACAGCGACTCGTTGAACTTGGTTTTCCAACAAGTTGGTTGACAGCATAAGGGGAGGGCCTGAGCCCTCCCTCTATGCCGTTATGCAGCCCGAGGCATTCCCCACGGTGAGGAAACCTGAGCCGGAGCACGCTTCTGACCCCAAGAGATGCCCTTGGAGAAGAAGTCGTTTTGTTGCACACGAGCCTGACGGTTGTTACGAACCATGCGCTCTTCCGAGGCACGTTTGATCAGGGCGTTCATGTTGTTCACTTCATCAGTGTCATCTTTGATACGTCCGCTCAAGAACCGCAGACGTGCTTCCAGACGAGCAATGGTGAAGGTGTCCTGTGCTTCCCCGAGGCGAACATAGAGGTCATCCAGTTCGGAACGGAAATCTTTCTGCACTTGACGATCTCGGACTTCTTGAGGAGTGAGTACTCGAGAGTTGTCACTCACCATCGACATCACAAGGCTGGTATCAATCCCGTAGAAGTCGAGGTTGGTCCCAAGCTGCAACATCCAGTTAGCCAACAGCCAAGCGATTACCGTATCGTCGTGACCTGAGGCTTCGTGGTCGATTCGTCCTCGCTTCACTACCAATGCTCGGATCTCGTTTGACAAGGCTTTGTCCCTGACGAGATGTCCTCCTTTCTTCGCGGCGTTCTGCAACACAGTGGAGTAAAGGATGTTCCGAGACTCGGAGGTGGTGTTGAAACCGAAGTACTTCTTGGTTGAGTCCATGAAGCTTTCGGAACGAGCACCAGGCTTGGAGATCTCTTTGAACAGTTCTTGACGCTCGCTGGATTCTTCCACGATGCGGTTGAAGATCCGACGGTACGGGTCGATCCCGTGTTTCGGCAGAGTCAACAACAGGGAGTCCACGATCATTTGACCGGTAGACTTCTTCTCTGGGATCACGGTCATGTTCGGGTAGCGGACCATGATTTCTGCCAGAGCGTTGGAGAAGCGGATCAGGTTGGTTTCGTTCACAGTGAACGCACCGACCACCGACATGTCCTTGACCGACAGGATAACACCAGCGATAGCATCTCGACCCACAGCTTCCGAGGTATCGAGACCCAGGATGAAGTGATCGGTAAGCTTGGCGTGTGCCAACTCGCGTTCGTCCAAGTACCAGCGGATGACGTACAGTTCTTTGGTGATCTCGGTGTGCTTGACTTCCACAACACTGTCGCGGATCTTTTCGTTGAGCGACGGAGTAAGTGGAGAACTCTGGGTACCAGATGTCCACACGTTGAAGAAGTCACGGTCTGCCGCATCGCCGAAGGAACTGGCTTGAGACATTGCCTCGTACAGCCATTCGTCGGTGTAACCCAACTGACGGTGCGAGAAGGTGGCGTTGATAATAAGCTTACGTCCACCACAGTTACGACGAACCATTTCAACCAGCGATTCCCGATCGACGCAATCGAAGAACAGCTCGGTCCAAGTAGCACCGCCGATAATCATGTCGTACATGAAGCGACCGTCGCGGTCGTCTTTCTTACCTGCCGTTGTAGTGAAGATGTTACCGTACGGACGACCGTACTTCTTAGCTTCTTCACGAGCTGTGGTAGCAGCAGCCAGTGCCGCTGGCAGGGTGGTACCGATGTGACTAATGAACGGACCTTCGTCGATGTGAGCGATAGGTGCAGTGAGACCCCGACCCAGGTTGTTCGCAGCAGACTCGGAGGACTGAGCCACACCAGTGGTGTATTGGTTATCGTGGTACTTACAGGTAACTTCGAACTGGTTGTCGGAGTCTTCCCGTGTAAGCGGAACCAGGTACGCTGGCAACAGGTCACGCAGTTTCTTGATACGCTCAACGTTCTTCTTACGGAGGGTATCGTCCTTGGTGATCATGTTGATGATGGAGTTACCAGCACCGATGAACAGCAGCCAAAGCATGATGCAGTCAGTAGACACAGATTTACCGGTCTGACGTGGCTGGATCAACGCGATGTCGATACTGTTTAAGAAAGCCCAGGTGGTTGCGATGTTACCACGGTTGGCTTTGTAGGGAATTGGGTTGGGACCTGCTACGGGCGGGATTCGAACAACCTCGCGCAGGAAGTACCACATGTTCCAGCGACACTCCAAACCGATGGCGACTTTAGTCTCTTCGGAAAGGATACCGCAGTGAGGATCTACCCCTTTGAGTTGAGGGTTGATGAGTGCCAGGGGGAAGAATCTATTCTTGACACCCATCTCGCCATACAAGGCTACGAGGCGTAAGAACGATTCATTCTTTGTTTCAAAGTCTGGGCGTGCCGTGGCATATCGCGTCCAGTCATTGTTGAATAGAATCATAGTTGAAAGTCCAGGTATATGGGTCGTATACTCATAGACTAAGGGCATAAAGCCGGGGTTTCCCCCGGCTCCATGTTTTACAGGGCTTCGACTTGCAGCGTAACCATACCACCCATGCCCAGTTGGAGGTCGCCCTCTTGCTGGCGCTTGATGAAGCGGATGAACAACGATTCGCCGTTCTTCGGAACCGCTGGAACCTGAATCTCCGTGTTCCAACGATCGATTGGGTAGGCGTACTCCTTGTCCCCGATCATCAGTACGAAGTAGTTCGGCTCTGGCGCTTGTACTTCCGATTGAGTGTTGATCAAAGGTTGTGCGTTGTAGAACACGTCCTTGATCCACAGATCTTTGAGTACGTAACCAGAATCGATCTTGAGCTTCCAGTTGTTCACGTTAATGAACTTGGCACGAGCCCGCAGTCCTTTACCGTACAGCTCAGGTTGCCCTGGGTAGTACTCGACGTTCCAGCCATTGGACTCGGTGTTACCCGGAGCCAACAGTGCAATACCGATGGACTGTGCATGACGCCAGTTGCTGTACGAGCTGTCGACGTCTTGCATGTTGATACCAACCGACACACGCTGGATCGGACCGTAGGAGATCGGATCGAACGGGTTGGAGTTGATGTTGAACGTAACCTTGGAGGTAACGTCGTAGAACTCGGAACGGTTCAGGTTGAACAGGAACCAACGCAGACGATAACCCTGAGTGGCATCGACCCATTCCGGGAAGCAGAACAGCTTGACCGAGAACGCACCGTCCATACGCGTAGTGGTTGCCCAATACGGTTCCGACATGAACTTCTGCACGTTTGCCGAAGCACCGTACACGTATTCATCCGAGGACAGTTTGTACGACAGAACCAACTCGATCTTCTGGCCCACGATAGTACCGATGAAGTTGGACAACCCGTACAGGTTGAACTTGGTGCCGTCGATTGGGAAGAACTTGCGGGAACCATCGGAGTAGGTCACCACACCACGGGCGTTGATTGCATCCACCGGCATGTTGATAGCGAAACTCAACAGGCTGTCGTCGCCTTCGGTGAGGAATGGCGATTCCAGGTGGATACTGGTGATGAACTTCTTCGAGGCATCCGTGGTGCGGATGAACGCAGTGTTCATGACCAACAACTTGGTGATGGAGGTCACGTTACCCACGTCGTCGTACAGTACCGCAGTCACGACTTCGTTGTCAGGCAACTCTTGCAGGGTGTAACCAACCATCGGTGCTTTGACCGCGTAGTTGAGTGCACTGTCTACCCCAGTTGCAGACTTGGGAACCTGAACCAGTTCCAGCGGGATGTTCTCACCGAGCAGCGTACCGCCCTGGTCGTACATCGCCGAGATCACCTTCGACTCGTCACCGATGTCAGTGCCCAAGAAAACCTTGAGGCTGGTCACAGTGGTACCGTACACACGCAAGCGCGAGTCCAGAGCCAAGATGTGAGGGCTGACAGAAGTGTCGAGGTAAGCACGGTAGGATTCGTTCTGATGCTCGTACCCTACACCCAACAGGATGTCGAGATCGGAGACGTCTTCGCCTTCCTTCGGTGCTTCGTATTTCTTGAGCTGGCTAAGACCAGTGAGCAGGTTTACCGCAACCACCTGCCACAGACCAGTTACCCAGTCCCAAACCTCGTCGTCCACGTTTGGTACGTAACGACCAGTGCCGGTAGGACCGGTATAGATTTCACTCTTGCGCCACCGACGGTGACCCCGGTTGGGATCAGAGATCGGGACGATAAACGTATCGCTCATGGCTTATACCCATCCGTCTTTGATGGACACGAAGTGACTTAGGTCGACTTTGTTATCCAGGTAAAGGGCAATCGCCCGTTTCAGGAAGTTGTACTGATAGATGTTCAACTCCGTTTCGTACGACAGGTGGTGTGGGTGGATCGAAACATACCGTGTGTCCACACCCTGCTTGCACGGGTCAAACTTCAACAGGTACTCGTAGTCTTTCAACCACCGCTTGATCTCCACGTCCCCGTAGTAGGCTTCCATCTGGTCGTCCCAGATCAAACCAGTCATCAGGTCGAACATCACCTTACACGCAAACGGGCTAAACACCTCGTAGCGTTCTTCAATGATGTTGGGCGAGTTGATCACCGCTTCCGGTAACTTGAGCGTCAGGTAATCTGAGATCGCCGTATCGATCGCACGAGACTTGGCCCGCAGGGAATACGTGTTCTCATCTACCAGATCACGCAGAGGAACCACCACATCGTCAATCACGTACGGACTGCCGTTCTTCACTTCGGTAGTGAGGTACACTCCGCTGTGCTCTTCGGCAAAGGCCAACACGTCACGCGTCTTGGTCTGTCCACGCACGATCATACGCATGACCTTGTCGTCACGGATGTCAAACCGTTTGTTACGGCTGAGCAACCCATTCCACACAAAGCCAAACTCGGCTGGGGGTTCTTGCGTCATGTCATCCTGTGGGAACCCGGTGACACGACCAGTGATCTGCTGAGTACCGTTCTCAATCATGAACTCCCGGTTCGTCAACGTGACGTACGGCCAGTTCAAGAAATAATCCAACCCTTGGATGATTGGGTGTCCATTGAGGAACAGTTCCAGCTTACCCATCGGCAGGTTCATTTCCTGCTCGTACCAATTCCCATCCGTACGCTTCTCGGTCGCTTTGATCGGGAAGTAGTACAGGCCATCCGGTGCCGTAATCTCGATATTGAAAGCGAGGAACTTACGGTCGTCACGAACTGCCGTGTACCAACGTACACGGTCCAGTGTCCAGGTCACTTTACCATTAGCCAACACGTAGTCGACATCTGGCGTTGCCGTTACCCATTCAAACGAAGGCGTCCCGGCGACCATAGAGCACTTGTAGAACCGATAGTTGCAAGACGGGTTCAGGGTGCTAGTCACTTGATGGTAAATCGTGTCCAAAGAGTTCGAACCAATCCCCACCAAAGCTTCAATCAACTTGCAACCTTCATTGCGAGGGTTGTAGTACTCACCTGAGGTGTGCGGGTAGAAACCCAGCAGCTTACCGTCTTTGTCGTGCTCGAACACAGTCGATTCAAACTGAAGTCCGTACGGCAACTTCGCGAAACGATCACGCGGATGGATAGTCACCTTCTGAGGAGTGTCAGCCACCAACTTCGAGATAGCGTTGTACCCGTAGGCATTCTGGACCATCTCACGATTGATCTCAGGACCCATGGAACGCATGATCTTCGTGTACATTGCAGCTTCGAGTTCTTCTGCACGCCAGACCTTAACAGTCGACTCCAAACCCAACATCGCTTTCGGGATGTCAGAAGGCTTCAACTTGTACAGCTCTTTAATGCGGGAGTTCTCATTTACCAGCGGCCGTTTCCAACCCGCTTCACGGATACACAGACGTACGGTGATTTCAGCTAAGTCATGCCACCCTTCGGTTGCAGCAACAAAGCCTGCCACGTAAGGTACTACAATCGAGTAGTCCTTGTGCGTGACCATCCGCATCGAGTCGTCTTGGTTCTTGTGGTGGTAAACGCCTTTGTAACGACCATTGGTTTCTTTCTTGATCAGATAGATGTCAATGTCGTCACGGTAATCAATCGTCTCCTTTTGGTTAGCCACATAGTGGAGCAAGTATTTACGCTTGTTATCCAGTTTGCTGACGAACGTTGGGAGGTTCTTGAGAGGCAGGTCTACAACACGCCGAATGGTCGAGTCGTAAACGTACTCCAGGATGTCGCCAACCTTAATGCGATCAGGTTGGAAGTCATCCACCAGGTAGCCGTTGTGATAGGCGTACGTGTGACCGATCTTAGCACGCCATGCTTGGTACTCGCGCTGATAGGTCAGGAGCAGAGCCCGGTCACCGGTGTAGACGTGTCCCTTGACCTTGATCTGGTTCTCGTCGGGATAAGACCGAGTCGACGCAAAGAAGGCGTTGGAATACACGCGGAAGAAAACGGGATTGTGATACAGGTCACCAAAGATCTCGCTACGCTTGATGGCGATAACGATGTTGCGATCCCCCATTACTTGCAGGTACGCCATATGGCGAGGGATTTGCACACCGTCAACGTTGTACAGATCCACCAACATCTTCGCCTGTTCGCACACAGTCGAGAAAGGTGTCCACGTCTTCCATGAGTTAACTAACCCAAGAAGCTTAGGATGGATCTGGCCAATCCAGTACACGTTAAACAAGTCGGTGCGGTTCGGCAGAGGGATGGTCTGCCATTCCACATCAACATAGCGAGCTTCACCAAATTTGTCCGTGATGTGGGCCATTTGGTAAATGTATTGGTAATCCTGATCGGGAGTACACCAGACATTGTCTAAGGCGTGCTCAATCAGGAAATCAGCCATTGAGAACCTCGATCAGACGTGACAGGTTGAGGATGAACGACTTGCCAGCGCCGTTACGGTCACAGGCTTGAACGATCTTGGCGATACCCGAGTTACGGTAGCTGCGATCGAGTAAGGACATGTAGACCATGGCCAGGAAGGTTGGAACGTGTTCCAGACCTACGCCGACAATCTCTTTGGCATTGAGGCCATACCAACCACCACCGACCAGGGCATAGATCAGAGGAGTGTTGAGGCTCTCGGCACGTTTGTTGTCCAGTACTTCACGCAGGACTTGAACGTAGTCGTCGATGGACTCCATGTGGCGCAGAGCAGCAGCCTTGTCGAAGATCACATCGGCAGGGATACGAGTAGCACGGGCTACCTTGAGCGACAGGCGTTGCAGTTCACGCTCGTCGAACGGACCGTCTTCACCACCGACTGGCTTCTCTTGGAAGTGGCAGGCGTACCAAACAGCACTGACCATGGTGATCAGCATTTGTTCTTGTGGCGAGAAGTGCAGTTGGCGAGTGATACGCTCAGCCAGGAAACGGGAGAACACAGCCATCGGCAGGTCACCCAAACCAGCCATGTCAGCCACGCCATTTTTCAGGCCATAACTGGTCAACGCTGCACGCACGCCATTGAAGGCGTATTCGGCATAGTTAGACGGAGTCAGAACACCGTCACCCATGCGAGCGTAAGCGCGAGTGTCGATCACCACCATCTGGAGGTCGTAGCGGTCTTTGAATGGGTAGGGGTGAGCAAACGGAGGAATCTCCTTGTTACCCGGAACGATACCCCAGACCGAATTGATGGTCTTACCGTTGATCTGAATAGGCGCCAGACCACCTTCGATCTCGGCCAGTTTCAGGCCTTTTTCAACTGCGCCCATCTGGTATCCGGCGCAGGGTTTGCATTCGTACGGAGAAAGCTTCATTCGGTCAAGTCCCCTTGAAGGATATTGTAAAAGTTTACGAAACCGACATATGTACTTTCCGACATGGATAGTATGATGTATTACATCGGTTTAGGCAACTATACCATTCAAGTCAATTCGCCCCACAAAGGACCATGGCCTTATGGGAACGAACCTTGTTTGGCCAACGCAGTACTTTAGATAGATCTATCACAGGAGCTGTTATGATCACCATCAGAAACGCTGCTCCTCGCTCAATCCTGTTGGGTCTGAAAGATGAGAGTGGTCGCGCTCCGGTTGTTGAGCCGGAACAAATTCCCTCCCACCTGGCACACGTGTTCACGTTCGCTGAGCGTGGTTCACTGATTCCCCAACTGGTTGTCGGGGACAGCCTTCTCACCGCCTTCGGTGCGAAGACTTTCGACTACCGCTCCAAGTTCGCTACTCACCAGACTCCGCTGATCAACACCATCAATGGTGAAGCGAACAGCATGATGGTGCAGCGCTTGGTTCCTGACGACGCCACCACCGCGACCTTGGTCCTGTGGCTGGACACCGTTGCCGACGAAATCGTTGACTACGAACGTAATGGCGATCTGAGCTTCAAGCTCGACGCACAAAGCGTACGTATTCCAAAAGCCGACAAGATCGCGGGTAACCGTGCGCGTTGGAAAGCTGAGCTGCTGCCTGCCGACAAAGGCCTGGCCGAGCTGACCAGCAAAGTCGGTGAAATCATCGCGGACAAGGACGGCGCTCAGTCGACCATGTACCCAATCCATGCGTTCTCCGTATCGTCTCCGGGCGGTTTCGGTAACCTGGTTGGTATCCGCCTGTCTGCTCCGACCATGTTGTCGTCCAACCCGATCGACAACACCACTGCTGAAGAGGCGAAAGCCTACCTGTACCGTGTGGCCTTCGTTGAGCGCCCGGATCAGTTCAGCACTCCGGCGATCATCGAAACCATCCAAGGCGAGCAGTTCATCGACTTCGCCTACAAGGAAGGTGTGATCAACTCCCGTACCGACAGCCTGGTGTCTGCAAACGACACTCTGCTGCAAGCGTGGAATGCTCCGGCGATCAACGGCATCCCAGCCACCGTCGGTGTGGTTGACCAGATGCACGTCTACCAGGACAACATCGAAACTCTGTTGGCTGTGTTCCAGCAAGCAGAAGCCGAGTTGGGTCTGATCGGCGAAGACGAGGAGGACCTGCACCTCTTCAACTTCGTGGGCGGCACCAACCTGGAAGGCATCCCGTACTACACCTACTCGGTGGAAGGTCCTCAGTCCGGCGGCCTGCTCATGGCAGATTCCGCTACTCACTACTTCGGTGGTGGTTCTGACGGTACCCTGACCAACGAGAACTTCGACAAGTTGGTAGCTGCTCAAGTTGCTGGTTACGGCAACCTGGCTGGCTTCGACTTCCTGGACACTGCGATCTATCCGCAGAGCTGCATCTACGACTCCGGCTTCACGCTGGAGACCAAGAAGAAGCTGTTGACCGTCCTGGGCCGTCGTAAGGACATGTGGGTTGTACTCTCTACCCAAGACGCTGCTGCTCGTCAGAACAGCCCTTCGGAAGAGTCGAGCATCGCGATCTCCCTGCGGACCGCTGCTCGCATGTACCCAGAGTCGGAAGTTTACGGTACGCCGGTTTGCCGCGCTATCGTGATCGGACACTCCGGTTACCTGATCAACTCCAAGTGGACCAAGCTGACCCCGCTGACCATCGAGTTCGCGGCCAAGTCTGCTCGTTACATGGGTGCTGGCAACGGTATCTGGAAGTCGGCTCAGTCCTTCTCCATTTCTCCGGCCAACCAAGTCACCATGTTCCGCAACGTGAATGCTTCCTTCAAGAAGGCAGAAGTACGTTCGCAGGACTGGGAAAACGGCTTGGTGTGGGTACAGAACTACGACCGTCGTAGCCTGTTCTTCCCAGCGTTCCAAACCGTCTACGATGACGATTCCTCGATCCTGAACAGCTTCTTCAACATGGCCGTGGCCGTGGAGCTGGAAAAGATCTCGGACCGCGCCTGGCGCGATCTGACCGGCATCGACGGTCTGACCCCTGGTCAATTCATCCAGCGCAGTAACCGTCTGATTCAAGACGCAGTGAAGGGTCGTTTCGATGGTCGCGTTACCATTGAAGTTGACACCATCCTGACTGCTGCTGATACCCAGCGTGGCTATAGCTGGTCCTGCAAAATCACCATGTATGGTAACAACATGATGACCGTGGGTACCTTCACTATCGTCGCACGTCGTCAAGAGGATCTCGCACAATGAGCCGTTTAGCAGATACCATTCTTGACAACAAGGCGTACAACCAGTACGGGCGGTCGGCCATGGTCGACATCCGTAAGGGTGGTTCCAACGGTCCGGCACCGGACTACGCGGCCTACGTAACGAACTCCGCGTACGTTCGTCGGAACATCATCGCTATCCTCATCGAGGCCCCTCGTGGGTTCCAAGATCTGGAAGACCCGGACTATTGGGTTTCCACTCTGAAGAACCTGGTCGAGCTGGCACCGAAGACTATCGAGGGTCTGTCTCAGACTCTGACTGTCGAGCACATCGAAAACCCATTCGGTGGTGCTGGTGAGGTTCAGCAGGATATTTCGAACGTCACCCGTCAGCGTTCGGCTCCACAGTTCACCTGGAACGAGAAGTACGGCAAAGCTGTGGCTTCGTTCCTGAACGGTTGGGTTCTGAACCTGATCATGGACCCGGATACCAAGTACCCGCGCGTTGTCAAGAACACCGACAAACCGGCGGACTTGCTCCCCGACTACACCGGGATGACCGTGCTCTTCATCGAGCCGGACCCAACCCACACCAAGGTGATCACTGCCTGGCTGTCTACCAACATGCGCCCAACCGGCACTGTTGCGGAGATCTCCGGTTCTCGTGACATCACCGCTGCGCTGCAAGGTGCGGACTACTCGGTTGAATTCACTGCCCTGACCCAAATTGGTGAAGGCGTGAACAGCTTCGCTCAAGAGATCCTGGACAACATGACTCTGACCGGCGCTAACCCGAGCCTGCAAGAAGCTTTCGTACGAGAAATCGACGCGGAAGTAGAAGCAGCCGACACCGGCTACGCAAACCGCATCGAGAAGATGGCTTCGGCCACCATCTAAGTGTGGTGACATACTCGGGGGCCTTCGGGTCCCCGTTTATGCCGTATTTTGTGAAGGCCTCTGTTTTCAACACTTCACCTTAGGGATAGCAACCATGCTTAAGCAATACATGGAGCCTGATCAGCTCCCAACTACCAATTGGTCAATGGAGGCGATTGACAGTCTGATCGCATCCGCTGACGCCAAACTGGATCGCTTTGAAGCGCTCTGTGTTGCGATGGAGGAAATCGAGGAGATCCATAACGACCTCGAAACCCTGATCGAAAACAACGATGCGAACCAGACCACTGCGGTCATGATCCGTGAGCGTATCGAACGTGTCTCTGACGACACCGGTATCCAAGCAGTCATTCCTGCTCTGGAAGACCACGGCGACGATATGATCGCTTACCACCAGATCTCGATGGAAGCTGTGTCGGGTATCTGGAACCGCATCAAACAAGCGTACGTCTCCGAATGGCAGACCATGTTCGATGGTTTCTCCACCCTGTTCGGTGGCTATCGTCGTTGGGGTCTGCGTCAACAAGCGCGTATCCACAAACTGCGTCAAGAGTGGAAAGACAAGAAGCCAGAACTGAACGAACAGCGCCACAAAGGTTCGCTGGCCGGTCAAACCGTCTTCATGGCTTTCACCATCGACGGTCGTATGTCTAAAGACCCAGTCGGCGACATGCAGAAGGACGTGGCCAACGCCAAGTACCTGACCCAAGAGTATCCGAAAGCCCTGGCGATGTACCTCGAGAAAGTTCGCGGTATTATCAACGGTGGTAAGTACGACAACGACGCAGGCTTTGAGTCTTCTGTACTCGGCAAGCTCGGCGGTCTGGAACACCCGTCTCAAGTCCTCAAGTCCCCAATCATCGGTAAAGGCAACGTCATGTTGCACAACCGTGGTCTGGAAGTGAAGAAGGGTCGTTCGGTCAAGCCAGTGGGTTCCGATGACAAGTACCGTAAGTTGGCCGACCTGTCGGTTCAAACCTACGTGAAAGAATTCGTGTTCACCTGGTCCAACCTCAACTCTGGTATCATCGAGGACTTCTACCTGTCCACCGCTGATGTCGACAAGATGCTGGATCTGTGCGACGAGTACTGCAAGTGCCTGATCAATGCGATGGAAGTGTTCCGTCCAATGCAGAAGGCTATGAAAGGTCTGGCTGACTTCGCCAAGAAGAACATCGAGACCGATCGTCTGAACGGCACCAACCAGAAAGCGTTCAAGCAGATGCTGAGCTTCGTACGTGGTCTGCGCCGTTACGCCAAGACTCCGTACCGGATCGAGATCACTCGTATCCAAGGCATCGTCATCGCCTCCCGCATCATCGCCAGCCGGACTATCGCTACAGCGAAATGACGGCATAAAGGCAAAAAAAAGCAGGGGCCGAAACCCCTGCTTTTTATGCCGTCTGTTTCTGACGGTATTCCAACACCAACTCGTGTGTCTGCATGAACAGCTCAACCTTCTCCAAGAACCCGACGTCCAACGTGCACCGGAGTTTGTAGCCGTTCTTCTGACAGTACTCGTAGAACTTGTGATAACTGTCCTCCGCTTTGGTGAAACGATCGGCGTATGCCAAACACCACTGAAAGATAGTTAGAGGTAAACCCTGATCACCACGCACCTGATGGATACGTAGAGGGAGTGCCTCACGTTCAAGTTCTTCAACAAACAAGTCGAAGTCCACGACGTTGTACATCAACAAACCGACTTCATTCAGATTGTCGAAGTTTCGCTCCCCAGCGAGAATCGCCCCCACCAACTTCTTGTACCACTGAACGTTCAACCCCATGGTCAGTATCCTTACGATGCTCTAGTCATATTAGATCAGTTCGCCTGCATCTACTGCTGTGAGGCCCTGAGCCTCTGCGTAGCGCATCAAACGGTCCTTGAGGTTATGTCGGTGACAGAAGACACCGGCACGACACATACAAGCCACTACAACGCGTTCCAGCCGTACGACCCGGTCCCACTCTGCTTGGTGTTCGACCTGTTTGTCATCGAGGATCTCATTGTAGCGTCGGGTGTACTCTTCTTGGCTGAGCCCGGAGTACTTGATCCCGTGAACGATTTCTTTGATCGGCGAGAAAGCCACATTGCCATTGCGCCAGGTCGTGTCGATAAACTCAATACCCAGCTCTTTAGCACGTCGCCACTTACCCATTTGGATCGTGTAGATTTCCATACCCATCTCAGCCAAAAAAAAAGAGGTCAGCATAAAAGCGGTAGGGGGTTACCCTACCGCTTGGCCTAGGCCGGATGATCAGCCAGCGAGAGCAGCTTTCGCGCGCTCGTTGATGCTGTCACGAACTTTCTTCAGCACACCCTTGTTGGCGTGGGCGTTGACGCCGTACTTCATCGACACGATACCGTACTTGGTGATGACCGCGTTCGGATCGCGCTCTTCGCCTTCTTTCGGGATGCCGCCAGCCGGGTATTCTTTCGAACGCTGGATGGTACCAGCAACGGAGTCGGCGCCGTAGCCGAATTCGACCGACAGTTGTTCCAGCTTCTCGTCGCCTTTGAAAGCTTCGATGCCGATGCGGCCCAGGGCTTCGGCAGTGGCAGCGACCAGGTTCACCGGGTGCTCTTGGTGCAGAGCGCGCGACTCGACGGTGATGCCTTCTGGCAGAGTGGTGTCGCCGATGTTGGATGGCAGCGAAACGATGGAGCCTTCGCGGGTCATCTGCGAGAACAGGGAGTCAGCCAGAGCGTTGACGGTTTCCAGGGCGGTGGCTTTCTTGGATTCGGACATTGCACGTTTTCCTTGCGGGTTATGAAGACTACGGGTTGCGTTGCGGATATCGCTTACATATCCTTGCACTTTGCCGTAATCAATTACAGGTAGATTGAGTCTTCTCTCGAAGCTTTCGCGGGCAGCGCTTACTGCGTTGTCCACAATTTGTTGGATTTCGTCCTCAGTCAACTTCCGAGGTTTCGGATAGACGAGTTCGATCACCTGGGCGATTTCTTCGACAATCTCGACTTGAGTTTCCTCATCGATGTTATCGAACCACCCATCAAAGCCACCACGACCATCCAAAGAGCGGATGACTCCGTTAGCAGCTCGTGTAGCACGACAGCTCAAATCCATGTCTTCGAAGACAGGAAATAGATCAGCGCGGTCGAGTGTAGCTTGTGCGGACATGATGAATCTCCATTCAAGCCAGGTATTGCACTAGAGTAATATATACCCCAGATTCTTTTCAATCACATCGCGCAGACACACTCAGAAGGAGGTGGGTCACGCGGGATGATCTTCACGACTTGCTCGAGTTGCTTTTCCCAGACGACGTGTTCACGATAGCCATCAGACTTGACAGCCACGCATAGACCACAGTAGGGGAAGATGTAACCATGCCAGCCACCATTACGGGAATGGAACTTGAGACGTGGAATTTTCCTTACTTCCCCATCGAGGTTACCCAGGGCATCAGTAGAGACCTGAGTGTTAGGTTGATGGACAGCCTTCTCTTCGTAGATCTCCCAGAAGTCGCCATCAGCCGGAATCAGCACGTCACCTTTTTGCAGACGCACTGTTTCCATCATTACGGGTTCTTTCATCGTCGACTTCCTGAGGTGTCTTTGATGCCATTGTTTGGCTTCTCGCGGCGGACTACGATGTGCTCTGGCACAGCCACCGACGAAATGATTTTCTTGACATCATGATTGCGACAACGCACAGCAGTGCGCTCACGCATCATCAGTACACGACCATCACTGAGCTGGTAGTGAACGTTAGTCGTTGCATGTGGGTTTGGAGCAGGGATGTCCTCCTTACCAATCACCCGCGCTTCCAATGAGTCGATGAAGTCACCGATCTTGATATCGCGGATGTGAACTCGTTCTTCAACGTGACGCATTTATTTCCCCTTGGATCGAAGTAGTGGGGTCTCGATACGGGGATGGTGTACAACCTTGAATGTCTTCGGAAAGTTTTCTTCCTTAACTACCTTGCCTTCATTGTTCACGTACAACAGCACACCGGAGTGTGGGAACAGGTAAGCTTGATAGCCGCGACCATCACGGAAATGATACTGCCAGACATTTTCAGGTGGTTTACCAACCCACTGACCCAACGAATTGGTCTTACCCTCATAGTTAGGTTCAGGTACGTAATTTCTTCCCACGAAGGTCAAGTCATACGCCGGTAGATAATCGCCAGCAAAGATCTGGTCAACGCTAGCAGTCGAAGGCTTTACTCCGGTCATCCTTTACATCCTTTTCTTAAATGTGTACACGATTACCAGCCCAACCGACAACACCACAACGTAAGCGATCTGTGCGATCTCGATACCATCACGGTGTCCTACCACACACTTCAAATAGATGGCCAACGCCACGTAAAGGATTGACGTTATGATCAAGAACCAAGCGGTCTTGCTCCAACCCTTAATGAAAGCCCAGAACTCTTTAAGAGCTTCCAAATTCTCTTTCCACATATTCTCCTCCTGAGGATAAATAGATCTCTACAACTTTGTAGCTTATCCCTAAGGTAATATGTGTTTGAAATAGATTTAGATAGAATGCGATTTAAGCGGCATAAAAGCCCTAGGGGTATAACCCCTAGGGTCTTATGACGATCGTATCACCACCGGGCGCTGGGCGGCTCCTGATGGGACAGCAACTCGGCTGTAGCACCCTTGACTTTCTTCCACTCGGTAGAATCAAGTTTTCGGAGATTAGTTACCTCTCCTTTATCCCAACCCTTAACCCAACGAGAGAACTCAAAGGTCCAATACCCCTCGGTCAAGATCACGTCATGACTGAAACGTACGGTAGCCCCTTTAGCAACCTCAAAGAACACCTCGATGGTTTTCTCACCCCGAGCATTACGCTGATACTCACGCACCGAGCGATAGAAGTACTTACCAATGATCTCAGCACTGTACTGCCACTTCTCAGGTGTATAAGGAACCAGCCAACGTTCGTCAGTGAAGTCAGCATCGTAGAGCACTTTGACGTTAGGCTTGACAGAGACCTCGTTACGGAAACCGTAAACGTACCATCCGTCCCGCCATTTCTTTTCAGCACGACCCCACTCCCAATCAGCACGATCCTGTTGATAACCCAGGATGCAACCAAAGATCGTAGGTGCAACACTTACCCGAGGAACCGAACGATCTTCCTTAGGTGCAGAACGTTGCGTCAAAGCCGGGACAAACTTCTTGATGCCAGGGTTAGTGGAGATGTGGTACAACCACTCCTGACCCAAGTCATCAGGGGACACTACTTCACAGTTCTTACCGACACCGTTACGGAAGGACCCAATGTACGCTTCACAGGCTTCAATGTCATTCATGTCGCCCCCTTACCAGCGAGCGGACGGTGGCAGGACCAGACCAGCCTTACCGTGTTTCTTCCAGCCGAAGTCGACGAAGATAGTGGAGCCAGAAACGCCACCAGACGATTCCATGGAAACGCCAGCACCAACGCCAGTATCCAAGGATTCGATGTGATCTCGGGTGAACTCCATTTCCTGGAAGGATTCCAGAGACGGAGCATTCCACTTACGAGCATAGTCAATGCCAGGCTCGTTCACGTAGTCCCAGGTCACGATGGTGCGGATGTGCTTGACCAGACGACCACCTTCGATCTTGTCATCGGTCAGAGAACGTACCGAGAAGCAAACGCTCTCGTTTGGGTTCTCCAGCGATTCACCCAACGCTTGACCTTTCGGACCGCTAGGCTTCACACGACCAATTACGGCAACCACACGTTGACCAGACTTATCCTTGACGGCGTTCTGTTCAATGCGTACGTCAGCGAAGTGACAGCAGACGTTGTCTTCGTAGATGGTGGAGACACGGCGCAGGAAGCTACGCATGTCCTGGTTGGGGAGTTGTTTCGGGTGACCGTATTCACCACGGCAAGCACCGGTTTCAATCCGACGCATCAGGCTGGACGATTGCTCGAACAGCGACTTGGCCGATGCCAGTGGATAGAATGCACCACCACTGTTGTAACAATCCAGACCACCCAGCACCAGCTCGTAATAGCCTTCGCTGTCGGGTCGGACCTTTCCTACTTTGTTTGTGCCGAGCAACGCGACACAACCATAACTGACACGTTCCATAGCACGTTACCTTCTCAAGAGTCCTTCGATAGGCTCCACTGTGTCGGAAGGGTTCACCAATGCGGAGGTTAAGCCTTCTTCCCAATAGGCACCTACCAGTTTAGCGGTGGTGTTACTTGCCCCGTACGTAACGCTTCGCAGCGGAATGAATGTCGGGTCGATAGCCAAGTCCTTTTCGGTCTTGACTGACTGGCGGTAGTATTGCGTCCGGTCATTGGCCAAACGACTGATGGCGGCTACAATCATTTCCACGATGGCGTGGTTAGCCCCCACCGAGACTCCCGCATGGTGGCGAGCGCTCTCGAAGATACGTCCCAGTTCTTGGTAACCCATGAACCAAGGTACGTGCCCTTTACCTAACAGCTCCGAATAAATTCGGTAGATGAAGATGTCGCTCTTGAGGAGGTTGATGTTGGCAATCACCACAGAACCAGGAGTGAACACGAACTCGATGTAGTCTTCGTCTTCAATCTTGATATAGTTGGTGATCGTGGGCTCGATGCGCATCATGGCGTTGGCTAACGATACACCCATGTAGGTGTCGTCAACCGTGATTGCAAAGATACCAGAGATCGAAGTCTCAGTACCTAGGAACGCCATCTGTTGTTCAGCAAAACGGGCAGGGATGTAGATCTTACACCCCTTCGTTGTTACCAACGTCCCGTCTTCCATTTCCTTCAGATACGCATGAACCTTGGAAGCATCCCGCTTAAGCTTCTTCGGGTCCATACTCTACCCCTTACTGGCCAGGTGCGTCTTTGGTGATCAGAGTCGCAACCCAAGTAGGGACGAACTCCATCAGAGCCAGCAAGCCGACTTCACGCATTTCCAGTTCTGGGTGCTCTTTGGCAACGCTGTCCATGGTGGACAGGATGTCGTAGGCGTTGGTGTGCGGGAAGATCACCGAGCAGATGACTTTACGCAGAGTGATGAACAGGTCATCCTCGTACCAGTTGTTCGGCATCTGGCGGATGTAGTTGTGCAGAGCAACAACGTACACCTTACGCTCGGTCACCAGCAGGTCTTCCGGCAGGTTCTCGATCTCTTTCTCGACCGCACGAACCAGACCAGTTTGGTAGTGGTTGGCTTTCTGCAAACGCAGGTTGGTAGCCATCACACGTTCCTGGGATTCCCAGACCTTGATGTAACGGTCCTTGCGCTCCAGCAGGATGTCGTAGTTCGAGTTGCGATCCGAAACGAATGCACCGAACAGAACTTCTGGAGTACCACCGGCTTCGAGCCACTTGTCGTAGACGTCGGCGTTCACACGGATTTCGACAGGGTTAATACCGATGTCGTCTTCACGGAAACGCGACCAGTCAGCAACCAGGACTTTACGCTTGGAGTTGGACTCACGACGCTCCAGGGTACGGCAAACAGCACGAGCAGCTTGGCTCATGATGTCGATGACGTACTCTTTGTACTCGTTCAGACCAGCCTGTACACCTTCCGGGGTCACTTCGCACAGACGCGAGGCAATCAAGAAGATCACGAGGATCTGAGTCGGTTCAACGTACAGGTGGTTCAGGTGCGACAACAGCGAAGAGTTGTAAGACTCGTCACGGTTAACGAAGATCTTGTTGTAGATCTCCTGAACGTAACCTTGCGGCAGCGTGTCGATGAACGATTGCAGCTCGGTATTGAAACGGGCAACGCCGGTCTCAACCAGAGCCAGTGGGGAAGCTAGGCCGTCAGCCATCGGTACGGTGATGCTCAGACGAACATCCTTTACAGGAGTTTCGTTGTAGCGGTCAACCAGACCGGTCAGGTAGTGGCTGTCCCAGATGTCAGCAAACTTGTCAGCACGTACCGAGATGGCAGTGTTCTTCAAAGTCAGTGCATCGTCGACGTATTGCGACACGTAGTCACAAGCAGCCTTTACCGAAGGGTTGACTTGGTTACGGGCAACGTCGAGGTTCCAGGCGATGGTCTTCTTCAAGACCTCGATGACCTCATCCATTACCATGTCGTGTTCAACCACGCCAGCGGCGTTCTTGGATTGAGCGCCGAACATGATGCGTTCTTCGATCGACATCTCGAGAGTGCCGACGTCAGGGTTTGGCAGGTAGCCTGCACGGACCAGACTGGCCAGAGGAGTACCGTCGATTGCACGAATCGCCAGACCCTTGTTATCCAGTACCTGAGCCAGGCTCACCGCTGCTGTCAAGGAGTTATAGTTCAGCATGGTTACACGACCCCTTGATCTTTGGCCAGTTTGCGTTGGATAGTCGCGGTGATCGCCGACTTCATGGTGGCTGGAGGAATGCGTTCCCCATTGATGGTGTTCGAGACAGCTTCACCAGCAACAGCCATGATCAGTGTAGCCGACAGTTCAACTGCGTTGGCTAACACCGTCAAGTTCTGCTCGTAATTTTTGGACATAACGGAACCCGTTCTGAGAGTTAACGATGGGGTCCCGAAGGACCCCTAAATTCAACCTTTTCTGTACGCCTCAACCACCTTCTTGCTGAGGACCTTGAGAAGCGTGGTAGTGGTACCAATCAACTCAGGCGACAGCACGATACGGTTCGAGAAGGAAGTGTACGAGAAGATGGCACCCAGTGGCAGACCAGACAGCGTCGTGTTGACACCGGACATCACCCGACCAAAGATGGTCTTCATCTGGTTAGCGAACACACCTTTGTCACCCACGCCTGCCCCGACCTCAGTCGTTACATAGATGCGGATCAACATCGAGTCCATGTTCAGAGGGTTACCCGCTACACGCAGGGCACCGTCTACGCTACCAGTCAGAACCTTACGACCCAAAGCCCTTTGGAGCTTAGCCCGTTCTTTGTCCCCGTGATCAGCAATGGCGCGAAGACTTTCAGACATGTCTTCTTTATCGCCGTTGTAGTACACCTCGATGGATTCTACCACCCCGTTGTACTTCGCTTTCGGAGTTGGACTCCCCAGCAAACGGAGTGTATCGATCGAGTCTTCGTCGAACAAATCGGTGTTAGCCGTTACGGCGTCTTCGATTGTACATAAAATATCCTCACTATCGACCTTTTGCCCCTTGGTTACCAGACCGTGAATCTTCTGGTCAAACGTTACCACGAGGTCACGAGGTTTAGTGATCTGAGTCCGAAGCAATTTTGCAATGTCTTCAGAGATCACCGAGGAGTCTTCTAAGGTATCGGCACACTCCAGAATAGCTGTCCGTACAGTGATACCAGTCTTCAAAGAAACTTGAGACGGGTTCAACGCACTAGGCTTGAAGTAGTGAGAGTTGTAGGCAACCACATCACCAGCTTTGATCTTCTGCCCCACCTTGAGTTCTGAAACTACCTCATGTGGGAAGATCTTACCGGCTACCGTACCGAAGCGACGACCCAGCTCTACCGAACGCTGAGTACCGTCTTTGTATTCAACCGTAATAGCTTTGTCGCTGACAGCAACCACAACACCATCACCCTTCGCCGTGTAGGCAAAGAGGTCGTTCACACGGTGAGGCAATACGTCGCCATAACCAGTCTGAACTGGCTGGACATCGTAACCCACGGCAAACATGGTGGAGTGATACTGGATACCAATGAAGTTCACACGCTTCGGGTCGTCCCGGTCTGCACAAGGCGAAACCAGAGCAGCAGTCGAGATCAACTTGGTCGCACCATCTTGACCAGGTTCGTAACGACGGCTCAAACCACGCAAGGAAGTGAAGTTCGGGTCCGCAGTGGTAAACGTCGAAATAGCTACGTCACCAGAGTCCACGGTCGACTCGGAGATCACACCCATGTCGTTAGGGTGGAATACACGGCTACGCTTAACCATCGAACGACGGCTACGTCCACCAGTACCACCAAACGTCACAGACTCTTGGGTACGCAAGCACTCAATCGGGTTCGACTCTTCCACCTGACCTTTTGACGGGTCGTCCTGAATAGCCTGCCAGATAGCGTGAGGCGCCATCTCCATCTTGTTCCCCGCCGCACCACGACGAGCGTTGTGTACACGAGCGGAGCGAACCATCTCTGCGTAGACCGCACCAGAGATCCTTTCATACCCCTTGATCCGCATGTACTCCATATCCGTTTCGGCAGGAGCCCAGTCAGTGGTCAACAACTCCACTGCACGAACCAACAGACCTTCCCACTCAGTGGGTTCCTTCATCTCTGTCAGGAGGTCGAAGGTGATAGGGTCAATGAACAGATCACGCAACAGGTCGAGTTCACGCAGATAACGCACACCGATCTTGTTGGTCTCCAACACGTTCAGGTAAACGTCTTTGCGGTTGAAGTCGTACACACTGTGCGAACGGATAGCTTTCCAATACGACAGGAAGCCAGCCATCAACAGAGAGACTACTTTATCGTCACGATGGAAGATCAAGTTCTCATCGGCAAAGCGAACAGCGTATTCGCCTTCACCCAACTTGAGTCGCTCACCCACCTGCTGACGACGGAACACGGTTGGCCTGAGGGCCTTGATCACACGTTCCAGACCGAAGTAGTAGCCGAGGATAATGCCCATCGGGATGGACTTGTTGAACACACCCATCTCTGCCATTTCAAGCGGAGCCTTAGAGGTGTCCAACTGCAACAGCTCTTCCAGTTTACCCAATGGTTCAGGACCACGGGCTTTCTGGACGTACAGGGTATCGTACTGATCGACCAAGACCAGTTCAGCACCCTTCTTACCGATGACCACCATGCCCTTGGATTCAGCAGCACGAACTTTAGCCTCACCGAACTCCTTCTCACGATTAGTAAACTCGAAGAAGAAGTCAATCCCTACCGCAGTGAAGCGCCGGAAACTCTGAGACAGCAAGCTGTAGAGTCGTGGGGTTTTGTTCAGGTGATCAAACACGTTTGACGGGCGCAACTCAGACACACGGTTGTCTTTCGGGTCCAGTCCGATTGCTCGGATGGTATCACTCAGCCATTTTGGATAGTTGTTGACAGATCGTGGTGACCGATCAACGAAGACTTTACCATAATAGCTAGTGAGAGCAACACTGGTCGAATCAACCTTCCGAATAGGGACATCGCCACGCTGCTTCCGTAAGCTGTAGCGTACCCCGTTTGCCAAATAAGAACCATCTGGTGATACCTTGGGAACTTTAAAACGAATGGTGGAGGCAGGGCCGGTAGCCGGTGCCAGTTTAATGGTGTGGATTTCGTAGTGGTTGAGAACATCCTCTACTTCTTCCACTTGGTAATCGACAATCGCGATACCAGCGTTCTGCAACGACATCACCGAGTTGACGATGTCTTTGTTCAGGATCTCCGTGACGTACCGGCTATCGAACTCCAGCAGAGACGATTGCAGCATGGTCTTGTCGAAGACCAGTGGGTTGTCAGGGATCTTGGTGGACGACGTGATCTTTAGGGACTCAGGCTTGATCACAATGTGGTCAGCCAACATACCTGGACCGTACGGGTTCTTGATCTCTTTGTAGCTGTTAGCCAGCTTCATGAGACGACGATACTCACCGCCAGTCATCATCCCCGAGTCAGCCATTTCGTTGGCCTTATCGACGATCCCTTGGTCCAGTGGCTTACGCTCACCGCCGATCTTCACGAGTGCCGGAACTGTAGTCTCCAGCTCAGCCTCGTTCTTCTCAGCAGCTTCGTTCATCTGGTCCAGACCCTCAAGATCTTTATCGATCTCAGCATCCATCGCAGCAATAGCAGCCAACTCGTCCAAGTCTTCTTTGAGGTGTCGTGCTTGTTCCTCTTTGAAGTCGACGTCGGAGATGAAGTCCTCATCCTGCGTAGTGACAACAGGGCCAGACTCTTCCAACTGCTTCGCAACAGTGGACGTGCCTTTCTTGTTCTCAATCGCATCAGGGTGAAGGTTGTCCTCGTCCTCTACCTGCTCTTCCTCCTCCTGCACCTCTACGATGGTGTGGGATTCTTGCAGGGTCATCAAAGACTTGAGGAAACGCTTCTGGAGTACGAGAGAGTCGACACCTGGTGTCTTCTTACCCTCAGCATCCACCCCTGACTTCCACGAGTTCAGCAACCCAAGGTTCACACAGAACCAACGATCCTTCGATTGGAAGATCACGTTGACCTTAGCGTAGTTCTCGGGTTTGATGTGACCCATCGGGGACTCAGCCCGGTTATCACCCAACCACTGGAACATGTCCATGATGTTGAATGATTCGTTGCCTTGGATCTTCGTCAGGCTGGTACGGTCAATACGGCGATCAGCCATACGCAGCGCAGTAAAGGATGGCAACATGTCTGGGAGTTGGACACGGACGAACTGGTGACGGTCAGGCCACTCAGTTGCAATCTCATCCACCTTCTTCCACATGGTCACCCGAACGTTTACCCAGCGGTAGTAAGCCGCAAAGAAACTGGTTGGGTAACGCTTGAGGAATTGAAGCGGTGCAAAGTTCTCAACCACCCAAATCCGTGGGTTACCAAACACCGAGGCCGGGGACATCAACGGACGGATCTTAGATCGCGTACGACGTTGGTATTCCCGGATTGGCTTCTGGACAATGAACGGAGTGGGCTTAGGATTACCGATATCGGAACGCAACTCGATGTTGTGCTCGATGTAGACCATCTTCTCAGAGTTCTTGATCAGAGGGTCGTCCAGGCCGATGCCGAACGTTGCAGAGTCTTCAGGAAAGTAGTTGATCACCGCCCCTTGTGGGAGCGACAACTTAGCGATCCCGAATGAAACAGGCATCGTGAAATTCGGTAGACGACGCACACCGAATGCACGATACCACATGGGGTAAAGAAGCATACGCTACTCCAGTGTCAATCTTTGTAAAGGAACAGGGACTCTTCCACCAGGTCAACAATCGACTTGGCGTAGTACGGGGCCAAGACACAGAGCTTCATGGCAGGGTTGAGCATGTCATCAGCAGTGAAGCGGTAGATGTCGTCCAACATACCGAGGTAGTAACCCGACAGACCGTCAGCACCGAAGTTGATGGCAGGGCGCAGGAACGATGCTACTTGAGCATAGTTGCAAGGACCTTTGTTGATGATGTCGACCACACGATCGTATTCATCTTCCACCTGAACAGCCATGTCCTCGAACTTCAACGCAACCTCGAGCAGAGCCAGCATCTCTTTCGGAGCCAGCGCACGGAAGTCACGGAACTTGAGTTGGTTATTCTTAACGTTGGTCCAACGAGCCGAACGATGCTGTTTCTCAGCAAAGTGCTGGAGCAACTTACGAACCTCTGGGTTCACCGAAGAGGTGTCCACAGGTTCTGGGTTGAAGATACGCTCCTCACCCGGCAACACGATCTTGAGATCCTTGTCACCCAGTGCAGCAGTAGGAGCTGTGAACTTCTGACAGAACTGTTCGAACTCCATGCGGATGACGTCTTCTTTCAACGTCTTGTTCATCGCAGCGTTGTTCAGACGCTTAACGATCTCGCCGATCTCTTTACGGACCGCTTGACCTTTAACGATGTACGCACCCTGGTACGGTTTCAACCAACCAGAGAAGTTGCCGAACATGTCGATCAGGTTATAGTCCAGACGACCATTGATGCAAAGACGTTTGAATACAACCTCGTCCTTGATCTTGCCAGTCGGCGAACCTTTGATCTTCTCGATACGAGGCTTGAGCTTAGCCACACGAGCAGAAATCTGCTGTGGGGCGTTGCCGGTGTAGAAACGTTGCTTGTTGTTGAAGATGCTTTCGTACGCTTTGTTCAACGCACGCTTAACACGGTCCAACATCGAGTTGATCGCTTCCAGGGAGATGGTCGCCTCGTCTTCCATCGAGATCTGAGGGATACCCGTCGCCACACAGAACTCAGCAACCGCCTCCATTGACTCCATGGAGATCTGGCCACCTTGCAGCTCGCTACGAGCCTTCATCAGAGCACGCTTGGCGCTACGCAGATCGCGCATCATCTTGCGGTGGTCTTTACGTTTCATCGAGTGGATGTCGAAGCTCATCTCAGTCCCCAGTCATATTCCGTAATACGAGTTGAACAGTCTGCACGTTGCAGGAAGCTTTAAAGCCACCACGTGGATCGAGGTAAGCCTCGCGACTGTTAAGAAGTTTGTCGATCTCATCAATGGACTCTTGCGTGTACACGATGGTCGAAGAAGCGGTGTCACCGTCGAAGTCAGCACCCAGGCCACCCAAGCGAGAAGGATGGATAACCTGCGAGTCAACGTAAGCCAGTGGTTCGTAGGACGGGAACTCCAAAGCTACAGAGTCCTCCATCGGGTTCCAATCAACACCCAGCTCAACCCGCACCTCACCTTTCATGGTGGTCTTGGTGTAGATGGTGGATGGATAGGTCGAACCAATGCCCGTCACTGGGTAACGAGTTACGATGGTCTTCAACGTGTTCCAGCGTTTATAGCCGGAGAGGTAGATCAGTTCGATCAGGGTCAGAGGAGCTACGTTCTTACGATCGAAGCCTTCTGGGAGTTCACCGATGTCGCCAAAGATCTTGAAGGTGTTATCAGGCCCACGATACACCAGGCCCAAGTAGCGGTCTTCAAGCATCACTGGTTTGTGACGGTTCTCCACGATCCGCATCGACTCAATGACTTTCTCCAAACCTTCAACCGTAATCCAACGGTCACGAACATCTGGAGGCAGATCAACCAGTTCAGACTTGAGGGTCTTGGGGTCAATCAATCGAGCAGAAGTAGAACTGTCACCTACCGAGAACACTTCACCCAACCATCCATTTCGCAACAGGAAGATAGTCAGAGGAAGTGCACCTTTGGCTACTTGGAACATACCCAAGATAGTGTCGGTGTAATCTGGCGAGTTGACCTCATCCAAATCCGCAGTGGAGGTGTCCATTGCAGAGATCACGTTCCGAGTACCGTTGAAGATACGACGGCTACCGTATTTCTCTTGGATGAAGCCTTTCTTACCAGTGATCATCCGCAGGACGTGGTCGTACACATCGTTAAAGCCCTGTTGGAGGGATCTGCGGCTGTTATCGTACAACGGGGATGTCTCTGTACCGTCAGCAGAAACGATCACCTTAGAGGCGCCGAGAATGCGTCGGTAGACATCGTTGATCTCATCCTGTGTACCACGTCCCGTCGAGTCGACGATGTAGTCACGCAGGCCAGCAGGCATCACCAAGATCTTGCTGGTGGTGGAGATCGCTTGATACTTCTGAATCATCTTGATCCGTTCAGTACGGACCGGAGACTTCGATTCACGGTATTTGATCTTCTTCCAATGTTTCAGGAAGTAGGCGTAACCAGTCTCACCCGTCAATTCGTTAGCAAGGATGAAGTCACCTTCCTTGTCATCGAAGATGGCGTAAGCAGTACCGGCCATGATGTCACGATACAAGCCACGCAGTTGTACTAATGCGCGGTAGATCGTTGGGTGGAAAATGTTCAGGTGGATGTCGATGTACGAGAAGCGGGTGTCCCGCAATTCATCACCAACCCGACCGAACGTTAAGACACTGAACAGGCCGTCTTCGTTGAAGTTACCAGTCACCCCGTCATGAACGTCAGGGGACTTAACAGGCCGTAACAACTTCAACTTCTCTGCCGTTAAATTCAGGATCGAGACGTTAAATGGGATCTGGCTATTTTTCATGGGCGCCTTCTCAGGAATTTATATGAATACCATTACTACACCCAAGAGCCGGGAGCATTACCATGGCTAAGGATCATAACGACATTGATGACGATTTAGACAATTTTGACGACTTTGACTTCGGGGATGATTTCAATTTTGATACTCCTCCTCCGAAGGATGATCGCAAGCCAATTGTCAAGGTCGCCACTTCGTTCCTGGCGGGGGCTGCCGAAGAGTTATCTGACCCTACTCGGGTTAAGAAGATGGCTCTTGACGCTCTCCCCGAGGGATACGGTAAAGCGGCTGGGATGGCCGATAAGGTAGCGTCAACTGGGCGCGAACTATACCATACGACCGCCGAAGAATTGAAGCCGGTGATTCGAGACGCCAAACGCTTAGGGCGTCGCGTTTTGCCGATGACAAAATCCTTTTTGCCCGAGAAACTGCAAAAGAAGTTTGAGGACATTGTCTCCGAAGAACCTAAGGGTCCGTCGGTAGAACAAACCCGTGATGCACTGATTAACTCAGAAGTCAGCGACATCTTTAAACTTCAGATGGAGGCTGATGCTCAGCAACGGGAAGAGGACAACATCCAAGACCAAGCTGAGCGTAAGCAAGACACCGCTCGGTTTAAGACTCAGATCGAAACGCTTAACTCGATCCTGTCTGGGGTTAACCGTCAGGTTGCATACCAAGACCAGATCCTGGCACGTTTCCAGAAGAAGAGTCTGGAACTGCAATACCTGCAATACTTCACCCTGCGTGATACCTACGAGTTGCAGAAAGCTGCTGCGAAGGACACGAAGACCGCACTCCAAGACATCGTGAAGAACACGGGTCTGCCTGAATTCGTCAAGTCCAACTTGAGCGAACACGGTGGACATCTGTTCCGTGAACGTCTGCTTGGTGCAGCATCGTCGAAGGTGAGGGAGTACGGTGCCAAGTTCATTGACAAGTACGCTGGCAACATCAAAGACGCGATGAAGAAGAACGTTGGGGCATTTAAAGACGCCGCAATGAACGGTCTGACTTCGGCTGACATGTTGTTGGATGCTCGTCAAGGCATGCAAGATGCCGGTGAGTCTACTGATCCGTACACCAGTGGTGGTAAGTTTGCTGGTGGAATGATCGGTGGTGAACTGGGCGATCGGTTGGCTAAGTTCCTGCGCCCACACGTGGCCAAGATCCCAGGTGTTGCAAAGCTTGGGAACAAACTTGAATACGGTGCAGACAACCTTCCTGCCCTGATCTCTGATTGGGCGAAAGGAAACCAAGGTGAAGATACCAACTCACCGATGTGGAACAAGTTGCTACGAGGCTTTAAGGACCTAGCGCCTAAAGATGTCGTGGACAACAAACTTGGTGAGACAGACCTACTGCGTTCTCAAGACGCGGTGCCGTTTACTCATCTGGTCCGTAAGTCGATCACAGACATCATCCCAGGCTACCTCTCGCGGATTCACCATGAGTTGGCAATCCTGCGTACTGGTGACGCCAGTATCAAGCGGGTTGGGTATGACCTGAAAGATGGGTCATTTGCTTCCATGGATAAGATCACAAAGTCCATGGCGGGAAGTCTGTTCGATCAGACTAAGAACTTCGATGGGGTTAAGGATAAAACCAACGAACTCATTGACAAGATTGAAGAGAAGCACGGGGAGAAGCTTTCACCTACTCAACGTAAAGCGCTCTACAACAAGTTCATTGAAAAGGCTGCAAGTGGACAAGGCCGCTTCAACGTTAAGGAACTCTCTGACGTTGACACTTGGAAGGATCTGGATGATGACGATGCTCTGAAGCTTTCGTACATGTTCAGTGACGACGTGGGTGAGGAGAACCAAAACCACTATTCAAAACAATTCCTGAAGATTCGGGATCACGTTAACAACCCTACGGATGCCATCAAGTCGATGGTCGATGCTGGGCAACTCGAACAGATGCGAGCGTTGGGTCTGATCACTGGCGAGGGTGAAAACCGTCGCATTGATCAGAAGCGTATCATCGAGATCTTACAGCGAGGTGGATTCGGTGAGCCAACTGATGGCGGAACTGATTCTCCTGGTGGTACTCCTCGTAATCCTAACGGTGGTCCTAACGGTGGAAATCCTCTTGGCGGTCTTCGCGGCGCCAACGACAATCCTCAGGCTGCTCACTCGGACGCCGAAAAAGTAGCGACGCCCAAGAACCCTAACGAGTTCATGGAGACCATTGGTGAGTACCAGATGTTGCTGTTGGAGGATATCCGTAAGGGTATCGCTAACCCGGCGGCGTTGGCGCAATATTCCGAAGCAGCACGCAATGATCCGAAGGCTACAGATGACGAGTGCACCTGTGTCGAGCGAATGATCAAAGCGTATCAGGAAGGCAACCAACAACTGGTTGATCAACTGACTGCTACCTACGAGCTGTTGATCTCTGGTCAACTGCAAACCATTTCGATGGGGGTTCCGTTTGACCCTGAGAAATTGGGGATGCGAACTTTAGGTGGTCATCTGGGTAAAGGTTTCGGGAAACTTAAGAACGCCGGTAAATGGGCGGGTGGTAAGTTCTCGAGTTACTACAAAGGTGCGATGAACCTCCAGAAGAACATTATCAAGGGTGGATTCAAAGGCGCTTGGGCTGGTGCCAAGGGTGCTGCGAATCTGATGTTTGGTCGGGCAAAAGGTAAGCTCAACGAGTGGGGCGACGTTTACGTCAAAGGTCAGTTCCGCCCAATCTTGACCTGGGCTCAACTCAAAGCCGGTGAATACCTCAACGAAGACGGTACGCCGATTACTTCGTGGAAGGACGTCAAAGGTCCAGTGAAGAACAAAGCAGGCGAGTACGTCTTAACTGCTGAGCAATTCGCACAAGGCTTGGTGGATGAAAAGGCTCGTCCTCTCTTCACCAAACTCAAGGACTTCGGCAAGGGGATGTTCAGCAAGATCAACAGCCTTTACACAGCACCGTTCAAAGCGATCAAGAACATGGTCTCTGGTGCGTGGAATGGACTGAAAGGTTTCGTTGAACGACCTCGTGACATGTACATCCCTGGCAACCCAGTGCCGGTACTGTTGGCCTCTGTAATGGCGGCTGGTGGATACCGTAACGCCGACGGGTCTCCGATCACTAAGTGGACGGATATCAAAGGTACGGTGTATGACCTTGAGAACAACGTAGTAGTCTCTCTGGAGACGATGCGTCAAGGCTTGGTCGACATGGCAGGTAAGAAGTTCACGACTCTCAAGGGTGCTCTGTGGAGCGGTGCTAAATCCTTGGTGGGTGGTGCCTTCCGAATGGGTCGTCGTGCTATCGGTTCTGTCAAGAGCATGATGGGCAAAGGGTTCGGTGCTCTCAAGAAGGGTGCCGGTGGTTTGATGGGTATGGTCAAAGGTGGCCTCAAGAAAGCGGGAATCGGTGGAGGCGGTGGTTCTTCTGAGATGATGGAAGTCATCGGGGAATACCAAATCCTGCTGCTCGAAGAAATTCGGGATGGCATCCGTGACCTCAAACCTAAAACCATTCGTGGTGACATTGATGGTGACGGTATTCGTGAAGGTTCGTCACAGTGGTTGAGTGAACGCCGGAAGAAACGTCGTGAGGATCGAGAGGCTGCACAGAAAGCCAAAGACGATGCGCGTAACGGGAAGAAGGAAGAGAAGAAAGGTGGCCTGCTGGGTCTCATTACTCTGATCGCCGGTGGCGTGATGGGGATGGCGAAGAACCTGTTGTCTCTGCCTAAAGCTTTGTTCAGCATCGCTCGGAGTCTCAGTGCTGCAAAAGGCATTGGTGCTCTGGCTGACATCGCAGGTGGCATGGGTCGCGGTGGGCGTCTGGGTCGTATTGGACGCGGAGCTGCAACCGTAGGCCGTGGTGCTATGGCGGTGGGTGGTATGTTAGGTCGTACCGCTCTGGGTGTTGGTCGTCTGGCCTTTGGGGGCGTTGGTGGTATTGCTCGCGGTGCTTGGGCTTTAGGTTCAGCAGCCATTGGTGTACTCGGTGCTCCGTTGGTGCTCGGTGCTGCTGCGGTTGCCGCAGTAGGTTATCTGGCGTACAAAGGGTACAAGGCCTACAAGAAAGCCAAGAACTCCCACCTGGTCAAGTACCGGATGGCACAGTACGGTATTTCTTGGGACGACGAAGATCAAGTCAGCAAGGCTATGGAGTTGGAACTGATTGTGGCTCCGGCTGTACAGTTCAATTCCAACAACCCTCGCATTGATTGGAAGGCGGTGAAGGTAGACAAGATCAAGGAACTGTTTGGTCTCTCGGACGATGAGCCTGAGAAAACTGAACGCTTCGGCAAATGGTTCGAGACTCGTTTCGGTCCAGTCCTCATCAACCATCTGAAAATGCTTCAGAAGTATTCAACCAGCACCAAGCTGGAAGAAGCTGACGATGTAGTGAAGATGGAAGATAAGCTGAAGTACTTGGAAGGCGTTAAAGTTGACGACCCAGATACCACCTACGGTGATCTGACCAGTCCGTTTGACGATGACGATCTTTCGATGGGTCCTGCTCAAGTCCAAAAGGTGTGGGAAGAAGTTACTGCCGCCATCAAGGAGGACATGCCTGAGAAGGCTAAGGAATCCAAAGGTGAACAAGCTCAAACCGGCGCTAAGGAAGCTGCTGGTGCTGCGGCTGCTGCCGGTGCTCTGAAACAGAAAGGTTTCATGGATGGAATCAAAGACGGACTGGTTAACAGTACGTTGCTGGGTCGAGCGGCTAGTTGGCTCAACGAGAAAACGGGTGGTGCTATTGTCAAAGGGGCTTCGGCTATCTTTGGTGCGATGGCTGCTCCGTACGTTGGTGCATTCAACTGGATCAAGGAAAAGATCTTCGGTAAGGACTTCAAGGTTCCATCCATCTTGTCAGGTGAGATCGACCCTCTGACCAGTATCCGGTATCGTCTCTACGGTATCTACTCAATGGAGTACGCGCGTGTCTCGCCTATCTCCAAGCTGGAAGAGTTGTTGATTGATGACGTTAAGTATTCGGGTAGCGGTAAGGCTGAGTACGATGGTGAACCTGGTGACATCTGGAAGAAGGTAGCAGGTAGCTTTACTGCAACGCCGGATTCCGATGAGGCCAAGGATCGCTGGATGCAGTGGTTCAGCAATCGTTTCCTGCCGGTGTATATCTCCTACCTGACGGCTGTACGTGGCTTCTCGAAGAACGGTAACCCGTTCGATGCGTACTCTCGTCTGCGTGCTGCACAGAGCCTTGAGATCGCTCGGTTTATGAACTCGGCTAACGCTGAGGAAGATTCCAAGTCTGAGAACAACCGTTCTGTGTGGGGAGTGACTGCTTCGCCGTTTGATGATTATCCGCTCAACACGGATGCCAAGATCATTGAACCGTTCATCTCGGTGATTCAAGCCGATGCTAACAAGGAAGTATTGAACGAGAAGGTGAAGGTTGGTGCGGCTGCCAAAACTCAGGACATGATCAATCGTGCTCTGGGTACTAACAGCACTTCCGGTCCGTTGATGATGCGTCAGGACAACGGTAACGCAGCACAGTCAAAACTGCCGGGTGGTCTGCTGAGTGCGATGTATGGCACGATGAAGACTGCGGGTGGTGACCCAGGCTACATGAATGGTGGCTTGCAGGTTCAACACCCAGGTAATGGTACTGGTGGTAGTGTCAACGACTTGCCTCAGGTCTCAGGAGCTGATGGAGAGTACTCGACCTACAAGGACATGATTGTAGCGGCATCGAGGATGGTCGGGGTTGACCCTGGCTTGATGGCAACCATGGCTGCCTTGGAGTCTAACTTCAAAGGTCGTGTGAAGTCTAAGTCCTCGTCTGCAACCGGCCTGTACCAGTTCATTGACGATACATGGAAAGCGATGTTGCTCAAGTACGGTCCGAAGTATGGACTGGACCCCAACACGCCTCCAACCGATCCACGTGCGAACGCCCTGTTGGGTGCTGAGTACATTCGTGAAAACACTGAGAAGCTGAAACAAGGTCTGGGTCGAGATCCAACGGACACCGACATCTACCTGGCTCACTTCTTCGGTCCTGCTGGTGCGCTCAAGTTCCTCTCCGCTAAGGGTGATGCGAACGCGGCGAGCATCATGCCAAAAGCTGCCAACGCCAACAAAGCGATCTTCTTCGCTGACGGTCGTCCTCGGACTATCAGTCAGGTCTACGCTGAGGTCGACAGACGGGTTAAGGTCAAGCGTGACATGTACGCAGGGGATGCACGCAGTGCCATGGGTATGGCTCCAGGTACAGCGAATACTCCAACCCCAGCTATCCCAGGCGTTACCTCATCTGCTGGTCTCGGAATGCCGCCTGCGGCTAACGAAGGCAGCGGTGGTGGTAGTGGTTCCATGGGTGCTGGTACTGTAGGGATCATGGCTCCTTCGGGTGCACCGTCTCCTACAGGCGTGGGTTCGGGTAGTGGTGGTAGTGATACTGGTGCTCTCGGTGGTGGGATGTCTGTCCCAGGCATTACTCCGATGGGTGGTCAACCAGTCAGTGGCTCACAACAAGCACTGTCTACTAACACAACGCTTGCCGGTGGTAAAGATGCGGGTACGGTTATCCTGCAACGGGAGAAGTCGACTGATGGTGGTACGTTCGGTAAGTTGACCTTGCCTGACGGTACCTCGTACAACACCTTGGAACTGGCTTGGCGTAACAACGAGTCAGGTAAGTCTTGCATTCCTCCGGGGACTTACAAAGTCGAGACGCGGAACTCTCCGAAGTTCGGTCCTGGCGTATACGAGGTGAAGAACGTACCTGGCCGTTCAGCGATCCTGATTCACTCCGGTAACTTTGCCGGTAACGTGGACAAGGGTCAAAAGTCGAACGTACAAGGTTGCATCATGCTGGGCTTCTCACGCTCAGTACAAAGTGGCCAGCCGATGATCAACGAATCTAAGGCTGCAATGCAATCGTTCATGGAGAAGATGGGTGGACGTCCGTTCACCATGACTGTCGTGAGCGCAGAAGGAAGTACCGAGACTCCTCAAGGTACCCAAGGGGCTCCTGCTCAGGAGCAAAGTCAAGTATC